AAAAAAAAAAAAAAAAAAGAACGTGAGAAAAAAATATGTGTTATGGAAGAGGAGAAATATAAAAAGAAACAAGAACGAGAAGAAAAAAGATTAAGAAAAATTGAGGAGGAACAGAAAAGAAAACAGAGACAGGCAGAACTAGCACCAATAAGGGCTAAAGAGCAAGAAATTTACACCCGTGAATGGAAAAATAGATTGAATGAATTCTTGAATAGTGTTATGGATGGTACATATAATCCTCCTGAAACTAAATATGGTTATATTGGGTTTGGTGTAGATAATATATCATCTGCATATAAAGAACATTGTATGTTTGGTGGTTATATAGATTATGAATCTGAAAGGATGTAAATATGTTTACGAAAGAAGAACTTGAGCTTATTGATACGGCTCTCACACATTACTGGAATTTTAATCACCAGGAGCATGAACGTAAAAAAGCTAAGGGTAGAAAAAATTGTAATTGGCATGTGACCGTTATGGTTAAAACTGCCAATCTTCAGTCAAAAATTTTCTACCTTAAGAATAGTATGAAATGATTTAAGAGGAGATAATATATATGACAGTTAAACAACAGGTACTGGAAATTATTCAGGATGAAATTGATGGTATTAAATCCGATCATCCTTTCACTCATGATGATGAAGTAAAAGTTGATAAACTTACAGATGTGTATAGTGAGATTGATAATCTCATTAAAGAAGATACATTTGCAGACTTCATTGAAAAATTCTGGAAAATCATCAATGACAATTTAGAGTATCGAGATATGCTCACTTTTGGTGAGATTCAGATGATATTTGACTCAATAATTGGAAATAATCGATATAAATTAATTCCAGCTTGGAGAGATAAAAAACTCAGATGTGGTTTTTGTGGAGATACCAGAAGTGTAAAATATGCGAAAGATGTATCTGTTCCTATAAAAGACAAAATTGAAATGAAAATATGTTTGTGTAATAAATGTGCCGCACGATATACATTCATTAAACTATTAGAAGAATAGATATGGGGATATCTAAATATGATGACAAGAAATGAAATGATTGAATTCATCAAAGAAAATCCTTATATTCACATATCACATCCTTTATTTCTTGATTATGAGTATATTTATTCAGGATCAGATGAAATTATATATGATGAATATGGATATATCTTTGAAGATTGGTATTCTCCTAATGATATTCGTGGGCGAAATGGTATCAGAGAAAGAATCGGTGGGCAATGGGAAACTGGATGGTACATAAAAGAATAAATTTGAAAGAGGGATAAAAAATGCATGAAGAATTAATTGATAGATTAATGTCATTTGCACGACATCATAATCTACAATTTGATTATGGATTTGATGAAAAGTATTCAGTCTATCAATTTAAGTTTCAAGACTATGATCATACTTGGGTATATACTCAAGAGGTTTCACAAGAACAGTTAGATTTATTCAATGGACCAAGCGAATATTTTGCAGATGAAATTATCCATAATCTGGTAAAAGATTATCAGATTGTATGATAGGAGATTGAAATGGAATTCGATAATGCTAAAATAATTGTACAAAAAAGAAAAAATGGTTTACAGCCTGCAATTTTTATCATAGATGAGGAGAATACTGTTCATATGGTTACCATTACACCTGATCGTAATTTTGATATCACAAATGAAGGTCATATTGGTGAACGTTATGATGAGAATGGTAACTGGGTTGGATATTCCAAAACCACTATCAATTTTGATAATACATTCTTTGTAAAAATGTGTAAACTTAGTTCATGGTATCCATATAGGCCTGATTGGGTTGAATGTATTATTCATTGTGATAGTTCATCTGAAAATCCATATCTAATAATTATTCCATGTGATGATGAATATGAATGTGTAAAGATGCATATTGTGAATTTCAAAGATATGGTATTTGATGGTAGAGCTATTGAGAATTTTGATAATAGGTACTACATCAATACATATGATTGTTATGAGCATTTATGTGGAGGAGCATATCTTCATCATTCTGCGCATTATATCGATAAGAAATGAGGGTAATATTATGTTATTATATAAAATTGACTTTGAAGTAGACGATGGGGCATATTATCGTAAAGATAGTGCTATTGTAATAGCACATAATAAAGAAGAAGCTGAAGCAAAGCTCAGGAAACTAATCAATTCAATTGATAGTGAAACTTGTGTATCTGAAATCTTTAAAACTACTCTATTTAGTGGAGATGTATTTACAGGAAATCATGGATATACTAATAAAATGACAATTTTATGAGGTAAAAAATATGAATGAACAATATGTGATTAGTATCAAGGCACGCAATGATATCTTCGGTAAACCCACAGAAGAATGGAGATTTGCAACAATTGATCGGTCTAGTGATCATCCTGATTGGGCTTTTTCTATCTATGACTGTAAAGTTTTTACAAGTGTAGAAAGTGCAGAAGCCTGGTTTAATAGAGTTAGGGAATGTCTGTTTTATTCTCATTATGATCGGTATAACTTCGACATGTCAACCCTTGCAATTCGAAAAATTGTTTATAAGAAATGCCTGCCATTAACAGTATAAAATGAGTATTTGGTTTAAATTAGTACGGTGTCCATACTGTAATATACAGAGGGAAGTAAAAATTACACAAAAGAAATGTAAGTGTCCTAACTGTAAAAAGTTTTATGAGGTAAAATAACGGATTATATTTAGTCAGTAAGAATTCTCGCTTATAGAGAATATTGTTTAGGAGGAATAGTATGGCAAATGTTGGAGATAAGTATATTTTACATTCGAGTAATGGTATAGATTATAAAATCGAAATTATCAATGTAAATAACTACAGAGATCCTTCAATGAAATACGGTGCAGATGTATATGATGGTAATGGAACCTATGCTGGAGATACAATGTTCTTTGGTGATGATTTTTTGAATAAATGTGAAAAGGTCAATTAATATGAATACTATAAATGAAAAGAATACTGGGTGTGACCATAATAGTAACTATAGCTATTTTGATATAAAAGATTATGATACTTGCTGTACTTGTGAAGATTTTTATGATAATGAAATCGAAACAAGATTTGAATGTCATACAAAAAGTCAATGTGGTGACTGTTATAAAAATAAATATGAAGATGAATTTTAAGGTGGTAGTGTGATGGATTTAGTGATTATTTTCGGAATTGCAATAAATATACTGAGCCTTTCATTTATTATTCTAATCGGCACATCTATGATTTGTATGATGAGGGATGGTATTCATTTACTGAGAAGTAATATTAATAAAGAAAATATCAACCCAATGAACCTATCAGCTTTTATCAAAAAACATTTTGGTCTTTGGAATATCATTGATGTTAAAACATTCGATAATACTTGCGGTTATCTCACTGTCAAAAATAAAGAAACTATAATAAAAGTGTATTTTACACTACACGGTGAAACACATTGGAGTGGTAATAAAGTAGAAGTGGATCATGTGGAGGCATTTTAAATAATATGAAACTAAAAAATAAAATAGATAAAATGAGATTTAAATATGCATGTCTCAAATGTAAACGATCTCATAAGAAAGTAATCAAGCATCAATTAAAAACTTTAAAATTCTGTTTATTCACTATTATTGATACTGGATATCCTATTAATGATATTGAGCGTGAGATATTAGAAAGAGCAGTTTCATTATATAATGAAACTGCTACAGATATGAATAAAGATGTTAAAAGATGTAATGAATACATCACAAACTATAAGGAGATAACTAAATGAATTTTACCTATAAAAAAGAAACTAATTTAACAATTGGTCAAAAATTATATGGTATCATTGCGGTTAGCAGATATACATATGATGGTATTCATACTGTTACTGTACATGATATCGATTATAATAACGAATGTGTTATTTTCAAAGTTGACCAACCTTGTGGATATGTATTTTGTAGTTTTGATGAAATGAAATATTATGTATTTGAGACTGAAGAAGAAGCAAAGACTAGGACACATAGTCTAGAGTTCGGAGAAGGACTCAATGCATCCGCTTATTATTAAGAAAGAGGAATAACTGTGGATATTAAAAATGTATTCTTTGATGCTCTACTATATGCTATGGAGGGTGAAGATCCTTCTAAAGCAATTGAAAATCAGGAAAAAAGAGGTCAGAAATTAGTTGTACGTAGATGTATGTTGCCCATTAAGACAAATGGTGGAATTCCTGATGAAATAAGATTCAATGGTGTCTTAGATAATCAACCTTATAAAGTTAGACACGCTATTGTACAAGATAATATTATCGAATTTACAAAGAATCAGTATGAAAAAATGGGAATCAAAATCATCGATAAAGAAGATGATTTATTCTATTCTGTAGAACTTCCTGAAGGTTGGAAAATTAAAGCAACTAGTCATTCAATGTGGAATGATCTAATTGATAACAAAGGAAGAACACGTGCATCATTCTTTTATAAAGCAGCATTTTATGATAGAGATGCCTTTATCAACTTCAATACTAGATATTCTTTTAGAATTGAGCCATTTGATAATTATGAATCTGATGCAACATTTGAAGAAAGGAAGTCTAAACCCTGGTATCTATATGTAGTAGATAATGGTAAAACGATCAAAAATATAGCAGAAGCTATTGCGTGTACTGATAAAGATTATTATCATATTGATGATAGGCTAAGGGAAATTGGTAGAAATTATATGGATAAAAACTATCCTGACTGGAAAGATATTAACTCATATTGGGACTAAAAATACGAAAGTGAGAAATAATTATGAAATTTAAATATATTGAAAGAAATTTTTCTGAACTTGCTCCTGGTGATGTTTATCTGGATAGTCCAGATAGCAATTATCCTTGTATAAAAATTAAACCGATACTTGATAAAAGTGATAAACTCATTACAGCTATTCGTCTTGATGATGGTGAATGTATGTTTCCTAGGGAAACAAGTGTAGTTTATCCATTGAATTGTTTTATATCACGCAATTAATGTAGGAGGATAATTATTAATGTTTACTACTATGTATGAAAAAGCGATTAATCCAAGATTAGCCGTAGAATTGGCGATTCTTCATTTTGATCCTAATATTTCCTCTAAAGATTTACTTGATATCAGGGAACGAATTATTCTTGAAGCTTTTAAGCAAGATAAAAGTGGTGTAACCGGTATTTATAATAGAGATTATTATCTCTATAGTAGAAAATGTTACGCATAATAAAATGAGGTATTAGTATGATTAGTAAATATGATATCATTCGGTATTTTAAACGAATGAAAGAAGAAAATAAAGATTTCCATTATTATCTGAATGAAGATGAAACAGAAATCTTCGATTCCAACGACAATATTCATGTCTGTTCTGTTGATACATATCTTAATGCGATGAGGAAAAAACTTCATTGTGATTTTGAAGTAATTTATGAAGAACATGGATTGTTAACGCTTGTTTATCGTTGTAAAGAATGTGGTACTGTCATCTTTGCTGGAGATGATGAAGAACGTTATGATCCAGCATTAACTTGTCCTACATGTTCTGATTATAAAACAAGGTTGGAATATTGGACAAAAGAGGATATTGAGAATGATCCTCAAAAACAAAAAGAAATTAATAGCTTAATTGCTATGCAAAAATATCAGGATGAGTATTACGAACGGCGTAAACGTAGAGGTGGATTGCTTGATAGTGAACTCTGGAAGAAGGAATTTAGATTTAAGAATTCTTCTTATACAGTTACACTTGAATGTATGAATCTTTGGGGTGAAAAACTTAAAGGTTTAAATCTTCATATCATAAAGTTTAGTCGTAAGAATTCTTGTGATATAAGCTTTAGTAGTGATTGGTTTAAAAGAATTCCTCTGTCTCCATATGCAGTGTATATTCAGTGGATTCTTCCATATAAAAAATCCACACATCCTAGTATTAGGAAATATCATTTTTGGCAGAAGAAACCTGAATAAAAAAATAATAATTTAAAAGGAGTATGTTAATGATGTCACCAGAATGGATTTGTGAATCATGTATAAATTATCCGCCTAGTTCTTGTGATGGGAAGCCGTGTTCTATATGTGACACAGATGATCCTATGCTAAATTGTTATTGTGAAAATGCATTAGAAGATAATCACATAACAAAGAATGATTATTAGGAGATATTATATATGAAGTGATTAGGAGCTTTCAGTGGTAGAATTTACACTGAAGAGGATTTTAATTCTCATAATATTAATGAGTGTTGTACACTCATTAATGATGATGATTCACAAAATAAAGAATTCATCAAAAATACTTACACAAGAATACATAAAAATTGTACTAATTGTCAAGGATGTCCTGAATCTATTATTGATAAGGTCACTTCAGCATATTTAAAACATACACAACATGAATAAAGGAGAACTATATGGCAACATACATTATCGGTGTTAAAGTAATTAAGGATGAAGATGGAAATCCTATTGATCCCAACAAGCAGTATTATACCTTCATGTCAAGGTATAATATCTTTATCTATAACAGCAAGATTGCTTTGGAATTTAAATCTGTAGAGGAAGCTGTAAGTTGGTGGAATAGTTATAAACTTAAATACCCTGAACGTATCAAGGAAACTTCTGTTTATGCTGATCTTGATACTTTGTCAGTTAGACGAGTGATGATTACATATAAGCTTACTGAAAAACTTACAATTTAACAATATAAAAGAAAGTGTGACATTTTGTCACACTTTCTTTTTTCTATGTTCCCAATAATTAAAAATTCGCAAACTTACATAATTAAAGTATATATTATTATTGTAATAATGAGATAATAATATATCTCTTACAAACAAATATAAGACAAGGAAAAGTCTATAAAACCAGAAAGGAATTAAAATTATGGAAATCTCTCTGTCTAACAAGGTCATCATCAAAGCTGTCAAATCTTTCTATTCTGTGGTCGATACTTATAAGGAAGTCATTCCTGAAATCGAATTCGACCATGATCCGGAAGCCATCGATATTTCCAAGATCGAACCGATCGTTCGAAAGTGGGGCACCCTGTATGTTAAAGATGATCAGCTGTTCATCAAAATCAATGATGAACTGCTTGAAGATCTCATCGAGGTCTTTGCTACCATCTACATCAAGTTTGCACCTATTGTAGGTGTAGCAAAATCTATGATCCCTATGTTGAAGGGTTATTTCAAAGACTACCAAGATGCATTTGTTCCTGTGGTTAAGAAATACCTTGAAGAGTACGACTATGCTGTCGAAGAAGTCAAGTTCACCGGCGTCAAGCATGGCTTTGTTATGCTTCGCAAAAACAAGAACGGTGGTAAGTGGACTCATATTGAGCACGACATCGAACTGGTTGATGAGTATACCAAGATGAGTAAGACTGTTCGCCGCCATATTTTCAAGGAAGCAATCCTTGAGACTGTGAGCGGATTCAATGAAAAGTTTGAATCTAATGTGGTTGGACTCGGCTTCAACATCTATCCTGATCAGACCAGTGCTACTGAAGCTATGATGACTATGAAAGAGGATATGATGAAGAATCCTGATGAAAAAAATAATGATGAGCCGGTAATTACTGTTCTGGATACTGAGACTGATTCTCAGTAATAAAATAGGAGGGTATGGATTTCTCCATACCCTCTATTCCTTTTATTTTTTTCCTTTAATAAAGTCTTCTTTTCTTTTTATTAAATAATTAAAAAATGCATCATATTTTTTATCTACAATTTTCAAATATTTAATATTCTTAAAAGAATTCATCATTTCATCTTTTAATCTTTCTTTTTCTCTATCAACCTGCATATGAGGATGAGTATTGTCACTTTCTTTAATTTCAATCTCCAAATTTAAAGAAGGAATCCAACAATCTGGAATATAAAATTTCTTCTCACCTTCATACATATAATAATAAGTATGAGGAGAAGGACTAAATACATCATCACTATCAAAATCCATTAATAAATCTAAGAACTTTAAGAAGTCTAATTCGTATGATCCTGTATATGTCTTCTTAGTACCGTCAGTCCATGTATATTCACCAGATATCTGTCTGTGTGCTAACATTTTCCTTTGTTGCTCAGGATCATTTAATAAAGTAGTCTTACCATACTTATCGATCATTCTCCTCTTAAACTGTTCTCTATACTTTTCTTTACATTTAGGATTATCACAGAATCTCTTATATTTTTCTGTTTTATCATTCCAACCAGTTTTACTCTTACAAACTACACATTTACCATATGCTTTACCGGTTCTCATAAAATATAAATATTGAGGAATACTCATATCCTGAGGAATTTCATCAAGATGCTCTTCTTCAATATGTTCATATAATCCTTCTAAGGATTTATATCTATCATCACAAAATGGACAATCAAATTTTTTCATTAATTATCACTTCCTTATATAAAAACTATTATAAAATTGTTAATTTAATGATAATTAGTATAGTCTAGATAACTAAGTATATATTATATATGTATAGTAATTAAATAATATATTTAAAGGGGTTTTAAAAAGATGGAAAAAGTTAAAGATTTACAAAGTAAAATAGCATTAGAGTTGGATTTATTATTAACTGAAAAAATCCACCTAATAAATGAAGTTGGAAGTATTACATATAAAGATGTAATCGAATTACATATCATATCCGTATTAAATATGCATATATCAGAAACTCTATTCTCTATTGAAGAAGAAGTTGCTGTAGAAATAATGATTCCTTGGAGTATGGTTAAAGTTCACGAAATACTTTTAACATTCCATAATAACCAAGCTAAAGTAGAAACTGAGGATTATCTGGATATATTAAATAAAATATCCAATAGATTATTCCTAAAATTATTCTCTAGTCATATAGAGTAATTGATTTATCTTAGATATCTATTGAAAAATAGATATCTTTTTATTTTTTTACATAAGTCACATATAAGTAATGATAATCCTTGAATAATGAATGGGGTGATAAATTGGCTGAAATAAAACGAGAACTAAATTTTGGACTTGATGATTTTGGAAAACAAGCTAAATTAACACAAGCTGAAAGCGTTGCTCAAATGCTAGTTAATTTATTTTTAATGAGGCCAGGTCAGATACCTTCATTACCACATTTAGGTATGAATATCAGACAATATATGTATAAATTTGAAGATGAGATTGATATATCTAAAATAAAAAGCCAGATATCAATTCAGTGTCCAGATATATTACAATATATTGATTTAAATAATATTCAATTAATATCAACGCCTTATAATAATGAACACGTATTATTTCTATTTATCCCATTATCTGTAACTGTTGCTGAAAATTCAGCAATTAGTATAGGTTTTAAGAGATCTAATAGTAATAACGAAATCACGTTTAATTACAAAATTAACAATAATTTAGATGTATAATTTTTTTACATAATATATTAAAAATTGGAGGAGAATAATAATATGAATAATATGGATAAATCTATTAATCTTGATGCATTACAGGATCAATTAAGAGCTCATAATAGAGCTGTTCCGACTCAAGCAATTGACGATGGTGAAGAAACTGCTATTGTTGGTAGTAACTTCGGTGCTCGTTTAAATGGATATACTACTGAAAGTAATGTAGTTCGTCATTCCTATAGTCCTGAAACTGTTACCATTAATGATAAATTTAACCCTGAAGATAAAGGTGAATATGTAGCTTCTACCTCTTCTGAAGAACCTGAAGAATATACTGGTCCTGGTTTAGTAGTTAATCATGATGAAATGACCGACAATACTCAACAGACTGGTCCTAAATATGGTGTAGGTTTAAATCCTTCTGTCATTGATAGTTTAGATAACTATATGAAAGAGATGGATTCTGAAATTGAAGAGTTAAAGGAACGTCATGAAGAAATTCTTGAAGAGCATCCTGAAGCTCGTGAAAAAGAAGAGACTGAAGATGAAGAAGAAAATCCTGGCATGACTAAGGATGAATTTAATCAGAAGTATGAAGAAGCTGTTGTTGTTATTGATAAGTCTGGTTTTGGTAGAGTTATTAACTTCACTGATGAAGAACATGAAAAACTTGAAAAGGTTAAGAAGATTAAGTTAGAAGAGATTGAAAATATTTCTCTTGATACTATTAAGACTAAGAAGCCTAAGAAGAAGGATATTGATAAGATTATTAAGCGTATTACTAATGTTACTACTACTAATATCGTTCTTCCTATTTCTGGTTATACTGCTGAAATCAAGGGTTGTTCTGCTTATGAATTAATTTCTCTGATCGACGGTAATGATAATGCATTACTGAATGCTCAGAATAAATGGTCCCTTATTCATAGCAAACTTGAAAACACTTCTATTGGTAAGATGGATTTCAATGAATTCTTACTGAATACTGCTGCAAATGACTATAATACATTTATTTATGGTCTGTTGTGTTCTACTTATCCGGATGATGATACTATTCCTCTGACTTGTGATAAGTGTAAGAAGAATTTTGATCATAGATATTCTGTAAGATCTCTGATTCGTGCAGAAGCAATGGAAGAGAAACTTCAAGATACTATTATGAATATTGTAGATAGTTCTGTTAGTGAGAAAGCTGCTAAGCAGGCTCATAAGAATGCATTAATTTCTGAAGTTAAACGTGTAAGACTTCCTCACAGTGGTATCATTGCAGAAATTTATGTACAGTCTGCATATGATTTAATCAATAAGTCTATTAAGGATCTTACTGATAATACTGATGAAAAGTATGCTCAGACTGCAGTTATTTCTACTTTAATTAATGCTTTCTATATTCCTGACCCTGATGAAGATGGTAGCTACTTCGAAGTTAACACTGGTGCAGATATCTCTAAGACTATCTATACTTTAAACGAAGTTGATGTTATGATTATTCGTAAGCTTGGTGAAGACTTACTGGATAATATGGCTATTTCTTATGGTCTTATGAATGTAACTTGTCCTCATTGTGGAAATTACATTCCTTTCATTCCTATGGAGCTTGAGAATATCCTTTTTTATCGATATCGACAGGCTCTGAATACAGTCATCGACTAAATAGTTTTTACTCATTTATTGATGAATTCTTAAGTTTATTCAAGAATCAGATTACCATAGAAGATCTTCGATATAATCTGACATATAAAGAAGCAATGAAAATGCGTGATGTTAGAATAAAACGTTTGGAACGTGAATATAAAGAAGGTACTGCTGGATTAAATCCTGATGATCTTGAAGAAATGATGGGTCGATAAATTTAAAACTAGTCTTCCAATTATTTAGAAAACACCTAATCCTGTCGATATTAATATAAATAATAACGAAAGGTGTTGATCTAAATATGAAATCAGATTTAATTAATATATTTAATCGGCTAACTTCATCTGAGTTAGCCGATTACAATTTATTTTCAGAAATACTAGAAAACCATTATGAAAAGTTTAAATATTTATATTCTTTAATAGAGACTATCAATTTAGACAAAGTTGATAGAATTCAATGTAAAACTAATAAGCATAACCTTAGAGTCGTCATTGAACCTGACGACATATCCTATATTAATGATATTATATGTGAGATAAATAGTAATCGAAATAAGTATACATTTTACAAATACTTTGATTTAAATTTAACTGAATCCCACAGTTGTTTATTAATAGAAATTGGTATAAAGAATAATAAAAAGGAAGGTGAAATGTATGCAAGTAGATTTATTTGATATTGAAGAATTTATTAAGATAAATAAATTAGAAGAGGTATCTGATCCGATGTTATTTGTTCGTGGTGGTATTCCCTCACCCACAGGTTTATTATCTACAGATATCTTTGGTGTATCTATAAATGATCGTAAAACTACTTACGCATATATAGATTTACAAGATTATTTTATTCATCCATTCATATATAAATTATTATTACGATTAAATAGAAATTTCTCACATATTGCCCATGGTACTAAAAAATATATCATTGATAAAGGAGTATTAGTAGAGAATGAAGAAACTGGAGAAACAGGAATTCGTTTTCTATATAATAATTGGGAGAAGATAAACTTCGATAAAAATAATTCAATGATTCGTAATGAACGAATTGATCTTTTAAATGCATATAAAAAGAATGTTATTTTTACTAAATATTGGCTTGTTATTCCTGCATTCTATCGAGATGTAAATTTACAGAATATTGAAAAGGGTAAATTATCTCACCATGAAATTAATGATAAGTATTCTAAAATTATTAGAATGGCATCATTACTTAATAATAACAATTCTTTCGACTTTGCATTAATTAGTACAAAAGCAAAAATTCAAGATACTTTAGTTGAAATATATGATTTATTAAAAGGAAAATTAGAAAAGAAACAAGGTTTAATTAGAAAAAATCTTTTAGGTAAATCAATAGATTATGGTTCTAGAGCGGTTATTTCTGCACCTACATTCCATACCAATAAATGGGATGAAATGGAGATAGATTTATATCATGTGGGTGTTCCTCTTGGTCAATGTTGTTCTTTATTTACTCCTTTTATTATTAGTTGGGTAAAAGGATTTTTCCGAAGAGAATTTGAAAAATCTGGTAAACAATATTTGATTATTGAGAATGGTAAATTAACTCCTGTAGAATTAGATAATCCTGAATTATATTTCAATGATGAATATATAAAGAAACAAATCGACCAGTTTATATTCTCATATACTGATAGATTTGTTCCTATTGAATTACCTGTAAAGGGAAGAGATCCTAAAAAACCTGTTTATATGAGATTTGCTGGTAGAATTATAGACAAAGATGATCCTACTGAAGGTTCTTCTTTAGATAGAAATGTTACCTGGTGTGATATTTTATATCAAGCAGCAGTTGATGTTTGTAGTGATAAGATGGTATATGTAACAAGATATCCTATAACAGATTATTTTGGTACATTCCCTTCTCAAATTACTGTATTAAGTACAACTGAAACTATGCCTGTATTTATTAATGGTACAGTATATCCTCATTATCCTAAAATTGATTTGTCTAAGAATAAAGATTCAGTTTCAACAAGCTTCCATGATACAGTTACGATGAGTAACCTTATGTTAAAAGGTTTAGGCGGAGATTAAAATATCGTAGTCTCCTATTGATAGTGATATCAATATAAAAACTATGTGAACGACTAACAATCGGTGTGGGATATTTTTTATCCTGCTAACGGTAAGAGTGAAATATATAAATAAGCTCTCTAAGAGAACCTGAAGGTCCAGAAATGGATAGCTGGTGATACCGTGTCAAGCTTCTATATTAGAAGAAGATGTAGAGACTATCGAAATAGTATTAACTAAAGTAGAGTACGGATTAATTTGCGGGTTAATCTGGAAGTGCATAGCCCTTATTAGTTTTTAAGGTGAAGATATAGTCCGATTTAAATATGAAAATATTTGATATAAAAAGTACGATGGAGATCAGATCTCAATCAGAGGTCTGTTTACACAGGAAGCTAATGAAGAAGCAAGAAGATTAATGATGGATAAATCATTCATTTTGAATATTCAGGGTGAGAATATGAGAGTTACCAGTAACGAAGGCATCCAGACTTTATTCATGTTGACTAAATTTGAAAATGATTAAAAGAAGGTGTTTATGATATGAATACATATAAATGTAATAAAGTAAAAAGATTTTTATGTAAATTATCTCATAGACAAGTATGTACGAAAAAGAAAAATGAAAATAAAGTAATAGTAGAAGATTTATCAGTAAAGGAAGAAGACTTACCTTTATTTGTTAAGAATAAATCAGGTAGATGGATTAATAGAAAAACTGGTAAATTTGTAAAGAAAGAGGTTGCTGAAGCATATGCCAATCATAAATGTTAATGGTCATTATGAAGCATATATAGATGGTGAATTTATATGTTCCGGCGATACTCATAATGAATGCGAAAAAGATTTAGAAGAATATTTAGAATCCTTAAATAAATAATATATGGTCTATACAGGATATTCCTGTATAGACCTTTTTAATTAATCAGTTAAGCGTTTTTTATTTTTATACATACCTTCAATACGAAGCCAATATTTATGCTCATCAAATTTACTTACACATTCACTATGTTCACATTCTTTAGAAATTTCAGTATACATAGTATATAAATCAGTAAACATGATATCTACTGCTTTAAATACTTCCTTACATTCATAATCTTCATGGGATTCAATCATCAAGATATGACTATCTAAACCATCTAATAAAGAAATAGCTTCCTGAAGAGTTAAAGGATTATTTCCCATAGATAATAAAATTTCAGCAATTTCATCAATAAATGTATTAAACTGAGACACATAATCATCTAAAATAGTATGTGCCTTATCAAAAGACTTACCAACAACTTTCCAATGTAACATATGTAAATTATGTCTATATGCTAATAATACAGCAAATAATAATCTCATCTTTTCAATCATAATATTATCTCCTTTTAAATAATAAAGAATTGTTCAACTTCAAGATGATAAGTATCTCTCATCTTTTCAATTAAATCCTTACGATCACTTTCAGCATTAGACCAGTCATCGATTCTTAAATTAACAGTACCATATGCAGTTTGTAATTCATTATAATGTTTCATAGCATTGTATAAGAATCTCTTAATATCTAATAAAGCTAATTCATAAAAAGATTCCCAAGCAGTAATAGGAATAGTGGAAAGATTTTCAGCATGTTCTATAGCAAAATCAATATCGATTACACCATAGGCAGTTGCTACATTATAAAGATATAACTTATTAGGAGCTTCAAATTTAAATGTAATTGCAGGAGCTGCTATAGAAGCTAAGTTAGCATTGGCTTGAGTCTGCATTAACATATTATAAGTTTCAATACAACCATCAAATGTGGGACTAATAAAACCATTTCCTAATAATTTACTTTTCAGTGTAATATTTCTAATATACATAATCTCTCTTCCTGCAAATAAGTCAGGAATAATATAAATAGATTCTGTATATTCCTCTTTAATACATTCTAATTCTTTAGCTAAATCAACAGATAATGTTTTAACTTGAGGTAAAAATGTACTAAATGTTTTTAATGTTTTTAATTGAATTACTTCCATCATAGCTTTATCCGGATCATCAAAAGGTAAACGTAAACCATAAATACCTAAATCCATTTTGATAGAAGTAAGTAACTGTGATATATTCAATATTACACACCTCCTATATTATTTATTATAATGTGTATTAATAAAATATTCATTAAGATTTTTTATTAAAATTCACTTCACATATGTATAAGAAACTGTTTATAAGGACGTGAATTTATGCCTGCAGAAACTAGATCTAATTTTTATTTATATAAAATAACAAATTGTAGTATTCTAATACCTGGTATGAATCCTATAGTTTTACATAATGATAATATCTTAGGAATGGTTATTGAAAAAGATTATGATAATGATTATTTTCCTATATTTAATTTAAAATTAAGTCTTCCATATTCGGAATATTTTACAATTATTGAAAACAAAACTACAGTAAAATTTAAAGTTAGATTAGAGAAAGCAACTTATGATGAAATATCAGTAGATTATTATACTGAAGTAGTTTTTGATAGTACATTTTCTATATTCACAGATGTTAACTCAGCATTCTTTGATAAAGAATTATATAATCAAACTACAAATATATTAGGTACTGTTGAAAATAGAGGAGTTTTTGATTTTTATTTATTTAAAGATAATGATATAACCTCCTCTAGAAAAATTATTAATAGAGTTGTATCTGAATCTAATATGAGTAACTGTATAGTATATTTATTATCGAAATCTGGTACAACTAACTTATTGATGACGCCATTAGATAATCGAGAAGTATATAGAGATATTATACTACCACCTTTATCAGTAATAAAGTCCATATCTTATTTAGAAAAATATTTTGGTTTTTATAAGCATGGGGCTTTATTTTTTTATGATTTTAATACAACTTATTTTATTAATAAATGTGCAGAATGTAATGCTTATCGAAGTGGTGAATATAAAGAAGTAATTGTTACTGTATTTAAGTCCATATCAGCAAATGCTAAAACACCAGGTAACTTTAAAGATAATAAAACAAAAACATATACATTATATGTTACACGAGATAGTATTGAAATGGTAACAGAATCTGTTATAGCTGACCAAGTGTATGGTACGAATATAAATATAATTGATACAAAGGCTAATACTAAAACAGAAATTCATCCAAATATTCAAACTAGAAATAATAATTCTGGATATATATTAAATAATTATAATAATAAATATTTAGCTGATATGTTAACTAATAGAAAGTATGAGAATGATAATATTATTAATATTGCTTTAACAGATGTTGATATTGAATGTTTTGAACCTAATAAGAAATATATAATGAATTTTGAAGAAAAAGAAATAAATATAAAGCATAATGGTAAATATAGATTAAGTTATTCATTATTTACATTCACAAAACAAGGTGAATATTTTGCTATAAGTGGTAATGTGCAATTTAAGAAAACTACTTAAATAAATATGGGTATATAGGAAATTCCTATATACCCATATTATTTTTTATTATTTATTACCACCTCTAGCAGATACAACACCTCTAAGAATAGACATATAGGATCTATATCTTTCTTCACAAGCAGTAATAGCTGCCGCAATAGCAATTTGATTTAACTGAATAACATGCTTTAAATAAGTATAATATTGAATATTACCATTATTGTTTGTGGGTTTAGTATTATCGTTTTGATTAGAATTATTATCTTTAGAAGTATCTTCAACTTTATTTAAAGGAGTATCATCTTTTTGATTATTCTGATTCTGGTTAGTATTTTTATTTGTCACATTTTCATGCTCATTATTATCCAAATCAATAATAGCTTTTCCATTTCTGTTTTTCTCATTAGAAACGGTTGCTTCAAATACTTTATTGAAATTGCTACAAAGAGACAACTCAGTATCAACATAAAAAGAATTTTCAATAATACAGAAAGATTCTTTTAAATTATTACTTCTACTAAGTTCTTTTTCAACATTAGATAATAATCTAGTATAGTTATTGTAGCTACTTTTTAATGAAGGTAATAATGTACTATTAAATTCATTAACATATCTACTCATCTGATTAACACATACAATTTTTAACTGATCACCAACTAATGTAACAGGTTTAGGTTCATTCTTTTCACCAGTTTTAAAGAATGCTTTAATTCCATCAGTAAATGAACCATTCTTAGGAGTATATTTTTTAAAAGCACCAAACTGTTCAACATCTGCTCTATCTTGTAAATTTTTTAATCTAGCATCACCATATTTCATATTATTAATTTCTCTCTGGAGTTCAGATAACGCTCCAGTTATATCTTTTGTATCTAAATTCCAATACGGTAATACTGTAACCTTTAAATCATTAAAATTTAAATCTTTTAATTTAGGAATATTTTGAGAAATCCATTTCTCATCATTCCTAAATAAATTAGTTACATTTTCTAAAAATTTATTAAAAATACTCTTAATGGTATCTATAATTTTTCTAATCCAATTACCTTTATTCTCAGAAGAAGGTGCTTCAGCTTCAAGAATAATGTTATTCTCAAAACATGATAACATAAAATCTCGTTCAACATTAACTTGTTCGAGTATCTCCTCGTAAAATAATTCATCGGATAATAAAATACCACTCATAGCTTCCAATATATATGTCATATTATTTCACCTCACTCTTAGCTTCTGACTTATCAGTCTTATTAACCAGAGCTTGTCTAGTAATATCTTTATACTGCTTCATACAATCCTTTATGGCTTCAATCTTATCCATATATACAGTAATCAAACAACTACTAATAAATTTTGATTCTCTATATTTTAAATCAAAATAAGAATTTAATGTAGTTAATTTATTTTCATCATATTGAGTATTGATACTATCATTACGTTTAAACTTATCGTCTTCTCTGTTAATGGTAGATGTGGAGATTCGTTTTTCTTCTTTATCATACACAACAGATGCTTTTCTATCAAAGAAAAATTCTAAATCATGTAATAATTTAATAATCTTAACCTTATTCTTTTCAGTATCATCTAACAATTTTTTCATTTTACCATATTCATCAATAATTTTATTAATATACTGATTATTAACAGTAATTTTAATTTCACTATTAGAATCTCTAAAAAGATTTTTAGATTTTTCTTTGAATGTATCTTGGGAAACTTCAATTTCACCAGAACCTAATACTGATGCCCTAATTTTATTTTTATAAGTTTCATTAGCAAACTCTTCTCTCATTTTACTAATATCCGCATATTTCATAGTATCAATTTTATTGATTTCAATATTATAAGAGTCGATTATGTCATATGCTTTAGTAATATTGGGGGCTTCAGGAAATTTAAATTCATATCCAGTATATGTAAAATTAGGATTTAAAGACTTTAAGAAATCTTTATTCTTTTCTAAGAATCTATTAAAATCTTGCATATATGAAATGAAGAATTTAATATATTTCTTACTAAATTCAACAATTTTCAATGCTAAATCTTTAAAGAATTTAGCAGCCTTCTTAAAGAAATCAGTAAATCCCTCATTGACAATTTCTATATCATTGGATTTTAATCCATTATAAACCGTTTGATTAAATTCTAATGATATTTTAAAACTATCATATTCTAAATCATGTAATAATTTATAATCAAATGATTCCATATTAATAAAAGTATCTAAGTAAGGACCTTTATTAACAGTGACATTTTTATTATTAAAAATACTCATTATTAACATTCACCCTTTCTACAAAATTCTATTAAAATAATGTACTTATGAATGAAATAAAAAAGAACCAGTATGTACTAATGTACATACTGGTTCATAATAATTAGAACAGTTTCAGAGCAGCCTCAAACATAGACTGAGTGTTATTGTCCATTAATTCCTCATCAGGAGTATAAGACTCCTTAGCAGGCTTATACAGCATTAAGCCACGTAATACAGCAACATACTCCTTGATAATATCATCAACGATCTTAACACAAGTAGTATTCAGTTGCTGAATAGCAGATGCTGCAGCATTATACTTAGCGGTTGCAGCATGAATTGCACCGACTTCTTTACCGCTACCATTAAGAGCAGCAATAAAGCCGTTAATTGCCTTAATACCTCTATCTCTAATATTCTCTAAATTAGCGATAGCGACACGGCTATTATCACAATACTTAATCATATCTTCAACTTCAGATGCAGTAAGCTTGCTCTTCTTATTAGCTTCACCAACATGAGTATGAACAAGAACCTGCTTTAACTCAGAAATAGTTTTTGCCTTAGGAGAAGCATTACCAATCATCTTAGCCACAAAATCGTCTTCTTTGGATTCTGCATGATCTTTTGCATAATCAGCCATCTTATCAACCATAGCACCATAAGAATTGGTAAAATCAGTGATAAAATCATGACGAGCAGGCTTATAATCATTAGCATTTTGAGCTTTAGTTAATAAAGCATCGCGATACTTAGAAACAAAGTCCTTGGTGCTAGTGAAGCGAACCTTAAGACGATCAATAACTTTCTTAAACCAGTTCTTAATCTTCTCAACGATTTCCTTAAACTTCTTAACAGCCTTGTCCTTAAACTCTTTAACAGAGCTCTCAATCAGGGGCTCGGCCTCAGCACCTTCCATAACTGCATTCTCAATCAGAATATCAGTAATATACAGGCTAGAAACCAGCTTATGAACATCGCTATAGCCTTCAGCTGCGATTTCAAAACCATGCTCAACAGTACCCTCAATAGCAGGATACATATCTACAAAAGTATCTTCAGTCTGTTCGACAACAGGAACAGGAGTCATCTTATTAGAAAAAATAGCCATACTATTTCAACCCTTTCTATTTTAATTTTGTATTAATTACTTAGCGGGCTTATGCTGCATAGCCTTGAAGCACAGGTTCTTGTAAACACCAGTAGCTTCCTTAACAGCAGAAGACCACTCATTAATATAACCAGTCAGGATATTGTTAATAGCACTATTCCACTGGATACACTGTCTCATCAGACCAGCCTTCTTAGAAGCGATATGTGCATACTGACCATTATCTGCCTTCTCAGCATCACGTGCAGCATTATTAATTTCTTTCTCCATAGCATTGAACTTAGTCTTCATGCTATTCTTACAACCTTCAATGTGCTTAACCAGACCATTAGAAGATTTCAGGAACTTAACATACTTAGACAGATCAGTAACAGTCATAGACTTCTTAGCGCCACCATTACGGAACTTCTTAGCTAATTCGCTACGATATGCATCAGCAGAAGCAGTACCAGATAACTCTTTACGCAGATTATTCATAGAATCAGCTTTCATCTGATCAATCTTAGTAGAAATCTGTGCTAATTCAGTATTAGCAGCTGCAGAATCCTTACTTACATTAACACCTGCAACATCAGCCATAAACTTCTGAACATCTGCAACTTTAGCATCAACGACATCAATACCCTTAGCGAAGATGGATTCAAAGTTATACTCATACATCTCATAAGTGAAACCAGACAGAGACAGCTTATTTAAACGCTCCTCATACTTCTTAGCAAATGCAGAGCCAGACATAACAATGGAATTAACAAAATCCATTGCACTCTTAAAGAAGCCCATAACACGCTCAGTAAACTTCTTAAAGAAAGCCTTGATTTTAGCCCAAACTTCCTTCATAGAAGCTTCCATAGCAGGAGTAAAGATTTCCTTATCACCAGACTCTCTAACGGCTTCAAAACCGGCCATATCATAAGCGTGCATTGCTTCGATAACAGCCAGTTCATCCATACAAGACTCAATAGCCAGGTCACATGCACCACCTAAGGTAATATCATAACCTTCAGCTGCAATGATCTCAGACTCTTCAGTATAATTATTAGTAGAGAAAATAGACATTGTAATATCATCCTTTCTATATCATATTAACTTACACATCGTGCAAAAAAAATTACATTAATACTATAATTATTAAATATTTGTTTATAGAAATGAAATATTAAATCAATTGAAAACCGGTAGAATCGGTACTTGCATTCTGTGATTTCACATCATCAAGTTTCCAACCAGAATTTTCTTTCTTAATATCAGTTTTCATATTAGAAGTAGCCATTCTATCAGACACATCAATCATATCAGCATACTTCTTCAACTCATCAATAAGAACTGCTTGATTCTTAAGAACTTTCTCTTTCTTATCAGCAGCCATATCATAACCCTGAGAGTTAATATTGTTTTTATTCAACTCTAAGAATAAAGCCTGAACTCTTAAATATTGAGCAATCTTTACTCTAGAATAATATACATAATATACAATATCTCTCATAAAGGTTACACCAAGAATTGCACCAGTAATAATAGTACTGGCAATTGCAAATCCAGTACCAGTAAAACCTTCAGAACCGGTAGTAATAACACCGTTCATAACTTTAATAAAATCACCAGTTGAAACAGACTTGTTGAATTTTACAAGATTCTCAATACAAAGTTCACCAGGAGTATTCTTTGCATTAATCATCACGAATTCAACTTTATCAACTCGTTTAACATAGTCAACATAAGAGACAATTAAAGCACTAGTAGCAATAACACAGGACATAACTAAAGTATTATATTGTAAAATAACATATTCTTTATTTAATTTGAAACCTCTTTCAAATAAATTACGATTAGTCACAATATTATCAAGTGCTTTTTCAACAGTTTCAATCTGAGGGATCTTATGAGAATTCTTTAAAGCTAAATTTCTAAGAATCTCTAAAGATTCAACCATAGACTTATATCCAGAATATTTAGTAACATCACCTTTAGACTTAGGGATATCACCAAAATCAACATGAGATTTATTTACAGCAGACTGGAATAATTTATTGACCATATTATTATTCACAGAAAGAGATTCTGCTTCAGTCAAACTAAATAATTCTCTTCTTTCAGAAAACGTTTTACAATTTTCTAAAAGAATTTTTGTAATCGGATTCATTTCATACAATTTACTTCACCCCGATTCTATAAAAAATTACATTCTGTTTACAACTTTGAGCATTTCCTTGAACTTACGTTCATCATTAACACTAGACTTTTCTAATGCAGAGAACGTAACAGTCTGGAAATTCTCCTGATCTTCAAATAAGAAGTGAGCAATCTGAGAAGAATTATCAACAATAACAAATCCTAATAAGAAGTAATGATTCATAATCTTACTAAAGAAAATAGGATTATAAAGATCATAACCATATTCAGATTTGATAAATTCAACTTCTTCAGCAGAAATAACGATAGTTGCATTAGGTAAAATTTGTTTACCAATAACAGCAGTATCCTTCAGTCTGGAAAGAGATTTACGTCTCTTTAATGCTAACCACCAAGGAGAAGAACCAGTTTTATAATTAGTTACATCAGTTTTGATTTCATTAACATTTAACAAGAAATCCTTAAAGAAACTAATTTCACCAGTAGTCCAACGTAAGAAATTGAATACTCTATTATCATTACGACATGCATTAACCATATTCGTAATCATGTCATTACTCTTAATAGGATGCATGATACACTTAATACCTACAATAAAATCAACAACACCCATATCTTCATCATTCTTATTAACAAGACGAATTCTAACATGTAATGTAGTTGCAACTAACTCATTGGACTTTTTAACATCATTATCTTTCAAAATATCTTTATTAAGATCCATAGATTTAGCTTTAGGAGTAGAATCATTTGCTTCTGTAACAATATTATTATACTTCTGATTTAATTTCTTATCTTTAAAATTATAAATAACTTCAGTCTTAGGAATATATTTATTATTTAAAATATCATGTCTGAGATGTTCCATAACATCAAATAACTGCTCTTTATTTTTAGCATCAATATTAGTGGTCGAAGAATTATATGTGGCTTCAAAGATAATAATCTTATCATCCTCATATACATTATAAGAATCCATAATACTATTAAGAGCATTTTGAATATCATGTCTATCAGAACTGATACCTGTATTCTGATGGAAGTTCTTTATATAATCAGAAGCTGTCCAGTTTTTATTCCAATTATCAGTAGGGGTATGACTAAAAGCAATTTGTGTAAACGTACTATAATTTCTTTCAAGTGCTTTACAAATGTTCTGGGCAGTTTCAATATCAATAGAAGAACTAATTAACACCGGAAACTGTAAAGTTCCTTCAGAAGCACGTTTTGAAATAGAGCTGTACTGTTTACCACGAGCTTTATATCTAGCTGCACGGGTCTGATCAAGTAATCCTTCATCAGCTGCAGTATTGATATCTTTGATTATATTCACAATATCAAGAAAAACACCCATTTTATTTCAAAACTCCTTTCCATATAAATTATTATATTAATGTTATTTAGACTTAAAAGCAAAAAAAAATATACCGTAAAGTTTTCTCGTTGTAATAATCTTATTTTTTTATATATTAACTAATTTTTCTATTATCTCCATTTATTTTATCAACGATTGTTTCACCTAAGGTAATAAGATTTAGTATATCCAGTAAAAAGTCCATTCTCAGATGTCATCTCCTTATACACGTATCTTACTTAATCAATCTTACAAAAATGTTGATTGGTTAAATCACAATATGATGTGGGGTGACAACTACATAAATGACACGTTTTTATTATATATACTACAACACCTTACGGTATTGATTTTTTCAATTTTATAAACGTGTTATACATATATAATATATATTTATAATATATATTGATTATTAATACAGACGGTTAAAACTTAGTTTAAAAACATGAATATAAATAAACTACATGACAAAGAAGGTGGAAAAATATTTATGTCAGTTCTACAATGTAAGTTTAAAATGAATGTATCAGCAATCGTAGTAAGATCACAACCTTCTAAAAATTCCCCTGTTACAGGTTATTTATTTAAAAATAGCTGTCCTGATAATTTACATTATTTCTGTAATGCTGATTTAGGTAGTGGTGAATATTATGTATTATTAGATCCTGATAGATACAGTTTATCTGCAACACCTGTTAAATATGTATCAGTAAGTTATGATCATTTAGATTGGTGGAAAGTTATATCAAATTCAGAATATGAATTAGTCAAATCTGGATATTTATCTCCATCACAAACTACAGGAACTACAATAGCACAACCTAATGTAACACCTAGTTCACCTAATATCAGTTCATCTCCTTATTCTAATACAAATGGTGTCATCAAAAATTCTCAAGCTATATCAACATCAGATAATATTGATAGATATTTATCATATACTGGTAAAACCGAGAATGCATTAACACCCGTTGGTGAATTTCAAGAATATAATAAACACATTGAAAATTATTATATGAGATATGATTCACTTATCAATGATATAAAAATTGCTAAAAATAATTTAAATATCGGTAATATAAATCCTGATTTAATAAAAAATAATACTTTAACTAAATTTAATAGATTTAAAATAGCATATCCTGAAACAGTATTAACTAAAACATTTGCTTATTTATTCTTTACACGACCAGATTTAAATCTATTTTCAGATAAGAATACATTAATACCTAAAGTATCTAATGATCCATTTTACTATTATATGTTTAAAAATAATAAAGATCTATTACTATCATTAACTGGTAGAAATTTCTCATATGCACATGATTTTAATCCATTTTTATCTAATAAGGCAGGAAGCTTTGAATTAAAAGATGAATATGTAGATACTGATGAATATGGTGAAACATTTACTGGATGGAAAATTAAATATGGTAAAAATAATGTAAAATCAAAATCAGCAGATGCATTCTCCATTACATACACTGATGATAATAATTATAATATTTATAAAATCCATAAAGCTTGGGTAGACTATATTTCTAAAGTTTATCGTGGAGAATTTTCTCCTACAAGAAGTAATATTATTAATAGAACGATAGATTATGCATGTTCTGTATACTATTTCTTATGTGGTGCAGATGGTGAAACTATCCTTTTCTGGACTAAATATACTGGAGTATTTCCTACAACTATTCCATCATCTAGATCTTCATGGGATGGTGGTGTCGGTAAAGCTCCAGAATATAATATAAATTATGAATATTCATGGAAAGAAGATATGATGCCAACATCATTAGCAGAATTTAATAAAAATTCTGAACGAGAGACAAGTACCAAATATGCAAAAATATATGATTATGATTTAGGATCTACTGGTAAAACATTTGTCGGAACACCTTTTGTTGAAACAATAGATGATGTTCATAATAATACATATTTATATAAATTACGTTTTAGAACGGAGTGATACTTTTGGCGACACGAAATTATAGTAGTATTCATAAAATAAAAGATTTTGCCATAAATGAATTAGCTCCAAGATATTTTAATATGGAAGAAGTTAATGACCTTAATATTGGTTTATTAGGTTATACTACAGAATTATTAGGTACTATTGGTGAAGATTCATTTAATACTATTTCAACTTATCTGAATGAAATATTTCCCAATTTAGCTGTTATTCCTGAAAGTATATTCAATTATGGAGCATTGTTTAAAATAGATGGTATATTTGCAACTGCATCTCAATGTGATATGTTATTATTTATTCCTGAGGAATATGTGACTAAATATGCAGTTTATAATAGTTATGCAAATTTATATGAATTTTATTTGGATAACAATATGACGATATATGTTGAAGATATACCGTTTAAACCTGATTACAGTATTAAAATAAACTATAAATTATATAATAATGATCGTATATATACAGCAATGTATGATAAAATTGAAAATAATAGTGTATATAATAATACGATTAGTGATATTATAAATCCTTATATAAAATTAAAGCGAGTAAATGTTGAAAATAATAAATATCTTCAGTTAGAAGTTAGGACTCATCAAGTTGAAAAATTTACAATGAATGATAATGTAGTTGATACTACTATCATCAATTTACCTAAATATACATTAGAATACGATAATTATATTGCAAACTTTGAAGTATTTTATCGAGAAGCTGGATCTACTACATATACACAGTTAGATAAATTGGCTCTTGGTAGTGCTCCGATAAAAGCTCCTTTCTGTTATTATAAAGCTATAGATGAAAATAAGATAGAAATTAGTTTCTCCTCTAGAGATAATTACTTTTATCCTAAATATAATTCTGAAATTAATATTAGTTATTATACTACAACTGGTGATGCTGGTAATTTTGAACAGTACATTGGTGATAATATTCAGGTTATTACAAACTCAGAAGTATATGATTATAACAATCATATTACTTTATTTGCTATTCCTATGACAGGTTCTCATAGCGGTAAACAACCATTAGATATTAATGAGATGAAAAATATGATAATTGAAATGTTCTCAACTGTCGCTTCATATACTAATGAGAATGATTTACAATTATATTTTGATAACTTTAATAGAAATTTTAATTCAAATGTTTTATTCTTGAAAAAACGAGATGATATATTTGAAAGATTATTTAATGCATTTGTATTATTAAAAGATAGTAATAATGAAATATATAGTACAAATACATTAAAACTTGATTTAAATGTCAATGATTTCGATATTGAATTAGCACAAAGTAATATTTATATTATGAAACCTGGTCATATTTTTAAATATAAACCTAATACTACAAATGTTGTTGAAAGAATAGATAATGATATAATGGCTATTTCTTCAGACAATGAAGAATTTTTATATAGTAATCCTTTCTTAATTTATTTTTCTAAAAGTCCTTCTGATGTAGGATATTATTTAACAACTATCGAAAGTAAACATGTTGTTGACTATAAATATGTCAATGATACATCATTAGTTCAATTCATTTGTAACAGTTTGAGTATTACTAGAGATGGTATTAGTGGGTCTGATTCTTATACTGTAAAATTAACAGTATCACCTACTACAGATTTAGATAATCCTATGATTATTGAAGAGCGTGATCCAATTACAAATGATATTATTAATACAGTTATAACAGAATCAATACAAGTTAAATTAATTGCAACTAGTGGTTCTATGGATTCTCCAATTTGTTATACAAATATGAAACTAGAATCTTGGGATACTAAATTAGATGTGTATACATTTAGTTGTGAAATTAAAACTGATGATTATATTTTATCTAATAACAGATTTAGAATATTAGATATGATAGATATCACTTCTAATGAAGTCACTGGTCAACATTTAATTCCTATGACAGACTGTGTATTAGAAATTGATATTGGATATAAGTATGCAGATAATAATACTACATTAATCCATACTAATACATATACAACTGAAACTAATCCTGTAACATTTATCAAACCTATCAAAATGATGCGTAGTACAACTCAATACATATATAATAATGATGGTATAATTGAAGGTAACGGTGCTGTTATAGGTGGTACATATAATATATTGATGGATTCTGTACCATTAGTTTCTACATCTACATTACAAGATATCAATGTATATAAAGAATTTTATAATACATTTACAACTCAATATAACTATATAAATGATATTTTAAATTTAATTACTAATAATTATGCAATCGATATTAAATTTTATAATACCTATGGTAAATCTAAAAACTTTATTACAGATCAAGATACTAATAATGTATTGAATAAGGTCAATATAAGTATCGGCTTTAAAATTCATACAATATTTGGTGTTGATGTATTGGAGTTAGAAAAAGATATCAAAATCTTTATTAAAGAATATATTGAAAATATTAATGATAGTGGTAGCAATACATTCTATGTATCTAATTTAATTAGAGCATTAGAGAATAATTTCTCTAGTATTGAATATTTAAAATTTACTGGAATAAATGATTATAGTACCGATGTACAAGCAATCATTAATATTACTAAAGATTTAAATGTTCTTACTAAAGAAGAACGTATTTGCTATATTCCTGAATATTTAACACTTAAATTAGAAGATATAAGTATTCAGATTGTCTAAAAAACATTATTGTAATAAATTATGAAAGGTTGTGAATAGGAAATGTCTAATCCCTTTTCTAATGTATGTACTTCTGTAGAGGCATATTCTTTCAATAAATCATATACTAGAAAAATCGATACTATGAGTGATTCTGCTGCTGCAAATTCTACTTTACGTAAAATGAAAGCATTGGAACAAGAATCAATCATGGAATCTAATATGCTTAAAGCAGAAGCCGATTATTATAAAAATAAACGTAATGAAGGTATTGTTAATAGATATATTAAGGAATCTCAGATTCCTATTAATATCAATAGAATTAATAACGAAGCTAAGGAATTTGCATTAAAGGATATTTTATTCGAAGTATTCTATAATTCTTTATTAATGGATGATGATTTCTTAGAAGAAAATTGTCATCATATTAAGTGTTTAACTGATAAATATGTTGATGAAAATGGTGGCTTCAAAGTATTAGATAATGCTATTAAAAATAACATGGATAATATGTTATTAAAGAAGATTAAATCTGTATGTGAAGCTGTTGCAAAAGAAGTCTGTGATCGTAAATTAAAAGATTCTAAAGAATGCAAAAACATGGATCTCATTGATTTTGATATGACTTCCGATGAAAAAGATATGTTAGATTATTCTAAAAAGGATAATTTAAACATTGACAGGATCAGTGAATTAGTTAAAGATAAAGTTTTAACCGTCGTTAAAGATGAAAAGACTCGTAGCGAAGAAGCTGCTAGAAAACAAGAGGATATTGTAGCTGCTTTACAACAGGATACTGAAGCTGATACTGAAGAAAAACTCAATGAAGCTTTAAATAATATCATTCTTAATAAACCCATTGTTGAGAGTGGTACTTTATTTGATACTTTATTTAGGGATTGTTATCAAGAATACATTACTGAAAATGTATCTATTGTAGCTACTGATATGAAAAATATTGAAGATGATAAAGAAGTAGCTAGAAATTATGATACTGAAATGGATATTGATGATGCTCTCACTGATGAAAAGCCTGTTGAAGATACTGAAGTTAATATGGATTTAATCCTTACTGAGGCATTGACTAAGTATACTTTAATGGAAATGTTATATACCATGGGATTTGAAAATTATTCTTATGAAAATATTAAAAAGCTCACTGAGAATATGTTAAATCCTGTAACTAATACTGTTGATACTGTTATCGAAACTGAAGAGTTTGCAAAGAATCGTTCTGAATTCTTTGGTATTTTTAACAAGTTAAAAGATGATCCTTCTAATGAAACACATAGAACTAAGATGTCTGAGTTCATGACTAAGAAATGTAAGGATAAAGCTGTTAAAAATGAATGTAAAGGATTCGTTACAATTTCTAAGAAACAGATTGATAGTATTATTGAAAAGAATCCTAAGATGAAAGATAAATATACTGATTTATCTAATTTTATGGATACTGTTATTGGAGATTAAATAAAAAATATGGAGATAACGGATTAATCCGTTATCTCCATAATATTAATATTTTTTACTTATAGTAATCATATCTTTTACTACATTAATCTTAAATACAAAAGGAATTAAATATGAATATACATCCAACACATCATCAGCATGATGAGAGAGAATATCATGACATTCATTTCTCTTTTCCATAATAGAATGCATATCATTATTTAAAATTTCAATAATATTAGAGTTCATAGTAGCATCAGAGAAGATATTTTTAATATCTTCAAAAGTTCTACTAAATACTTCGTTAAATTTATCTTCATTTTTATTAATAACTTTATATATATTTCTAATCTTATTATTAATTTTATCATCATTAATAATGGAATTTAACTCCATATAAGAATCGACCTCCCTCATCTAGATTTTATTATTTACTTATTTGTATATAATAATATTATTTCTTATCGAATGTTTTATAGTTATTAATCTTTTTCTCATTATATTTAGAATCGTAATCTAACATATATCTTACAGTAATTTCGATTCGTGGTTTAAATGAATATAACTTTTCTATATACATTTTATAGAATAGGGCATCATCTATTACTAAATTTTTCTGTATCATATCAGAATAGCTCTTTAATAAATTATCCCCATCTGGTTTAGAGATGTGTTTTATAAGACCTAATTCTGCTAATATACTATCAACTTTATTCATTGTTGATGGTATTGGTGAATATGTCTTACAAATTAATTCACAAGGAGTTATTACTTTAAAATTTAATTCTTCGCATGATTCCATAAATTCTTTAAATAAAGAATTGTAATCTAAAGCATTTTTCACATAAAATGCTTTTGTAAATCTAGAGTATCTTGGTCGTGGTGTTGCTTGTGGATAGAAATAAAATACAAATGATATTTCTTCATACTTTATACCAAGAATTCGTTTTATAGATTTTTTTATTTTATCAATATCTTTTAGATTTAAATTCATTTCAGATATTAAATAAGTGAATCTTTCATAATAATCATTCGGAATATTACCATATTTTTGAAAATACTCTGTTAATTTTTTATTCTTCTTCATTAATATATCACCATTATCTTGTAATTTTAAACCAACCTTCAATTGAATTTCTAATAGACTGAACGATACTATCATACATATTGGGGAATAAATCCTTTAATGTATTAGTATAAGTTTGAATAATAGTATCGATCTTTAATCCAAGATTACCTTGGGTAATATTCAAACCTGATGTAACTGCTAAGAATTCAATCAATCCTTGATTAGCAAAGAATAATTTTGGAGTAGACGTTTTTGAAATAGATAATGATTGATATAAATCAGTAACACTTATTTCAACTTTCACATGATTAGGAATGCCATGAATATTCCAAGAATCAGCTTGTTTTTCAATACGAATACTACTTACAATTCCTAAATCACAAGAGAACCATCCTTTAGCAAACATTTTAACTAAAAACGGTGAACCGAAACTATTAGCACTAGTTTGCCTAGGCATTGAAATTGCAATAAGATGCATCATGGGAACTATGACATTTAAATAACATGATTCAATATCACCATACGGGGATACTAAATCGACAGTAAATGAATACGATTTATCATAATTAGAATCTCCCCATAATTCAGGAATTATAATATTAGAACCTGAAATAACATGAGTTGCATTACCAAAAAGTTTATTAATTCCTGAATTAGCATCACCCGAACCTAATCCTGTTATTCCACCAAGGAAATCTTGTGTAGTTTCTTTCATAGTTGTAAGAATATCACCACCAGATGTTAAGAAATTAGCTTCTCTAACAATCTGTTCTACCGTATCAAATAAACCACTAACCATTGATGAAGTTGTGCTATTATTACTAGATTCACTGAAAGATACAGAAGGATCAACATAACATTTCAAAAATTTATATTCACCAAATAAGTCATCAGTAATACCATTAATTACACTATTAAAAGTATCTGTAACTGTTCCAACAGGATCTAAAAATGCACCACCAATTTTTTCAAATATTCCTTGTTTTTGTTTTTCTTCAATAGAATAATTTATATTTGTCCATCGACCCCAATCAAAATCATCATAATGTTTACCAGGAAATCCTGGAACTTCTGGTTTTTTACCTGTTGCATCAGGACTACATAATCCCATATATCGTGCACATGTTCTACACAACAAATTAACATATCTCATATATTCTGCATATGCAGGAACGAAATCATAATATCTACCTTCAATATCATTGATAGCATTTGCAATTTCTGAACTATTAACATTACTGTCACTAGATTTTTGTGATATAAATGTAGCTAATCTATTTTTATCAGTTGCTGGAACACCAGGCATATAATTAGGAACACCTGGTGTAATATAGATAATAGGAGATTCAGCTACAATATTTTCAAGATATTTTCTACCGTAACCACTAACATCACTATCATTTTTAAAAGGTCTATTATCAGCTATATTAGAAAATTGAAATGGTGAGCCAAATACACGGGTATTTTCTGCGACCATAGTAGATGCTTTGGTATTGTTTAAAAAATCAGTAACACCACTAATATTTGAAGAATTAACAACACCATAATTTAAATTATTATTATTTGATACTACACCATTTGTAAGAGAACTACTTCCAGTCGTAGTACCAAATGTTCCACCTCCACCACCATGAGTTGTTCTACCTAATTCTACAACTTGATCAGGTCTAGGATATTCTAAAAATTGACTACTTAAAAATACATAAACAGTTTTACCATTAGAAGTAATGCCTGGATAAGAATCTGGATCAATTAATTTAAAATAATTATTAACACCACCATCGGTACTTTCTACATAAAAAATTCCACCGGGACAGTTTTTCTTAAGTAAATATCCTGCAGATGTATATGAATTACTAGTACCATATCTAGTACGAACACCTGTATTTGGACCATTAATTGAATTAAATTTACATGCAACTCGACCCATAGTAAATCACCTTCTTACTTGAATTTCATTTATTACAGGATTGTTTTTTATATTATTCATACTTAAAAAATAAGAGATATAGGGATTATTCCCTATATCTCTTAATATATTTAATTAACCACCAGAACCAGAAGCAATTAATTTAGCAGTTTTATATTCTTTACTAGATATACTATTTCTTCTATTGCTTGCGATATCAAACATCGGAGAATTAGATTCTTTCTTAGTATCACCAATAACTGCTACATTATTTTTTGCTTCAGCTTTTTCAAATTCAATCTTTTTAATGTCTTCAAGTTTAGAATTTGTATTATCTGTATTATCAACGATAGACATAATACCGTCAGCAATCTTCTTTAAGTATTCAATAACACTATTAAGAGTTGTATTACTAGAGACATCACTGCCAGAAGTTAATATATTACTAATGGAACGTTTAAAATTGGAAGTTGAAGTATTAAATTTATTATAACTATTAAAATATGGTGTAGCAGTGATTTCATCATTAGAACCACCAATACCACCACCGATAGAAGACCAATATGCTGAAGTATCTTTACTACCATTATTATTAGCATTAGTAGTTTTAGATGTATTAGTGGTGGAACTCCAATATGCAGATGTATCTTTACTTGCACTAGTAGATGTTGAAGCGGTAGAACTATTTTTATATAGATCATAATATCCCTTAGCATATCCCAATCTCTGATTAACAAGGTTAGGATATTTTTCAACATCAGGTGCTAAGAAATAAATCATCTTATCATTAGCTTCTTTAACAGTTGTATAGTTCTTTAATAAATTAAAAGTACCATAATCAACAAGCTCATTGTATAGATGATTCATCTGAGTAGTTAAATCATCAATACTTTTATTATTAGATCTTGCTAAATTTAATAAAGCCTTTTTTCTAGTATGATATGTCCATTGAGCTAAACCATAGCCTGCACTATCATTAATAAATTTACTATCACCATATGTACCATTATTAACAGCATTAGTATATTCTGCATCAGATAAACCAAATTTAGTATTAAATTGATCTTCTAGATTATTAGTCCTTAATGCAGATTCAGCATTTAAATTACCAAGAATACCAGCAATACTTACATCAGGTAAACCTTTAGCTTTAAAGAAGTTATATATTGCAGATGCAACAGGACTCTTTGACATAGTAGTTGCGGGAATAGTATCTGGAACATTTGATGATGGAGTGTCTGTATAAGGAATGTCATTTGAATTATCATTATTTTCAGGTATATCTAAAATTGATCCGTTATCAGTATACTCATCATTATCAATCCCCAATAATTTATATAATTCATTAGATATCGATGTCGTAAACTTAGAGAATGGTGAGATTAAAGTATTAAGTAATTCACTAAACTTGGTTGTTAGGCCATATAATCCTTTAGGCTTTGATGTAGTGGTTATTGAACCGGGTATATTAGTATCATCAACTGAACCATTTTGTTCCGGAGAAGATATAATATCTTCTATAACTGTACCAACATAATTTTTTAAATATGTGTAAGGATCAGTATGATATGTACCAGATGTGCCACCCTTACGAACTTCGTAATGTAAATGTGCACCAGTACTACTACCAGTATGACCTTCAATACCTAATTGATCACCTCTATTAACTCTGTCACCTTCAGAAACATTAACACCATTCATATGTGCATAATGGTGATATACACCAGCACTATCTTTGACTCTTACCCAGTTACCAAATCCTTGACCATCGGTACTACCATAATAACCACTATTAGGAGCATACCCTGATACAACTTTATCAACAGTACCATCAGTAAAACTATATACCGGGGAATTTACACCTTTATAAAGATCAACACCTCGATGAAAACCAGTTTTACCTTCAATTGTACGATATTGACCATATCGACTACTTACAGAATAAGAATTAAGCATATCATATTCTTCAGCACCACCAATACCAGGACCCACAGAACCTCCAAGTCCTCCACCAACGGAAGACCAATATGCAGAAGTATCTTTAGATGTATTACTAGTTGAGGTTGTAGAGCTTAAGGTTAATGAATTTGTTTTATTACTATTTGCTTTGTTTGAAACTTTTTCAAGAGTTTCATCTAAGAAGAATAATGGGCTTAATAGAGTTCTACCAATTTGGAATATAACTTTCTTAAAAGTATTGGCAATACCAGTACCGGAAGGTTTACCATTTGTCCAATAATTATATTTTGTTAAACTGGATATATTGGTAACTTTATCAATAAATAATGGTATGTCGTTAGTACCTTTTAACATATCATTTATTTTTTCATATACAAGTTTAGCAGTTTTAACTGGTGCATAAATAGGTATTGCTAACATTTTTGCGCCGTGGAAAATACTTTCTTTTACAGAACCTAGCTCATCACTACTATTAACTTTAGTACTAGTTATATTAATATCATTTTTTAATAATTTATCAGTAGATGGTACTACAGTAGTTTTAATATAATTTTGTAAATTTTTTATGACATCTTTATATGATTTAAAAGATGATAACAATGGTGACATAATATCATTTTCTTTAGTTGTATCTGATTTATTATTAAGATTAACATTAGTGTCTAACTCTTCAATTGATCCGCCAACACCTCCAACAGGTATTGTTTTATTTCCTACAGTAGACCAATATGCAGAAGTTTCTTTAGATGTATTAGTCACTTTAGTTGGACTAGTAATATTGGATGTATTAACATAATTAACAATAGGAGTAGATTTAGTAGATTTAGTAGTTTTAGTATTATTTTTGAATAAACCATTTTTGGTTTCATATTTCTTTAAAGCATCTTCAAGATCTTTCTTGGTAGTTTTATAGAGTTCACTATTTTTATCAACAGCACCCTCTTTAACTAATTCCTCTAATTGTTCTAATTGAGTTTTAGTTTTTTTATATTCATCATCATTACCAATTTGACCGACAAAGAATTTCTTAGTACTATCCAAAGCAGAACCAAGTCCACCAAAAATCTTACTAAGTACAGTTTCATTAGTTCTATCATTATAAGAATCTTTAGATTCTTTAATTTTAGATTCATCATTGATAATAATTTCAGTTTTACCATCAGTACCGATCATTAACTCAGCATTACCTTTAAGATATTCCTGAGTTTTAATATATTCAGCATATTCAGTATCAAAACTCTGTTGAGCTTTTAATAACGTACTAGCTTTATCTGCATCAGCACCACTAAGTAGTGTGTATAATAAGGTTGCTAACATTTTAACAATATCAGGACCACCTAATGCTACAGATATATCAGATCCTAACTGAATAGCCCATCCCCAGCCAAGATTTAATATACCTTTAAGTATAGAAGATGCAGCTCTCATAGTGGGGTTTACATCTTTTTGTGAGACATTGAACAGATTTGCAGTTTCAGTTGCAGTGAAACCACTTACAACACCATATCCACCTAAAACTAAATCTAATGTATGTCCTGAAGTAATAACTGCTGCAGCTTTACCAAAACCTTTAGCTATATCATCTACCCAATTAAGAAGTTTAGATGGAGTTTTTACTATCGTTTTAAATGCTTTACCGATAGTATTCACAACAGTATTACTTGCAATTTTTGGGAATTTCTTCTTTAAAGCATTAGCAATTGCTTCCACAGCTTCATCTAAGAAATTAGCAAATCGTTTAATAATACTTAAATTATCATCATTTGCTAAATATTTAGCTTTATAGTCGGTAGCATCATTACCTTTACCTGTTAAAGTTTTTATAACACCTTTAACTGACCTGTCCTCAAAATTACCAGCTTTACCTGTAATTAAACTACCAACAGCTTTTGTTGTACCTATTATAGACTTAGTAGAATTAATAGCAGTTTTACCAGCATTTATAGCACTGGCACCAATACGTATACCACCAACAGTAGCAGCTTCAACAGCATCACTATTTACTTGAATATCACTAGTGGCATCAGTTCTATCACCATTAGTATCTTGAAGACCTAATATTTCTTTGGCTTTATTTACTATTATAGAACCTGTGCTTTCTCCTTCTTTAGGTTCATAATCTGCACCATGTTCATTATTGGAAGTACCACCACCAAATAATGATGCAAATAAATCTTTAACAGATTGAGGAAGTTTCTTAATAAAGTTCATTAATAGAGGAATTAACAATAATAAACCACCAGTAATTAAACCTTTTTTACTAAAAATAGAAGACCATACAGAACTGTGTTCTTTTCTGTCTTCATTACCAATCTGTAATAAATTCCTCATTTTATCTAATATACTTAATTGGTTCTTTTTATCTTCTTCCTCTTTACGCTGTTTTTTATCTTCAGCTTCAGTTTCACCAGTAGTATGGTAATCTAATACAGTACGTTTAAATTCACCATTCTTAGTTCCACCATAAGGAATTAAAGTATTATTTTCATCTGATGAAGCAGTATTATTAGAAGTACCGTGTAACATATCACTCATAGAAGGTTGATCGTCTTCACGTTGTTCTTTATCTTCAGCTTCGCTTTCACCAGTAGTATTATATTTATTGAATTTATTTTTAAACCATTTACCTACAGAACGTGTCCAACTTTTTCCTTTTAATCTTTCACGTTCAGCTTTTCTTTTTTCTTTTTTAGATTGCTTCTTATTAGGATCATTATTATCAGAACCTTCAGGATCATTTGTAGTTCCATCAGGATTAATATTTACAGTAGCAGATTCATTATTAGATTTATCACTATCTGTAGAAGTATTATTATTGTTAGTTTTTTCAGGATCGTCAACTTTTACACCTCCACCTTTACCTCTTAAAATATCGAGAATATCATGGAGGAAATCACTAATATTGAAAATGGTTTTATTAACTGCTTTAGTTTCTTTAAATTGGTCTTTATCCTTGGCAGACATATTTTTATAATCTCTACCATACTTACGTTTCAGATCCTTATCGATTAATTTATCAACATCAATATCAGAATCAGAACCATCAGTATTATAACCAAAAGCTTTCGCTCTTTCTCTACGACCATCTAAATCATCACGTAATTTTTTAATTCTTTCTTGGTGTTCTTTACGCTTAGCTTCTCTTTCAGCTTTACGTTGTTCTCTAGCTGCAACTCTATCATCCTGATAAGCAGCACCATCATTACTATGCTTTGCGGCAGATCTTAAAGAACTAAAAGGATTAGCTAAACTGACTAAATCACCAACAGACTGTAAAAATCCACGATTTTTACCATCTTCACCCATAATATTATTCAGTCTATCAGTATCACGAATACCGTCTGCTTTATCAGATAAACCTTTAAAGCCTTTAGTTATTAAACCGATACCTTTAAAAGGTAAAGTTACAGCACCAAGTATACCTTTACCAAGTAATTTTATTCCTGACCAGATTCCACCAAATAATTTTTTAATTTTATCTTTAGCAAAATCTGTAATATCCATAATAGAACCTCTGAAAGGTTCAATAACTTTATCATTTATAGTCTGTACAAATTTAGAAGATTTGATATTATCAATAATTTGCTCTCTAACTTTCTCAATACCTTCACGCATATGTTTAGGCATGATGATTTTATCAGCAATAAAATGAATTAACTTAACTGGAGAAGACAAGACAAATCCAGTAAATTTAGTAATGGTATTAAATGCAGCTTTACCAACATCTCCTACTAAACTAACAACTTTATTAAATCCACTCTTAACTCCATCGGCAATATCTTCAAATAAATCTGTAATATGTAATTTATCTAAAACATCTTTTGCAAAACCGACAATTCTATCCTTTAATCTTTTGATTTCTTCTTTTAAAGGTTCCACAGAATCAATAAAAGGTTCTGCAATATGTTCAGCAAACCAATCCTGTACATTATAAGACCATTCCATAACCTGAATCTTAGCAGGTTCTAAAATATTTAATGTAACAGCATTCATCATTTTAGTCAGAATACTCTGTTCTTTTCGATTACCATCCTTATCGAATGATCCGAAAATAGTATCTGACCATTTACTTGCAGCCATAGTAATACCTGCAGCTGCACCTAATAATGCACCTGATAAAGGACCAAATGCAATACTACCTAATATACCAAAAGAACTTAAAGTACCACCTAAAATAGCACCTAAACCAGCACCAGCAGCACCAAATCCTAATTTCTTTTTAATACTATCATTATTTAATTTACCAGTAACTTTATTTACTAATCCATCAGTGTGAGTACCGTCACCATTATCTTTACCAAAAATCATATTTTGGAAAGCTTCAGATCTAGTAAGTAAAGATGTACCTAATCCAAATAAAGCACCAGTAAGAGGACCACCTAAAATGAAAGAAGGTAAAATACCAATACCGGTAATTCCCTTTAACATTCCTAAAGCGGCACCACCAATCATGGCACCTTTATGTTTCTTGAAGAATTCCTGTGTAGATTTACTAATAAATCCACCGAGTCTTTCTCCAGTTTTTTCATCAGTCTTACCGAATAACCAATCTTTAAATTTATCAGACTGAGATAAGAATCCTGTAGCAGTACCGATAACAACACCAGACATAGGTCCTAAAAATAAAGAACCTAAAATACCGAATCCACCAGCACCAGCTAATAATCCAATACCACCACCAACAATACCACCAGCTATTGCTTTAGGTGATTTTTCTTTTATTTCTCCAATTAAAGTATCTACAGTTTTATTAGAAACGACAGCATTCTTTTCTTTATCAAAATGCTGACCAAATAATAAATCAGTAAATCCTTGTAAACCTTCTTTAAAGTATTTACCTACATCAGATAATAATCCCTTAGCATCTTCTTTGGTCTTTTCAGTATCAGAACCAAATAACCATTCTTTGAGATTTAATTTAAAATCATCAAAGAAATTACCTACTTCACCGAAAACACCAGCGACACGTCTACCAGCTTTAACATTCTTATCCCATTTACCATTTTTATTACGTCTTTCAAGTTGTCTAATAATACTAGGATCAGTAATAACTTCATCAGTCTTATTATCAATATAATAACCAGTAGCTTCATTATATCTAAAGTCAGATAATTTAGTTCCTCTAAAATAAGTAGTAGTTTTATTATACATATCCGAGAATCTACCACCAGAACGAGTGCCATCTTCTCCAACTTTACCAAATAATTTATCACGTGTAGTCTTAGCACCTTGGATAATCTTTTTATACATTTCAGATTGCTTAAATTTGGTAATAATACCATCCTTACCAATGAAAGCTTCTTTAATGGGATTATAGATTTTTTCAACTAAGAAAGAATTAAATTTATTAAAAATACCGCCAATGGAATTGCCTTCTACATCTTTTTCACCAAATAACCAAATTTTAAAGTTATTTGTCATAGCTGATAATAAACCTTTTTTAGTATTATTCTCATATCCAACAGAATTTGTACCAAAAATAAGTTTATACATAGATTCATCTACAGCTGTAAATGCATTTTTAAGACTTGTTTTCCATCCACCAACAGTATCTTCAACAACCTGTTGTTTTTCTTCATTAGTACCAAAAATATATTTAATTAACTTACTAAGATGACTAGGTTTTTTCTGATCTGTAGTAAGATTACCTTCACGTTTATTTACATAGTTACGGATGATTTCAACTTGCTCTTCAGTTTCACCTGTAATATTATGGACATCTTTAAAGTTCTTTATACCTTGTTCTTCTCGTTTAGTTATTTCTTCAGGTGTTAAATTTGTAATAGTTCTTGGATTATAACCATCATATTTAGAAATAGTAGCATTATTTTCATTTTCATATTTTTCTAAACCAGCTAATCTTCCTTCAATAGGATCTACAAACCATACACCAATACCTTGTATTAATGCTTTATAAATATCACGTAAATAGTTAAGGCTATTTTTACCAAATTCATCAGTAGGAGTAAAAATAGATCCAACCATTTTTGATTCATTAGATCCTTGATTAGGATATATTTTTGTAGCTTTAAGTAATGGATTATTACTTAAATAATCAGCATCATTATCATATAACCCATTAACTTGAGCCATACCGACCATATTACCAGTTTTTTCATAATTCTCTAATAACTTAGTAACATTTCGTCTGGCATTAATATGTCCTGCACCAGCTAAATTTTCTATTTGAGAACGGTCTAATGATAAAATTAAAGAACGTATGACATTTAATTCATTAGGTGAAACTTTATCACCTAAAATTTCTTCCAAATCATCATTAGTACCTATTTTATGAGGATTAAAAGATTTTTTCCGTTTAGATAATGCTACTAATAAATCATCAATGTGTTCTTTTACTTTATCTTCTTCATCAGTTTCTAATCCATATGCCTTAACTCTACTTTTTAATTCATCAGCAGCGTCAAATGATGATACAGCAGCACGTTTAACTTGCTTATTATATTCATTCTTAAGTTGTGATTTGGATATAAATTTACCCTGGTCACTATCAAAAAGTAATTCATCTTTACCAGTTAAAGCTGATAAAATCTTACTCAAATATCCTGGAATTACTTCTACAATAGATTTTCTAGTAATTCCATCAAAAGGAACTACTCCCTTTTCATACATTGCAGGATTTATTTCAGTTTTACCAACATTTTTAATACCTAAAACACTACCAATGAATCCTTTAAAGGCAGACATTAAATCATCACTAGCTTCATCTGCCCATGACCCCATCTTATTTAATAACGCAGGTATGAATGCTTTAAAAGATTCATCAAAACCTTTAAATGTTTTTGTTAAGAAATCAGGAACCATTTTGGTTAATATCATTTGAGGAATAAATGTTAAAGGAGATTGTGCCAATGCTTTTATACCATCACTTTCAAGCATAGACATAATAGATCCTAATAACATATCTTCATCAATTGCATTTCTAAACTGTCGTTTAACAACATTTTTATATCCTGAAAGATTTAAAGCACCATTATAGGTAGTGATTTCCTCTAACGGATGAACATTTTCAGGTTCACTAGGTCTTTCAACTGCACCACTAATTATTTTAAGAGTATTAGATATATCTGCCATATATTTAATACTTTCTTCATAATATTTTAAAGATGCACCAATATATCCACCAACATGCTCATTGTTAAAAGTAATAAGATTAGTTAAATTTGTATTTACAGTTTCTATACCACCGTATAAAACTCCTGTAAGATCTTTATCTAATTTCATTTGTGTTTCAGCAATAGTAATTTGTCTCTTAACTGAAGCATTTTCAGCATCAATTAATAACTTACTCTGTTGCTGAACAGCTTTAACCATAGGATTATCTTTATTAATATTACTAGTAATATTAACATTAGGAACAACAACTTTTACAGAATTATCTTCAAAATTAGAATCGTCTAAATCTGATGATACATCAAAGTCATCACCAAAATCGAAGTCAAAATCATCAAGACCGAACTCATCTGCAGTATGTTGAATACGTTCTTTATTATAAAACTGACCACTTTTTAAGTCAGTTACTGCATTTCTCAGATATTCTTCAGCATCATTCCAGTTATCCAATGCTTTACCTTGAAGATGTTGTTTAATATTAAACTTACCATTATTTTTACTTCTACTAGTTCTTAAAGTATTTGCAATATCAACTACAAATTCTTTATTAATATCAATAGTTTCTGTAATTGCTGGCATAGTTTCTTTTAATAAATCTAATCCAGCATATCCTAAAGATTTAGCAGCATTCTTAAACCATGCTCCATTATTTGTAGTATATTGTCCTTTTTTATTTCTAGGTCTATCAGCCATTATATTATCCTCCTTTCAAAAAGGATGTAATGGTATGATTAAGATTAATATACCGAATTCATATTTAATGTAATGTTTTCACATTAAAAAATACCCGTATAAAGAAAAAAATAAAAAAATAATCCCAATACTGGAATTCCAGTATTGGGATTTTATTAATTACTTAAACTTCTTCTTCAGCCATGCAGGTGCCTTAGACTTCTTCTCCAGGATCTTATGAGATTTAGTCTCGATCTTGAAAGTCTCAGAAGGAGTATTGTCGCCCTTCTTCTTAATAGTACTATAAGTACCAACAGACTTCTCAACATTCTTCACAGAAACAGAACCCTTGAAATCCTCACGAGTGGGGAAATCAAACTTCTTGTCTGCTTCCATATAACGGTAGATGATTTCAGACATCAGCTCATACCAACCATCTACATTAGTAAACTTATACTCAGTGACAATCTTCTCAGCATCATGAGAGTCAACACCAAAGTTAACCAGTACACGCTTCAGAGATTCACGGAACATCTTAACAGGCTGGACAGACTTCTTAACCATCTCACCACCCTTAGTACCGCAATACTCAGTAGTATACTCAGGCTCATTAACCATAGCCTTCAGCAGGGTATCAAAGTCAGTACGGCTGAAAGTCTTCTTAACCTTACCGCTCTTAGATACAGAAACGTTGCTCTTAATTTCATTAAATACTTCATCAAAAGTTTTCATAGTTGTAATTCTCCTCTATAAATAAGATTTTTATAATAAATGTTATGCGTTAATAATAATCGTATAACATCCATTCTTGTCAATATAACAATCTGAATTATTATTAAGTTCAGGCTGTGTTTTTGTATTAGTGGTTTCTTCATCATTCGTTGCAAAGATACCATCGATAATTTCTTGTGCTTCTTTATCCTGTTTCTTTGCTAACTTTTTATATGCTTTGTCAATTCGAGCAAATACATAATCGATGACAAAATTATTCGGATCATACTTCTTCGTTTTCATAAATAAACTCCTTACAGATTAAGATTAACATTAACTCTTAATATCAACTCATTTATACAATAGATCTTTTATAATAAAGTTAATACTATAATAACTTTTTACTACAGCATTCCTTTATCAATTCATAATATATAAAATCTAATAAGATTCTTCCTTATATAAAATGAATAATCTATTATATCTACTGTATAAATAATATATATTTATTTTTTATTTTATTTTTCATAAATCTCTTGTAATTTACGTTTTAATTCAATAAGAACTTTATTACCAAACATAGTAAAGATAATTGAAGGAACCATACGTTGTAAAACTGCAGAAGGACCTACAAAGGCTGAAATCTCTTCATCAGGTCTAAATTCAGAATAAGGTTCATAACCTTCTTCAATAACTTCACCGACAATCGACTTTAATGCACTGTAAAAAGTGAGCTTGTCGCCAACGCCCATAGAATCGTGATACTTAATATAAAATTCAATTAATACTCCATCAAATACTTCTTTACCTTTTAACTTACCATCAGCAGTAGGAAGGATTTTACCGGTAGGTTCATTAAATAACATACCTGCTTTAATGATACCATCACTCTTATCATATTTCTCAATAAGTTTTTTCTTCTTATTGATTTTATCATAATAGGCTTTTACAATTTTTTGTAAACTAGGAGACAAATCTTTTAAGTCCACTGAACTATAGATTTTAATATCTTCAATTACACCACTATATTTAGATTTAATAGGAACTTTTCCAAGAGATTTAATTTCTTCTTTTAATTCATCACCAACAGAGGCTAAGAATTTATTTAATTGATCATCTTCATAAGAAGTTTCAAAAGATACTAAGATATCACCAACATGGACTTGATCACCGATATTGACCATATGATCAACATTAGCATTTTTACCAATAATAACATCTTTCATCATAACTATCTCAGAAGACATTTCTTTTGACATTTTATGAGTGATAAATGTACTATCCTCATAAGTAGAATATGCTGACATAATGGCAATTTTTTGTAATGATCCGATATTAAATCTATTACCATTATGACCATCTTGAGTAAAGAATTTATTTTCATAAGCTAAGATATCATTTTTCTTAACTTTATCACCAAGCTTATAATTAGTATCTAATTTATTAGAAATATAGAAACCTGAAGAAGAGTTTTTAACAACTCTAGGTTTAATATCAATAGCTTGTGATTTACCATTTTTATACTTAACAATCATAAGACCAGTTTTATCATCTAATTCTACAACTTCACCATCATCTTCAGCAGTAACAATGAAATCTTTAGATAAACTATATTGAATAGTTTGTTCTACACCATTAGAAATTAAAACCGGTGATGATTTTTCAACAGGAATGATGTGGCCGCTCTGTTTTGACGCCATCGCAAGTCTAATACTTTCATCATGAGTATTACCCATAGGCGTTAACATTTCAGCGGCAGTAAATAAGTTAGCATCGCTTAATTTAGAATTATCATCATTGATATCTAAATATCCTCTAGGACCTTTAATATTAGGCTCTAAAGCTAATTTTCTAGCAACACCAACATTTGCATCCAATTATATTCATATAGAAGTATTAATTCTATATAGCTAATTTAATAGCTTCTATATATTACTATATAGTTTAGACTATATCTTCATCCTTTATTAAAGGAGCTCTCCATTAGTATTCATTTAAATACTTTAGTCGTTGAACCTTACCAATATATAATTGGTCTTGGCTTCTGATTATCTATAAATAGATTTCCCAGAAATTAAGAGAGATTCATGTAATATATTACTATATTACTCACCCAATTGCTTTTAGGTGACGATGACATTCCTATAATACCCATCATTGTAGGATCATAAGAACGTTTGTCTAATGTATATGCTCTATCCAAATTCATACCATTTACACCTTTTGTAGAAATAGTACGTAATTTTTCAGATTCATATATAGGATTAAGGGTAGAAAATTCTTCAACAGTATTTGTCATAAGAATTTTCTTAATAATTGCATCTTTAGGGATAGAAATCTTTGTAGGATTCTTTGCATTTGCAGTTACTCTATAAGCAGCATAAGCATCTGCTAATTCTCTATGAATAATAGCATTAATGATTTCATTAGATCTTACTCTGTAAAGATTCATATTATTTTCAATGATATAAGAGTTATCTGCTAATAAAGCATTAGCAAAAAGTAATACAGATACAAAATCTGTAGGATAATCCAAATCATTTAATACTTCTTTAGTGATAGGATCAATCATAAATTCATAGAAAGAATCAAATGCATTAGAAAGATTTCTAGCATGATACATAGCGTCAAATAATTCAAGATAAATATCTTTACTATCTAATTCTTCATATTTAAAAGATTTAGTAGGAATTATTTGTAATCCACTCATTAATAATGAATTTTCTAATGGATACATATCAAATACTAAATATCCATCTTCAAACTGAATACTATTTTGTTTATCAGTTAATTTAGGTCTCTTATCTGTGAAGTAATGATTAATATTACCTTTTTTCATAACAGTTGTTAAGCCTTCACAGTAACCTAAAAGTAAAACTAAAGGTACATCTTTAGCCATGATTGTAGCTCTAGAGAAAATATATTTCTTAGTGCTAACATTTACATCATCATAAATTTCTTGTAATTTAGGTCCACAAGTTTGGACAATAAAATCAATAAATTCTACACCATTAATCTTTTCATCTTCATATGTTAAAATAATAGGTTCATTATTACTATAAAAACCTACACACATCTGATCATTAGTTAATGGCTTTCTTAATCTACTCTGAACTATATTCTGATCAAATATAAATTCAGCTTTACTACATTTAACGGAAATATAACTTTTTGAAAGTTCATCATACTCTAATGTAGTTTTGTAATTATTGTTTATCTTTGAAGCATCACCATTTTGTACCTTGATTCCTAGTACATTGGAAGCGATAGCTTTTTTAAATTTTTCAATTTTGGGTGACATGTTGACACCATGTCGACGGATGAAAATTTTATTGTAATTCGAACAAACCTGTACTTCAGATTCACCAGTTTTTACGATAGGTTTCATAAATAACTGCTTAGTAATAATTTTCTTACTACCATTTAAATATAAGAACTTATCATCAACAAATTTAGGTACATCAAAAGTTAAGTTATGTCTAATTCTATTTTCATCTTCTAATACTACTTTATAAGTATCTTTATAATTTAATTCATCACTACTATCTTCAATTTTAATATCTTTAATATATACAGGAATAGATTTATCATTTAATGCTGCTAATACATTCATCGTATCGTGTTGCATTACATTATCATTATATTCCTTTTCAAAGTTAGTAAATCTAACATTAGTAACATTAGAATTGGTAGTTGTAACTTTTTTAGATACATCATTTGAAGATAATTTAATAGATGATATACTTTTATCATTTATATAATCATCCACAGTTCTATTATTTACTTTGATCTTTTTTTGTTTTTCTCTTAATTCTTGATCTCGTTTAATAGAGGCTGTAGATTTGCCTGTTTTTTTCTCTCTTATTAAATCGTGCATTGTGCTGAGTAATTCTTCATCTTCATCCAATTTACGATGTAATTTGAGTTCGATTTTTTCAGGATCTAATTCAGGTTCTTCTTCCTGAATTTTATCTAACTCAGAATCAATTTTTTGATTAACGATCATCTTAATATCGTCATTATCATCTCTTTCAGTTTCATCATCAATAAATTGATCCGGGTCAACTAAAGGATTATTTGGATCATCAATGGGTAATGTATTTACTCCAGTAAATCCTAATTTATCATTTAAATCTTTAGATACAACATCTTTGATATCTTGTCTCTGAATGGCATTATCTAACGCTTCATCATCTTCAAAATTCATTACAGGTGTCAATTTACTTAATTCTCTTTTAAATATACTAAGATGATTTTGTTCACAAAGAGAAGGATTCATTCTCATAATCATATTCTTAGAATATAAATAGAAATCTATATTACCTAAAGATTTAAAAATTTCAAAATATTTCCTATAAGATAATAACAAATAGGATACGGGGTTATTTATTTGATTACCATTTTTAAACCAAGACTCTACATCAATAAAAACCATTTTAGTTTTATATTGATTAAATTGAGGATTATTGATTAACACTTTTAAATAATCAAAATACAACTCCATCTTAAGTTTAATATTTATATTTTTCAAATTATCAAAAAAGATATTATTAAATACTTGTAAATCATAATAAACATTACGATTATTTACCAAATCAAATCTATTAGGTGTTTTAATTAAACTAATTTTCTCTTTAATATCTTGACTAATATTTTTAGCTTGTTCACGATAATTGACATATACCATTTTATTGTGAATTTTTTGTTTATATATAGGCTCAATAAAGTAAGTAAGATATTTAGAATTAGTTACTAATAGAGGATGCATGATAAGATTGATAGCATCTTCAGTGTTTAAATTATTACTAAATACAATATTATACATAGATGCTGCATTTGTATCTCTAGGTAAATAAACTTTTTGTCTATATACTCGTAAGTGAGGTATGTTATTTATAACAATCATAAAATTCACCTCTTTATATATTTTTGATTAGAAAAACCTACTATTACACAATTGTTAAATGTGTAAATATGTAGTAAAAAGTAGACTCTCAATATAATAATAAAGATATATACGCTATTTTCAACATATATAATCAGTATTATTATATTGAGAATTTATTTTAATAAGTGTCATACGACAGTCGGGGTGTCTCACTTATTATTGGGCGGTACCAATAATAGATTGACCATAAAAAGTGTTTCATACTATAGAAGGTGGATCTAGGTCGCTTAAAACTCGACTATAGCGTCCTGAAATCGTAACTGGTTATAATCAATAGATATAACCTTGAAGTCATTACTTTTTTGTTTTAGTTATAATTGAAAAATAATAGAAAATAATTTAAAATAAAAAAATAAATTATTTTTAATTACAACTATAACATAAAATTAAAAAAGGTAGAAGGGGCCTTTAGATAAGAAAAGAAAAATTCCGGATTGGGGGATCGGGGAAAGAAAAGAAATAAAAAATTATTATTAATAATATATTAATATAAATATATAAATAATTAATATAATAATTATATAAATAAATAATATATTAATATAAATAATATTATAATAATATATTATTATAATATTAATATAATTATATAAATATATATTATTAATATATTATAATAATATTATATTATTAATAATAGAAAATTTTAAAAATGAGGAAATAAAAATATGAAAAATAAATTATTAGTATTAAAATCTAAAATTAATAATTCTGTAATAGCTATTACAGAATTTAAATATCATATGAAATTATTTATTCTACAAAATGAATATGATAAAAAAGATTATATTCTAAAAGAATATACAGATATATCTAAAGTTAATAAATATTTAATTCAGTATAGTGAAGATTATTATTTAATTGAATATAAAAATTTCATAATTAGAAATAGTGATAAAAAATATATTGATGAATTAATATATCTATCTAAAAATAATATTAAAGAAACTATCAATAATTTAGATTATATTAATTCTAACTATATACTATCTCCTAAAGAACATATTGAAATATCAAATACTATTAATATATTAACTAATAATATAAAAAAGAAGAATATTGATGAATTCATCAATATTCATTATTTAATCAAAAATTTATGTAATAATCATAATATGAAATATGATTTACAGGAATTAAATAATAATTATCAATATAATTTATTAAAAGGAGATTAATATGAAATTTAATAAAGATATTATTGTAATTGATGGAGCTGATGGTGTAGGAAAAACTACACAAATTGGTTTACTAAAAGAAAAATATAAAGAGTTTAAATTTATGAAATTTCCTAATTATAATAGTACAACAGGATTTTTCATAACAAAATATCTTAATGGTGAATTTGAAAATATGTTTAAAGGATTAGAACCTTTAGATAGAATTAATAAAATTAGTATGTTATATACTATGGATCGGAATATATGGTTCTCTAAATATTATGAGCCGTATATTCCATTAATTTGTGATAGATATACAACTAGTAATATTCTACATATGTCTACATTGATTATTCATAATGGTGGTACAATGGAAGATGTATATCATTATATTAATAATATAGAAGATTTAGAATATTCTAAATTAAATATTCCAGAACCGAATTTAGTTATATATTTAGATGCTCCTACTGAACAATTAAAAAAGAATTTAAATGGCACCCAGCAAGTACTGGATATACATGAAGATGAAAGCATTTTCAAAAATATTGAGTCTGTAAAGACTGAAATTATTGAATACTGTGGATGGAAAGTTGTAAATTGTGTTGATGAATCTGGTATGAGGAGCATAGAAAATATTCATAATGATATAGTAAAAATTATTGATAATTACTTTGAAACTAAAAAAATAATGAAATAAAAAAATAATACCGAATAGTCTTAATTGACTATTCGGTATTATTTTTTTATTTCTAAGTATAATAATCTAGTTCACTATAATGATTCATTATTTACTCAACTGGAATTTGATTCATTCTTGGATATTGATACTAAAAAAGAGGTGGTATGATTTATTAATATATTTTCAATGTCGTGGTACTATAAAATCATCTGATTCATTGCCATAATATGTTACTATCAGATTTCTGATTCATTAGAAGAAAATGATATTTTTTGCTTGTCTGGTTTATCATTTTCATAGATTGATACTATATTGATTGATGATTCATTAATATCGCATGATACTTTTTGTGGAACCTGATTCATTAATTATTCCTTAGATACTAACTTTAGCAATGATTTTATTAATTTTTTATAGGGATTGATACAATTATGGTGGATGATTCATTATGTATCCGTGATACTATGAGGTTTCCTGATTCATTAGGAGGAGACGATACTATAATCATCCTCTTGATTCATTTCAGTTCTCAGATACTAAAAATTGACATGATTCATTACACATACTATGATACTAAATCCACAAACTGATTCATTGTTGATTCGTGTTACTATAAACTGCAATGATTCGATTAATTCCACTGATACTATACGATGATATGACTCACTATTATTGTATACTACTTTAAGGAAATTTGATTCAGTTATATCTCCCTGATACAATTAGGTGAACTGATTCATTTGAGCATTTAAGGTACTATCTTTCTTAATGATTCATTAATTTTAATTGATACTATCCCTCCATATGATTCATTTCGGACAATTGATACTATTTTCGTTGATGATTAAATATTATTAAAAAAGTATTTCCGGATTATTCATCCGGAAATACAATTTCTCTATTAGGTGCATGGATAATATGTACATGACCAAGATGATCCTGCACAAAAGGATTAGGAGCTTTTGCTCCTCTATCATATTCATACCAAATTTCAAACAAATGACTCAGGAAAATTTTAACTGCAAATCTTTTAGCCATTGCATTAATATGAGCAGGAGGAAGCTTACCATTACTATACCACTTATAAGCTTCAGTATCCTTACCATATTTCTTTAACTTCAATTCTTCTGCAGCTTTTTCTGCAAATCCACCTGCTTCATTTTTAGCTTCATACCAAGACTTCTTTTCTCTATAAAGATGACCATAAATATCATCTTTATTATTAGAAGTTTTTACAAAGGATTCACCAAGTTTCCAACACAAAACTCTAAATTTAGGATTCCATGTAATTTTTTGTCCAGCAGTTCTAACTTTACGAGAACCATCCCAGCCAGCATAATTCCAAATGGAACCTGCAGTATTACATTTTTTAATATCAATATATGCAAGCATACCTGCAGCAATGACAGGACCAACACCCTTGATACTAAGCATCCATTTTCCGATAGGATGAGATTTTGCATAATAACCAAGGAACTTAGAAATTGTTGTTTCAGTTTCTTTAAACTGGTTTTCAATATATTGAAGATAAACAGGCTGTTCACAATCGATAGTATCAACAGATTTTCCATTCTGAATAGCTTCCTCTTTCATCTTCTTCAATTCTTCTCTAGCAACTGCACTTTTACGATTACCAGTTCTAATACGAATATCTTGCATATCGTAATATACTTCAATTGCATTACGAATTTCATCATCTTTAATAGGATGCTTTTTAATATCCTTAATAGTCATATTAGCCACATCAAATAAAGGCTCAACCTTATTCTCAATGGTCTTATCCATATCATTCTTGTTGGGGGTCTTCTTAGCTGCACACATAAACAAAAATTTCCTTTCTTTTTTGGTTGTTACAATTTTATATATTTGCTTGGATTCATTTAAATAATATATATTTATTATTTATTTTGATTTTATTACTAAGTAAACTTTATAATAATATGAATTTATGAAAGGAGAATAATTTGATGGCAATTACATCTTTATTAGATATTACACCAACTTTAAAGGACTCAGTTAGTAGCATAACTGATAAATTTAATGATGAAGTTATTCCTAAAATAGAAAAAATTTCAGGCACTGTCAATGAAATAAATTGGACATTTAATGACCAAATCAAACCTACTGTAAATGATAATAAAAATAAAATTAATGAAATTGATACTTTAATAAAAGAAGAAATTTTACCAATTACTACAGATTTTATAGAATTATACGAGGTTATTATTATTCGTATCTTATTATCTAAATTTGTTATGTTCTTAAATCATATCTTTAAATGGTACTCCTATCTAATTATAGAAATTGATGATGATTCAAATGAAATAACTCATATTATATCATTATCTGAAACTAATACTAAGAATATATATAATACGAGATATAAAATATTTAAAAATAAATTAAAAGAATTAAAAAAAGAATATAATATTAGTTATAATGACTTAGTTAATATAACTATACTATATACTAAATCTATACTTAGAAAATAAAAAAAGGAGACAAACAATCATGAATACTACTTATTATATTAAAAATTTTCAATTTGATAATATGGAAAAGATTAATGATTATCTTAGACGTTATTCTGACAAATATTTTAATTTTAATGAGTTACAGAATTTATTAATGGCTGAAAATGTTTCATTTGTGTTATCTGGTATTAATAGACTCCAGAGTACATTAATTTGTGAAGCAGGATTCTCTTATGTACAGCAATCTCAGAGATATGTCCCTGTTAATAATAAATTTATTAAATTCTTAGATAATACTCCTGAAGAATTAATTATTGAAGGTTCTACATTGGTAAATAAATCCATTAATTTATATAATAAAATGACTGAATTAGTTAATCCTAATAAAAAGGGTCGTCCTGCTAAAGAAGATTTTGTTCATGGTATTATGTATGAAGATGGACGATCTGTACTGCCTTTAGCCATGTCTACTCATCTTGTAGTTAGCATGAGTGCAGATAAGTTAATTGATCTATTTATTTTATTTACTAAATATCCTTTAATTTTTAAATCTCTTCAGGAAGATATGGAAAAATTGATTCCTTTTAAACTGTATCATAATTTAACTGTAGCTGCATATTATAATACTCAGACTGATAATCGTATTAATGACAATTATTTTAAAGAAAATATTAAGGATCTTTCTCTGATTAATCCTATTTATATGCTTAATTCTATGAATAATGTAGCAGTAGCTGCATTAGCAAGTCAGAATGAAGCTTCTCCTGATGAAGTTTATAATTCTTGGGGTCCTGATACTGAAGCTAATGATTTAAAGATCTGTAGAAATGTGTTAGGATATGGTCATCATGGTATCAATGAACATTCCAGAACTAAATTTGCGATGACTTGTTCTTTAGCAGCATATCATCAAGTTATTAGACATAGACTTCAGAATATTAGAAGAGAAGCTTTAAAAGATTTAGTCTGTGGTAAGGATAGAGAATATGTTATCCCTAAGTCCATTATTTATAATGATCAATTCTTAACTGAATTCCATGCTTTAATTGATGAGTATGAAGATTTTTATGCTAAGTATAATAAAAAATATGATATTCAGTTCTTAATGCAATTTATGTTAAATGCCGCAGCTATTAGATTTGTTGTATCCTCTAATATTAGAAATGATAATAATATTTTTAAGGATAGACTTTGTTATACTGCACAGGAAGAAATTCGTGAACTGTACTTAAAGAAATTTAAGATTCTACATAATACATATCCTCATTTAGTTAAAAAATATGCTATTCCTCCTTGTGTTACAACTGGTAAATGTAAGGAAGGTAAGTTAACTTGTGGACATATGGCTGAAGTTAAGGAGCAATATAAAGATTATATTTAAATTTTCATTATAATAAAAAAATAAATGGGTATGAGGATTTTCTCCTCATACCCATAATTATTTATCCATTAAGAATTTCTTCAGTAAGCTTATGTGCGTACTTATCAATATTCTCAAAAGAGTCTAATTGAAATACATTACAGCTAATTTTATTAACTAGTTCTCCTGTATTCATATCATACTCCATAATTCGAATTTGTCCTGAGAGTTTATCGATACGAAGATTTCTTTGTAATTTGAGTTCATTATCTTCATAGACTAATGAAATACCATCAGTTTTAAGTTCAATCATGTTTCTTCTCCTCCTTAAATTCATCCTGAGGAATAGTGATTTCAGAATCATCATCACCATTCATCAAACGATATTTTGCCTGCTCAAAGCTTTCAAAACTTTCTCCAGCAGGAGTCATATGGTCAACAATCCACTGTTGAACAATACTTGCTGTAGTACGTTTCATATCATTTTCAATTTTTGCTCTCTTTTTATTATCTTTAGGTACTCCATATTTAATATATACAACTTCCCATTCATCACGATCAATTGTTTTAGCAATAAACTGAGTACCTTTAAAGAATTTGTCTTTATCTTCAGGAAGATTAAAGATATAATATACATATCTATCTTTCCAAAGTTCTTTGAGAACTTCCATGTCTTTAACAATCTCATTATCTTTATTGTTAAAGATATCAAAAAAGCTTTTAATACCAACTAATACCGGAATCACTCTATGTATGATTTTTCTCATTAGTAAAAGACTATCTTTAACTAATTTCATTTCAAGTTGGATAATAATAAAATCTGTCTCTACATCTCTGATAACTTTAATACTATGGGATTTCCGTTTCCGGTTTTTGAACCTGTGTTTAAAATATTTATAATCTTCAGATAAAATACCAACTGTCTTGAGTTCTTTGATTATTGCGTTTAATAATGCAACAATCCATTCCATGAATTCTTTTTGGATTTTGAGTGTTAACATATGCGTATTCCTTTCTAGTTTGTATATTGAGAGTTATTCTTTCTCTCTTATCTTAATAATATATATTTGAGTATATTAATTTTACGAATTTTCTATGTTCCTACAAATGGTTAAACTTCTTTATAAATATATATTATTAATATGAGGTGATTATGTAATGGATAAACTTGATAAAGAGTTAGCTATAGAAAAATTCACTAAAACTATGAGAGGATCTTTAAATGATATTGAAAAATTAATATCATTCTTAAATATTGAAGATACTAAGCATAAGAAACTATTAGAAGAATCAATTAAAATGATTGATAAAAAACTTAATAAAGTTGAAAAATGTGATAGTATTGAAGAAACTAAAAAGTATATAAAAGTTAAAAAGGTGATTAAAAAATATGGAGAATAAGGAACCTAAACATGTATATATTTTTGGTAACAAATCATTAGGATTTCATGGCCATACTTATTATAAAGATGAAGCTAAGAAAATTTTAAAAGCTAGAAAAGGTCTTAAAGTAAAGAAAATTAAAAATGATAAGTATTGTAAAGCTGTTTTATCAGTTAATACTGAATTTATAAATTATTATGAAGGAACTTATGTGACTTGTGATGAAGAAGAATATTTTTTAGAATCTTTTCAACAATTTCAACAAGATGTATTAAAGCAAATTGATACATTAATAGATAATATTAAATTCTTTAAATTAACAGAAGAAGAAAAATACCTTATGAAATATCTTATAGATTATTTACTTGATTATCAAGATTATATGTTGCGTGGTCAATATGAAGATGGGGGAGAAGCTTATGAATCTTTATTTAATAATAGTGAAGCAATGAGATGGTTCGTTGCTAATGTATTAGATCCATAATGAAATATTATATTATATTTAAAGATAACCACTTCATAGGATACACCACAGATAAAAATCTATTAGATAATTTTCTTAATAATCGTAAAGGAAAATATAAGGTAAAGAAACTTAATGAGGATGAAATACCTGATGAAATAAGAAATTCATTTGAATTTAGTAATTATGAATTAGTAGAATATTGTGATTATTATACTACTAATGATGCTGTAATATTTAACTATGAATATATTGATATGGAAGAATATATGAGTAGAGATTGTTTAGCATTACAACATCTACTAAAGTTTGTATTACAAAATTTAAATCTTATGAATTTTAATGATGAAGATAGAAAAATTATTCAATACAGTTTTTATAAATTATATGATGATCTGAATGCTATAACAGATAGTAATGAGGTTATATATGATGAGATAATTAATATTAATAAATATCTGTATGATAGATATTTACCAAATAGAAAAGATACTAAGGATATAATCGAAAATTCCACTTTACAAGATTGGTAACATAAATGTAATAAAGAATTGTGAGGTGGTAATCGTTGAGAGTACCAAAGGTTGAGAATTATAGTAATGAGAAGTTATTTGAAGTATTAAATATTTCAAATGTACCTAAAGTACAAATGGAATATATTGTCATGTCAGATAAAGATAAGATTAGATTGATAAAACATATTGAGTCTATTGTTAGAAAATCTATTGAGTATAAGGATTATATTAAATTCTTAAAAGAACACATCGACATGACAGAATGTACATTCTTTGAAAAAGTAACTAATAAGAATCCTAATTCTGGAATTTCCATTGAGATTCATCATGAACCTATGGATTTATTCACTATTGTACAAACTGTAGTTGACAAATGGATTGATTTGGATATGGATGTTAATCCTTTACTTATTGCTGAAGAAGTGATGGAATTACACTATAAAAATCAAGTTGGTTTAGTACCTTTATCTGCTACAGTACATCAGTTATATCATGATGGAAAAATATTTATTCCATTACAGAATGTGTATGGTAATTATTTATCTTTCATCGAAGAATATGGTACTTATATAAGTGATAGTACACAGAATATTCTTCAGACTAAATTAAGAATGTCTAAAGAAATTATTAATCCTGACACATCTATACTTGAAAAGAAATATGTATATTTGAATGTGGATGGATTCAATTTACCTCAAGTGATTGAGCAATAAAAAAATAAATACAAGATATAAGTTTTAAAACTTATATCTTGTATTTTTAATGTAAAAAAGGAGAATTAATGTGGGAAATCATAGATATTATAGAATATGTGTAAATGGTAAAAAAGACCATTCTACAGGAGGTTATACAGCTCAATATATACGAGAAAATATATTAAATGATAATTTTGATCCTATTAAGTATATAACTCATAATAATTATGATATTAATAATATTTTTAATATTTCATTTGTTAGTATAAAAACTTCTAATGATAGAACTACAAAAAATATTGAGGATATTATCATCTTTACTTATGAGAATGGTATAAAGTTGAATAATATTAAATTCTGTATGATTCATTATTCTACTCGATTAGCTGATGAATTTTGTAATAATGTTATTAATTTGAAATCAATACTTTCCAATAATATTATATCATTCGATGACACACATATAACACAACCAATAAAAACAGGATTACATGGTGAGTATGTGTATAAGTTTAAAGGATGGAAAACTAAATGATAAATATAAACTTATTTACAGATGGTGGAAGTTTTAAGAAAGGAAAAGTGGCAGTCTCTACAGGACGGATGTATGTGGATAGAAAGAAGGTATTAACTTATGAAAAAGTAATATTATGGAAATCGAGTACATTTGCTGAACTATTTGCTATTAATAAAATACTTTCACGAGCATATGGTTATTGTGTGCAGAAAAATATATTAGATGATGATTTTCATATCAGTATCTATACAGATTCATTAACATCTATAAGTATTATATTATCAGATAAGAACTGTGTAGATGATACATTCAGTAATACAATTATTAATGAGATTAAAGATACTATTAGTAAATTTAATAATAAAGTATCTTTTTATCATATTAAATCTCATGTATCAGGTCATAAATTAAGAGAAGCTCATAATGAATTCTGTAAAAGAAATAATGTAGAAATCTCATTCGATGACTTTTTATTCATTTATCAACAAAATAAAAAGTGTGATAATATAGTTTCTAAAGAATATAAAAAGTATAATAAACAATTAAAAATAAAAGAATCATTGATTAAATCGAAAAATATCGATTATGAAAATCAAATACTTTTATAATTATATATTATATCAGTATAGTCAAGAAACTATAATATTAAAATTTAAGTAGGTGACATCATTGATTAATATTAACGTGACTCCGGCTAGAAATAATTTTGTTAAACGAGATTCTCGTTTGATGGAAGTATATGTTTTAGACTATGGTGATAATTATCATCGAGGTGATAATGAACCAAGTACGGAGTTTGAAAGGGAAGTTCGTAACATTAAAGCAAGATATAGAGATATTAATAAATATTATTATGCTATGTCATTATATAAAGAATATATGGAATATCTTGCTGAAAAACATGGAGGTATGGATCTTTTTAAGCTTAAGAAAAAGAGAGGTCTTATCGAAGACTATGTTCCTCCGAAGCCTAGAATTAAAAATACTAAAGAATTAAAGTTCTTAAAGAAGCATAATATTATTGTAAGTAATACCGGTAGATATTTAATTGATGATGATAAATTTGATGAATATCTTGAAGAGAATTATTATAGTCCTAATTCTAAAGGAGAAGATACTATAGTAAAACAATCTAAAGATAAAATTGTTGAAGATATCTACTATGATAGTTCTTCTAATACTAAGATGAAAAATATTAAGTCTCAAAGTTTTAAAGACGACTTTGATTATCTTGATAACTATTTTAGAAATAAAAACTTTAATTCTAAGAAAGATAAAAAGAAAAAGAAGAAGAAAAATAAAGATAATAATAAGGTTCTAATTAGTGAACTTATGAGAGCTGATTATGACCAATATTATTATGGTAAGGATGAATATATGGAGGATAGTGATACTGGATATGCTGTATATAATAATATGATGCTATCTACAGGCACTATGAAAGAACTTGATATTTATCATAAGTTGAATGATCTTGGTTGGAATTCTTATAAACTTATGAAGAAGAACTCTTATAGTAAACGTGTTGCCAGTGTATTTAAACCTCCTAAGAAGAAAAAGAAAAATAAGAAAAAATCCGCATATAATAAAGATTATGATGGATTGTTAATTGATATTATGACTGATAGTGGATTCGATACAGACGATATGGATTCATTCGCAGAATTTCAGAAAGAGATGTTAAATATGACATCTGCAAATGTTTTTAAATAAAATTAGAAAGTGTGATATTAACATGAGTGAAGTTAGAAGTAGAATCTTACAATTTATGAATGAAGATCTATTAGTTAGATTAAACTCTATTGCATTAGATGTATTGATTCCAGATAATAATACAAAAATGAATTTGTATATTGCAGCTCTTGAAGAACATAATATCCCATATCAGGAATTAGGTCCAGGCACAAACCGTGGAGCCTTTCTTATTGATGGTTATGTATTTAAGATTGCATTTGATAAAGCTGGTATGAATGATAATTTTTCTGAATTATCATTATCTCAACAGTTACAACCATTTGTAACTAAATGTTATGAATGTAGTGGTAATGGATTGATTGCTGTACAAGAATATGTGACGGTAATATCCAAAGAAGAATTTAACAATAGTAAAGAGGAAGTGCGTCAAATTCTTTCTCATCTTGCTGAAAGTTATCTTCTTGGTGATGTTGGAAGTGTAACTAAAAACTTTATGAATTGGGGATATCGAGAAGATGGATCTCTTGTTATTCTTGATTATGCTTATATTTATAGAGTGATTGGTGATGAATTACTTTGTGGTGGTATTAATCCAGATGATACATTTTGTCAGTATCCTCTTGATTATGATATCAATTTCCATAAGTTAATTTGCCCTAAATGTCGAAAAGAATATACTTTCCATGAAATTAGAAGACGAATCAGTCAAGAGTATGAAGAAAAAGAAAGAGAAATGATTAAAAATATTGCATATAAGGTTACACAACCTTCACAAAAAATTAATAAGAATATTGACACAACTATTGTGAAAGAAAATAATGAAGGAGACAATATTATGAGTAAACATAAATATGAATATTTAGAAGAAAATAATATTAATGAAGAAGCCCTCTATGAGGATGCTATTGAATTTATGAGAAAAGGTACTCCTGTAGTTGAGGAGAAAGATACTGAATCTCATGATGTTATCGTTGATGATAATGAAGCTGTTGATGAAGCAGCTGATGCTATTGTAAATGCTTCTGATGAAATTGTTATTAATGAAGTTGAATCTGAAGAAGAATCGGATGAGAATATTATTAATATCATTAATGATGTATTTGAAGAAGCAATTAATGAATTTGAAAATGAAGAGCTAATTGATGCTGATAATGAAACTATTTCTGAAACAGTTGAAGTAGAAGAAGCATACGAAGATGCTATTGAAGAGTTATCTTCTGAATATCATTCAAATTCTATAATGGATGTAGTTGAACCTGAAAATGGTAATATGACTACTGCTAATATTCTTGAAGGTCTCGACGTTACGTCAATGACTACTGTAACTAAGATTGAAACTGCTTCTAATGATACTGTAACCATTGAATCTAATGATACTGTAATTCTTACTACTCCTGATAATGTAGATAAGATGCGTGAAATGCTTGTTGCTGATCTTAATGAGAAGTATGAAGAATATGATGATATGTTTGGTCAGCATAATGGTTTCCATAAGATTCCTAAGAAGAAGAGAGATTTTAATTAATATAATATTAAACTTATTAAAGGAAGTGTTTTATTAATGGCTTGTATTATTAGAATGAGATCTGATGAATTTCTCGATAAATTTATTAAGAAGCATGATTATAAGAAATTTAATTTTCTATTAATTTCTGAAGATATTAAGACTACGAATCAGTATAAAAATGTATATGCTATTCCATCTTTAATTCCCCCACCTAATATTATTTCTGATTTTATTCAGGTGGGATATTCCGAGAAATATATTAAAAATTATTTAGATTATATCCAGACTCCTAGAGTCGAAGCAATGATTACAGTTGCCGTTAAACTTGCAATTATAGATAACGCCAATGTCGTCTTGATCTGCTCTAAAGCTGAAGATGAATTTAAATATATTGATATTATTTGTCAGTATATTGAAAATATCTATGGGGTTAAAACTTATAGTTATAAGAAATATAGAAAAGATCCTGAAGCATGTGAAACTATTAATGATAAGGTAAAAAAGAAAGTAGCTAAGGTTCTTGAAAAGAAAATTGGTGAAATCCAAGATATTGATCCTTATAAAATTCCTCATAAAAAAGAAATTCGTGCATTTGTTAAGCCTCTTGGTAAAAAACAAATGACTAAGATGCTTAGAGAACACGGCATTAAGCACAATCCTAAAGATTCTAAGAAAGATCTTAAGAAACTTGTTAGTTTAATGATTGCTGAAGGACGTATTAGAGTTTAAATATATAAGGTACTAGACTTATTTGCCTAGTACCTTATATTTATTAATCAAAAAGTATAATAATATCAATGGAATCACATGAATCAAGGATGCAGATAAATAGTATCATACGGGGATAATGAATCATTGACAAGGATCGCATCATTATATTTAAATGAATCATTGAAGATCATTGTGTCATTTTATTGAAATGAATCAGGGTGGATTATAGTATCATTTGAGTCTAATGAATCATTTGTCATTATAAAGGTATCAGGATAGTTAAATGAATCGTAATTAGCAGATAGTATCCGATGAATACAATGAATCAGGGTGACTGAAATTTGTAACATTTGAGCCTAATGAATCATCTTGAATTTATAGAAACATTGAATGGGAATGAATCGACTATGAATAAAGTATCAAGGAACATGTGAATGAAACATGAACACATAATAGTATCATCAGGTTCTAATGAATCATTACATATAATAGTATCAATGATCTGAACATGAATCATATGACAATAAAAAAGTATCAGAATAGATTAATGAATCATGTTATAAAAAAGTATCATATAGGTATCAATGAGCCAGAGTGACTGACAATATGTATCATTCAAGTCTAGTGAATCGTGTGGGTAAAAGTATCTTGATATGATCAATGAATCATACCATAACAAATAGTATCAATAAATGCTAATGAATCAGTTATTATCATAGTATCAGTTGTTATGAATAAATCAGGATGCAATAAATATCATCATACTTGAGAAATGAATCAGGTATTGTTATTGAATCAGATATTAAAATGAAATACAGATTATCTATATAGATAATCTGTATTTTTTTAAATATATATTATTACTTTAATTAGGAGGTGATAATATGTTATATGAAAAGCATAATTATCTTAATAAAGATATTGAATATTTAATCAATCAGGAAATTACAGAGTATGATATTAAAAGTGCTGGTTTTAATATTTGTAAAAAATACCATTTGCTAGATGATAAGAAAATAAATCATTTAGAATCTTTAGATAAGAAACGTAGACAAATCACATTGGGCTTATATCAACAACATGATCAAGAATTTAAAGAAATTTTAAATTCCAAATTTGTGGAAGTAAGAAAAGAATTTTTTGAAGCAAATGATTTGAAAGATGAAGATGTATTATCAATAAAGAAAGACGCTATAATAACCCTTAGAAAATGTTATAATACAGAATTTGATAATATAATATTTTCTGATAAAAATAATTATTCATCTTATTTTTATATAAATAAATTTGAATTTTATATTAATCCCACAATTATACATGTTAAGGGTATATCTGATGATAAATTAGAATTACATAAAGACTATATGTTAGATTTTCTACATAAAATATTTAGGTTATTTGAAACTAATCCGAATAAGAAATATATTATTGATAATATACGAGAATTTATTTCTTATTATAAAGATAAACGATTACATATAGGATATTATAGAGAATTAAATAAAGATTCTTTATATAAATTAAATAGATCATTTATACACGATTATATAGGATTGCAACATGTAAATTCATTAGAGAATATTGATATTTCTTATAATTATATGAAATACATTATTCCTATAATTAATATTTTATTATAATGAGGAATTTAAAAATGATTAAAAGATGGAAAGTAACAGCCGAAATTTATTGGAGTGCTAACCGTGAAGAAACTGTAATTGTGAAAGCAAATACTCAGAGAAAAGCAGTTCAGTTTGCAAAAGAAAAAATTAAAAAGAAATATCCTGATATTGGTGATATGATCAATATTAGAGATGTTAAAGAAGTATAAAAAATATAACCCAATACGAATTACTTCGTATTGGGTTTATAACTATTAGTATAGTCAATAAATAATGATTGACCAGTTCTTGTTATTTTTTTTATTAAATAGTCATGTGAATAGTATTTTAAACATTCTGTCATTACATTATTAGATATAGAATTAATGACTTCCTTTACGAATAAAGTTATTTCATCATCCATATTAGGGATCATGGTTAAATCACGTAATCTATAATTAATGAAATATTTATTTTTCCATATATCATTAGTAATATAATCGACTATTTCATTACATTCTTTAAATGATAAAGAAATAGTATTAACATTATGTAATTTTGTTCTAGTCATACTTAGATCATTTTCTAAACTAGAAATTTTATTTTTATATGTATTTTTAGTATAATTATATACATATAAAAAAAATCCTAAAATAAATAAAACACACGATACCATTACACAAATTAAAATTAAACTATCCATTATGTCAACTCCATTTTTTAATATTTTCTCTTAATGTAAGAGTTCCTTTATCGAAACTATCGTATTTCTCACATGTTTTAATATAATTATTAATTTTTTCAATTTGTTCATTAGAGATACCATCTCTATATTTAGATAAGAATCTATTTAAATCACCAAACGCGTGTTTGGTATTTAAAAAGATATTATTATCATGTACTTCTTCATGTACAGTTTTAGATAACATGACAATTTGTACATTATTATTAAAATGCTCTTCTAACATTCTGTTAGCTAAACTAAAAGTTGTAATTTTTTTATTATTATATAATGACCAGTCAATTAATATTGTAATATAATCAAATAAAGTTAATATAGGTCCATGATGCATTTCAATTTCAACTTTAGATTCTTCATCGTCTTGTTTAATATTAGATAATACTTGGCAGAAATTTAATCCAATATCATTTTTAATATATGCTATATATCTAGAGTAATATTTAGATGTACGAACTAAACTCTCTACTGCTTTTACATAACCTACAAAATTATCTAAATTTGCAAAATAATCTGTATCTTTATAAAAAGGTAAAGTATAGAGGCTAGTATCACTATCTATTGTAGGATATGTATTGACCTTTTTGTAGTCAATATTAGGTAAATTCATCATATGTATCACACCTCATCCGTAGTATTTTAACTTTTTTTGTAAAATACATATTATTAATATATTAAATTATTGTTTTACAGTAGAAAAATCACTCATAAGAGGTAGGTGCTAGAGAATTATGATAATGAATACTATTGTAAAAGATATAAAAACTCTTGTGAATAATAGCACTATTAAGATAGATAGTGTTGCAAAACAGTATGAGACATTAGAATCTATTAGTGATTCTGATAGATATATTTCAGCAGTGCAGAAAACTGATAGATTTGATTTATATAGTACATTTGATATTGATGCTGTTGGAGAAGCTTTTACTAGTGAAACTGGACAATTGTTAATTGATGAAGAATTACAATTTCAATATGCAAATAATCCTCATCTTATCCCAGAGCAATACAAAGATAAAGTATTAAATAAACAACGAGAATATATTATTAGGGATTATGTAGAAATAAATGACTATTACAGAATGTTACATGGTTTACCAAATATTAAAACTGATGAGAGTGAATTCATCAGATTAACTGATGATCAATTATCTCGCTCAGGTATTATAAATTATGATTATATCCATACATTCTCTAATGATGAAATTTATAAAGTTGAAGAATCTGGAGTATTAAATGAAATAATATCTCAATATCCTCAATATAAATATTTAAATTATTTAGGTAAGAATAAAATTGATATTGTAACTGCTAGAATTACTAATAATTTTGGTATATTAAAAATTAATAATGAATCTATTCCTGATTATTTTTATAATAAATTTTTACAGATATATGAAGAATCTCGTCAATATTTTATGACAGTTATTTATATTCAAAGTTATAGTAATAGTTATAAATTATATGATAATTTTATTGGTTTATGTATCATGTTTATGACTATTCAAAGAATAGTTTCTAGTATATTTAAATTTGGTATTGAAAGAGAATTTTATGATTGGTCATTCATACAAAATTTATATAAGACTTATAATGTACCTTTCATCAATACTCTACCCATTGAATATCATATTATAATTATTAAAAATCTTAATCATTTATTACGTTATAAATCCACAGACAAAGTTTTATTTGATATTGCATCATTATTAGGATATGAACGAATTAAAATATTTAAATATTATTTAGTTAAAAAACATAAATTGAATGAGAATGAAGAACCTATCTTTTTTTATAAATATAAAAAAGATGAAGATGGTTTTTTTGTATTTGATGATAATGGTAAACCAGTTATGGTTGAAGATATAGAACGCATGTATGACATATATTTTCAAAAAGTTGATATTAATACAGATAATTTACCTGCAGCTCTCCAGGATACATCAAACAGTTTACCGTATAATGAAACTATAATAGATGATCCATATTGGTATGAAGATGCTAATTTAACAGAAATGAAATATAATGAAATATATAACTATGTCGAAACGAAATATATGAGTTTAAATTTAATGTATAAAATGAGTGAAATGTTATTTGAATTAACATATGGATTTAGAATGATAATAGATAAAAAAGATGAAATAGAAAATATAATGGTCACGTTACCTAAAATATACTTAGATACAGATTTTAAATTATTTGATGTGGTTATTTTTATGATCGCATTGATGTGTAAACTACATGGTTTTAAAGATGGATTAATTACTACTCCATCTAAAATTTCCCATATTTATGGATTTAATTTTGATCAAAATACTATTGATGAAATAAAATCAATTATATTAGATAATAAAAAGATAATTGATCAAGATTTGTTAAATTATTTTAATAATTTAACAATCAATGAAGCTGATGATGTTAATAATTTATTTATTAAAATTAGAGAATATAATAATTTAATTATAGATAAAATGAGATCTACTAATAATATTGATCAATATAGATTATATAAAAAAATATTTACGATATCAATGGTATCTGAAACTCAAACTGATATGTTCAAAATATCATATCATGATAAAAATACTGGTATTATTGAAGAAACACCTGCAAAAACATATTCAGAATATCTAGAATATAAATCACCGATATTAGCTCAGATTTTAAAAGATACTACAGTAGAAAATATACCTGCTATGATGAATCATTTAATTTCTGTTATTAATGATGTCATAGAATCTATGAAGTATTTATTCATTATTAATGATAATAACAATCCTGTATTTACAGCATTAGTATCTTTAATAAACTTTTTTAAATCCTATACTGTTGATATTCATAGTTTAAATGTTATATATTTATTTGATAGCAAATACTATAATTTATTAAAATTTGTTGAAGATATTCATTTAATAAAAGCAAATATTGATATTGATGGATCACTTGACCAACTATATACTGATGATATTTGTAGTATTGGTGTTCATTTAGGTGATTATAAAGATAAATATAAATTAAAAGATATATATGAATCGTATATGAGTATGCTATTACGTGATAAATCTAAAGATATATTTATGAAAGATAAAATTAATGACATGTCTAAACATATTGAATATAGAGGTAGTTTAGATCATCAATATAATACTGATCTATTAATTAATCATACTAGTTTGAAGCATAAAGATAAATATAAAATGAGAGATGATATAGTATTAACTTGGGAAAGTTAATAATCTATATCTATGAAAACATTAATGTAAGAAATTACTTAGAAAGGATTAATATGATATGAATACATTAAATCTTAGAGATAATTTAAATAATAAAGATTCTGTGTCATTTTCTAATAAACGTAGTCCGTTTGTTAGAACTAAGATTGTTGCAGGTTATGATCCTTATAAAGATAAAAATGGTGTAACTCAGTTTGGTGAAACTGTTTTTGAAACTGAGAATATGATTGTTCTTGGTGGTTCTTTATTTACTCTTGAAAAAGTATTCGGTCTTAATTCTCCTATTGCTATTAGAGATTTGAGAGATGTGATGACTTTACCTTCTAAAGATACTCCTGTTACTAATAATAAAGATACTTATGTGTGTTTATTTGGTGTAGGAACTGGTGGTGCAGGTGAAAGTATTACTGATGTTAAGGATGTAGAATACTATGAAGATACTATTTATGACATGATTCCTTTCCGTCAGACCGAAAATGAACTTACTCCTGAGGAAACTGCTAAGTACTGGTTTAAGAAGCCTGTCACTATTAATATTGATGGTGGTCAGATTCATAAAACTGCATACTATTTAAAGAGATTTGAAACTGTTCCTGAAATTCATGTTCTTTGGAGAGATGCTGAAGGTGATGAGGATGGTTCTGAAGTCGGTGATAATGTTCATGAAACCCCTTCTACTAATACCACTCCTATTGAAACTTTCATTGAGTTGACTTTAAAAATTACTAAGAAGGATGCTAGAGAATTCTTTGATGATAATGGTAACATTGAAGCTACTCGTATTAATAGTATTGGTTTATTTACTGGTGTTCGTAATGAAGGTGATGATGATTACCAACAAATCAAGTTATTCTCTAAATTAAATATTAATAATGAGATCTTAGTTTTAGCCAAAGACCTTACTATTTCTTATAGAATTTATACTTCTTAATATATAATAAAAATTATAATAAGAGATACGATATATAATTCGTATCTCTTATTTCATTTATAAGGAAGTGATTTTATATGGTAGTTTTAAAAGAAGAATATAAACAGATGTTATTAAAAATGAAACCTGATGATATTACTTCAGATTTTGTTTTTGAATATTTGGCAGATACATCTAAAAAAGTAAATGGTAAATTAGTTCAAGTTCCTAGTAAAATTAAAACATATGATACATTTACTTTAAAAAAAGGTGAATATTTTAATACAGAAACTATCACTACTAATGTAGGATTATTTATATTTAATAAATTTCTTATTGAAGAATCATTTAGTAAAGTAGTTGGTTATATTAATACTCCTGTTAATGCTAAAATACAGAAAAATATTGAAGCTAAAATTAGCCAGGCTTTATTAGATGATATCATTACTGTAGAAGAAATGGTTAAATATTTAAATAAATTACAATGGTTATCTAAAGAATTTAATGCTGTTTTTTCTGGTTCTTTTACAATGAAAACTTTAAAACCTGTTCCTAAGGTTATGAAACACAAAGAAAAACTTGTAAAAGAAAATAAAGAAGCATTAGATAAAGGTGATATTGCTGTAGCAGTTAATATTGAAAAAGAGTTATTAGATATGGCACGAGAAGAGTTAAAAGGTGATCCTGGAATGGATTTATATAACTCAGGGGCTCGTGGTTCTTTTGATAATAACTATAAAAATATAGCTGTTATTAAAGGACCTGTATATAATCCTGTTACAGATAAATATGACTTTGTTTCTTCTAACTTTATGGAAGGAATTAAAAAGGAAGAAATTCCTATTGTAGCTAATAGTATTCCCGCTGGAGCATATCCGAAAGCAGTCGGAACACAAACCGGAGGCTACTACAACAAACAGATTTCCGCAGCATTTCAAGGTGTTGTTTTAGATAAACAAGGATCTGATTGTGGTACTAAATTAACTCTTGAAGTATTACTTACTGATTCTAATAAATCTCAATTCTTACATAGATATATTGTATCTGGTAGTAATTTAATTTTATTAGATAGTAATAATATTGATAAGTATATTAATAAAAAAGTAAAATTTAGATCACCTATGTTCTGTAAAGGTGATAAATTATGTAGTAAGTGTGCAGGTATTCTTTATTATAAATTAGGTATTGAGAATATAGGTTTAACTGCTACCAAATTGGCTGGTACATTATTGAATCTTAATATGAAAAAATTCCATAATAGTACAGCTAATATTAAAAAGATTGATCTTAATGAAATTGACTTATAATTATAAGAGAGTATAGGAAATCCCTATACTCTCTATTTTTTATTATATTTTTTAAATATATATTATTACCTTGACATAAATATAATAAAATATTTTTAAAAAGAGGAGAAATGTTTATGTTCGGATTAGTTAGTGAAATTAAATATAATCAACTTGATAAAAAATATGCATCGACTCAAAAAGAGTTAGATGATATTAAAAAGAATTGTGTAATGGTAAGAAAGTCTGATATGGATGTTTTAATGGCGGATATGAAAAAACTTGAAGAAGATAATAGAATGCTTCTTAAAAGATTAGAAGAATATGAAAATGTTATAGATAAAATGCGTAGATTATCTAATACACCTCTATATACCAGTACAGAATATAAAGGTTTAGATACTGATGCATATTGGGTTACTGAAGAAGGAAAACCTTTAGTGTGTAGTAAATGTGGATATAGTTTTTGGAATGGTACCGATCAGTATGTGACCCATTGTTCGGGTTGTGGTCGTCGGATGATAAATATTGTACAGGGTAAAATTAATGAGGAGTAATGATTATGTTTGGTTTAGTTAGTAAAAAAGAATATGACATACTTGTAGAGCAGAACAACATGCTTAGTCGTGAAATTTCCCATTATCAACATATTATTCATGAATCTGGATTTTGGTATATTCAAAATTATCATGAGAATTTATATAGATGCTCTAATTGTAATTCTGAATTAACTTTTACTTTGGATAGTATTCCTGCAAAATGTCCTATATGTGAAAAACATATGTATGCATTGAAAAATGATCCCAGACGTATACCTAAAAATCCTGAAGTCGAAGAACTTAAAAAGGAGAATGAAAAACTTAAATTACAAATTTCTAGTATGCAAGTAGATATAAATGGATTAGAAGATTCTAATAGACATTATAGAGATAAGTATCTTGATATTTGTGATGTTATGAGGGAGATCAATAATACCATATCTGATGAGAATGATCAGATTCCTAATAAATGTCCTGATTGTGGAGGTAACATTTTCTATAATTGTATAGGTCATTATGGAATGTGTATAAAATGTGGTAAGAATTATAAAATGAGTAAGATGTGGGAAACTTTAAATCTCAAGAAACCTGAAGTTCCTTGTAATAAATGTAAATATAAGAATAATACTGAGGAGAAATAATTATGCAAGAAGTTACACTCAAAGTTACTAAACGTAAAGCTATTCCATACATCGTCAATTTAAAATGTGAATGTGGAGGTAATTTTAGTAAGTCCATACCTATAGCATATGATTATGAAACTAATACCATTAAACATACCTGTGAGAATTGTGGTAGAGTGATCAATTCTAAATATGAATTCCCATATTCTATGAATTTATCTGATGAACCTGAAGAAGAATATGGTACTTTTAATGTTCTTGAAGGATGTAAAAATACTATCGGACTATAATAAAAATATAAATAAAGAGGAGAAATTAATTATGGCAAAGACTATGAATAACAACACCCCTATTGTAAATACTACTATTACTGAACCCAAGCCTGCAAATACACCTTCTAGTGTACAGTATGCATTATCTATTACCTGTCTTTGTGGTGGTAGATATGTACCTTTGACACATAAAATTGCTGATGTTAATAATGTTTTCTATAGATGTACTAAATGTGGTAGAGATATTAATATAAAGCGCACACCTATAACTAATAAATGAGGTATTCGTTATGTTTGGATTTGTTAGTAAGAAAAAATTCAAATATTGTGAAAGTGAATATATTAGAGTTAATACTGAAAATAATGAGCTTATAAAAGAGAATGAAAAACTTAAAAGATTAATGGAAATTGTAAATGAAGATAATCAAGTTCTTCGTAATGTGAATGATTTTTATCTTAAGAAATATAATGATGCAAAAAATATTATTAGAACTCTTAATAATGAAAATCCTGATAAGATTAAAATTCCTAGTAAGTGTAAAGTGTGTGATGAATTATTAAATTATAATGAAAACTTACATATTGCAGTATGTCCAAATTGTAATCAAACTTTCAAGTAATAGAAGGATAGTATATATGGATAGAAAAGTTATTAATAAAAGTTTTAGTAGTAACAACTACTTCTAAAATTGAATTAGAATATACTTGTGGTGGTATCTTTAATAAGGTTCCTGGAAAAGTTGATAATAAAACTAAACGTCTTATGTATAGATGTAATAGATGCAGAATGAAGTATATCTTGATCCTAATATTACATCTATTTAAATGGAATCTATGTCTAATAGACATATTATTGGTACTAAGTCTGTATATATTGATAAACCTTATACATGTGATTGTGGTGGTATGATATTTTACATTGGCAATAATCCTGGTAGATGTATTAAATGTAATAAAACTTATGAGGTATAATAATGAAATTTACTGAAAAGACAGTATTTAAAACAGCTAGAGCTTGTACTCCTATATATGTTGAATTAGAATGTGTATGTGGAGGTCATTATATTACTAAGGATATTAAAGTAGAAAATAAGTATCTTGCTACATGTGATAAATGTGGAGATGAAATTTATACTTTTGGAGAATATCCCCATATTGATTATCAGCCGTTTGGTAGAGATCCAATATATTCAGAACATGTACGTGCATTTGTTGAAGAAAAGGAAAAAGTAAATGAAATTTAATATTTATACACTTAATGATAATGGTTCTGGAATGAAATATTCTAATAAAGAAGATTTCATGAAAGAAATTGGTTTAATGGTAGATGACTGTACTGCTAATGGCGGTACACAATTTACTATTCATATAGATGCTGATGCAAGTTGTTTTTATAAAGATAATGAGTGATTAAATTAATGGTAACGGATAAGATTATTCGTTACCATTTTATAATTTAAGGAGAATATTTTATGTGTAGTACATGCAATCATACTAAGTATGAAGAATTTGAAATTGAAAATAAGTTTGGTAAAACTAAAAGATTGAGAAATACTCATGATGAATTAGATATTCATTGTGATATGAATGGTAAGAATTTTAAAATCGGTAATTTTTCTATTTTGAGATGTCCTATTTGTGGTAGAGAATTATTTGAAAATCATATGACCACTAGAAAGTGAATTACATATGAGAAAACTAATTAATTATATTCGCTCATGTTTTTGTAAACATGAATGGGAAATGATATTTGATACTGAAATTCATGATCATTATAGTAGAGAAATATATAATATGTTTCATGTAAAAACATATCGTTGTAAAAAGTGTGGCTATTCTAAGAAATATAAGTCTTATTAAAAAGGAAGTATATTCTTATGTTAAAAATTGTATATTGTAAAGATGGTATACCTATTTCTGATTTTAAAGTATATGAAACTGTTGATCGTATGATAGATACATATTTAACAGCTAGACATTCTAGAAGTGTATATATTGGTACAACAACTACTGTTGTACCAATATATAACTATGAATATAGAACTTCCAGTGAGTTATGTCTTTCAGTATTTAGTCTTCGTGTTCTTGAAGAAAAAATTCCTATTAATGAAATTGAGTTTTATCTTGAAGATGAAAAATTGGAGTTTGATAAATATAAAGGTTTAAAAATTCCTAATGGTAAACAATTGGGATTTTTGGGAGAGGTAACTAGACAAGCTGTGAAAATTGGTATTGAAAAGTTGATTAGAGATAAGAAATCGTAAAGTTTATCTGATTAAATATATATTATTTACATAAGATAATATATAGAAAGGGGGTAAACTTATATGAATAAGCATGAGTTGGAAATCATTAATTTTGTTGATACTCTCAGAAATAAAAATATTGATGTTCGATATAATGCAAAATTAATGAATGGTGGCGCATTCATCAAAATTAATCTTAAAAATGGTGAATATGCTGAAGTTATTTGTACGGATCGCACCAACTGGAGATTCATGAACAGTAAGAATTGTACACTATTCGGTAAAGATTATCGACCTGGTACATATATTGTTGATATTTCCGTATTCATCAATGATGTTACTAAATATTTTAATAATGAAGTTGATGATAATCTGCTTTCTCTTACTGCACTCGGTTGGCTGAAATCTGTAAATTATTCTGCAAAGACTCATGAAGAGCGGATGATTTTGATCGATGCTGCAAGAATCGCATATCCGTATTAATTTTGTCACAAAGGGAGGGAGAGTAAAATCTCCCTCTTTAATTTTTTATTTAAAAGAAAGGAAAAAAGTTATATGTCTGTTGTAATGGAGTTGTTGAAACCTGTAGAGGTTGAATGTCTCGGAGAATGTCCTAACAGTATAATCAAAATGATTTGGTCTGATAATAAAAATCATGATCATATTGATTTTTCAGATCTCCGTCTAATTTATAGAAAGGAAAGATTCTGGAATAGAATTGCAAATAAGTTTGAAGGACTTTCCGCTAATTATTGTCCTAATGGATATAGTAAGGGACATATTATCATTCCTGTTGATACAGTCCAGTATGCTCAGGGATATTTCTTTAATGATAGATATTTTAAGAGAAAGTATTGGTATAACGTCTGTAATACCAAGCGTGGAATGATTGATTTCTTTAATAGATATATTGATTATTCTATGGATGGTGCTAGAGAAGCAACTAATAGGTTTATTGATTCCTGGGAAGATGGAATGATTTTCATTTGTAGTTTCTAATGGAGGTATTATTTTATGATGACTGGTATTATTTTATTCTTTATACTTGCATTTCTATCTGTTCCTGTATTTACATTAATAAAGAATAAATATTATGCTCATAGTTGGATAATATCTACTATATATGTAATATTTATCATTGTTTTAGCAATTCTTATAACATTTCTACCTATATTAATTAGTCACTATATTGTTATCGGTGATGCTAAATCCATTTATGTATATGACGAGAGTGGTACATTATATTATGATTCAGATGAAAATATATATTTTTATTCTGAAGTTAGTGAGTGGGAATATCCACATATGGTCAATAGAGTTAATATTGAATATGAACTTGGTAAAAATATTCATAATGCCGCACATCTAATCGAAAATTCTGAATATATATTCAATTCTATGATTGAATAAGGGGGGATTATTTATGGGAAAGAAAACTTTATGGGAGAAGATTTATTCATTCTTTGGGTTTTGGAAATATACTTCAATCACTGATACAGGTAAATACCGAATTTATTATTGGTGTTGTTTTCCCTGGAAGTTCTATAGAAAGTTTGATATTTTCAGAATTAAGGTAAAATAAAGGAGAATTTTTATGAAAATTGTTGAATGGATGAGCGGTATCTGGCATTGTCTCGGACCGTTTCCTGGTACCTTTAATATTTGTGATGAATCTATTAGTTTGATTCAAAATCACAATAATGACTTTATTGTTATGAGAGTAACTAAAGTTATTGATTCGGATTATGGTATTCCTATTAATACTTTTTATTATTCTACGTATGATGAAGCAAAAGCTCAATATGACAAGTTTAAATCTGAATTGGAGTGGCATGTAAAACAAACAGCCGAATCTAATTAAAGAGGTAAAAGTATGTGTGAAAAACTTATTCTTTATTTAGATATACCACCATATATTGGATGTTGTACATACCGAGAAACACTCAATAAAATCAATAATGGTTATGAAGTAGTAAATACAACACAACCTGCTTTTCTTCAGTTTAAATATGCTAAACGTTTATTTGTTAGAGTAAAAGGTGAAGAACATGAAATTACTCTCGGTAAATGTGAAGGAACTGATAAAGAAATTCGTAAAGTTCATAACATTGAAAAGATGTTATTGAATGGAGCTTTTGATTACTTTAGAGGGATTTAAATATGACAAAAGACATTGAAAATTATAATAGTATAGAATGGTTATTTACTTCTAAATTTGAGAAATTGGTATGTCTTGTTACAGTATGCTATAAAAATAAACAGAGATTGCATCTTAATATCGGATTATGTTTAGATTTTGAAACCATGAGTATTGACATTGTGGATGATTTAAATTTTAAACAATGGAATGATTTACAGTGGTTCTTTGCATCTAAGTATAAGAGAGCAATGTATCTCATTAAATTAGCATATTCATGTAAAAGATCATTTGATTTCAATAATGGTATAGTTTTAAACTTTAAAACTATGACTATTGAGGAGCGTTATTAATATGGATTATCGACATATGACCAGACCCCAATTTAAATTTGTTGATCGTTATCATGGATCTGTATGGGATAAGACCATTCAACATATTTATATTAATCGTTATATGGCAACTATTACAGTAATTGATGATCGTGTTCTTACCGGTTATATTGATGGTTTTGATGAACAAACTATATATCTTACAACAAATACTAATCTCGGTAGATCTAGTACAATCTTTCCTAAAGCACATATCACATCTATTAGTTTCTCAGGAGAAAATCTCTTTAGAAATTATGGTGATGAATAAAGAAACTTATTAATAAAGAGGGATAAACTCCCTCTTTATTTTTTTATGAAAGGATGTGTTATTATGATTACTAAAATTATTTTATATATTATTTCAATTATAATTATGATTCGTATTTTATCTAAGAAATGTAAGAAATATTTAATTTTATTATGTGGTGTCATTTTATTATCAATTATTATAATATTAGCATCATCTACAGAAAACGATCTTAATTCACTTGTTGGTGATGCTGAACTTATTGGTACTTATGAAAATCTTGGTACTATATATTATGATGAAAATGATAATATGTATTTTGTTATTAATGTTAATCCCTGGAATTTATTTGAATCATTTAAGAAAACTGATATAGATTATAATTTAGGTGAAATAGCACACATCGCTTCACATATTACAAATGAAATGGAAAATCTTATTGAAAGTTATTATAAATAACTTTTTATTATACTACTAACATATATTTAGGTAGATTTTTCTTTTTTCCTTTCTTTCTTTTGTGTAAGAGAGGTATAAATAATAATTCCAATAAAATTATACCTCTCTTAATATTAAATTTAATTTTTTTATTAACATTCATTTAGAAGGAAAATTTTACCATATTATAAAGGAGATATTAATTTATGAAGAATCTTAAAGTTCTTAAGACTGAAAACCGTATTCATGCTCTTACTCAGAGAGATCCTGTTATTAATAAGAATATTATTAATAAATTGAAGAGAACTTTACGTAATATTAAAAATTAATTATTTATATAACATATATTTATTAGGTATATAGATCTGGTTCCATCAGTAAATAGTTGATGGGTAAAGAGACGGAATATACATATTGTATTAATCTTTTCCATGATCTTTATATATACATTATAAGAGAGTGAAATAGTAATTATCTGGTATATATTCCATTCATTAATGGAGAGTGAAGTACATTAATGATACAGCTTGCCTGGAACCGTTCACTATAATCTAGTAGTAACTCTCTTATAAATTAAATTTAATTATTTATATAACATTTATTTATAGAAGTAAAATAATCTTTTGATTATTTTATATACATATGGGTCTTATAAGTGATTTACATAGCTTGCCTTCCTTTGATTTGTCTGGTTCAGCATCCTTCCAACTCATAGGATATGAAATCATCGCTGGTTAAGTTCAGCAAAGACCCCCTCTTTCTGTTTTCCGGGAAGGGTGAGAGAAAAAAGGAATTCGTTCATAGTAAAAAATATTAAATTAAGAAACATTTTATGATGTCACCGCCATAGATGTCATTTTATCATATGATTTTGCCTGCCTGTCTGCAGTTTGCCGTCAATGACTGCATTCCCGCGCCATTACGTTGATACCTCCATCCCCTGTTTCTTAGTAATCCATACTGTATTTAATATTTTTTGGGTTTCTTTTAATCCCTTCCCGGAAAATTCAAATTATTTTTTGAATATATATTATTGATATAACATATAAGTAAATATAATATTAATTTATGTTTTGTAATACCCCGGGTTGGCGGAATAGGTAGACGCAAGGGACTTAAAATCCCTCGCTGGCGACAGCGTACCAGTTCGAAGCTGGTATCCGGGACCATGAAAATCCCGACTACAGAGGAAAATATAAATCTGTAGTCGGGATATTTTTATTAATTATATAATATGGGTCCATAGCTCAGTTGGTAGAGCAACGCCCTTTTAAGGCGTGGGTCAGCAGTTCGAGCCTGCTTGGACTCACCACTCCATTATATCCCTATACTGGTATGTCCAGTATAGGGATTATTATTTGTCAAATTTTAAGAAAGGAAAATAAAGAATGCTAAATATTGTTATTAATACACCTACAGACAGAGGTATATATACTGATATATATGCTATTGATGAAAGAGATAAATACTATCATCAATTATATCATGCAAGATGTAAGGTATGTGGAACTGAAATAAAAAGTCGTTTAATAGATATTAATCGTAAAAATTCAGTATGTGTACATAAATATATTAAAACATTTATACGAGATTATCGTATAAATAAAATATTTCAAGGAATGAAACGTAGATGCTATGATAAACACGATAAAGCTTATAGAATGTATGGTGCTAAAGGAATAACAATTTGTGATGAATGGTTATATACTCCATATAAATTTGAAGAATGGTCGTTACAAAATGGATATCAAGATGATTTAACAATAGACAGAATAGATTCATCAAAAGGATATTCACCAGATAATTGCAGATGGATTGACTCTGAAACTAATTCTAAATATAAAAAATCCACTAAAGTATTATATGTTAATGGTATGGGATTAAGTATGAGGGATTGGTCTAAAGTTATGGGACATGCCAATCATTATATATCAAAATATAATAAAAAACATGGTGAAAAAGCTACTATTCATTTGATTAGAAAATATATAAGACAACATAAATCATCTTCTGAAAGAATGTTAATGCAATTACATCCTTTTATTCTTAATGAAAAAGATAAATATTATAATATTGATATAAATCATCCTAGTATTGAAACTGAAACTACTCTTGATAAAATTACTGATTATATTAAGAATAATAAAGTTCCTGTAGATGAGAATGGTTATTATAATATTAATATTAAAGTGAATTGATAATATTGAAAGGGAAATAATAAAAAATGGATAATCATAATATTGTATTAGCTAGATTAAGAGCATTGAATATGTTTGCTCGTTATGGTATTTGTACATATGATACATCATATAGAAAGGTTAATAATGATGTTATTATTGGAGATTTTATTAAATATTTAATTAAATTTCAATTAATTATCGGTGATACTAAAAATAATACACTGATATTTAAAATTCCTAAAAATGAAGGTTCTCATATTGATTATTTTATTTTATATGATAATGTAAAAGATAGACTTTTTATGGTTAAAAATAATGACCGTTGTAATAAAATCAAAATTTGTTATAAAAAAGTCGATATGGATAATAATGAAAATACATTATTTTATAGTAATCATGAATTTGAACACATTATTGAATCAATTATTACTAAAGTATTTACATGTAGTCATAGTTAATAACAAATAATTATACATATAACATATAAATATAGGGTTCTAATTTTTAGAACCCAAATTAAAAATAATTAATACTATAACATAATATTAGAGAAGGTATTAAATATTATATACGGGCCTGTAGTTCAGTTGGTTAGAACCCTTGGCTCATAACCGAGTTGTCGCGAGTTCGAAGCTTGCCAGGCCTACCAAAATACATATCATGGTGCATTTCATGCATCACCAAAAAAATCCTTAGTACCAACCAAGGATGGTTCCTTATCTCTGAGCCTCTCCTATGTGAGAGCAATGCAGAAGAATAGAGTCTGGTCTTTCTTAATCCTTCTCCCAGACTCTATTCATTTTTTACATATGGGGTAAATTTTATCCCCGCCCATCAAGTCAAGCGTTTGAATATAGAGACCCTACATATTGTTATATTCAAACAACCCTTACAACCCCATAATAGGATATCCTATTATGGGTCTATATTTAAAATTTTTCATATTGTATAAAGGAGAATAAAATATGGTTTATATTTTAGAGTTATTTATTATAATTAGTATAATTTTTCTTATTACTGGTATTATTTATTTGAAAACTGGTTTATTTAAAGTTTTCTTTCATGATATTTTAGAATGGCATATGCCTAATAATTCTAGACAATATTATGATGGGTGTAATATTCATTGTGTATGTAGACATTGTAAATGTGAAATTATACAAGATAGTCAAGGTAATTGGTTTAGAGCTTAAAGTATAGAGGTTAATAAAATATATGAAGAGAATTGAGAAATTAAAAGAACAGTTTAGTTATTTTAGTGAATCACATCTCATAGAAACATTATGTCCATATGATATTGATAAAGAATTAGAAAATTGTGATAAAGAAACACTTAGACTTAAACATGAACCTCCTGCATTTAAATCAGGTTGTAGAGGAATAACCTGTGAAGAATGTTGGGATAAAGAATTATACTAAAGAGGATATTAAAATGGAAATGTATTGTATTGAAGGTACTGATTATGATGAAAATATTATTGTTATCGGTTATACAACAACAGAAGAAAAAGCTAAAAGAATGGTTGAAGTTATGAGAGAAACCGATAGATTCGATTCTTATTATGAATATAAATATCGTAAAATTTATGTCGATATGTTAATTATTAATGATAAAAAGATTGAATTTTGATTTTATATAAGAGGAAATATATTAATATGGAAAATACTATTGAAGAAATTTATGAAATTCTTATAAATAAAGAATATTGTATAACTGAACATGATGCTGGAAAAATTGAAGGTGATGATTCTCATACCGTATTAGATATTAGTATGTTAAATACTGCTAATGCAATATTTTGGGATGGTTATATATGGAATTTAGTATTCGGACTATATTCACATACATATAAAAAATTTATTGCATGTAATCATGCATCATTAAATGATATTATTAATGATGACAATATCTATTTAATTATAAGTGTAGAAAGTGCAGAAGTTAATAGAAATTGTACTGTTAAATTATCTTATATAAAAAATAAAATTATTGATAAAAGGGTAGAAGGAAATAAATGTATATTTAAATTGAAAACTGTAGGAATCGATAGAAAGAAAGAAGAAGATAATAGTATAAATATTAAAGTTCCTGAATGGTGTAAAATAGGTAAACGAGTGTATTGGAATTCACCACGAATTACAGGAATGGAATGGGTTAGAGAAAGAATCTTAGGATATGGATTAGATGGATTCTTTCATAGTGGTGGTAATACGCCAGTATATTATAGTAAATTTTCAGAATTCGGTAAAACTGTTATGTTAGAAGAACCAGATAAAAATTTATATAGAGGGATGTCGTATTATGAGTATATATGAAAATATGAGCTCACAACCATATAGAGATATTAATAATGATGTAGAATCTGAACCTAAGAAACATACAAGAGAAGCTTTAATGAGGTATATGAATAAAGATAAGAAACGTTCATATACTAAAAAGACTAATTTTACATATGAAGAAATTGCAAAATCTTTAATTATTCTTATGGATAATGGAATTGATCCGGATGATGCTTGTGGAGTATTAACTGCTATAGGACATAGTTTATTAGATATTGAGATTTTTAAGAATATTGATCAATATATATTAGGTGATACAATTACAACTCTTAGATCAAAAGAGGTATAATGATGAAAGTAGATTTATATTATTATGAACAACATGTTCATTTTCAATATATACAACAGATTTTTCCTGATACTGATCATGAATTAAAACCAACTTATATAGGATATATTGAAGTTGAAAAATTTGATCTAGAAGAAATATTTCATTTATGCAATTGGAGTCATTGGTTACCTGAAAAACCTGTAAATTTATATTCTAAAATTAAATCTTGTGGTCATGGGTTAATGATGATTAATCCAGAAAATAATCAAAGATATCTAGCAAAATCTATGGGTTGGTTAATAGGTAATGAAGATACTATAAATAAATATGTGGAAGAAAATAGATATCGATTATATTGGAGATAATAATGTTACTACTTATTGGTGTTAATTGTTATGTTACAATATGTGTATCATTTTTAGATACAACGATTATTAAACCTATATTTCCTAAAACAGATGATGGTGTTATAAAAGTTGATAGTGAACTTATACGAGGTGGAGATTCATATAAATATATTTTAACTGTTAAATTAGATATATCAGAGTATAATCTTCATAAACATAATTTATCAGAATATGTAAAAATAAAAGCTAAGGATCATGAATTGTATAAGGAAAGAATACAATGGTGTGTTAAAGAATATGGTAAAGGTAGAGAATATAACGTATATACATCATTTGATGATCATGATTTAAATTTAAGAGATTATGTATATAAAGATGGAAAAGGTAATATAATATTAAGGAATTATTATGGATAAAAGAGAGATAATAATTATCTCTCTTTTATTTTTTTTCGTTTATTTATATATTATAAATATATATTATTAATATAATAATATGAGAAGGAAAACTCAGTAAACCAAGAAAGGAAAATAAATATGGAATACTATCTGTTAGATGTTAAAAGCATTATTTATGTAAATGGTGCTGAAGTTGCATTTGATTATATCAATACGTATTTCGATCCGAAGAAAGCAGTTGATGAGGCAACTATCCTTTCGTCAAAGGATAATGTGATTTGTGTATCTGTTCATAAGTGGTATGTAAATGAAAAGGGTCGACATACTCATTCCGGCGATATTCTTTATCATTATGAAAAGAAGTTTACAAAATTGACAGATTTGACTAAATGATAATTTAGAGAGGAAAAAACTATGGAAAATCATATCAAGAAGCTTTATGAAGCAACTAAAAATATTGAAATTTTTATCGCCAGTGCATGTGATTGGGTTGACGGTAAAAATGTTCCTTCTCTGGGTATCAGAGATCGAGAAAACAAGGGTTGTGAAATCGATGGTGTTTTCTGGCTCATTGCAGGTACAGTCAGATTAAAGGATACACATAAGCCTGTACAGTATCTCAGTATGCTGAAAGCTGACATTGATAATATCTATATCGATTTACGGGCACAAGCAATTCCTTATGGTGAATGTACTGTAACTGTTGATCTTGGTAAAAGAAAGATTATACATACTGAAATGGGTGAAGATAGAATCTTTGCTCATCTTGAGGTGATGTGATGAATACATATATTGTAACATTGCTACCATATGGTGATAAAATGTTACCATATAAAATTACTGTAACCTCTGATACATCTGATGATGCTATTATCAGAGCAAAACGATTTGTTGCTGAAACTGGATATTGGCCTCGACATCTTAATATTGAAGAAATAATGGATTGTCTTGAAGTTAGTGAAATTACAATTTCAGCAACAAATATTACTTCATCTTTTTAATAAGGAGATAATTAAATGATTAATTGTGTAAATATCGAAACCAAAACTGCTATTTTTGGTTATGGTGGCATTAAAGTGGATGTTTCCGTTTATCGTTTAGGACTTTATGGAATCAGACCTCCTGTCGGTGCTGGAACCCAAATTCTCGATTCTAATGGAGAAAAAATCGGAGATTGGGAATATACTGGAGAACATTTCATCATATGTTTTGGTACATATGATGAAGCTAAATCTGTATATGAGCATCTCGAAGAAATCGAAAAGAATCAAGGTGGAATATTCAAGCATGACGGAATCACATTTGATTTCACTTGGTATCGTCAGGCAAGTATTGATGTTGTAAAGAAAGCCATGCGTTTTATTATTGGAAACTTTTTACAAGTAATGGCTTGTTAAAATTGGAGGCATTGTACAATGAAATATGTAATTTCACCACCAAGATTGAAACACTTCGTTAGAAGATATAAAGACGATATGGAACGTCTTAGCAAATATCCTGAACACAGTAAAGAAAGAGATCTGTTAGAGAGAAGAATTGAAAGACATAAACAAGATATTATCAATTATGTAATAAGTGAATCTTTTGAAACAGTTCTTAACACATTAGACCCGTAGAGAAAGGAAATTATATGGATATTATTTTCTATTTTGTAATCTCCACATTTGCTGCATTTATCATATATGTCATTGGACCTCTTATTCATAAAGGGTTCAATAACTATGATTCTAAGGAATATGAGTTTGTGGATCGTGAGATTCCTGAGAAAAAGAAAAGACATAAGCCTAAGAAGGGTGTTATTTATGAGTAAAAAATATTATGATCTCATTAATTATTCCAGTATTAAAGACTCTGTTGATTTCTGGAATAGTCCAATGGCAGTCGGTTTATCTCATGAATTCAAAGGTAAGAATGTATTCCAAGCTATTGAATACTGGAAAAGCCGTGCTCTAAAGACAGATAAAATTGAATCATCTTTGGTAGTATATCTTGAAAATCATGATTTGCTATATAGTGATTATGAAATCAAGTTTATTACTGAATTACTGAATCATCCTGAAAGGGATAGATTTAGACTTATTCATGACGGTAGTTACTACAGTCATAGAATATGGTTCCATGTTGACCCAGATGATAAGAAGATTCATATTTCTCCAAGTATTTCTTGGTATGATGGTGGTAAATCTCTTAAACCTTTGTCTGATGAAATGAATATTTTACCTGTAGAGGATAAAATTCAATTTCTATTGGATCACTTTGAAGTTGTCTATATTCAGATGCATATTGTAAAAAATCGATCTGATATTAGAGATATTATTTCTGATAGTGTACATGAATATGCCTTGTTAGATTTTGATTTCTAAAAAAATAAAGAGGATTAAATTATGACTAGAGAAGAACAGCTGAGAAAAGAATACGAAGATAAGCTAAATGCTTTAAGAACAGAACAAAGAAATTGTACACATGAATGGGATGAAGTTAAATATGACCCGGAGATTAAAATGGAACCATGTGGATATAAAACGGTTACACAGGGTGTTCATGTATGGCGAGAAGCAACAGATTATCGTAGGGTAGAAGAAAAAAGATGGAGTAGAACTTGTAAGAAGTGTGGTAAGGTCGAGTATACGAAAGAATTAGTTGTTGTAAAGTATGAACCAAAGTTTTAAAGGATAATATGAGGTATAATAAAGAAAGGAATATGCATCATGAAGTTATATAATATTCTTTCTGTTATTAGCGGAGGTACTCACATTATCATTTATGATGGATGTGCAGAAGTTTTCAATGGAAAGATGTGCGAAGTATCTAAGACTGAATGGGATGAGAAGATGGATAGATATATGAATAATGATATTATTCGTGTGAATACTATCGATGGAGCAATTACCATTGCAGTTTAATATACTTTTATAAAAATAAAGAGGGATTTATTTCCCTCTTTATTTTTTTATCTTTTTTTATAAGTATATATTATATTTATATGAACGGAATTTAAGATATAATTTTCGTTTTAACAGCATTATAATGGATACAACTAGAGGAGGATTAATGTGAAACGTATTAAAGAATTTATATGCGATGATTATTGTATTCCAACAGATGAAGAATTGTTAGAATGCATTAATATCGCTAAATCCGAAAATTGTATTGTATATTTACATTATACACTACCAATGAGTCGTACACATACTTTATATATTGATAGTACGACAACTTTTGAAGAATTAAAAGAAAATTTATAATATTATATGAGGTGATTTATTATGAGCAAAAATAATAATACAGGTGTCCAATTAGAGAAACTTAATTGGGATAAAGAATGTGAATTAGATCTTATGTTAGGTCGAGGATTCATTGTTTCTGAACCTGCAATTACTGGTAAAGACACTAAGTCTATGTATGGTATCCAATCACCTCTGTTTGCATCTGATTGGTCAGATGGAGAAGATGCATTCGCTGACCGTTTTAAATGTGCATGTGGTGCTATGAAAGGTAAAATTTTCGAAGGAGAAATTTGTCCTGAATGTAAAACTAAGATTGAGTTTAGGGATGTCGATCTTAGCTATACCGGCTGGATAGTCATTAATAATCATAAGATTATTCAACCTATTTATTATAATAAATTAGCATCTATTATTGGTAATAAAACTTTTAATGAAATTATTAAATATGATAAGTTTATCGATAGAGATGGACATGTACAAGAAAAGACAACAGATAGTAATCCTTTTAGAGGAATTGGATTGATTGAATTTAGAGAAAGATTCCAAGAGATATTGGATTATTATAAAGTAAAGAAAAAGAATAAATGGGAAGAAATCAGAGAGATTGAAGAAGATAAAGATAAAGTATTTACTTCATGTATTCCTGTGTTCAGTTCCGTAAATCTTTAATGCGGCTATATAAAGTGATTTATATAGTGAACTCTTTTAATTGCTGGGAACTCTAGAAATAGACAATCAGCAGCCAACCCTATAAATTGCATAATAATTAATTTAAAGAAGGTGTTTTAAATACTTTTTGAACGTATAGTTGAAATATTTTTACCATTTTATTACGAAGGTAAAAAGACAATATATCTTGTCAGTGATGCTGGTAGAATTATGAATGGTAAAAGTGGTAGAATATTAAAAACTCGTATAGAGAAAGATTATGAACGTGTTGGTTTATCACTTAATGGTGTAGATAAAGATTTTTCTGTACATCGTTTAGTGGCAATGGTATTTATTCCTAACCCTGAAAATAAACCAACAGTAAATCATATTAATATTCATAATTTAAGTGCTGCAGAAAATAAACAAGATAATTGTATTGAAAATCTCGAATGGGCAACATATCCAGAACAAGCTGAACATGCTCTGAGAACTAAATTACGAGAACCATTACGAGGTGAAGATAATCCTGCAGCAAAATTAACTGAAGAAGATGTTAAAAATATATCAATGATATTTACAATGAATGAATTAACTATTTCAGAAATAGCAACTCTATTTAAAGTAGATTATGAAACAATACGTGATATATATTGTGGTAATACATGGAGACATATTACATGTGACTATGATTTCAGTAATTATACTAAATTAGGTTGTGAAATATATACTGATGAACAAATTCATCATGTATGTAGATTTCTGGAAGAAAATAAATTACTGGTTTCAGAAATATCTAAAGAAACAGGTGTTGATGAATTCAATATTAGACATATTATAAGGAAAGATTCATGGTTACGAATTTCTAATAATTATAATATATCTAATTATGATAAAATTAGACCTGTTACAAAAAACACTGAAGAACAAATTCATCATGTGTGTAAATTATTAGAAGAAAATAAATTAACATTACATGAGATTTCTGATATAACTAGTGTAAAATATAAAGTAGTTAATGCCATTCTTAACGGTAAAAATTGGAAACATATCTCTTCACTATATAATATCAACTATACCGCATTTGAGATTAAAAAATAAAAAAAATAATTATGCATTTTATAGGAAGGTTCAACGACTATTAAGTACATCCTAATGTAGATGGAAATGGAGAGCATCTTTAATAATAAGATGAAGATATAGTCTAGTCTTTATAGAAATATAAAGAAGTTCTATATAGAGAACTGTATAAGAGTAACGATCTTATATGAATATAACAATTAAGACCAGTGTCGTTCAGAAATGATAGTTTCTTTTATTCGACGATTGATAAGAAATACAATAGTATATTCTCGTCTGCACGTCTGTTAAATGATACAGACTTGTATGAAAAGAGAAGAAAGAAATGGACAAAGGAAAAAAGAGAAAGAATGGACATTGCTACTATTCTTTCAACAATTCAGGAAAAATTAATGCAGTTATGGGAATTAGTATTCGACCTTATAAACCAGAAGGATGGATTCATAAAATCGGAGATACTCGGTGGAATAAAACTAATTGTTCCTATACATAGTAATATGTATATAAAACTTTCTTAATTGCTGGGACATCATATATGGACAATCAGCAGCCAAGACTATCTAAAAAGATAGTAAGGTTCAACGACTATTAGATTCAAGTGAATCATAATGGAAAGCTCCTTTTAATAAAAGGATGAAGATATAGTCTAATCTTTATAGTAATATAAAGCTGTTATTAAATTAACGATATAAGAGTAATGAACTTATATGAATATTATTGGATTAATTTCTCTAGCCGTTGTAAAAATAATGCAACGTAACTCTTTTAATTGCTGGAAAGTCTAGAAATAGATAATCAGCATCCAAGACTATCTAAAAAAGATAGTAAGGTTCAACGACTATTAGATTCAAGTGAATCATAATGGAGAGCAACTTATTATAATAAGTTGAAGATATAGTCTAATCTTTATAGTAATATAAAGCTGTTATTAAATTAACGATATAAGAGTAATGAACTTATATGAATATTATTGGTTATTATTCCTGATCCTGAATTGAAAGCAGATGAAGTAAAACTTAACTATATGGCATTAAATTAAAAGTGTCCTCATATAGTAATATATGATGTAAAAACTTTCTTAATTGCTGGGAAATCCTATACGGACAATCAGCAGCGAATACTCTTTATAAAAAAATATAAAAAGGAGATACAGTATGAAATACGAATTTACGATAAAACCTATAGAAGGAGAAACCTATACTATATTAAAAGATATTGATGGTAATGATACTGAATTTTTAATTAGTAAAAATGGTTATATTACACCTTCTAATACTATCATTGTTGAAATATGGAAACCTATTTTTATAAATGGTGAAAAAACTCATTATTTGATCAGTGACTATGGTAGAATCAAAAATTCAAAAAAGAATAAAATACTTAAACCTAAAACAAATGCATATTGGGGATATAAACAAGTTGATTTATCTATACATAATGTAAAGTATCAGTGTAAAGTTCATAGATTAGTAGCAGAAGCTTTTATTCATAATCCTGGAAATAAAAAGACTGTAGACCATATAATTGTAACTTCTCCAAGTGAGATTGGTAAAGCTATTAATACAGTATTTAATTTACGATGGGCTACTCAAGAAGAACAAGCTAAATATGCTATTTCGTCTGGAGCTAGACATGGTGTTAAAGGATCTAAAAATCATCTTGCTAAAATGGATGAATTAATGGCACATGCAATTTGCAAAGAAATTGTAAAATATGAGTTATCTATTATTGAGATTAGTAAAAAATTAAATATTCCGTCGCATACTATAACAGATATTTTAGATAAAAGATCTTGGATACATATATCATCAAATTATGATATTGATAGATCTAGAATACCTTCTAGTAGAAGAGGATTAGACAAAGAAGATTTATTTAAAATATTTAAGTTGCGAGATGATGGATATACTTATAAATATATTGCTGATCAGATTGATAATAAGATAACATCAGGTGCTATAAGAGATATGATGAATCGACCCGGTAGTTATAAAAAAGAAAAAGAAGAATATGCATTATTATATAAAAATAATAAAGAGTAACGTTCAACGACTAATATATCTGTGTAAGATAGTAATAGAAAGTATCCTATTCATCAAATAGGATAATGATATAGTCTAATCTTTATAGTAATATAAAGCAGTTATTAAAATAACGGTGTAAGATTAACAATCTTATATGAATAAAATGTTTTGGAACTTTATAAGTACGAGATAATCGCATATCTCGTTAAGATGGCAGGTATTACTGAAAATGAAGCCTATGAAGCTTGGTTTAAAGCCCGTATAGTTTATAATCCTAAAATTTATGAAGTAATGAATTTTATTCTTAAGAAAAGAAAGCCTAAGATCCTGATTAATCGTAACCCCACGATTAATTATGGGTCCTTGCTTTGTGTTAAGATTAAATCTATTAAGAACGAGTTTTCTGAAGATTACACGATGAGTATGCCACTGCAGATTTTAAGTGTACTGAACGCTGACTTCGACGGAGATATTCTGAATATTATTAGTCTGAAAACAAAAGCTTTAGAAAAAGAATATAATAAGATTTTTAATCCTAGATTAAATCTCTTTGTTAGTAGAAATGATGGCATGTTCAATAGTGATGTATCTTTGTTTAAAGATGAAATTATTGGATTGTGGTCCTTTAATAATATTGAATAATAAGAGGATATATTATTATGGCTAAAGATATTAATGAAGAAATTGATAGATTATTATATATAAGAAATGAAGTATATTTTTATACTAAATTATTAATTGCAGATAAAAATATAAGAATTATAAGTAAAGATAAATTTAATCAATGGATGAATGAAAATAAATTAGATAAAGATATAATTTATTGTACAGTAGATCCAGAGATTGGTCAGTATATTGAAGGATATATTGAATAAGAGATAAATATATGGTAGTAGTAAAGATTTAATTTACTACTACCATATTATATAAATTTTTTATATAAGGATATACTTATGAAAGAAATTAAAATATTAATATATGTAATGATCATTAGTGGATTAGTATGTTTTAGAACCATTGGAAGATTTATGACTGATAAAATAAAAACAGAATGGTCATTTGAATATCTTATATTTGGATATGGTGGAGCATTAGTGTTTGTCGGTAGTGTTGAATTATTAGTATATTACATATTTTTTATATAGAGGTGTATAAAAATGGAGAATAAATTAATTATAATTGGTATTATTGCCTTTGTATTGTTATCTATTTCAATCAGCTTCTATATTGGTTATATATTAGGTTTTAAAAAATCTAAAGAGATTGATGATAATATTTTAAATGAATTAAGAGAGAAATATGTTAAACCATTTTATTTAGATGAAGATGATTATATATAAGGAGAAAACAATGGACAAGAAAACTGATAGAGGTTATTTATATATTAAAGCTGATAATCCTTATATAAATGGAATTCTTGGTACTGATATTAAATTAACCTTTAAACAGAAAATAGATATACTTTTTAGTAAAGGTATATGTGTATTATTAAGAGGAAATGATATCATTAAATCAAAAGGACCTTTGAAATAAATGGGATGTGAAGGATGTATTCATTATTCATTTTGTGGATATTTTGATTTATATTATGGTAAAATGACAGAAGAAGAAAGATTTAAAGAGCATTGTGTTGGTTGTTGCTGTGGTGATGGAGCGGAATGTAATAAACACAATGGTGAAGGTCATAAATGTACAAATTGGGAAGATGGTTCTGAACCATTAATGGGATAATATGACTGTTGAAGAATTAATTAAAAAATTGGAAGAATTTCCAAAAGATATGGAAGTTTATGTTGGTTATGATGAAATAGAACGTGTATATGAAAGTACATGGACACATAGTAATTATCCATATAATAAACCAGATAAACAGATAGTAATTATTGATTAATATAAGAGGAGAATAATATGTTTAAAGATGCAGTAGTAGTAACTTCTAAATTTTTAGAGTTAAGAGACAAATTAAATCATAATATTAGTATGAATAAAGGATATAACAATAGTATTATGCGAGAACATGGTAAAAGTGAAGAAACACTTAATCTGTATGAGTTACAAAAAGCTTTCGGTGAATTATGTGAACTTTTACATGATTTAGCATTATCTGCTAATAAATAAGTTGGGGAGAAACTATATGAGTTGTATTTCAAGCAATAATTATCCTACAAAAGGAAGAAACCTTGATCTTAAGATTAATAACCCTTCATTTATAAAAGATACTATAGATTCACATATATCATATAAAGAAATCATTCTTGCTGAATGGGACATGGTGATGGATGATTTTGATGATGGTGTTGGTACTAGACTTTTACCTCATTGTACAAATTGTCATAGAGGTGTATATAAACATGATGCTGGTAAATGGTGTACATTTTGTGGAGCATTAATGAAAAACCCAATAGCATTATAATATATTAGGAGAAATATTGAATATGAAAATGTTTTCTGATTGTAGTGGAGAATGTTGTGTTTGTGCATGTGGAGATTTTTGTCTTGCGGGACATGGTGATGATGATTTCCGTTTAGCTACTAAAGAACAAATTATTTCACGATTAGATAAAGGTCAATATAGATCATATAGATTTATGATGGTTAATACATTATTCAATGTATATAACTATGAATATACTAGATCTGAGTTAGAAATTAGAGGGGAGAAAACTGTATGAAAGTATTTTTAGGTGGAACTTGTGCTGGTTATCCTTGGAGAGATGACTTACAGACTTTATTAAACTGTGACTATTATAATCCAATTGTTGAAAATTGGAGTGAAGAAGATAGATTAAGAGAAGTACATGAAAGAGAAACTTCTGATTATGTATTATATGGAATTACTACTGGTATTAATGGTGTATATTCTATTGCAGAAGTCGTGGATGATTCTAATAAAAGACCTGAAAAGACAATATTCCTTAATTTGTTTAAAGAATATGGTGATGAGTCTAGAAAGAAAATGGGTCATAGTCTTAAAGCAGTTGAAAACTTATTAAAATCTAATGGTGTTAAAGTATTTAATACTATTGAATCTGTTGCAGAATTTTTGAATAATAGATATTTTGAAACACAATCTAAAGCAGACTTTGCTAGTTCTGAATGTATGGTAAATTGTGTTAATGCTCATTTCGATACAAAATCAAATTTGGAAACAAAAGAACCTATTTACATAGTTGAATTGCATGATTATGATAGTGATACTGTTGTGGGTTATTTTACAGATTATAAAAAAGCAGAAGAATGTTCTGATTATTTTAATAAAGCTAAGCCTAGTTCTTATCAGGATGTAGGATTTAAATGGCAAATAATAGAATTTGATCCAAATACAATTGACTACGCTTCTATGCTTAACGAAATTAATGAAAAAGAAAGACTCGAACGTGAAGCAAAAGAGGAAGAAGAACGACAGAAAGAATTGGCAGAACTTGCAAGATTAAAGGCTAAATATGAAACTTAATCAATTATTTTGTGATCATGAATTAGGAATACATGGTGGTATTTTATTTGAGTATTCACCTGATAGAAAAGTTGTTATGAATGACTGTAGTCATTTTATATGTAAAAAATGTGGAAAGTCATATAAGGAAATAACTATGATAGATATTGACAAACTTTTAGATAGTAAACATGTTACTATAAGATTTTTTGGTACACTTGGTTTTTATAATTCATGTATACATAGCAATCAGTGTGTAGATAATAGTTGTAAAAATTGTAGTTATACTAACTATTATGTCAGATTTAAAAATGGTAATAAACACAGATTACCTGGTTTTATACAAGTAATCTTAAGAAAGATATGGAGTTAATTATATGAGTAGTTTTGGTGATGGTAATGTTAAGACTAGGATTGAAGAAGAATTATCTTGGATAGCAAAAAATTGCTATTCTGATAATTTCTCTGAAGATAATGAAGCAAAAAAGAATTTTCTTTTAGATGTAATAGAAGTATTGACATATATTTGTGGTGAATAATATGGTTTTATGTAATGAAAAATGTTTACCATGTTGTGATTATTGCATTTATGTTATGACTGAACGCATTCCTTATAACGGAAAAATGATAAACGGTAGACCTATTGGATGTTTTAAAAATCATGATGAGGAACATAATAAAATTGCTGAGTCATGTGGATATTGTAAAGATTTCCATTGTAGAAATATGAAACTAAAACAATGTGTGGAGATTGAATATGTATAATCCTTGTCATGAATGTTATATTAGATATGATAGACAGTATACAGAAGATTGTGATAATACTTGTGAATATGCTCATGTGCTGAGTAAATTAAAACCTTATGGTTCAATAGATACTATTATTGAAATTTTAAAAGGTGATTCTTTTCCTTTAGTATTTATAGATAAGGATCATCTTGATCGTACATATCATATTGTACAAGCTGCTAAAGATGGAATAATATAAGTAAGAGGTGAAGCTATGAGTGTATACATTTGCGAAAAATGTGGATGTATAGATAATACTTCATTAGGTGGATATTGGAAAAATGCTTTGAGAAAAGAACCTAAAATGTGTTCAGAGTGTAATACTGGAGTTTGGCATAATGAGTTTCCAAAGAAACATTGGACTGAATATGGAATCGAAACTCTATTAGAAATGGAATACAAACATGACGGTTCTATGATAAACGCATCTACATATTTAAAATCAATAGGAGAGATGTATTAACATGATAGAAGTTTTACATAATACTGAAAAAGAAAAAGTTATGGAGTTTATTAAAAATCCTGTATTGGTTTCTGGTCGTAATAGAATGGGTTGTAATGAAAATTGGTATAATCCATATTATGCTATTAAGGAAACCTTTAGTCTACAGGAGATAACTTTAATGTCAACTGAAGAAGTTAGTAATTTAGTAAAGTTAGCTGGAGCTATTGGTGAAGCTTTATATTAACGGAGATAATTATGAGGAATTTACATATAGAAAATAGTTATAATATTTGGAGCATATCTAAAATGAAATCTATTATAGATGAGGAATGTGTAACATCATATTATTCAGATCTTCCAAAATTATATTTGAATAGAACATATCTGTCTATGTATATTGAATGGTGGTTACATAATATCGGATATTATATTACAAAACCATTTTGCTTTATTAAACGAATTGAAAAGATTAATTTAAGATGTAAAGATGTTGATATTAATGAATGGGTGGAATATATGGCTAAAAAAGATAAAGTTATTATAGAAGGTAAAGAAATCAATACACTATATGAAGCATATATTTGGCTTAAAGAAGCCTGGATGTATGAACCGTATAATATATCTTATAGTGAATACGGGAATAAGGATTCTGATTTTTATTATGAAGTTATTAATATCGAATCAACTAAAGAATTTGATGGTTGGGATTTTTACATCTATGATCTAGAACAATTTGAGAGTTTTATAGATAAAAATTAAAGAGGAAATTTTTATGGAAGAAATTATTTATCAATTAAAATGTGTTCAAGAAAAACTTAAATTTATAAAATCTGAATATCCGTGTATTGAATTTGACATTGAAGTATTAGATGGATGTATTTCTCAACTTGAGAATATTAATAAAAACGAGGATAAAAATATGGGTACTATTGTTAGAGAATATGAAACAAGGTATAATACCGGAGATGTAGTAATCTTTAGAAAAGACAACAAATTACAAGTTGGTATTATTGAAGGTTACTATATTGATAATGATATTTTCTGGTTTAATATTAGAATATCTAAAGATGTGGTTTATACATACTCAAATCATGGAGATGTTGGAGAATATGATATTATTGGTATTGTAGATGATACAACTAAAATGATTTGTAATGATATAATTACTAAGGATTTATTTTAAAGAGGAATATTATATGAATAAAGCTATTCTAGTACTAAATATACCACGAAGTTGTATGGAATGTTCATTAAGATTTAGAGATGACCATTCAGATTTCTGTGGTGTAAATATCAATGATAATCAATTAGAGGTTCATGAATTTATGTTAAAATTCACAAAACCTGATTCATGTCCATTAAAACCAATTCCAGAAAAATATGAAATTGACGATACTATCCCACATGATAGAGATTGTGATTGGGAATATGAATATGGATATAATAAAGCTATTGATGATATTTTGGAATTAGAGGTAAAAGTATGTTAAGATACATATGTCCAGTATGTGGTAATGATTTAGAAGAATCGGAAGGTCTTGATAATACTGAGGTATTTCATTGTATAAATTGTGGATATACATATATGAGAAAGGTTTAAATATATGGGACTTTTTAAATGTAAACATAAGTGGCAAATTACTGAAAAGAGCAATGTGTTACAGTTGGATGAATTAGGGTATCCTCTTAGATTATTTATTGTTAAATGTACTAAGTGTGGTAAAAGTGAGCATCAGTGGATTGATGTTGCTAAATCAGTATTAAATGAATTAGATACTGGTGAATCTGTATTATTAAAATGGAGTAAAGTATAATGAAAATTTTAGTTAACGAACTACCATCAAAACCTGAAGAATGTATATTCTCTAGAGAAGAAATTGAACGTAGATTAATTGATATTAATACTGGTAAGTTGATAACTGAATATATTCCGTATTGTATTATTGATTTAAAACAATGTGTTTTAAACTATGATAATGAATGTTGTAAATTAAAGAAGGTATAATTATGAATTTTATTATCATTAAAATCTTATGTACATTATTGGTGATTATAATGTGTTATTTCTTTATTACTGAGACAATAAAATATATTAATAAAAAAGAATATGGATTTGCTTTAATCGGTATAGTTTTAACTATATATTATTTATATTCTGAATATAGATTATTAATAGAGGTTTAATTATGGCTACAAAAATAACAGAATTAACTCCCATATTAGTTGAAAAAACTTGTGATAAATGTGGTGGCTATATAAGATTAGTCAAGGAATGTGATGATGGTTTCCATTTATTAAGAAACACTAAATATTGGTATGAATATAAGTGTGAAAAATGTGGAGATACTATAGTCACAGAAAACCCAATAATATTGAGAACTATTAAATTTATAAATAAAGAGACAGATGAGAGTTATAAACTAATTCCAACTAATGGACTATTTATTCAAACATGATATAGGAGATAAAAAATAATGGTTTATATGAGTTTTAATGATATTAAATATTATATTAATAAAAAATATCCTGGAAAATATACTGATGAAGAAATTGAGCTTATGCCTATTATAATAGTCAGTGAAACAGAATCAGTAGCATCACACATTCAGGATTCTATGATAACAGTTCAAAATACTAATGAAAAATCAAAATATGATTTTTGTGACCCTAGTATTCTACAGCCTTTACCTGCAGTAATATTTGTAGAAGCTTTTTAATATTAATATAAAATAGGAGAATTTTAATGGATAATCAAGATTTTTTAACAGGACTTATAACATATAGTTTACAAGAAGCACTTAAAAAATATGAAAATCCTGAAAGTGAAGTAAATAGAGTTTTATTTGAAGCTTTTAAACGAAGTGAAACTGTTTGGAAATCAATTAGAATACATGGTTTAGAAACATATGGTTTAACTTATGAGCAATTTTGTAAACAATGTGAAGACAAACCAAATATTCTATTTTTATCTGATGATGAATTAAATGAATATTGTAAAGCAATGGAAATTATGAAATCAATAAAAAATATATTGGGGTAAATATGAAATTAAAAGATATTGTAAATTATATTAGAAGACCTTTTATAGTTATTATTCCTGGTGAAAAGATTGATCATGATCAGGTACAAATGTTAGTTAAGATTGATAATAAATATTATGTCGGGCATACCATTCATGGTATAGAAGAAGATATTGAAAATACTAGACCTGAAATAATGGATTATGAAATTGATGAATTATTATCTGTTAGAGATTATAAGGATAAATCAAGAATCGTTGTAAAATTCCTTAAATGAAATATATAATGTATCATAGTAGGTTTTTATCTACTATGATACATATTTATAAAGAAAGAGGAGGATATATTATTATGAAAACTGTAGAATTTAATGAAAAACAAATTGATCGTATTGATGATGTTCATCATGCAGTATATGATTGTATTTTGAGTGTTATTGGAGTCGGGGTAAATAAAGAAGACTTTCCTTGGGATATGAGTATCATTGGTCCAGTTACTGAAAATATTATCGGTACTTTGTTAGCTCATAGAGCAGTTGATAAAATTTATTTTCCTAGTAGAGTTCAGGAAAGAAATGGAGATATCCATATCGAAGATTATTATAAATTGGAAGATTAATATATGATGAAACTATCTAAATTTTTATATACATACCAAAATCGAAATGTTCAAAGAAATAGATATATCTATAGGATTGTTGATTTTAGAGATTTATCTAATTTTGTAGATGGTGATGGTGAATTTCTAACAGCTAAAGAGTTAAAAGAAAAATTATCATCAGATTATAATTTTATAGATGAAATTCCTACTGAATTTATGGACTGTCCAGTATATAATATTACACCAGAGATTGATAATAATCAACTCTATTTACGAATCGTTATAGTTTGAGAGGGGATTTAATAAATGTCTTATCCTAAAATTGATGAACGTATTGAAAAACATCTTAATGATTATACCTTTATAACTGCGTATAAAGCTCTCGATGGAACAATTTTCTATGCTGATCAAGATGGAGCAATAGAAAAATTTAAAGAGCATAATAAGAAAATTATTATGGATTTGGAAAATCAAATGGGTGGCAATGTGTCAATTTATAGAGCAGATTATTTCTTTACAGGATATAAGAATGCATATGTTAAATTCCACAATGCTATTGGAAAAACTCAGTTTATTACTTGGTGTAAATATAATAAAATTAGTCTAAAAAATAAAGATGATATCATTGATATATTAGAATTTGAAAAATGGTATGGTGTCAGTATGAGCGGTAATATGTATCAATTGCAAACAATTGATATTGAAGAATATTTGACTAAATTTAATGAATTAAAGTATAACTTAGATAATGCTAATAAAAATGAAGTATTTGTGTAGGAGTAATACTTATGAAGGAAATTAAAGTAAATATAGCAGTATCATTTGATGGTAAAGAATTTTATGGTAATAACCGTAAAGAAGAATGTAAAGCTTATGAACAAGAAATTATTAATAGTATCGAAAAAGAAATGTGTAATCATGTAATTATTTACCATAAAGACGTAATGTTAGGTTATGATTATCATGATGCTCATATTTGTTTTATTACAGAATATGGTAAAGAATTATTTAATAATTGGTGTCTTGCTAATTCTATTAGAATGGATTTAACACATTTAAGTAGTTTGGAACTTAATAAATGGTATCATATTTACGATAATGATGGATATTCATATTATTTTAGTTCCACTAGTTTAGATGAATTAATTGTTAAATATAACAAACTTTATCATACTTTAAATGATAAAGGTAAGCATCATATGAATGGTGAATCTGTAAGTAGTCCTTTTATTACAGATTAATTTATGTTTAGAGGAGAATAAAATGATTTTAAGTGGTAAACAAATTTTAAAAGAAATGGAAACTGGTAATATTGGAATTACTCCTTTTAATATTAATCAGTTAAATCCTAATAGTTATAATCTTAAGTTAGCTAATGAATTATTAGTTTATGATATTCCAAGGATTGAGAACGCTAGAGGATTTGGTAATGAGTTTGTAACTACTGACTATACAACACTTCAACCTTTAGATATGCATAAAGATAATCCTACTAGGACAATTAGAATTCCTGAAGAAGGATATGTATTATATCCTGGAATGCTTTATCTTGGTAAAACAGTAGAGTTCACAGAGACACATAATTTTATTCCTTGTGTTGAAGGCAGAAGTTCTATTGGTAGACTTGGTATTAATATTCATATTACTGCAGGACTCGGTCAAGTTGGATTTGCTGGACATTTTGTACTCGAAATTAGTGTAGTACAACCTGTAAGAATTTATCCTAATAGTGAAATCTGTCAGATTTATTATCATGAAATTAAGGGTGAAATCGAAGAATATAAAGGAAAATATCAAAATCAAACTGACACTGTCGGTTCTCGTATTTATGAGGAATGTAAATAATGAAATTAAAAGAATTTAATTTTAATGATATTAAGCTTGTAGGTCCAACCGGTCTTTGTATTCGTAAAGATGGTGTAAATTATGAGGGTTTTATCGGAGAAGTTTTAAATAAAATTCCTATTGAATTCGCAGAACTTGAAATCAAAGAAACCAGATGGTATTTTAATATTTTTGTAATTGAATTATAAGAGGTATATTATGAATATCTTTAGATTTTTCAACGATCATAATTATAGATTTTCTCAATATCCATCTTGTGATCATTTAAATTGTGCATTGAATATATTGCTTCAAGATCCTATGAAAAATAGAGTTGCTATTGAAGAAATTTGTTATGCAGTAGTTAAAGCTGATGGATATTTTTATGATTATATAAAAGAAAAATTAATTGAGCATGGATATAGTAGATTTGTGAAATAATTTGTCCCCATACAGGTAAATTCCTGTATGGGGACAATTTTTTTATTTAATCACATTTACTATATCCACAATTTTTACATTCAATACAACCATTATTATGAATCATAGGTTCATTACATTTAGGACATCTAGGACCATTACTCTTCTCTTCTTTTTTTTCTCCCATTAATTCCTTCTGCATTTCCAATAATGCTTTACCAACAGCAGTAGGACAACATGCACCAGGAGAAGTATCATTCTTAGTAGCTTTTCTAACTGCATAAGAAGGACATACACCACAAGAATTTAATTGATCTACAATATCATCTGTAGTAACTCCAGCACGAGCACTTAAACTAATCATACGGCTTAATCCAATCATGAAATTATTACAGCCACCTGTGGAACCTTTACTCAGATAAACTTCACGAAGATCCTTAGTTTTAGCATCAAAATATGCTAAACAATGTAAAGAACCACAACCAGTAATCAGCTTACGTTTCATACCAATCATTTCATTAGTTGCAGCAACTACATGACCTCTAGTTTCTTCAACTTTAGTTTCATTCTTAGGTTTGTCTGTTTCTAGTACAGCATCTCTAGCACAACCTGCTCTGTAGATTGTAATACCTTTTAATCCTGCTTTCCAGGCTTCCATATAAATATTCTCAACATCTTCAACTGTACATTCATTAGGAAGATTAATTGTAGAAGAAATGGAAGCATCAATCCATTTTTGCCAAGCAGCTTGACACCCAATTCTATCTAAAGGTTTAATATCAGAAGCAACAACAAACTTAGAAGGTAATTCTTCTTCAGTAACATTATGTCTTTTCATATACTCTGCCACAATAGGAGTATACACTTTATAATAAACTTCTTTTCCACCATGTAAGCTAATAGTTTTTCTAGTATAAGAATTTGCAAAAATAGGCTCAATACCACCACTTATACCTAATAAGTTGGAAATAGTACCAGTAGGTGCAATAGTTAATAACTGGGAATTTCTTAAATGTTTAGTTTCAATACCTAACTCTTTAATCATAGGAGAACTATTAACAGCTTCCATATTATATGCTTCATAAGCACCAAATTCTCCACCAAGTTCATCAGAAGCTAAAACAGCAGTTTTAAACATTTCTTTTGCAACTTTTTCACAGAATTTATTGGCAGTTTTAGAACCATATACATATCCTAATTTAATCAGACAATCTGCTAAACCAAAAATACCACATCCAATTTGTCTCCACTTACCAACACTACGTTTCTGTTCTTCAAGAGGATGTAATTCTAATCCTTCATCTAATACTTCATTAGAAGCTCTAACAACAATTTTGACAGCTCTTCTAAATTCATTCATATCAAATTTTGCCTTATCAGTAAAAGGATTAGTTACAAATTCAGACAGATTAATAGCAGAGAGGAGGCATGACCCGCCAGCCGGAAGGGGCTCCTCCGCACAGGGATTAACTCCAGCATATTCAAAATTAGGATCATTCACTAACATATTATTATTAGTAATATTATCCCAGAATAACATACCAGGTTCAGCATAATCCCAATTATTTTTACATAAAGTATTAAATAACTCTTTAGCTTTGATTACCTTTTCAATTTTTTCACCAGTTTCAGGTCTAGTGAATGATAATGTGAAATCTTCATTATTTTTAACAGCTTGCATAAATTTATCAGTCACTCTAACTGAAATATTAGCATTATTAATTTTATGTAAATCGGATTTAACTTTTACAAATTCAAATATATCAGGATGCCATACCGGAATAGAAATCATAGATGCGCCTCTACGTTGGTTCTGGCCAATTATACCAGTAGTAATATCATATAGATCCATAAATGATACTGCACCAGTAGATGCTTTAGCAGCATTATTAACTTTAGCACCTCTAGGAGCGAGTTTTCCAACGTCCACGCCACAGCCTCCCCCATACGAGAAAGTTCGTGCTAATTTCTTTGCTGCCTCAAAAATACTTTCAATATTATCCTCAGGAGGTTCAATAACATAGCAATTGGAATAGGTTTTCTTACCTTTAATACCTCTATTGGCAAGAATTCTACCACCAAATAAGAATTTCTTTTCTTTAATTAATTCTCTAACTTCTATATTTCCACCGCTAACACGGTCTAACCATTCTTCAAAAGTTTCATTATTATATTGATATTTCTTTTTCCAAATATCAATACCAAGTTGATTATCATTACCCAACCATTCTTGAAGTTCCATAGACATTATTTCTCCTTAAAAATATAAAATTAATTAAAAAATTGCTATTTATAAATTTGTTTTTACTATAATTAAAAGTAGTTTGAAATAGTTTATAATAAGGATTTTCTTATTATAACAACATTTTTATAAATAATAAAGATTATTTATAAGAGGTGAAATTATGAGAGAATATACTGTATCTCAAACATCTTTAGCTCATACATATGGAAATGTTACTTGTCAAATAGTTGACTATTTAAAAAAGATGTTTCCTGAAGGATATTTTAAAACAGTACATGTAAGTTCTACAATTGCATATAGACAATTTAATGTATTTCAAAATTCTAATAAAGAATTTTTAAAGAAAAGTAAACCTATGTTAATTATTAGACCTAGAATAGAAATAAATGATTCAGATACATTCTTATACAATACGTATATGACCACTAGAATGACTGATAATTTTATGGATACTTCGTTCACTAATTTACAACCATTTATTGAAGATAATGAACGAGGAAACTGTATGAAATTTTTATTGAATAGATTAAAAATGTTATTTGATGTTACTATAATAAATGAAACACAAATAGAGCAATTAAATATTGCTCATTTCTTTAAAAATAGAGTAAGACAGGATGCTCCTTTCTTTATTCAGACTTCATTAGAAAGTTATATTCCTAGGGAATTAATGAGAGTTATGTCAGAAGATGTCGGTATTCCAATGTATGATGAAAATGGTTCTATTGCTAATTTTTTAAATTATGTAAATGGTGTATCTGTATATCCAATTACATATAAAATGAAAAATAGTAGTGGTAATGACGAATTCTTTAGACATTATCCTGTTAATATTGATACTATAATTCAAGGATTAAGTATTGATGATGGTAGTAAAAAAGGATTTGTATCCGATGCATTTACTACTTCGTTCACTGTATCTACTGAATTTAATTCCGCAGGTTTATATTATTATTTTGCGTATACGCCTAATCTTATTGAAAAATTAGATGTTAATTTGAATGAGACTAGTGATAATAGAATTATTCCTCTATTTACTATTAATAATTTAGATGAAAAAAGACCTGGAGATGGTTGGAATGTCTACACCGCTCCTATTTATAAAACTACAGAAAAACCTGATATAACTGAATTTGGTACATTGATGAATAATAGTATGACTGCTGTTATTAAGTATCATAAAGATCATAATATTCCTTTAAGTGTATTTATGAGATATAGAGTTACTAAAGATAATGTAGATTTAAGAGATAAAGTGGATTATTCTATTGATTTTGATAAGTATACTCTAACTACATATAATTGTAACCATAGTTCTACATATAGATTTATTTTATATGTGAATACGCTATATATTAATGAATTAATTAATGACATCTTAGAATTATCTGAAGAGAAATAATTAATGAGGTATAGGATTATCCTATACCTCATATTTTAATTTCATTTATAAATATATATTATTATAGTATATAAAATAAAAATATTTGAAAGGTGTTAAAATTATGAAAACCTCAGAAATTATTAAAAGATTAAATAAGTTCAATAATAAGATTTCTTCTAATAATAAATATATAAATAGAGACGCCTCTTGGGTTCTATTTAATCAAAGATGTCTTCATCAAACCCTTAGAAAAGAAATTCCTATTATTGAACGTTGTAACTTTTTGAATATCACATCCTCTAATTTGGATGAGTTCATTTCTGTCAGATTATCTGCAATAAAAAATAAAATGTATAAAGATAAGAATGAACCTGAAATTTCTGGAATGAATCCAATGGATGAATATTCACTATTGATTGAAGGTATTCGTGATTTTAAAGACCTTCAAAATTTGTGTTATGAAAAATTGGTTACTAAGTTAGATATTAAATATCATATTAAACTCACTAAGTTTAAAGAACTATCTAAGGATGAGAAGTCTTATATCGGAAAAATTTTCTATAATAATATCTTTCCCCTACTAGTACCAATTAATTATGATACAACTAAAGAATTTCCAGAATTAATGTCTGGACAGTTGAGTATTATCGTAGCTATAGAAGATATTCATGATAAAAACTTTCAAGTTCTCTCTTTTATTCCTTTGGATAAAAATCTAAAAACTATTTATAAACTTCCTGATAAAAATAGATATATTACTTTGGAAGAAATTATTTATGGTTATCTTGATAAGATTTATTATGGAAAGAAAATTCTTAATTATGGTATGATTAAGCTCATTAGAGAAGCAGATATTGAGTTGAGTCATAATGAAGATGTATATATTACAGATCGTATGAAAAGAACTCTTCTTAATAGAAGATACAGCTCTCCAATCTTTATGGATATGACATCAAATATTTCAAATGATCTTCAGAAATTATTAATGAAGATTTTTGAATTAAATAAGAGACATATTTATGTAAATGACAATAGTATTAATTATAAAGCATTAGTTGATATTAGTATTATTGATGGTAAATATGATAAATTTGAACCTCAATATCCTGAAGAACTTCTTGGTGTCCATGATATGTTTGCAGCTATCGATAATGGAGACATTTTACTTCATCATCCATATGAAAGTTATGATCCTGTAGTTAAATTCTTAGAGCATTCTGCAAATGATAATGATGTATTATCTATTAAGCAGACACTTTATAGAGTATCTAGTATTGATTCTCCTATAGTTAATGCTCTTTGTAAAGCTGCAGAGAATGGAAAGAATGTTGCAGTAATTCTTGAAATTAAAGCAAGATTTGATGAAGATAGAAATCTCTCTATGATTGATAAGTTAAAAACTAGTGGTGTTAAATTAATTTATGGTAATGAGACTTTAAAAACTCATTGTAAATTTATTACTGTAGTAAAACGTTCTGGTGATAAATTAAAAATTTATTCTCATATGGGTACTGGAAATTATAATGACAATACAGCTAAGATCTATACAGATATTTCTTTCTTTACATCTAATTTTAAAGTAGGTAGAGATCTTTGTACTATTTTCAATATGTTATCTGGATTTGCTGATCCTAATGTAAATATTGATAAGTTATATTTCTCACCTTATACTCTTAGAAAGAAACTCATCAGTTCTATTGATAATGAAATTAAGAATGCTAAAAATGGTAAGCGAGCAATTATTACTATTAAAGTAAATTCTATTTCTGATAAAATTATGATCGATAAACTATATGAAGCTTCTAAACATGGAGTACAAGTTGTAATTTTCTGTAGAGGTATATGTTCTATGAAGCCTATTAATGAGAATATTATTATTCGTTCCATTGTAGGTAGATATCTTGAGCATAGTAGAATTTTCTATTTCTTTAATAATAAAGAACCCAATATTTATATTTCTAGTGCAGATTTGTTAACTAGAAATTTAGATAAACGGTTTGAATTATTGATTCCTTTAAAGGATGAAGATGTTAAAGAAAAAGCAATGAAGATTCTTAGTATGTATTATAGAGATGATTATAATACATATCAAATGGATAAACATGGAAGATATCATAAACTTGATGGGAAAACTAATATTCATCAGTTATTTATGGATGAAGCTATTGAAAATTATAAGTTGAAGAGTATTCCTAAGATGGTAAAAAGAAATACAAAGAAATGAAATTAGGGAATCCTGGAATTAACCAGGATTCCCTATTATATTATTTTTTTATTCTTTTTACATAATTTCGTCAATATTAGTATCTAACCACATTCCACCAACAGGCATACTGCTATCAGGTTCAACTGCACCAACTGATATAATAGAACTAACATCAGACATATATGCTAAAGTATTTATTTCATTAAATGTAAGTTTACCAGACTCATTAATACCTAATTTATCAATAGTATCTTTATTTAAATGATTGTGACGTAAGGTAACAGCATCATCAATTTCACTAGTTTCAGATGTAGGGCCACCAATGATACTACTCCATGCAACTGATCCTGCACTACCAGTAATATCAGCAGGCAGTTTACCATCTGCATTTAATTTTAAAATTTTATTAGGAACTGCATTATTTACAACTTCATTAATAGAAACAAAATTATTATTTGCATCATTTACAGAAATTGCATCAGTAATACCATAACCTTCTAATGTATTAGGTTTGCTCTGAACGCCAGACCATTCAACATTAGTAGCAGTTGCAGCATTACCAGTAATATCAGCAGGTAATTTACCTTCTTCATCTAACTTAAGAAGTTTACCAGCTTCAGGATTAGAAGAAACGTCTTCAACATTTACAAATGTATTATCAATATGCTCACTGGTATAAGCATCAGTAATACCATAACCACTTAATGTAGTAGGAGTATTCTGAACACCAGACCACGGAACTGCAGTTGCAGCTGCAGCAGTATATACTTCATAACCAGCTTCAGAACCTAACTTAGATTCATCTACAACAAAATACATTTTACCCGTATTTTCAACTTTAACAGTATCACCATTTTGTACATTTAAATTTGTTAAAGAGAAACGAGCAGTATCAGAAGCTACAACAATACAACGTTCTAAAGCACCATGAGGTAAATTTGCTAATGGGATAATACCATTTAAAATACTTGCAGGTAATTTACCCTCAGTATCTAATTTAAGAATTTTACTAGGTTCTGCACTATCAACAACATCTGTTACATGAATATATTTTTCATCAGATTCAGTTTTATTATAAGCATCAGTAATACCATAACCACTTAATGTGTTAGGAGTGTTCTGAACGCCAGACCATTCAACATTAGTAGCAGTTGCAGCATTACCAGTGATATCAGCAGGTAACTTAGCTTCTTCATTTAATTTTAATAATTTACCAGCTTCAGGAGCAGAAACAACTTCAGATTTATTAATGAATGTATTATCAATATGCTCACTGGTATAAGCATCAGTAATACCATAACCTTCTAATGTATTAGGTTTGCTCTGAACGCCAGACCATTCAACATTAGTAGCAGTTGCAGCATTACCAGTAATATTTGCAGGAAGTTCACCATTTTCATTTAATTTTAATACTTTATTCGGTGTAGGTACACTTACTATATCTACATTAGAAATTGCATCAGTAATACCATAACCACTTAATGTGTTAGGAGTGTTCTGAACGCCAGACCATTCAACATTAGCTGCACTACCAGTAATATCAGCAGGCAATTTACCTTCACCGTTTAACTTAAGCAGTTTACCTGCTTCAGGAGTATCAGATACATTGTCAGTAGATACGAAATCAGTAGCACGTTTACCATCAAGAGTTTTTGCATCACCAGTAATATCTGTAGGAAGTTTACCTTCTTCATTTAATTTTAACAATTTACCTGCTTCAGGAGTATCAGATACATTGTCAGTAGATACGAAATCAGTAGCACGTTTACCATCAAGAGTTTTTGCATCACCAGTAATATCAGTAGGTAATTTACCTTGTTCATCTAACTTAAGAAGTTTACCAGCTTCAGCATAATCAGTGATAATATTAGTGTTAACTGCATCAGTGATACCATAACCTGCTATAGTTGTAGGTTTATTTGTAATACCAGACCAAGCAACATTAGATGCTGTGCCTGCAGAATATACTTCATAGCCGCCATCTTCATGTAATTTTGAAACGTCGACTACAAAATACATCATTCCAGTATCATTAACTTTAACAGTATCACCAAGTTGTACATCTTCAGGTGTTAATTCATATCTTGCAGTGTCATCAGTAACAACAACACAACGTTCTAAAGCACCATGAGGTAAACTTGCAAGAGGAATTGTACCAGATAAAATAGATGCAGGAATCTGAGCATTATCATCTAATTTTAAAATTTTACCAGCTTCAGGTACTGAAACAATATCATCATTTTTAACAAATAAATTATCAACCTGAGTGCTAGTATATACGTCTTCAATACCTAAACTTCCAAGGTCTGTAGGTTTGTCGGGAAGATTTTCCCAACTAATATCAGACATATATGCGATAGGATTAGACTCATAGCGAACCCTATTATCAGCAGTATCAAATTTATCGATAACTTCTTTATTTAAATGATTATGTTTAACAGAAACTGCATTATCAATATCTTGAACTGATGAAGTGGGTTTATTTTGTAAATTTTCCCAAGAAATCTCAGGAATTTCTTCAGATTCGAGTTCAACAGTACGTAAAGTATAATCACCCTGGACTATATTTAAAGTATAACCAGTATCCTTATTACCAACGGTGATTAATTCACCAGGATGAACACTAGACTTATTACTGTTTACGAATCTAGTAGCTTCTTCAATAGAGGAGAAAGTTAAATTTTTACCAATTTCTTGAATAGACTTATCCGATTTGATTATACATAAACTATAATCAGTATCTTGAATATTATTAGAAATGTCACCATTTGCAACAGCAATAATCTGACCAGGATATGCATAAGAACCAGGTTCATTAATATATGCTAATACTTCATCTTTATTATTAAAAACACTCGTAGGATCAATAGGAAATGCACCCATTCTAGAATACATTTTCAATAATCCTAAAACGAGATTTTCATTTTCATTTATATAAGGAAAATTAGCCATAATTACTTCCTCCTTTCTTTAAATTGTAACTTTAAATGTCATATCAGACGGGAAAGGCTGTTCAGGAATAAAACTGTATACCTTATAATCAATGGCAGTAAAATTATTAGCACCTTCAACAGGAACTATAGATTTAGTAAATACTGCTTTAGACTCATCATTACCCATCTCAATATATTCGACACTAGTAACATCTCTAAGGTTTGCAGGATATGCAAAAGTTGCACGAGTCTGACCTTTAAGAATATTAATAGTAAATGTAGTACCTTCAGTAGCACCATGGTTACTAGAGTTGGTTAAAGTACGAACTGTATTAGATGAATTTGCAGGAGTAGTGACAGTATCAGTACCCCAGAAATATTTACGGAAACTAGTATAAGTTATAGGGGTGGAAGTTTTACTACCGGAAGGAATACTACCAGTAGGATAATTTTCACCAAAATTATCTTTTTTTATTAAACCTGCAGCATAAGTTGCAGTTGCAGTATAATTTGTAACTCCAGTAATAGTTAAATTTTCAACATAAGAAATAGGAGATACGGTTGACATTTCAACTTGTACATTATTTTTCTTAATAACAATATTATTTAAAGAACCTGCATCGTTTTTGATAAACTCACCACTAATCATAATGGCTGCATTAGTACCTTCTTCATAATATCCACCAACTGTACCACTTGATACAGAAATAGAAACAGAAGGAGCGGTATATTTAGGAGGAACACGTACCTGTACCAATTTACGAACGATAGAATCAATAGATGTTCCAGCTGCAATAGTATCACCGTTAACAAAGGAGCCAATACCATCTGTATCTAACATAACAGGAATTTCTTCAGCTGTTTTAACGTTAGCCGTTTTAGTAATTGGATGTAAAACAGTAAATGAACCATCAGATTTTTTAGTTTTCATTAAAAAATCAATAACTTCAGACATAATTATATTTTCACTCCTTTACTATAATTTTATCAATATGTAAATACCGTTAATATATTATTTTTACCATATATCATCAGACAGATCAGTGTCAATCCATAGAATAACTTCATTGCTGGTAGGATTAGATTTATTAACAGAAACATCTTTCTGTTCATCGATAACAATCTGTTCACCACCATCAATTGAAGTAAGACCTTCAATAGACATAATTCCTTCATCTTCAATATCAAATACAAGTCCACCCATTACCAGGTTTGACAAATCAGCACTACCTGTATCTTCAACAATAGGAATTTCGGATTGATCAAATAACAGTATAATACCTGTAGTAGTATCAGGATTGATAGGATCATCAGGATCAACAGGGGGAATATCAGGTTCTGTTCCAGGTTTATATCCAGGAATTGTGATATAATGGGATGAAAACTCGTCAGGTGTTAACCAAAGTTTAGTAATAGGTTCTCTAGGTCTATATTCTGAAATAACAACAACTTTATCAGCACCAGCACCAACAGTATCTGATAACGTAGTTTTATTCCATTTAGATTCATCATATGGACCTGTTACATAATCATCAGTAGCAGTAACAACTCGGATTTCATTATTATCAGTATCAATGATAAATGATTTATCACCAGTATTATATATTTTATTTTGATCGTAGATCGAAATATCTCCACTACCAAAAATAAAATTCTTTAATAAATTTAATATACCTTGTCTATCTAGAATATTATTATCAATTACAGAAAATCTACCCATTGTATATCACCTCCTTTTATACTTGAACTACTGCAAATAAACTATTAAATATAGGTCTTATATTTTTAGTATTTTCAGTAATTTCGCCTGAATAACTAACTAAATAATTTTTAACTTTAAAAGATGTCAATACAAATCCTGCAATTACCTTACCTTTAGGAACTTTAATAAAATCATCATCTGTTAAATTAAATACCTTATGATTAATCTGATCTATTGATTCTGAAATAACAATAGGATCAGACGTTGTATCATCATTATAATATATTAATAACTCCATATCTAGTAACAAATTATTTCTTTCACTAGATATTCCTGATTTATTAACAGTAATTGCATCGATATCTACATTAAATAATATCTTTTTACAATTATAATAGGGTATAGTTATTGTATTTGTAATATAATTTTTATCAAATTCCATTATAAAAGGTGCATATACATCATTATCCATTTCAACATTTATAATATCTCCATAAATAGACATATTATTAGCAATTGATTTAGTTTCTATGATGTGTGACTTAAGTCGTGAATTATAATTATATGATATAGTATCACCGGTTTGAGTTTTAACAAGAACTTCACCAGTAAACTTATCAATCATTACTTCTTCATTATACGCATCATCAAATCTATCTTTAGATAATAGCGAAACACCAAATCTATATTCCGGCATGTATGTTTACACCGCCTTTCTTTTTTTATTAATATAATGTTTTTAAGTCTTAAGTATGGTGTTCGTATCAGGATTTAATAAAATATTATTTTCAGTGATATGTAATATATCAGGATTTAAAAATAGATCATTATCGGTATTAATAAATAATGTTGGATATTTATCCACCATAGATTGTGTAATCTGTAAAGTATCGGGATTAATTAATTTAATATAATTCCAGAGATATTCATTAAAAAACTCTTCAATTTCTACTATGATATCATCAATTAAATCTGGAATTGTATCCTCAATATCAGGTAAACCGTCCTCGATATCATCAATAATTTCATCAAATATTTTAGAACTGATGTCATCAGTAGGATAATCATCTCCCCAATCAAGACAATCTAAATTCTTTTGATATATTTCAAGATTTGTTAAGGTAGGTACATCTTTAAGTATAAATATATAAGGTGCCACAATTTCTATATTAGATTCATGGAGTCGTAAACCATTTAAATATATATCATACCACTTAAAATCTAACGGTTTATTAATTTTACCAGTTAAATTAACAATACCTTTTTTATTTATTCTTCTCTCATAATGTACCATAAAATATTTATTACTATTATATACAAGTGTATATTCATCATTAGGATCCTGTTTCATCATGCCTCTAATAGCATGAGGACCTGATGCATTATCTGAGAATAAATATCTACGCAACTTCTGAGGAATTAATCTACCATTACGATATAATAAGATATTTTTTCTATCATTATTGATTTCTCTATCAATAATAACTTCATTACTACCTTTTACAACTTGTTTAAAACTAACCCTGTTTACATTAATATCTACAGTTTTACCAATATCTAAAGGATTAATAAATTTAATATAAATTTTTTTATAATTATAAAAATCATTAGATGTTATTTGATAATAACCACCATCAAGATATGCATATAAACTATAATCATTTTTAGATAAATAGATATTCTGATCATCCAAAGATTTAGTGGTGACATAAATATCAGACGGTTGAATATATTGATCTTCAGGTATATTAACTTTATGATAAGATATATTATCAATTATTTCTATGGATTGTTTATATCTATAATCTACAAATTTTTCTACAGTAATACGACTATTAGAATTTATCATTCTAATAGGAATGTATATATAGTAATAACGATTATCATGGAATGTATATAAATCATTGGTTTGATAAGAATCAATTAATATATTAATTTTATCACCTTTTTTATATCTGAAAGTAAATAAATAACATGTTTCATTAAAGGTGACTCTTTCAGTAGTTTCTTTAATTTCTTTAAAATTATTAGACCTATATCTGTCAGTTAAATCATCTATTTCAGATACATCAATATCAAAAGTTGGAATATATCCAATTAATTTATGTAAATAAATTGAATAATAATTACCATTTTTATATATCATATTATTCAACTTATTCATCTTATATTTAAGATGATCTAATTTAGAATTAGTCCAATCATCATGATCATATGTCATTGAAATAGGTTTATAATTTTTAATAATATCAGGAATTGAATTATCAGCATATTTTTCTAATACATTTTTAGTAAATCTATAATATAATGACAATTCATTTTCATACTTAGATCCTATAGATTTTGTATCATCAGCATAATATATATAAATAATCATATCATCATCATGACCAGTATATAATTCATATATATTAGGATAATGTAATATTACCTTTGTAGTATGATCAAAGAATACATCAATTCCGGATTTTCTAAAAATGATAATATTTTCAATAGGAACAGGCATATCCTTTATAGGTAATTCAAAATACTTAGTACCTGCAGGAATATCTATAGTATCGAAATGATTTAATAAAAAAATATTTCTAATATCTGTATGTATATTAGTTAATGCTAATACCTGCTCACTATTAAGTTTTAATTTATTTTCTTCATTTTTAAAAGCTTTAATAAATTTATATTTATACAATTGTGTATCATCATATGTTATCCATGTAGTAAAATTATTAGTTTCAGATATCATATTAGAATTTTCAAAATTTACAATAGGAATACCATTATACTTAGGTACTATTGTATAGTTTCTTATCGTTCCTCGATTAGAATGAAGTGTAGATATATTATGAGCTTTAACAATTAAAACTGTCATTTTACTATGAGATTCAATCAAATCCCTAATTTCTAATTTAGTAAATCCATCATGTATATATCTTTCACCAGGTTTATGAACAGGACATTGTTCAAATACTCTAAATGATACAGTAGTAATATTTTCCAACATGTTAATACGATAATTAGTATACATTTCACCATTTATAAAAACAAATATATTATTACTAAATATATTTGGATTAGAATTGATTTCATCTGGAGTTAATAATTTTTTATAAAATTTTGACTGCTTAAATTTAGTTCTATTTTTATTTGTAATAAATTGTAAATTTAAATTATATGAGCATTCTGTTTCTGTAAATTTTGTCATATTAGCCATATCAAAATCAAATCTAATCATACCTGAAAGTGATTTTTGTGCATCATATAAATTATTAAATATAGATTCTTTTATATCCCATAAAGTCTCATTCAATATTTTAATATTGAATTGATCTTTACCGATAAGTTCATATACGTGCTTATTATCAGACATTTATTTCACTTCCTTTACGTATATATTAAATATCTATTTTTATATTAATGTTAAAAAACGTAAAAGATATAGAAAACTGCGATTTGAGTTAAAAAATAAATGGATTTAGAACTTAGTCTAAATCCATTTATAAATTATTGTAAGAAGTCATTATTTTCTAAATGCTCCATATATCTATCTTCAATTAATTTAGCATGATGTTCAGTAATATGATTTTTAAAATCTTGATGTTCATCACAGTAACTATTATAATGAACAATATCAAATAAAACCTGGTCATAACTATCTTTACTATGAAGAATACCATGCATTAAATCATCACCAAATGCAAGAATCCGATTTCTAGTATTAACAGCATCTCTTTCATCATCTTTATTTTCAACAAATTCTATTTTATCATTCATTTTTTTCATTTCAGTTTTTAAATAGTCAAAATCATTGTTCATCTTATCAATTTTAGTATTAATGTTTTGATTAATAATATCCCCAATTATCGTTAAACCTTTTGTTAAAATTTTTTTGATAAAAGTCCAAGGATTTATTTTGATCGGAGTAATCTCAATAAAATATATTAATATTAGACCACCACTAATAACAATATTCCTAGTTCCAATTAAGTCATATATATATTTAAATATTTCTTCAAGACTCATAATTAATAAATACCCCCTTTCTGTATTATTAATCATAATTTTAAAGTAAGCTATTTATTAATATGTTTAAATGAAAAAATAATGGGTATATAGAAAACTATATACCCATTATTAACTATTTCATGTTAATATAAATCCCAAGTATTGTTACCGTCACTAATATAAGGTGAATATAAATCCCAAGTATTATCACCATTAGAAATATACATCTGATATGCATCATATTCAGAAGTTTCTTTATTGAAAATATATACTAAACTTAAAGGCTTCCATATTGCATATAACGTAACTTCAATATTATTATGAGTTACAATATTACATATATCTTCACCATTTTTATAAAGTATACCAGTTCCATCAGGTTTCGTATTCCAGCCTACAAATTCATACCCATCTAATATAAATCCATTAGCATTAAGAACTTTACCTGATGAATACGAACTAGACATATTTTCGGTATAACCAGATTTACTTCCATTACCATCAAAAATAATAGTATAGTTATTTGGTATATATTTTACTGTAAGAGATACATTTTCAGAACCCATGTTAAATACATATGGATTATATATACTTGTATAAGTCCCTGTCCATTTATCCCAAGTATAACCATTATTAATCTCTGCACTAACTGTAACAGATTCTTCATAATAATATGAACCACTACCACTCACACTTGAAACAGCACCACTATCAAAATTAATATTTACAATATATCTATTTCTATTATACCATAAATCTATTATTCTAGATCCATCAGATAATATTGTAGTTGATATTACAGTTTCATTATCAACAGAACCGTGGTCATATGTAAATCCATCTATTGGTTTTGCTATGCTAGATAAATTTATTATGGTATCTGGTGTAGCATATGCAGTATCAGTACTGTGTACATCATATGATAAACCATCAAGTTTTTTAGTATGATATATTACTTGATATTTTACAGTTGCAAGTTCCCATTGTGCATATAATGTAACTGTTTCACCATCAGTATATGTTAAATTAGATACTGATTGACCGTCTATATATAATGTACCATTACCATCAGGTCTTGTATTCCAGCCTATAAAATTATAATTAGTTTTTTCATATCCATTAGTATTTAAGTTCTTAGATACATCATATGTCATAGACATATCACTTGTTGAACCAGAATCACTACTATTACCATTAAATTTAATAGTGTATGTAATAGGAGTCCACTGAGAATATAATGTTGTGGGTGATGAACTAGATGGCGTATATGTATTTGATACCAATTGTGATGAAGATTGTGCTTTTGACCATCCTTTAAATATATAACCATTTCTAGTTGATGTAGGTAATGTGACAGAAGAAATAATTTCTGATTCTACATCATATATAGCATATAATGTGTTATTTCCAGCATTAAATGTACTTTTATCAGTATATACAATTCCTGTTCCATTAGGATTAGAATTCCATGATTTGAATTTATATTTGATAGTTTTATTCACAGAATCAGAATCTCTACTAGGAGTACCACCATTACCATCATATGTAATAATAGAATAATTTGATGTTACATCATCAGATTTAGTAGCTGTAGGTAATATAATAGAAGATACTGTATCAGATTCTATATTAAATATAGCAAATAATGTAATATTATCATGTATATCATCAGTATTTAAACTACCACTATATGAAATTCCATAACCATCAGATGAACTGTTCCATGAATTATGTATATACTTAATAGTTCTGGTAATACTATCAGAATCTCTACTAGGAGTACCACCATTACCATCATATGTAATAATAGAATAATTTGATGTTACATCATCAGATTTAGTAGCTGTAGGTAATACTAATGTTGTAGGTGATGAACTTTCTGAGTCATTCCATATAGCATATACTGTAGTATTATCAGTAAATATTGATGTATTATCATATTGTATACCATTGCCATTGGGATCAGAATTCCAATGATCGAAAGTATAAATAATAGTTTTATTAACGGTATCAGATATTTTAGATACAATACCACCATTGTTGTTATATATAATACTATAAGTATTATACTTATTAGATTTAGTAGGTTTAGATAAAGAACTTAATTCATTATTTGAATATTCAATTGATACGGTATTAGATTGTGTTGCAGTTAATGTGGTTGATGAATTACGGCTATATTGTGTATACCACATTGTATTATCAGTATCACGCCATCCGTTAAATGTGTAAGACGTTTTATTAATTTTCATTGCAGTGATTGAAGTATTATTATCACCACTATTAGCATCACCTGTTATAGTGAACGAACGAATATTAACACTTGTAGGATTTTTATAAGGTTGGGGTAATTCAACATAACTTTGATTAGTCCATTTTGTTATATCAGGATCTCTCGGTGGACAGTAATCCCAAGAATATCCACCACTATCAAAATAAAGTACATATCCAATATTTTCATTAGATCCTCCACCAGAATCACCACCATCATCGTCGTCATCATCAGATGTTTTAACACTTTTACTTGTTCCATCACTAATGCTATATTGTGCAGTGCTTGGGCTTGTAACGCCAAACCATGCACTATATGAATTTTTATGAAATGATATTGTCACCGTACTAGTTGTATCACAACTTCCTGATACACCTAATGAATAATAATCATTAAGACTACTTGGATAATATTGTTGACCACCGCTGTCTATAGTAATACCATTTAATTTAATATATCCGTCTATAACACGGTTAGTTGCCCATTCTTCTGTTAATACAGATACATCATCTACATAAAAAGTGGAACTATTATAATGGTAATCAACTCTAACTGTAGCCCAAGATCTATTTGTATCAAAATATAGAGAACCACTAGGCATATATTATTCCCCCTTTAAATATTAGTTATTATGAATGGGAAAATCTAAAATTATTTTTTATATTTTATAACATATTTAAATTGGGTACAATCATATGATTGTACCCAATTATTCCAATATATTAATATATTGTTTTAAATCAATAAGGTTCCCAGACTCCATCTTTTACAATATGTGGTGCATATAAAACCCATTCTTCATTGTGGCAAATGAAACATTGATAGGTTCCAATACCAGGTATTGTTGTACTTCCGAGAGTTTCCCAATTAGCATTTACAGTGATAGAACCAGTAGTTCTAGTTGCTAATTCATTTTGTAAACTTATAGTATCTGTAAATGTTGCATCTTTACCTTCATTGATACCAGTGATTACATTATTGGTATTATCTGTCCAATTACCAAATCTGGAACCAGGTTTATTAGCTTTAGCTAATGTTACACCATATAATATATTATACGTTGCCGGATTATTACTATTATTATTACCTCCATTTAGACTATAATTAATACTATAATCGATCGGATCGTAATAAAAATTAAATGTCATGTCCGAGTCTTCTTGATAAATGGTTTTACCCATATTATAGTATATGATACCATCATTTTCATTTACATGACCAAATTGGTTATTTAAAATAAATCCATTAGGAATATCAGATAATGCATTATCTGTATTTAAATTAATTGCCAATTTATAAGTATTTGTAAATGTTTCAGATTTCATTAAATAACAAGTATTAGACTCAGCATTTCCATCATTATTTTTAAATCCCCGTAATAAGTGGTTAATTCTATTAGTATATGTATTGATTTTCCAAATAGCATATAATGTTATTGAAGTATTATCTGTATACATATCACCAGGTTGATATGTTGCAATATTATCATTACTAATACTCCATCCCATAAATGTATAACCACTTTTTACAGGAATTAAATTACTAATCTGATAATCAGTTCCATATTGTTTATATTCTATACCAGGATTATTATCAGTAGCACCATTACCATTATATAAAATAGTATATGATATAGCAGACCAAACAGCATATAATGTTATTGAAGTATTATCTGTATATATATCACCAGGTTTATATGTTACAATATCATCATTACTAATACTCCATCCCATAAATGTATAACCACTTTTTACAGGAATTAAATTACTAATCTGATAACTAAAACCATATCGTTTAGTTCCTGATGAAGGAATATTATTACCATCATTTCCATCATATGTGATAGTATATAAGTTATATTCAACTTCGGGTATTAATGATACATTCTGTGTAGGCATTATAAATGTTGTGGGATTAGTATTATCAGTTATTATAAAATCACCAGACCATTTAGAGAAATAATACACATCATTATCAAAAATTGCTTCAATTGTTACTGATGCACCATGTTCATAAACACCAGCACCATTAACACTTTGAATATCTGAGGTTTTAATTAATGAAACAGTATAAGTATTTCGGGTATAATATAAATTGATAACTAAGCTACCATCAGATTTAACAGTCACTGTTGATACGATACTACCATTAACTTTACCCTCTTTATATACGAAACCATCAATATTAGTTATTAAATTTGAGAGGGTTAATACACTATCAGCAGTAGCTACTCTATTTTCAGATAAATGTAAAGAATATGTATTAGTTCCTACATCTTTAATATGATGGTTTATGGTATACACTATATCATCTTTAGCTACCCATTGTGCATATAATGTTATATTACTGGTCGGTGTATATGAATCTGTAATACAATATTCAGAAGATACACTTTCACCCCAACCTAAAAAGTTATAACCTTCTCTAGTTGCTGTGGGTAAATTAATAGTAGTAGTATTATCGGAAGAAATATTCCATATTGCGTATACTGAGGTACTATCATTAAAAGATGTGGAATCTGTATATCTAGTACCATCACCTGTAGAATTAGAACACCAATATGCAAAATTATAATTCACTGTTCTAGTGGCATTATCGGAATATCTATTTACTGTACCACCATTACCATTATAAATAACAGTAAAAGTCTCACTACCACTAGATCTGGTAGGTTTAGATAATAATGATAATGTGTTATTATTGTAAGTTGTTGATTGTGACGATGTTTGTGTAGCAGTTAATGTGGTTCCTGAATTATGGTTATATTGTACCTGCCATATTGTACCATCAGTAGTATCACGCCATCCATTAAATGTGTAAGACGTTATAATATTTTTTGTTGCAGATAATGTGGTATTATTATTACCGCCATTAGCAATACCTGTAATAATAAAAGACTGATTATCATTAGTAGAATTACGATATGGTTGAGGTAAATCTAATGGTGTATTTTTATATTTTCTTAACTCATTATTTGAAGGGAAATAATCCCATGTATAACCACCATTATTTAAATATACACTATAAAATGTTGAACCAGACGAACCCCCAGAATCACCACCATCATCGTCATCATCGTCATCATCTGTAGTTAAGTTAAATCCTGTAATAGTTGCAGAAGCAGATTTATTACCAGAACCTGTAGAACAGTTTGCATTAACAGTAATACTACTTATTGATGCAGAGCCTGAACTACTTACATTAACAGTCATTCTTTCACTACAAATTTCAACAGGAGAGCCATAAGTTGCAACACTACCACTATCACTTATTCCGCCAGATACAGTATATCTAATATCCGTACCACCGGTAAAGTCTACACGTTGTACATAAATATTAAGTGTTACGTCTCTGGATGATCCCCAAGTATCATGCTCTGTTACATCAGCGGTAATTTTAATTACACTAGTACTACCACTTGTTGACATTTTGACAGATGCCATTTTTTATCCCTCCTCTTCTTTAGTAGTATTATTAGGTTGATGAACCTTTAAGAATATAATTCTACCTTCATATAAATTGTTTGTAGGGAAACTATCTCTAAATAAATTACTATTAGATACAGCGTCTGCAGTCATATATTTTGTTAATAATTCTGATGCAGAATTTACAATAATTACATTATTACTCATATTTATTCACTCCCCACTTCTAAGAAGAACATATCATTCTCAGTTAAAATACCAGGAGGTAAAGTGTCACCATATAAATTACTAGATAATATCACAGGTTTAGTGCTGATACTGCTACCAGGTACCTTTTTTAAATATAACGTACCTTTAGGAACATCCGGAGGAAGAATTTCACCACATACGTCTTTACCCAATATTATAGGACCAGTTAATTCTTTAATAATTACATTAATATCAACATTTTTTGTACCGTCAAATTCTACACTACCTTCAGCATCACCAATAAGTGATATTTTTCTACCAGTAGTTAATTTTTCAGCAGAACCAGAGCTATAAATTTCATAACCTGCCTCATCATATAATAATTCATCATCTTTTACATAAAACATCTTATTGGTTTCTAATACTTTAACAGTATCACCAATTTGAACATCTTCTTTTCTTAATTCAAAACGTTCCTCATCATTTTCAACAATAACACATCGTTCTAATGCACCTTGAGGAATATTTTCAATAGGGATTACACCTTTTAAAATATTTGCAGGTAATTTACCCTCTTCATCCAATTTTATAATTTTATGAGGAGCAGCTTCTTCTACAACATCTGTAACAGCAAGTTTATTATCTATCTTACTAACTAATTGACTAGTAAGATAATTCAATTCACGATCAGATACAGCTTTATACACTGTTATTACACCTCCTTAAATTATTTTAAATTATATGGGTACATTCGTATGAATGTACCCATTTTTTATTTAATATACTGTTCTTTTTGTCTTAAGTGACATCCATATGAACACAACGATTATTCGTTCCTTCAATCTTGTAATGATATCTAATTCTAGGACGAGTATTTAAATAAGCTTCAATTTGATAAGCAGTTTTACCTTGAATGTAGAAATCCATTGCCTTACCATATAAATGTCTAGAATTAGAAACTCCACCCTCATTTGCATTATGAACAGGACATCTAATACCACTAGTTACAATAACAGGTCCTAATTCTTCTCTCATAATATCTGCTTCTTCAAGTAATATTCTACTCATTGTAGCAGTATCACCTTTACAATGTCTGCCACCACATTTGCATGTAAATTCATCTTCTGTAAAATATTTAATACCTGCAAATACACCAGTCTTATTATTAGTAGTAGTTGTAGTATTGATAACAACTTTATTTGTAGAAGATGATGTAGTCGTTGTAGTATTTGTATTATTAATTTTAATACCTTCACCAATGACTTTTAATATTTCTTCTTCAGTTTTAGGACCAAAAACTCCATCAGGAGTTAAATTTCTTTCTTTTTGAAATTGTTTAGTTGCTTCACTTGACTGAGCACCAAAATCACCATCAATTTCACCTTTATATAAACCTAAATATGCTAATAAATTTTGTTTTTGTTTGTTAGTCATAGACTCACCTCCTATATATTATTATAATGTGTAGAAATATTAGTATTTTTAAATATAAGAATAAATATACATATATAGTATAATTTATCTCTGTTTATTTATATAAAAATTTATTATTAAATATGGCTCCTTTTGACATAATTAGTCACTTCATTTTTTAAATAAAATAATTAATTATGGTTACTGATATTTAAATATCAGTAACCATAATCTTTATTTAATTAATAATCTTCACCAACAATTTCTTTATACTGTTCTTTAGTAATAACACCTTTACGAACAGCCATTTTTACCATAGGCTTGCTCCAAAGACCTGCTTCGTAATTAAACTTAACCTTTTCAAAGCTCATAATTATACCTCCACATCATCAAGTGTCATCATATTTTGATACTCAAGCTGAGCAGCGATGCTTGCCAGAGAAGTAGCGCTTAATTCAGCATTAGAAGCCTCAGCATCGGCTTTTTCTTTTTCGGCTTTTATAGCGGCAAGCTCTCTGGCTTCTTCGAATGCCTCAATTGTATCTAGTTTTTCTTGGTCTGTTTCACAGTTGGAAAAATCGCAACCCTGTACCATATACATATCAACCATTTGACCTAAAGTGCCGAAAAAGCCACCATTAATTTCGCCAGCAGCACAAACAACTGTAATAGAATCAAGACCAGCGATTGGATAACGCTGAATCCATTGTTCTGCCGTAAATACTTCGCCAACTGGTGTTAGAATCACATCTTGTTTATTCCAAATTGCATATCTTTTCATATTATTTTCTCCTTTTATTGTTAGATTATAACATAAACATCGACTGTTGACATACTACTACCCACATATTGTTTATCCAAACCACCACCAAACAATGCGTAGTCACCAACGTGGGTTGCCGCTAAATTATTACGAGCCTTACTCAATGTACTCGGTGTTGTTTTAGTGAGAGATGTATCATAGACATCAACAGTATCGTACATATTATAGTCTTCATATGCTCCTGCATCCGCACCACCACCAAACAATGCGTAGTCACCAACGTGGGTTGCCGCTAAACCGTATCTTGCCTTGCTCAATGTACTTGGCGTTGTTTTAGTGAGAGATGCATTATAGGCATCAACAGTAGAGTGTGGTATACCGTTATCAGTAGTGCTTGAATATGATGATGCACCTCCACCAAACAATGCATAGTCACCAATATGAGTCGCCGCTAGTCTACATCGAGCTACACTTAAATTTATGGGATTCGTCTGTGTAAGATATTTATCAAAAGAATGTATCGCATCAGTAACATATTCCCCGTCATTATAACACAAACCCCCACCAAACAATGCATAGTCACCAATATGGGTCGCCGCTAAATAAGAATAAGCTTTACTAAAATTTATAGACGATATCAATGTGAACGATGTGTTAAAACATTCTATTATTTCACCATTGCTAAATAATACATAATTTCCAACACAAGATGCAGCGATGTCACATCTTTTACTTGTTTGTATCGTTGTTTGCGTAAGAAACTTGTTATATGCAGAAATAGCTTCGCCAGTTCTAAACACTGCATAATCATCGGTATGTGTCGCAGTGAAACTAACACCATACCCAGGTTTTAAAGAATCAACATTTGATTTTACCAACAAAGAGTTATAAACATCTACATCATATTTTCGGCTAGTACTACTCCAACCACCACCAAATAAAGCATAATTACCAACATGGGTTGCTGCTAAATCATATCTAGCTGCACTTAAACCAGTTGCAGTTCCATAGTATACTAACTCTCCACCACTCCAACAAGGTCTAGCAACTCCACCAATACCTATATATGCTTTTTTAATTTTTCTAGCTACACCATCAATACCTATATATGCTTTTTTAATTTTATGAGCAACATTATCAATACCTATATAAGCTCGTTTTGGCATTAATAACCACCTCTATATAAATTTATTAATTATGGTTACTGATATGTTAATATCAGTAACCATAATCTTTATTTAATTAAAAATCTTCACCGACAATTTCTTTATATTGTTCTTTAGTAATAACACCTTTACGAACAGCCATTTTTACCATCGGCTTACTCCATAAACCTGCATCATAATTAAATTTAACCTTATCAAAACTCATATTTTATACCTCCACATCATCTAATGTTATCATATTTTGGTACTCAAGTTGTGCAGCAATACTAGCTAAAGATGTAGCACTTAATTCTTCATTAGAAGCTTTAGTTTCAGCTGCAATCTTTGCAGCTTCAGCTGCAGCAAGATTTTCTGCTTCATCAAAAGCTTCAATTGCAGCAAGTTTTTCTTCAGGAGTATTACAATTAGAAAAATCACAACCTCTTGAAACATACATATCAACCATTTGACCTAAGGTTCCAAAGAAACCACCATTAATTTCACCAGCAGCACAAACTACTGTAATAGAATCGATACCAGCAATAGGATATCTTTGAATCCACTGTTCTGCTGTAAAAACTTCACCAACAGGTGTTAAAATTGTATCTTTCTTATTCCAAATTGCATATCTAGCCATTTTATTATTCTCCTTTTTTATTTTATAGTATATACCGTGACTTCACCCGTCCCACTAGCGCCATATTGTGGTGTTGAATTATCTCCACCACCAAATAATGCATAATCACCAACATGAGTAGCCGCTAATTTACTAACTCTACGTAATAGTGGTGAAGAGGTTGTTCTTGTAAGTGAACTATCATAAACATCTACTATATTAGTAGGGTCACTACTAGCATTAAAACCCCCTGCAAATAGTGCAAAGTCACCAACATGTGTTGCAGCTAATTCATATCTTGCAATACTTAATGGTTCTTGTATGGATCGAGTTAATGACGAGTCATACCCATTAACAACATCAGAAATGTTTCTTGAGCCGTTGTTGTTACCTATACCTCCGCCAAAAAGTGCATGATTCTCCACATATGTTGCGGCTAATTTTTCTTTTCTTTCGCTTAATGAATCTAATGATTCAATTTTTGTCAGAGATGAATCATATGCATCAACAAAATTATATCCACTACTATTTGCGCCATCGCCACCTGCAATAATTGCATAATCCCCGACATGTGTTGCTTTGGCATTCCATCTGCCATAGATCATACCAATTACCACTGTTGAACGTGTCAGCGATTTATCATACGCATCGACTATATTACTTTCAATCGCATTTCCCATATATCCAGAATTTGTTGAGCCACCTGCAATGATTGCATAATCCCCGACATGTGTGCATGATGCCCCATATTTAGAGATATTCGGTTGTGTTGGGACTATTGCAGATAATGATTCAGTAAACGCAACAATATTACTCACATTAAGAATAGCATAAGTTCCAACATGTGTTGATGAAGCAAAATTAGAGGCGGTTGTATTATAATTGTAAATTATAGATTTGATTAAATTATAGTCATACACTTCAATCGAATCAGATATATTACTACCTGCCGTAATTGTTCCAGCCATAAATAAAGCATATTTTCCGACATGTGTGGCGGTAAGGTTATATCGTTTCAAAGATAGATCATCTGCTGATCCATAATATACTAATTCTCCACCACTCCAAAAAGGTCTAGCAACTCCACCAATACCTATATATGCTTTTTTAATCTTTCTTGATATACCATTAATACCAATATATCCTTTTTTAATTTTACGAGCCACATTATCAATACCTATATAAGCTTTTTTTGACAAATTACTCACCCTTATTCATATACAAAGTATAATTTACCAGTTTGTAAAGCTGATACTCCTGCAGTTAAATCGGTAGGCCCATAATCATATAAATTATCAATTGCACTGGTAATCTGTTCATTAACAGGATCAGATCCTACTTTTTCACTTAATAAATCAAATTCGTTTTTATTTGCAAAATCAGATGCATGTTTACCATCTAAAGTATCTGCATTACCACCATCTAATTTAGATACTCCACCAAGTTTTTCCCATACACCATTTCTTTTAACCTTTAAAACAGCCATTCACATACCTCCTTATTAAATTATTAATTTAATATTTATTAATATTTTAAGTATATTTAATGACAGTGTAATAGAATGTTCTATTTGCAATAGCAGTCCAACCGGAACCACCATAGTATTCAGCCGTAAGTGATATGGTTGTATTATTTCTTCTAATAACCCAATCAGTGAAAGCATTATAACTATCCATATGTAATGTTGTATTTAATCCACTACCATATTCTGCAAATACTGCTGTTGTAGCTTTTAATGTGCCATTATAATGTTCATTATAATGGATCATAACTAAATCTGGAATGAAGTTACAATTAATAGTTGCTGCTCCACTCGAATTAGTTGTAAAAGTACCGCTTTCTTTTCCTCCATTGACAGGGATAGAAGATAGTGCAGATACTAAGTTACCACTTATTATAGAACTAGGCACTGTTCCACCTTTTTTCCCAATCATAGAAAAAGCATTTAAAATATCATTTTGAATAGTATCCAAATATTTTAAAATATCATCGAGACCTATAGGGTCTGTAATTCCAACTATTTTACGAATTATATTTGCAATTTCTGTCATTTTTGATTTTACACTCATTACCAAACACCTCCAAGAATAGCCTCATCAACATATCTTTTTATTTCTGCTATATCTTCTTCAGTCCAATAATCAATACCACGAATCGGTATCGTACCTGGATCTTCGAGAGGTGCATCCATATCAATCCACAATGTACCATCAGGAACATCTAATGGCTCATCATTTTGTGTATAGATTGTTTCTTCATCTTCTATTGTTATAGTATCTGTACTATTATCACCTTTAGTATATGTAATTATATTACCTTCTGCAGATAGACCAATAATTGTATTATTGAATGTAGTGTTAATTTGCTCTGATACACTATTAGTACCAACTTTTGATTTTAATTCATCAAAATCTGTACTAGATGCAAAATCAGATGCATGTTTACCATCTAAGGTATCTGCATCACCTGTAATATCAGCAGGAAGTTTACCATTATTATTTAATTTTAAAATCTTATTAGCTTGAGATGATGTGACGACATCATTAATACTAACAAAATCATCTGCGTGTTTACCATCAACTGTATCAGAATTACCACCATCTGCAGGAAAAGATGAAGGGATATTATTAATTTTAGTATTTATACTATCTAATTCAGATTTAATTACTTTATTCTGTACAGGATTTGTACTGTTATTAGATAATGCCTCATCGATAATAGTTTTATTAGCATCTTTTTCAACACTATCTAATTTAACCTTATCATCTTTAGATAATAAACCATCTGTAACAGAATTTGCTAAAGTATAAGTAGTATTTTCACTAGGAGGAGTATAACCTAATGCATCAGTGACATTATTTTTTGTTATACTAATATTAATACCATCCATACTATTATTAGTAGTAATAGTTACATTATTACCTGATAAAGATAATGTATCTGTAGTAGTATTAGCAGTTATATTAGTACCATTTACAGATACAACACTAAATGCATTTTGGTTAGGTTCAGCATTAATAGGAGCATGATCGGAATTAGCATGAGTCTTAGCAACATTCCAATTTTCTCTCTCTTCTGATGTAATATGAATATTATTGTTATTAGTATGGGTAGTTAAATCAGTATTTATTGCTTTCGCATTAACCTCTCTCTGTAATTCATCAATCAGTCTTTTTAATTCAACACCTTGTGCTGCACTTAACGGTTGATTTGTCACATTAGTAATCAAGTTATCGACAATATCATTCACATTAACTTTATTAGTAGTGATACCCTCAATCAAACTCTTATTACTCTTAATATAAGCAACGATTTCACTTAATTGGTCTAAAGTTATATCATCACTATCAGCTAATACATTTAATCTTTGTGTTAAATTATTGATTAATAACCGAATATCTTCATGAGAAGAGGTATTTACATTATGATTAGATACTGCAGTATTTGCAGTACCAGAAGGATCAGCATTTACATCAGATGATGTTAATATAATATCAGTTTCTAAAGATTTATTATTAATCGTTCTAGAAGTAGGAACTTTATTATCTAATTCAGATTTAATTATTTTATTCTGTACAGGGTTTTCACTTGTATCAGATAATAAGCTATCAACAATAGTCTTATTAGCACCTTCATCAATAGTATCCAGTTTAACTTTATCTGAAGATAACATTAAACCATCTTTTGTATCAGATACTACATTATATGTAGTATCTTTATCGGAAGGAGTATAACCTAATGCATCAGTAACATTATCTTTTGTAATACTAATAGTAACTTTATCATTAGCTATATCAGGAGTAATAGTAACATTATCACCTAACAATTCTAATGTATCACTAGTATTATCAGCTATAATAAATGTATTACTAACTTTGATACTACTAAACGCATTCTGGTTCTTTTCAGCATCAGTAGGAGCATGAGCGGAATCTGCATGATTCTTAGCAGCATTCCAATTAGTTCTTTCTTCACCAGTAATATGACTATTATTACTAGTATGATCAGTTAAATCACTAGTTAATGCTTTATTATTAACCTCAAGTACTAAATTATCAATTAATCTCTTTAATTCGACACCTTGAGATGCCGATAATACTTTTTTACCATCATTAGTGACTAAGTTATCAATAATATCATCCACATTAACTTTACTAGTAGTGACACCTTTGATCAAGGATTCATTACTTTTAATATAAGTGATGATTTCACTTAATTGATCGAGGGTTTCATCATCACTATCAGCTAAAGTATCTAATCTTTTTGTTAAATTAGTGATTAACAGACGAATATCATTATGTGCTGTATCATTTACATTATGATCAGATATAACATTAGTTGCAGTACCAGAAGGATCTGCATTTACATCAGATGCTGTTAATGTAATATTAGATTCTAATGATTTATTATTGATAGTTCTTGATGTAGATACTTTTTCATTTAAAGCTTCATATATAACTTTATTCTGTACAGGATTTGTACTAGTTTCAGATAAACTACTATCTACAATAGTTTTATTAGCACCTTCGTCAATAGTGTCTAATTTAGTTTTATCATCTTTAGATAATAAACCATCTGTAGTGTTAGATGCAATATTATAAGTTGTATCTTTAACGGGAGGATAATAACCTAATGCATTAGCAACATTATCTTTCGTAATACCAATAGTAATTTTATCATTATCCATATCAGGAGTAATAGTAACATTATCTCCAGATATTTCTAATGTATCGGTAGTTGTATCCGATGCGATAATTATATTACCAACTCTAACATTACTAAATGCATTCTGATTCTTTTCTGCATCAATAGGAGCATGAGTGGAATTAGCATGATTTTTAGCAGCATTCCAACCAGTTCGTTCCGTAGGAGTAATATGAATATCAATATCATCTTTATGATCAGTTAAATCACTAGCTAATGCTTTATTATTAACTTCAGTTTCTAATAAAGTAATCAATCTCTTTAATTCAACACCTTGTGCTGCACTTAAAGGCTTTTTATTATCATTAGTAATTAAGTCATTAATAATATCACTTACATTAATTTTATTAGTAGTGATACCTTCGATTAAAGACTTATTATTTTTAATATAAGTAACAATTTCACTTAATTGATCAAGAGCCTCATCATCACTATCAACTAAAGCATCTAATCTTTTTGTTAAATTAGTGATTAAATTACGAATATCATTATGAGCATTTGTGTTAGTATTATGATCAGATACTATAGTATTTGCAGTACCCTTAGGATCTACACCAATATCAGATGCATCTAAGGTTATATTAGATTCTAAAGATTTATTATTGATAGTTCTAGTAGTAGGTACTTTTTCATTTAAAGCTGAATTGATAACCTTATTCTGTACAGGGTTTTCACTTGTATCAGATAATAAGCTATCAACAATAGTCTTATTAGCACCTTCATCAATAGTATCCAGTTTAATCTTATCTTCAGATAACATTAAACCATCTGTAATATCCGATACTACAGTATAAGTAGTATTTTCAGTAGGAGGAGTATATCCTAATGCATCAGTAACATTATCCTTAGTAATTTCGGATCTAATGGTTTCTGATGACTTATTTTCAACATTACCTAATCCAATTTGAGATTTAGTAACTTGATGAGGATTTTCTAAATTTTCAACGTGTAATTTAAGATCATTTTTATTAGCAGAATAGTTATTAAGTGCATTTTGTATTTGAGTAGATACATTATCAGTACCAACTTTTGATTTCAATTCGTTAAAATCTTCATTAAATACAAAATCAGATGCATGTTTACCATCTAATGTATCAGCATCACCTGTAATATCAGCAGGTAATTTAGCATTAGAATTTAATCTCAATAATTTATTAGCTTGAGGTAAATCTACAACTTCATCTATATAGACAAAATCATCAGCATGTTTACCATCTAATGTATCAGCATTACCACCATCTACAGGATTAGCTAATGATTTTGAAATATCATCTATTTTAGTATTAATATTATCTAATTCAGATTTAATAACTTTATTTTGTACAGGATTTTCACTAGTATCAGATAAACTACTATCTATAATAGTTTTAGTAGCACCTTCTTCAATAGTATCTAACTTAACCTTATCATCTTTAGATAATAATCCGTCTTTAGTAGAATCTGCTAAATCGTAAGTAGTATCTTTAGCACTAATTTCAATTTGACCAGATTCTCCTCCTAAGGTGATATTAGATCCTGCATTTATAGTTAAAGTGCTAGTAGGATCAGCTGCAGTAATTTTACGAGTATTATCTCCTATAACAGAAATAACAGAAAATGCATTTTGATTCTTATTAGCACCGTCTTCAATAGTATCCAATTTAGCCTTATCATCTTTAGATAATAATCCGTCTTTAGTAGAATCTGCTAATTCGTAAGTAGTATCTTTAGCACTAATCGTGATATATTCACTATCATCATTACTACTAAATGTTATATTATTACCAGATAATATATTTAAAGTATCAGTCTTTTCATTAGCTACAATATCAATAGTATTAAATTTGATTGTAGTGAATGCATTCTGATTAACTTCAGCACCTTCTTCAATATTATCTAATTTAATTTTATCCTCAGATAACATTAAACCATTTTTTGTATCGGATACTGTAGTATTAGGAATATTTATAGTCCTATTATTAACATTAGTTACATGACCGGTATTATCAGAAATAACCTGAGGTATTGTGAATGATTCACCAAAATTAGGAGATAAATCGTTTACAGGTCCACCACTATGTGTTACATATGATGGATGAGTATATTCACTATTAGGAGGAATAGCCCACTGACCATCAGCTCTTAAGAATTCATTACTATTTTCAGTTAATGATGGTACTAATCCATCTTTAGACTTAGTTACTACGTTATATGTAGTATCCTGAGTAGGAGGAGTATAACCTAATGCATCAGTAACATTTTCCTTAGTAATTTCAGATCTAATTGTTTCAGATGATTTATTTTCAACATTACTTAATCCTAATTGAGATTTAGTAACATTATGAGGATTCTCTAAATTTTCAACGTGTAGTTTAAGATCATCTTTATTGGCTTTATTACCAATTGCTTTGTTTAATAGTTCTATAACTTCTTTATTATCTTCAATCGCAGCATTTATTTCATACAAAGTATCTTTAGTTTCAGGCAAATCATTAAATAAAGTAGATATTTGATTATCTGTATAGCTTTTAGCATCATTTAATGCTTGGTTAGCAGAACCTAAAGGATCAGCTCCGATTTCTTCAGCTGTATGAGTATGATCTACACGTGATAATTCAAATTTAGAAGTAATTCCATTTTTAGTGATACTAATAAAACCATCTGATGATACGGATACATTTTCAATATACTTACTTTTTAATAAATCAATTAAATAATTTAATTGTTCATCTTTTACCATCTTTTCAGTCATAAAATAAAATCACCACCTATAATAATCTAATATATTATAGAACTGTTTAATTAATGAATTTTTGTAGTAAAAAATATAGACATATAGGCTAATAATGCCTATATGTCTATATATGATAGTTTTTGAATAAGATAAAGAATTTGAAATTTTATAAAAACTTTATTATTCTTCATTATTTTCATTATTATATTATGTGTAATATATTATAATCATCATATAGTAAATCTAACCCAAATATATACAATACCGGGCATTAATTTTCTGTATAAATCATCTCCTATATAAAAACAATTTGTATACATGCTAAATACAGAACCATAACCCATGGCTCCTGTTGAACCGTATTGTATAACACTGTGTGATGCATTACCAATCGTTATAGAACTTGCAATATGAGCGGCTGTACTATTATCATGAAACCCTCCATTTCTTATATCTTCAAAAAGTAACATAATACTATCTGATGGATATTTGACATTATCGTGATAAATTTTTATGTCTGACGTTGCTGATTCTGCTAATGTAATCGAACCACTAAGTATTGAGTGTCCTTCAATATTACCACCACTTTCAATCGCCGTAATCAGTGCTGCCAGACCGTCCACTTTCGTTCCATCAGGAACTTCAACACCTTTTTCAGTAAGAGCAGCAATAGCAGCAGACACGGCACTATCAATAGAGTTATCCAATCCTACCGTACCACCACTTGTATAACCAGCAGGAATACTGACAGATTTTGTATTGATACCATCCATTGTCTGAGACACACTACCATTATTAGGAATACCGCCGGATACACCAAAAATACTTTTACCACTAAGGATATTTTCAGCCTTTAAATTTGCATCACCCTTAACGATAGTCGCTCCTGTGGTATAAACACCGGATGAAACGGCAGTTTTATCTGAAGTTCCGGGGGTAATGGTTTGCGCCGCCTGAGTTGTTAACTGTTTTGTCCCACTTTTAGTGCCAGCAGAAACATATCCTTCTGTCTGAGTAGACGTAGCAGTAATTTTACCTGCACTGTCAATGCTTATACTAGGAGTCGCCTGAGTAACTACACCAACACTTTTCAACACATCATTTTCATAATTACCGGCAGGAATATTAACAGTATTTCCATTAACAGATACATCATTACCTGTCTTATTAGGAATATTACCAGCTATCATTTTGTCATCAACATAAGCTGTATAACCACTTAAAATTTTAGATGAAGTTGCTGTTGCATCAGATGTATCAATTGGTTTCGGCAAATTAGATGCAGCATTCAGAATATCTTGAAGTGCTGTTGTATTTGTTTTTATCTGACTCACATTATCACTCCTTCTTTTGTATTAGATTTAATATATATTCTAAATCATTAATATCAGCATTATAAAATTCATGATTCCAGAGCCAATGATCTTGGTGCTCTGGTCTTTTATATTTTTGACATAAAGAATCTTCCCAAATACGATCCCAACGATCTTGATAATTAGAATCTTTACGTCTTAAAATAGTATTAATTTTATTTGTTAATTCACCACGACGAATACCATTATTATCTTCATTAATAGAAAAATGAAGATGGGCATTTTCTGATGTTATTAAACATAAAGGTTTATTATTATGATAAATTATACCATTATGTTCTTCACATATAGTAAGAGCGGGGATATTTACATCCCCGCAAATTGCTTTATCTTTAAATCTTTTATGAGTTATATATTGCATTTTAGTATTTACACCCTTTTAGTTCTTTTTATATACATAAAATAATATGTTTATTTTATATGTTCAGAAACCCGCCAACTTTCGTTGGCTTGATTTCTGTGATTTTGGATTAGACCATGAAAGCTGGGGCGACGCCATAAGAATAGTAAGTAGCAATAACAGTAGGGCCATTATGGTCAGCATAACAGAAATAATTTGTGCTATTATATTGAACAGATCGCTCCCACCAACACGCAGTCGAACCAGTTGCGGAATGTCTGTACTTCACTTTGCTGTTACCAGCGGAGAAATATTCGTACTGCATCTGATAATTCTGCTCAAAACTGTTTGCAAATTTACGAGTACCAAAAATTTCAAATTCTGCAAGCAAAGGTAGGTAATCAATCGTGACAGTAACTGCTTCTTCTGTATTATCTTTATTACCAACATTGTTTGTCCATTTCGTGATTGGCTTCATAACAGCTCTCAAATCAGTAGGAAAACAAGACATCAGAGTATTAGCAACAGGATTTGTTGCACAGGTTGGTGTAGCATCATAGCCAACATCCCCAGATGCTGGGCTCTTGCCATAATTTTTAGGAGCAACGTCTGTGCTACCGAGTATATCATATCGCATGTCACTTCTTGCCCAACCACCATGGTTTGGAAACCCCCAGTGGTTCATGTTAAAATACTTAGTACCATCGGTTGCTGAGCTGCTATATTTACTATCAATTAAACAAACATCAATTCCGCTAGAACCAGAGTCGGTCTTAAAACCGCCGAACTGAATGCCGGAACCTTCCTTATCCTTGTTGTGGTCAAAGCCGAGGATGTACACCCACAGGGTAGTATCCAATGCCAATGTTCCCATAGTGCCGGACAGAGGGACAGCCTTGCAATCACCTACAGACCAGTAATTTCTACCAGTACCTGCATCAGAGATTTCACGAATCTTTGCCCAAGATACAGCATTTAATGTAAGTAAATCAGTAGATAATTCTAATGAATAATTAGTTTCTTCAGTGATAGACACGGTTTCAGACAGAGATTTACCATCCTTTGTAACAGTAAACACCCAATCGCCAGCATCTCTGATGGTAAAGTTCACAATACCACTAGAACCAGCAGTTTGACTATAACTTGAACTACCCTTAACAGCAGTAACAACAGTACCTTCTGATGTACTTACAGTAACTTTTGCAGCAAAAAAATCTAATTCAGTAAAAAAGTTATTACTAACATTTACAGTCTTAGAATTAGAATCTACACCATCAATTTTTGCAGAAACAGTCCAATCACCAGTTGAATCTACTTCCAACACACATGAACTATCAGATGAAACACCTGTCACAGATTTTTCACCATTCGTTGCAGTAACAGTTGCACCACTATCTACAGTAACACCAATATTATATTTTGAAATAGTTTTTACAGATGTTTTATCTACTAATGCAGTAGTAATCTGTTCAATTAAATTAGTTTGAGCATTTACTTCAGTATTAATAATATTTGCAGTCTCTAAAAGAGATTGTAATTCAGTTGTATTTTGTTTTAAAGGTGAACTCATTTCATATCATTCCTCCTTTAATAGTTAAAGTATTTGTTCGACCATATTATAAAATTCGTCAGAAGAAATTGGTTGTTCAGAAATTTCACCTTCTAAGGAAATTCTTTCATCCACTCTTCTTTGGATTTCTTCCTGCCATTCGGTGGGGACTTCGGAAATTGTGACTTCGCCGTTGTAAATGGAATCTACCAGGGCAGCTTTCTGACGGATTTCGGTCAGGAGTCGGTTATATTCGGATTCGGTGATTTCTACACCGCCAGGGCCTGTGCCGATGGCGATAAGTTTACCGGATTCGTTGTATTGTGCGTAGTATCTCATACCAGACCTCCTATGAACCATCTAAATGTTATGCCACCGTCAAAATATTCTGCATCGCTACTTATCGCACTATCGTAAGAAATAGTATTTGTATTTCGATCAACGGTCACCTTAAAAACGCTACCATTGGGAATATTGGTTACATAATTAGATCCTCCTCCGCTAACACCACTAAGCACACCATTAACCTCAATTAAATACGTATACCTGATATATACTTTGCTATTTGTCTTCAATGCAGATTCAGCAAGAATTACAAAAACAAAGTCACCCTCTGGTATAGCTGCGCCAATTGTAATTGACTGTGTATAATTGCTAGGTGTAATAGTTCCAGTCGAAACTCCTCCACCACCGGCTTCAATCGCAGCAATCAGTGCCGCCAGACCATCCACATTCATTCCACTAGGAACCTCAATACCTTTATCGGTCAAAGCATCTACAATCGGAGCTAAATAACTACCAGCCGCATCACCTTCAAGAGCGGTAGTTACCTGTGCCAATAAATCAGTCTGTATATTCACTTCATTATTAGCATCATCAACATGAGTTTTCATAGTATCTAAACTCATAGTTCCTGTAGTACCAGATAAAACTCTGATTTTGTCGGCAATGGAAGTTAAACTTGCATCTTTAATTAAATATTCAGCCATTAGAAGCTCGCCTCCTCTGCATTAGGAACAGTAGACCAGGAAGCTTTACCACCTACAACTCTTAAAAACTGACCATTATTAGTTGTTGAACAAGAGGGAATATGAATATTTTCATTATTAGTATGAGTAGTTAAATCACTACTCAGTGCTTTCTTACCAACTTCAGTTTCTAATAATGTAATTAATCTCTTTAATTCAACACCTTGTGCTGCACTTAAAGGTTTATTAGTAACATTGGTTGTTAAATTATTAATAATATCACTTACATTAACCTTATTAGTAGTAATACCTTCAATTAATGATTTATTACTCTTAATATAAGCGACAACTTCACTCATCTGATCTAATGTAGTGTCATCACTATCAGCTAATGTATTTAATCTAGTTGTTAAATTAGTGATTAAAGTTCTAATATCACTATGAGCAGATGTATTTATATTATGATTAGATACAGCAGTATTTGCAGTACCAGAAGCATCTGCACCTACTTCAGAAGCTGTATATTTAGGTTTCGTAGAAGCCTTTGCCCAAGCAGGAACAGTAGGATCTGTTTCTGCCTGTAATGCACTATTTGCTTTATTAATAGAAGCTTGTAAATCAGTATCTAAATCATTTTTAGATACTCTATTTTTTGTTGATAATTCACCAAGATTATTTATAGCTTCACCTACATGTGAAACAATATGATTCCAAAATCTTTGTAAACCATTTTTATCTAAAGATTCCATATAATTTATATTCCTCCTTTTAAAAAGGTTCATGTATAATTAAAAAGTTACAGGAACTTTAAATAATAAAATTGATAATAAAGATATAAAAATAAGAATAGCTTTTTTCATAATAAAACCATCCTTTATAAATTTTATTATCTTTTATTTTTCAACAGGATTCTCTTCAAAAATTTTTCTCATAGTCTTTAATGCAAGATCAATACAGTCATCAATCCATTTTATAATATCTGCTTGATTACTAACTTTAGATAAAATAGGATACATAGTGAATACATTATCAATAACTTGTGCACGTTTGATTTCACCAGATTGTACCCATTCACGATAATCACATTCAGCTTCAGTTACTAAACGAAGCATGATAACTTTAATCTGAGATTTTGCGATTTCAACCTGTTCTTCTTTAGATTTTTTAGAAATATTTTTAATATTATCATAGATAATAAATGCTACTGTAATAATAGCACTAATCATAGTCCAATTTTCATCAAGAAAATTAAGAAAATTATCAATACCGTTTATACCAATATTCATAATAATTATCTCCCTTTATAATACAGGTTCATCAGTTACTGGAGTATCATATACTTGGTTATTTAATGATGCCATAGCTGTCTCATAAGTAATACCACCAACTGTATTTTGTTTAGTAGACTTAACAAAATAACCTATAACGATAGTAGATAATGAGACTATTACACCAACCATTGCATATAAAGCATTTGTATCACCAGTTCTCACAATCATCCACTGACAGAAAAATAAAATTTCTACACAGAGAAGAGCAGCGACAATTAATACTATCTTACTAGTAGAAGGTAATACAAATTTAGGCCAATGCTTCATACGTTCTTCACGTAATCTCTTCTTATATTCAATGGTTTTATTTCTTTTTTGAATTTTTGCCATTTTTACATCAAATTGCTTTGAAGTCATATAAATCATAATAATCACCCTTGAATATTAAATGTATTACAAACTTTATTAATGAATTTAGCAAAGAATTTTCCAGTATTAGATTTAAAAGGTTTCTTTATATGGACAGCATCTTCAATGATATTATCCATAACAGCCCAACATTCTTCCATACCCATTTCATAAGGAAGGATGAATTTACCATTAATACCCCATTCTTCACCCCAAGAGTTCTGGATTTTCCAACCACGTTCATCCCATCCATAGATGAACATGCAGTGACCACCGGCATAACCTATATAATTAGTATTAAGGATACCGTCACCGTCAACTTCCATATCTTCATACCACATCATTGCCATTAATAAAGGAATACCTTTACTTAAAGCTAATTTAGCAGCACTAATTGTATTAACACGGCAATAACTACTTATACGATTAGGATAACCTACTTCATATAAATTTTCTGCTTGTTTTTCATATAATTTAATAGCTTTAGGAGTTTCTTCATTATAAGGGAAATATTCATGAGGAACATCACCAAATTTTACAACAATATCTAATGCATCACGCATAACCATACCAGGTTCTTTATGTTCTGAATTAGAACGGTTACCATAAATATAACCTACACTCATTTCTGCAGGATCATTACGCTGAATATTATTATAGTATTCAATAATACTAGATAAAGAATGTGCTACACATGAACCAGTATCCATTTGATTTTTAATTCTAACAGTTTCTAATTCAAATTCTTTAGGAAAATCTTGTACAGATGTAGTACAGACCATTTTATAATCTCTAACATCTACTTTAGAAAAGATAGCACCACATGGACCACGCATATATTTCACCTCATTCTATAATAATTGGTTTATATAAATAACCCTGGTTATATATAACCAGGGTTATATTTTTTAATTATTCGACAATCTCCCAGTTAAGAGCATACTGATCGGGATTATAAACATTAGCCGGTACTTTAGAACGATATAATACATCCTTCCACCAACCACATTCACCCTGAGCGAATGCTAAACCAACAGTAATAGTTTCAGGAATAATACGATAACCATCTTTATAATTAAGATTTTCCCATAAAGTAGGAGCGTTATCAGGATTATTCTCAGTTCTATCCCATAAGTCTACTGCTGCACGCTTTAATACACCATTCCAATTGATACGAGTACCAGCAGGAACTAAAGAACCGTTATTCTTTAAAGTAGGATATAAATTAGCTGCCTTACTAGCCTGTGCGTCAGTTGCTTCATTTCTAAATTTTACAAATGCTTCAATAAAAGCCTGTGCTTCATTTCTAGTCATATTATAAGACCTCCTGTAACATATTAATCAATTCTTCAGATTGTTTTGCATTAAAATAATCCATAGCGATTTTTGCAGGTTCAATTGTACAGATTTCTTCAGTACCATGTAAACCACCTTCTTTAATTGCAAAGACAGTATCTTCACAAGTATTGAAGGTATTATTATTTTCATCAGTCATTTCCTTAGGTACTTTTACACAAATACCTTCGGCATGTGCTTCATCAGTGATAACATAACATCCATTATTAGGATTTAATTTAATATAAGTAATATTATCTACATAATGAGTTTTACCATTTGAAGTAATTGAATACATAAACTCACCTCTTATAATACTTCTTCAATCATAGAATAGAATTCTTCAGAAGAAATCTCTTGTTCAGAAACTTCACCTTCTAAGGAGATTCTTTCATCAACTCTTCTTTGAATTTCTTCCTGCCATTCAGTAGGAACTTCATCAATAGTAATTTCTTTACTATATAATTTATTAACAAGAGAGGCTTTCTCTCTAATTTCAGTTAAAAAAGCATTATACTGCTCTTCAGTAATTTCGGTACCACCAGGACCAGTACCGATAGCAACTAATTTATTTTCTTCATTATATTGTGCGTAGTATCTCATATCAAATCACTCCTATAAGCCATGTATAAGTGTTACCAGAAACAAGTGGGTATGCAGCACAGTTATATGTAATTGTAGATTCATTAGCTAAACAAAGACCAAAAGTATTTACGGGATCTTCCCTTAAATCAACACTATCTGAATAACTCGTATATATTTGTTGCCCTCCAACTGTTCCCCCATATCTATGGTGTGCATGAAAAGCAAAATTTTTTACACGTATTTCACTAACAAATCTAGATACATTACCACTAATTTTAAAATATCCTTTATAAAAAAGTACTGCGAAATTTGGAACCTGTTCAAAATTATGCTGTATCTCGTAAGTATTAGTATCCTCGGCAATTGTGAATGATCCAGTTTTATATATGATTTCTGGATTAGATTGAATTACAGTTCCGATAATACCAAAAATATCTACACCGCTTAATACATTTTCCGGTTTTAAATTATTAGATAATGTCTGAATGATTGGATAATATTCTTCATCAACAAAAGTGGTGCCCACATTATTTAGTCTAAACTGAATACTATCATTATTTTTACTGTTAGATGGATCTTTTATAAATTTAACATCAATAAAATGATTACCAATTGGTACATTTTCATATGTCAAAGTAACAATATCCAGTGAATGTTTAGTTTTGAAATTCATTTTTACATCAGAATCTGCAGATGAATCTAATGCCAATGCAGTATTTAAATTACCAAATAAACCATAATCATAAGATGGTTCTGCATAGTTTATAACATCAATAGATATATCGCACTCTTTATCTACAACAAGATTTATTCTACAAATTGCATAAGATGAATTCATTCTCTTATTTTGACTTTCATAATAACCATTTTCATTTAATGTGAAACCAAAACTTGCGCCTGGTATTGGGTTTACTGTATAATTATATTTTTTTTTCTCATATGGAATATACTGTTTGTTTGGATCATATTCAATACCAGCAATCAATCCAGCTAAATCATTAACATTAGCCCCATCAGGAACTTCAACACCCTTATCAACTAAAGCACTTAATGCATTATTTACTGCAGAACTTGCATCGTTAATGTTATTTATCATACCATTAACAGACATTTCTCCAGATCCAATTAAGTTTCTTATAGCATCAGCAACATTAACTAAGTTCTGTTTTTCACCTATGACTAAATCACTCATTAGTACATCACCTCATTCATAGAGTAAATGTTACTTCCACAGATAGCATCGATATCTGCATCACTTATAGGAGTGACAATATTATCATCAATTCTACTATTAATACTATCAATAGCTTCTTTTACTACTTTATTTTGTACAGGGTTTACACTACTAGTAGATAAAGAACTATCAACAATAGTTCTATTAGCACCCTCTTCAATTTCATCTAATTTACTCTTAGCATTATTCCAATTAGTTCTCTCTGTACTGGTAATATGAGCAGTAGTATTATTAATATGAGTAGTCAAATCACTACTTAATGCTTTCTTACCAACTTCAGTTGTTAAACTATCAATTAAACCTTTTAATACAACACCTTGAGATGCACTTAAAGTTTTAGTAGCAACATTAGTGGTTAAATTATCAACAATATCACTTACATTAACTTTATTATTAGTAACACCTTCGATTAAAGACTTATTATTTTTAATATAAGCAACGATTTCACTTAATTGGTCTAAAGTTGTATCATCACTATTAGCTAAAGTATTTAATCTGGTTGTTAAATTATTAATTAAGATACGAATATCTTCATGTGCTGTATTATTTACATTATGATTAGATACAGCAGTATTTGCAGTACCTGTAGGATCTGCACCAACATCAGATGCAGTTAATGTAATATCAGATTCTAATGATTTATTATTAATCGTTCTGGATACAGGAACATTCTGTGAAATTTTACCAAGAATATGTGTCCATAAACGACTAAGTCCATCTGGACCTAAAAAATTAAATTCCATTGGTATATCTTACCTCCTTAATTTAATTATTTTACTATATAATTTATTAACAAGAGAGGCTTTCTCTCTAACGTCAGTTAAAAGAGTATTATATTAACTCATTCTGAACGCTCACCTACAATAATCCAGCCATATATTTTACCAGCTTTAAAAGTATAATTGGATTTACAAAATGTATATGGCATAGTCTGACCAGATTTTGGAAAGTATGTGATATTCATATTATTTCCACCAGTTTCGTCTTTTGAAGTATCGATTGTTATGGTATTATTTTGAACTCGTGCACGAGATATTGCATATGTTCGTGTACCATCATGATAATGTTGATTTTTCGTAACATATAATGTCTCATAATTAGTTACATCATAATCACTCATTAAAAATACAGATGCATAATATCTATAATTATTGTTACCATTTAATATTGCATATACCTCCGAATGAATACTATCTCCTGACTTAGTTAAATATATTAAACCATCATCTACTGCTGGTATCACAGTTCCAGTATAAACCTTCAACCCATTTATTTCAGACATACCAGTTATATTAGCAATTAATTTAGCCAATCCATCAACTTTCGTTTCATCAGGTACAGTTACACCTTTTTCAATCAAAGCATTTAAAGCATTAGTTACATCAGTATTAATACTATCAACATTTGATTTCATTTCTTGGATACTTAATTGATCACTAATACCTTTTACTGATCTAATTGAATCAGCAATATTGACTAGATCCTGTTTTTCACAAATAACAAGTTCACTCATTTAGAATAACACCTCACTTGCAGAATAAACAGTTCCACCACATATACCATCAATAATATCATTACTAATGTATCCTACAGTAGGAATTGCTTCCTGAATACTATTCAACTCAGTTTTAATAACTTTATTTTGTACAGGATTTTCACTAGTATCAGATAAACTAGTATCAACAATAGTTTTATTAGCACCTTCTTCAATAGTATCTAACTTAACCTTATCCTCAGATAACATTAATCCTGCTTCTGTCTCACTAACTTCTGTAGGAATATCAGAAACTCTAGCAATATTACCAGAAATGAATTCATCATCAATATAGGTTAAAGTTTCAGATACATTTTTAAGAATTTTAATAGTATGGGTTCCGCTACCCTTTACATATATTTCATTAGTGTATGCAGAAATACCAAAAGGATAACTTGGATCATTAACTCTACACCATGGTCCACTATCACCTAATATTGGTACAGATGTTCCATCAGCTAAGCTGTCATAAAATGGCATACATCTATATTCAATACCATCACATATTACAATATGTTCAACATTTTCAAAATCTGGTATATCAACACCGATTGGGAATGCAATATAACCAGTGGTACCATTAACTCTAATTTCATCTAAAACAACAGTTTCAGTTCTTTCTCTACCAAAAGGTTTATTTTGTAATTCATCCCAACTGTTAATTGCACCAATATTTTTTCGTATCTGGGATTGTTGATTTTCATTAAAATTCTGAGGAACTGAAAGAACGGCATCATTAACTTTAATCTTATCTTCAGGGGACATCAAACCTGCTTCAGATTCACTTGCAATATTATAAGTGGTATCTTTAGCTCTGATTTCAATAGCGTCACCGTCAGCATTAACATCAAAAATAACATTTTCACCAGAAGTAATATGCATAATATCACTCGTAGTGTCAGCCATAATAGCCATTTCATTAAATTTGATAGCTGCAAATGCATTCTGGTTAACTTCCGCACCAGCCTGAATATTATCAAGTTTATTTTTATAATCAGGTGTCATTAAACCTGATTTAGTATCTGTAACATCAGCAATGGATAAATCATAAGTAGTAGTTTGTCCATTTTTTGTAATAGATACAATATTATTAGTTATAGAAACACTTTCTATATAATTAGTCTTAAGTAAATTAATTAAATAATTAATTTGCGAGTCTTTAATTGATTTATTTTTAGACATAAATAAGTCAAACCTCCCTTTAACTAATTTTTATATTATTATAATGTATATTTTTTATAAAGAAAAAAACTTGGTATGTGAGAATTAACTCACATACCAAGTCGATTAGTTAATTAGGAAATATATTTATAAAAGATATTAATTATGCAACAACGTAAGTACCGTCGAACATTGCATCGATATCTTCGTTAGTAACCCAAGTCAGATTATCCTGCTTACCAGAAATATCCTGATGCTCAGTTAATGCACCCAGATCAGCTGCAGAGATCTCAACAGCCTCAGAACCAGTATAGGTCTTAGTAACAGTACCCTCAGCATTCTTAACAGTCAGTGCAGTGGGGTTGGGCATAACAGTAGGCAGAGTTGCCTTAGTAACGGTAACCTTACCATTAGCCTGAGTAACCTCAGTAACGTAGTCACCCTCACCAACAGTCTCATGAGCCAGACCATTGATCAGAGACTGAGCAGTACCAGCCTGATCAGCATCAACATCAGCATAAGTCAGCTCAATATTACCAGACAGTGCATGACCATTGACAGTCTGAGTCTTCAGAACAAAGCTACCCTCATCACCCAGCTCATGCCATGCAGAACCGTCGAAGACATGCTCAACATTACCAACAATGATAACGTCACCAGACTCATAGCCAGTGTTATCAGTAGGAATCTCATCCTTGAAGCCTTCGAAGTGCATAGCACCAGTCAGACCAGCAGTCTTTTGGTCAGCGTATGCCTTAGCATCAGCCAGAGCCTGATCAGCCTTAGCAGTTGCATCAGCCTTAGCACCATAGATAGTGTCAGCAGTAGCAACGTCCTCAGCAGTACCAATCAGGTCAGTCTTAGCCTTAGAAACAGCATCCAGCTCAGCCTGATCAGCATAAGCCTGTGCATCCTCTAATGCCTTAGCAGCCTTCTCATCAGCATACTTACGAGTACCATGGATAGTCAGCTTATCAGAGGTATCCTCAGCAGTACCAATAACACCAGAGTTGGTGTCAACAATAGCCTGATCCAGAGCAGCCTTGACACCGTAAACGGTCATAGTCTCAGCAGTATCAGCAGCAGTACCCAGAACTGCAGCAGCAGCACCAGCAGCATCAAAGAACTCAACGTTCTTATATGCAGCAGTACCCATGTTCTGTAACTCGATAGTTACAGTCTCGTCAGCAGCAGTAACCTTAACATTCTCACTACCAGCAATAGCGAAAGAGTCAGACTTAGCATCAGCAACGATAGTCTGATCACCAACAGTAACAGTAGCAAACGCATTCTGGTTAACTTCTGCACCATCAGCAATGCCATTTAATTTCTCTAACAGGGCATTGGTAAAGTCATTAGTAGATAAACCCTTACCAGTAACCTTGTCAACTTTAGTATCCAGCTTTTCATTAACTTTACCAATCAGATAATTAAGCTGTTCGTCTTTAACTGCCTTAAAAATAGAAGCCATAGTATTACACTCCTTATATTTTTATTTTTTTATATTTTATTAATATTAAATAGTTAGTTAGTCACTATTCTGATAAACGCCTTCGAACATAGCATCTATATCTTCATTAGTAACAAAACTAACTTTATCCTGTTTATTAATTAATTGTTCTTGAATATCAGTCATATCTGAACGTATTCTAACCATCATGTCAGCTTGCGGTTCAACCATTATCAAAACATGATCAGCATCAATACGTTCCATAACCTGATAACCCATATCATTAGGTGAAGGGATTGCAGTACCATCATCATCAGACACACATCTAGATTGTACACTACATCTACCTTTATCAATTACAGGAACAAATCCTGCGAATGCAACATAATCGAATTTAGGTAATAATCTACCGTCATCACCAAATTTATCTCTACTAGCATTAGCAGCAAAACCAGGATTTAACATGGTTACACCACGAATATCCGATATGGACGTTGCTTTTACCATACTAATACCAGTTGCACATGTTGATACAGATACAAAATAACCAATTCGATCTTCATTTTCAGGATTACCATCAGGCCATTCAGCAACTTCTGAGTAGTCAGCAAATTGTGATACAACAGTACCCTCATCAGTTAATAATAAAGTATTATCTTCAACTAAATATAATTCATTATCATTTATTAAATCATTGATAACATGATGTGAGTAAACTTCCTCAGGCATTATGTTAATTTTGAGAGAATTACTCTTTACAGTAGTTGCCATTTATTTAAACTCACCACCTTTGTAGTAACTAAATCATTCAAAAATCTATTATAATATAGTTCGATTTAGTTATAGATAAATTTATCTGTTGTTTTGTTCGTATTCTGTCAAAAACACATGAGTAAATTTATCAGGCAGTTTAATACCATATGTGATATTATTAATTACAATAATATCATTCAATGATTGAATATAAGATTTTAATCCATTGAAATATGTAGTATGATAAGTCTTAAATTTTAAAGCCTTATCAATAATCATTTTCATATCTTCTCTGGAGAAATATCTACAACGTTCACCATCAGCATGATAAATAATTTTATCATTAGAAGTATTAATAGTATTATTGATATTTAAAAGATTGATTTGATCTTCCATAGATAAAGAGAAATGGTATAAATTACCATCACTTAAAGTAATATCAAAACCATCAGTGATAGTTTTATTACATTCGATACTCATGTCTAAAATTTTAACATTTTTGACATAATCGACTGTAATATCTTTCTCTTCTTCAACAATATCTTCTTTAACTTCTTCGACAATTTCTTCATCAGTGATAACTTTAATTTCTTCATTACGTTTAATAGCACTCAATAAAGCATTATACTCTTCTTCAGTGATATTGATGATATCAGCCTCTTCATATTTATATTTATCATTTTTTACAACAGGAGGCATCCAAGATTTATCTCTATATAAGATATTTCCAAATCTGACATATTCTGCATTTTTAGAATCACATACTAATAGAATATTATTTGCTTTTTGATATTTTCTAAAATCTTTTTCAGTAATAACAGTAATAAAAGTATCATTATCTTTAATTATTTTATAATATCTCATTTGTTTTCACTTCCTTTTTATAAAAATCTCACCATGTTAAAAAAATCTAACATGGTGAGATTATATTAATAATTAGATTGAGAAACAAAGACAGATTCTAGTATCTTGGTTAGTATAACTACTAGAAGTAATACTACCATCAAAATTAACGATGGAGAAATAAGTGCTACCAGAATATGCATCAGGGGTACGAGTCCAGTATTTATTAGCTAAAACCCAACCACCTAAATTCGTTACTGATGAGCCAGATTTCACAGTTAATCCATATCTAGTAATATCTTCTTTACTTATTAACATATAGCTTGATCCACCAGTAGTCCAAATATCACCAATATTAACAGTAATATCACTATCCGTCTGAGGATCAGTAGTTCCAGTATAATCAGAAGATGTTTTAGGAATAATATATTTACTAAGTTTTACACGTGCATTATTACTTTCCATAAACGGAATGTCACCATTTACTTCAGATCTACTAGGAATATAGAGATAATCATCTGTATAACTAGATTCTGCCGAAGTTGAGTTAGGTGTAGAATCAATTGTAACCTGTCTTATTAAAGATTTCCATACAGTAGGTAGTGCATTATATAATCTATCATTCATAAATGCTCTGACATGAGATGCTTTCCAGCTTACATCAGCAGTACTAGTTAACATCTTTATACCTCTATCTTCAAGAAGATTATTTGCAGCAAACGATGCAATAGATAAGCTACCAGTTCCTGCATAGTTGTATAAACCAGCTCCATAGTATTCCATACGAAGTGTTTCATGATGCCAAGAAGCAAGCTCTTCACAGAGATCATTACCAAGATCATCAAACCAAATCTTACACCAGTATACCATACCAGTACCATACTGTGAAGTTGTACCGTCTGCATAGTATACACCACCTAATGTTAATGGTGACTCAGTTGTAATATCAGAAGAAGAAGTTAAAACCTTTCTTCTAGGTTTACTACTACCATATGCACTATCTAAGTTAAAATATTTACTAAGTGAAGTAGACGATGCATTATAAGCAGTAGAAGTATATGCATATAACTGTCTTTCACCCTTTTTATGACGTAATACAATCATATCTCTATAATTTTTAAAACTTACAGAGAAGGTTTCAGTACCCCATTGTACATTGAGCGCATTACCATTTAATCTAATACGGAAACCATTATTATTATTATTTTCAAAACAGGATAAAATGGTTGCATTAGTGGCACCATCCATAAATCTAAGATCGATTGCTAAAGTGAATGATTTTTCATAAGAACCGAATAATCTATGTTCAGTAACTAATGCACGTTTACCATCAAAATATTCATCGGTAGCAATTACTTCAGAAGCAATGTTTCCAAATTCATAATCACGACTTAAAGTAATATCTGTGTAATCTTTATTATTAACAAATTCACTAGCTCTACCAGATTTAAATACTGCATAAATTTCAGCAGGACTCATTGCACTCAAACTAGTACCAGGAGTAGGAATAGTTTTAGAATCCCATACAGCATATACATCAGTATCACCACGAATGAAACCTGTAGATTTGTCCCATCCCATAAATACTTTATATAAGTGGACATCATTACCGACTGTAGGTAAAGTTTTACTAAAAGTAGCAGTTTTACCATACTCAACAGTAGTAGAATCTAATGGTGCTTCACCTAAATTAGCATACCAATTAACAGTATACATACGAATAGAGGGGTCATATACAGCAATTACAGTTCTATCACTAGAAACGGGGATACTGATATCATCCCATCCACTAAAGCTATAATTATACTGTTCATCGCTTTCTAATATAGGCTCTTCAATTTTACCGTCACCATAAGGATCAGGAGGAGTCATACCAATATCAACATACTCAGTCCATAATACAGTCTTATCCTTATCAGCATTGACATAAGTAATTAAGTACTGAGGAACGATATTGTTTACATTATATTTAACTGTAAGATCAGGCCATGCTTCAGCATATTTTAATAATTCCTGATTTCTAATAGCACCAGTAACAGTAACTGTACCAGCTAAGCTACTAATATCAAGTTTACCACCATAAGATCTCGGTAATAATTGATTTAATAATTGAGTATCAGGAAGCAACCAATCGATACCACTTAACGTTAATTCAGTTAAAGTATCAATAGTATCATTGGTAATATCTAAAGTATCAATGTTAGAATCCTTAATAGTTAAACGGTTGACATTATCAAAAGAGAATCTTAGATTCGTTAAATATGATAAGTTTTCCATAGAAATAGCATTAATACTATCAGGTAAATATGCAGTTTGAATTTTACCATTAGGTGCAAAACTCACAGATTTAATATTTGTACCTTCTGCATAGAATTCACGAAGTTCTTTACATCCATAAATTGCAGGAGACTGCTCTAAACCAGCACAATTGGTAATATCTAATTTTTCAAGAATAGGATTATCACCTAAGTTAACAGCATTTAATGTTTTTTGTATATATCCATCAGCATCACTACCAATAATTAAAATTTTTAATTTCTTTGCATTCGGGAAGTTAGCTTCACGAAGATAGAATTTAGATAAGTCATTAATTGCCTGAATCTTAGAAGAAGCATAAATTTTGATAATATCAGCAGTTGCACTATCCGTTTCAAAAATATAGGTTTGTCCAGCTTTAGCTCTTTTCTGTTCAGTAGAATCACCGCGTGCAACAGTTAAATACATATCTTGATAAGGAACTAAGCTTAACGTATAATCAGGTGCTATGCTAGATTCAGCAGTTTTTTCTGCACATCTTATATAAATCTGATCAGAAATAACTTTACTAGAGATATATTTACTAGCAATATAAATATCATGATTACGTTCAAATTGTCTACGATGATATTTCTTTCTACCATTATATCTCTTAATTAAATATTGTTCATCGGCTGCACCAGGAATACTATTATCATAAGATTCACCAGTAAAGGTTCTCCAATACTTTCTTTTCATATCCGCAATCCAAAGTGATTCGGGGAACTGATTTTGCCAGTTATCAAACTCAGTAATAGAATCATGTGAATCCCACATTTTATTATTAACTTTATTATAAACTTCAGTAAGTTTATTATGCATTAATTCACGAATTCTACGGAAAAATACACTATAAGCAGCTCTGAAAACATATTCACCACTATCAAGGATATCAATATCTTCCATACCATAAGGCATAGTTAATTCGCCGGAGTTATTAATACCTAATGAAGTATCGTTATCATAATCCCAGAATTCGAATCTATATCCATTGTCACCAGTAAATTGAGGTACACTATATACTCTAGAATAATGCCAGAAAGTATTTTTTGCACGGTTATCAGCCATGGTAAATCTTTCGGTAAATAAATAGTAATATAAAGCAGAATCTTCAACAAACCAATGATTAAATTCATTTACAAATTCTTTATCTGTAGAAGTAATTACCCATTTATAGAAATCGTTCCATACTGCAATATTTTTAGCAATCTGATCATCATCAGCATCAGGATGAGTATATCTAAAATCAAAAGTACCTTTTTTACCATTAGCATTATCCTTAGCTTTATCAAACCAGTTATTATATAAATCACTATATTTAGGGTTACTGATATTCCACTGACTCTTAGAAATAGGATAAATCATTTTAGAAGGATCCTGACTATTATCAGTATAAATGCCAGTATCAAAACAAGAATTAGGTCTATCCCAGTCAGCAATTTCTACGACGAACTCATTAATATCATCAGGATCATCTACACGAGTATCATCAGTATTCTTAGAATCACCGAGGTTTCCGAGTGCGTAAAAATGCCATTCATTATCCTTGAATTCACTATGCACATTAACATCAGGATCATTTTCTCTGATGAAAACAACACAGTTAACAAATTCCATAGTATTTTTAACTTTAGGATTATTTTTATTTGCAACGCTCTGATAAGGAAGATAATCATTAAATCTCTTAGCTAATAATGCATTATTAGCATTCTCAGAGCTGGCAATATTAACTTTAATATTAAAGTATGCATTAGGAATAGAATTTTCAGTAAGAGTAACTTTACCCGTACCATCACTAATGACAGTACCATCACCCATAGTTAATTCTGTAATATAATCTGCTTCGAAAGTAGTCTTTTTCATTTCATACACACCATCAAAACAGAATGCAATATCAATGTTTCTACCAGAATAACCATAAGAGTTAGAAGAAGTACCCTGACCAGTATGATAACAATTGATAGCAGACCAGTTATCTTCAACTTTTCTACCATTCTTATGTCTAATTTGAATATCACATTTTTCAGGCTTATCCTTATCGGTTGTAAATCTAGATCTACAGTCAATCATGACAATTTTAAGATCCGGACATGCATTATATACAGAATCAGGTGTGATAAGCTTAGTTTCTGAATCACGAATCTGATTTCTATTATATCTAGCAAGCATTTCAGAAGAAGTTCGCGCATCAAGAATAAAATTACTCAATACATCATCTGTATCCAATGCAGTTGTGTATGCCTTCATTCTATAAATATAAGTATCACAATCATCAGAACCAATAGTAATAGGAACAGTACCGATGGCTGTTTGATAGAATGTTGCTTCTTTATTATATTGCATAGGTCTCAGAGGAACACCATCCTCATAACTCATTACAACTGAATATCCCTTACTATTAGCAGTACTAATACTATCAATAGTATAATCAAATTCAATAATATCTTCTTCGCTATAAGGAATATATAATTCACTAACACTATTTCTAATATATGCTTCGTGAACATTCATCTCAAGACCAATACCTTTATCAGGAGATATACAATTCAAGAACTGTGCTTTAGCCTGTTTAACATTGGTAGTTTTGAAGATACATTTAAAAGATGCACCATATTTAGCAGGATCATTATCAGAACTAAATAAATTATAGCTAATAGTAGCTCTAGTACCAGCTTTTACACAGAAACATGCATCTCCGTTTTCATCTAATACATAACCGCCATTATACCAGTCAAAGTCTTCAGAGACAGATAACTTAATATTATTATTTTTAGAATATTTCCACAATCTATTCTGAGAACTATTGGAATATCCAACAGGGTTAAAATCAAATGCTAAACTACCAACAACAGGTTCGATATTGATATCAACTTTTTGAATATCCAGTACAATATTAACAGGCTTTGCTTTACCACAAGAAATGGTAATATTACTAATACCATACTCACTAGCAGGATGAATAATTTCATCCGTAACTTTAGTTAAAGTCTTAGGATTAGTAACACCATCAATAGTGATATTAACATTGGATTGTGTATCGCCATTGTAATTGGAATATACAACATAAGGAATAGTCTCAGGAGTATATTGGTCAATACGTATAGTACCTCTATAATCACTTCTATATATACAGCCGATAATAGGAATATCAGAATCTTTATCAAAACAAATAATATCTCTATAAACATGATCAGATGTAACAGTTTTAGCACCAATAGTGGCAGTTAACCAGCATTCAACTAAATGTGCACCATGTGTTTGGGGAGGAATTATGAACGGTCTATTGGAACCTGAAATATTCTTAGGAATAACCTCCTCAAGAACCATTTCACCATCAAGTTTAATGTGAATAGTTTTTTCAATAGTACCAATAGGTCTATACAAGAAAGTAATTTCTTCACCCACATCACATACATCAGTATCATTAAAATCACATTCTAATCCTAAATCAACAACATTAACTGAGAAGATAAGGGGGGTAGACTGTTCACCAAAATAGTTAGTTGCGATTAATTGTAAATATTTAGTACCAGTACCACTGATCTTTTCATGTAAATTAGGGAAATCATTACGACCACTGACTAATGATCCATTTTCAATAATAGTATTACCTAATTTCCAAGTATATGTACCAGGAATATCATTACCATTAGCATCTTTACACATATAATTTACAGAAATAACAAATTTTTCAGAAGGAGAAACAACAATACTTGTTTCACCATTAACGGTAAGAACAATGCTACTAGAGCCATCTCCAGAACCACCGCCTCCGCCGGTACCACCACCGCTACTAATAGGCTCGAATTCATTATTAATAAAACGGTAATGAGTATAATAATTTTTTCCTTCATGTTTAATATAATAATCAGTTAATTCATTAGCATCTTTAACTGGAGGTAAATTAGTACCGATATAAGGTTGAGAACCAGAAATTGATTTCCAGTCATTATCAATCCATTTATATAATACATAACCACCAGAAGACCTTAATAAATAGTCAATACCTGCTTCACCTTTATTAGGTAAAGTTTCAACGATCATAGTACCGACTTCAGCAATATCGATATTACCATGAGCATCAGGACCTAATCCATTAACTGTAACAACAGCATTTTTAGCTCGTTCAATAGCAATATCAATGTCTGTACCACTATGACTAGATCTATGAATTTTCATTATATCACCTCACGTTATTCATTACGTACAAGGAACAGTAACATATCATCAGTACCATCAATTGTACCACCAATAGTTTCAGGATCATAGGTACCAGCAATCATAGCATCAATATCCTCTATAGTAGTCCAATTGAGTGAATCTTGTTTATTGTCCATATCATTTCTAAGTTTAACCATCATATTAGCTTGAGGTTCAATATAAATAATAATATGTGATTCATCTACACGAGAAATCACTTGATAACCCATTTCATTTGTTGAAGGAATTGCAATACCTGTGTCATTAGACATACAGGTTTTACCTACAACACATTTACCATTATCAATTACAGTTACAATACCAGAATTTAATACATAGGTATATTTATTTAATAAATTACCTTCAGTATCAAATTTATATTCACCTGCACCAGTAGAGAAACCAGGTTTTTCTACAGTGACACCACGAATATTAGAAGTAGAATTAGCCTTAATAATATTTATACTAGCTTTACTTGTATCAGATGTTACAAAATAACCAATTCGATCTTCAGCAGCTTTATTACCATCAGACCATTCAGCTATTTCAGCATAGCCAATTAAAGTAGAAGCAATAGTACCTGTACTATTAATATCAGCTTTACTATCAATTAATTCTTTAATTAATTCGTATAACTGTTTAAGAGCACTAGGAGTTGCTGCAATACCTTCACTTGCATCACTATCTAAATCATAATCATCACTTAATTTAACGTGACCAAATTTTAATGCATTACCAACACCACAAGATTTATCATAAGAAGTATGGTCTGCAGCTGCAACACTTAATACGGTTCTAAGCTCAGAGACACTAGAAACAGATACACCAGTACCACCATCTTTAAGAGGTATAGGTCCAGTAGGTTGTTCCTCTTCAATAGACCCTTCAACTAAATATAATTCATTTTCATTAATAGAACCAGATCTATTAATTTCTTCATAAATATCTTCAGTCATTACATGAATCTTAAGAGACTCAGTAGTTGTATTTTTAGTAGAAAAAGCCATTAAAAATTCTCACTCCTTTCGTAAGAATATATCAATCATCTTGAATAAGTGATAAATTCTGCAGCAGGATGAACCTTAATGGGAAGCTCACCATTTTCATCTAATGTAGCTAAACCATTAGGTTTACCAATCATATTTGTAGTTAAAATTTCTAAATAACCTGCAGGAGAATTTAAATTATCTAAATCAATAACTATAAAATATCTACCTTCATCAATAGTTCTAATACATTCGTTTAATTTTACATCAGAAGATGATAAAGCGAACATATCATCTAAAGTATCAACACTTCTAGATGTTGAAATTGATGATAAATCTTGTAAATATGTAGATAATTTTATACCATTATCAATATCTGTATAAACTTCGTTTGCGGTTATGATTGGAAATACAGGAATAAAACTACCATCAGGCTGTTTAGCTTTCATGATAGTTGACATAGTTTTAACTAATTCCTTAGTATTAACTTCACCAGTCGTATAAGTAATTTCTTCAGCCATATTTTTAACCCCCTTTTACATTAGTATTTTCTTTTAATTAAATATCATCTAATGTATAAGTTTTAAATTCAACATGCTGAGGAATTGCATTAATATCAATTTTACCATCATTATCTAATTTTAAAATTTTATTAGGTTCAGGAGTTTCAACAACATCTGTTGATAACACTCTAGCATTTAAAGCTTCTTGTGTTGCAGTACTGATGGGTTTATCCATATCTGAAGTGTTATCAACATTTTCTAAACCTAATTGTGCCTTGGTCACATTATGAGGATTTTCTTTATTATTAATATGACCTTCAAGTTGTTCACTTGATGCTGCACCAGTAATACCAAACTCTTCTAAAGTTGTAGGTTTATTAGTAATTCCTGTCCAAGGTACAGAATCAGCTTTTGCTGCAGTACCAGTATATTTATCACCATTTTCGGTAAATTTAGAAGACAGTAAACTACCATCATCCATAACTACACTATCAATTGTGACAGTGGGAGAATATTTTAAAAAGCTACCATCAGGTTGTTTAATTTTTAAATCAGTACGAATATACTCACTCATAATAAGTAGCACTTCCTTCCATACTTATTTATCTAAAACTAATAAATCATTATAAATCTTACTACCAGTATTACCCACGATACTTTCTAATATATATTGATTATTTATATAACCACCATTGGTTACAGAAATAATATTATATAAGAAATAAGGTAAACACTCTAATGATAATAAGTTACTTGCTTCATACATATTAATGAAAGCTTCTAAATAACCTCTAACAGATAAATCTTTAAAGCCTAAATTTAATGCAGGAAGTTTTAAAGCATTAATGAAAGTTTCTAAATTTTCAAATGCTTCAGGAGGAACTAATTCATTAACTTCTTGTAAGGAATAAATATTACCATTAGGACAGTTTTTAATAGCATAATTAAATACCATATCACTATCAGGTAATCCTAAGACATTAATCATATAAAATTTACTTGCTAAGAATAAAACTTTATGCATTTTACTCTTATCGATATTTAAAGAATATTTCTTATTTAATACCTTAGTAAACATAGCTGAATAAATTTCAGAACCACCAGATAAAATAACGGATCTAGTAACTAATTGTCTCTGTCTTAAATGAATTAATCTTGCTATATAAGCAGCTTCCAACATACAATATAATTTTTTAGGATCAATTCTTACGCTATTAGTTTCTTCATCATACACACCATAAATATCAATAGATACTACAGCAATAACTTCTTTTTCAGCATCACTAACTAAGAAAAAAGGTAATGCTGTAGGTAATTTACTACCTACACCATATCTCATCTCAATAGTACCATTATTGATAGATTCTAAAACTTTAAATTTAAAAGGAAACTTAAAGTTTTTAGTAATAATCATTAAAGGTTCTTCGAGTTCTTTCATCGTGATAACTTTACCATTCTTAAGGAGATTTGCAATGTTATTAGTTATACCATTTGATCTATTCAAATGGTTATAAATAAAAGTTGAATTTAACGATTTAAGACTCACAGATTAATCACTCCTTTACTAAAAGAATTATTTTTATATTAATGTTTTACAGGATAAAATAGATTGAGAAATCAAATAAAAATGGATATAAACGGAATTTTTAATCCGTTTATATCCATTAAAATTATTTTTTAAGAGTTTTAGGAAGGGCAAGAGTTTTAGTAACTAAGTCAGATTTAATACCACAACCTAAAAGATAAGTATCAACAGTATTTAATGTAGTCTTATTTTCTGCATTATTAGTTAACTCATCTAAAGATACATATCCCTTTTTAGAGATCTCAGAGTACATCTCAGTTTTCATAGTCATGTCATCAGCTCTACCACCAAGTAATTCTCTTAAAGAATTCTCTGCACCAAGAGTAACCAGAGAGAATGTTTCTGCATCAGATTCACGAGCATTCTTATCTTTGTTCACAACTTGACCCGTCAATGCAGATCTGCTAGAAATATCCGTAGATGTAGTATTCTTTTTAGAAAGAATCTGCTGCATACGTTTAATGTGTAGGTAACCTATAGGGACGGGATATTTAGTTAATACTGGATTATCAGTATTACCGTTCACAAAAGGCATTGCTACCTTTTCCATTAAAGGTACATCCAATACTTTAGCTGCAGCTTCAATATTTTCAATTGTTAAATCTCTTTCATAGTTAACGATATCTAATACTAGATATAATTCTTCATTAGCAAATAAATTCTTAAAGAATTTATCAAATTCATTATCATTCATACTGGAAAACATAGCTTTATATTTATTAGTATTTACTTCACTAGGATCTAATGTAGAAAATACTTTATAAATTAAGTTTTCCATTTCTTTTCTTTTAGTAGAATTAATAGCCATATTATATTATCACCTACTTAAGTGTTAAAGTACATTATAGACATAACAAAGAATGTATACATAGCTTTTCTAAAACTATTAATGGTTGCTAATCTTTGAGTCTTTTTATATATACCTAACTCATCTAACCAACCATCTAATACTTTCTTTATCTTAATAATGTTTTCATCTGTAGTATTACTTCTTTTATATATATCTAAGCAATAAATTAAAAATTTATCACTATTAATTTCTTCTGCTTTATTTTGACTATTGAAAAGATATAAGAATAAAATAGATTCTACAACTACTTTAATATCATCTTTATGAGTATCATTAACCATAGAAGTGATTTGATTTCTTAATTCATTTACTGAAACCTGATTAGATTTAGCTGCAGCATTAATTAATTTAATCGGAGGCCCTTCAATGATTAACTTTAATGTAACATTTTCTGTCAATCTATTAACTAAATAAGTTGAAGAATCTGCTTCTCTAAATTGATCTTCTTCATTAATCTCTAATTCAGTATTAAGATAATTGCCTTCTTTATGATTCTTATAAAATTCAATAGCAATCTTCTTAATCATATTATTGAATCTTGTTTTAACAGCTAAGATAAATTGGACTATATCTTTATCCAGTCCTTTTACAATACCATCTTTATGAAGTTTATATGCACCATCACAAGTTTCAGATATAGTAACCATAAGATTTCCTGTTTTCTTTAATTTGAATCTCTTAGATAAATTATTGATAGTGTAGTTCATAATATTTTCATTAGGCTCAAATTTAAAATATTTACTATATATAGAAGGATACATAGATAATCCTAAATATAAAATACTTAAATTGGTCATTTTTTCATTTTTAGTTATAGTAAAATATCTAATAACCATAGCCATTAAAGTATTAAAAGGGATATTTAAAATCTGACCTGAAGATTTAATATCTTCAGATTTATTTTTAATAGCTTTTACTTCAGCAGGTGTGACCTCAGCAATATTAAATACTGGAAGAGTTTCCCTTTCAGTAAATAATACCATTTTAGTAGGTCCTATAGCACTTAATACTTCACCATTTTTATCAATATAATTGGAAATAAGTTGTTCATACTTCTTTAAATTCTCTTTATTAGAAAATCCTTTTTCAACTTTAGGATATAACTCTGTAACTAATACATTGGTCGCCAATTTATTTCACCACCTATATTATTATTACAAATATGTTTTTACAGTAATAAAATCATGAAAAACATTTTTATAATATATTTTACTGAAAGGATGATTCCTTTATGAGTTTATTACTTGAGTATTGCCAAGATTTAAATATATTAACTGAAGCTTTTTATGGTAAACCTAAAGAGTTTATTGAAATTGAAAAAAGATTAGATAAAATTATTAATATGATTAAATTACAAAAAGAAAATCCCTCGATGGCTGTAGATATTAACAAAATGAAAGAATTAGAGGAAATTGAAAATATTTTCACTAAATTCTTTAAAAATTATAAAACCTCTATTACATTTTATGCACCTATTATATCTCCTACTTATAATGCATTTACATTTCCATCCACATTATCATATTTTAAAAAAGATCCAAATAATAAAAGAATTGCTAGTGTGGATGATCTATTTATAAATGTCAATGTTGATATGGGTCTTGTATATGCTTTAGATATGGATGCTAAGGAATTAATGGCTGTTATATTACATGAAATTGGACATTGCTTTGATGCCTCATTATTTATGTTGTTATCTAAGATTCAAATCATCGGCTCTATTAATTATGATCTCAATACAATGCATGTTAATAGTGTTAATATTAATGCTGTTAATTCTATTTATAGTACATTTATTAATTTAATTATTGGTGCATCCCCACTGTTACAGTCATTTTATCAAGAAATGAATAGATTTGTGTCTCAGAATCCTACACTTAATAAATTTTTAAGTGATATTCAAATGGTAATAGCAGATATTAGTACATTTTTGAACATAGTAAGCTTTTCATTAAAAAAGATAACTCCAGTGTTGTTGGTACAACAGTTACTAAATCCTAGTAATGTGTTTGGTTATGCTAATGAAAAATTTGCAGATTCATTTGCAACGTCATATGGTTATGGAAAAGAAGTAGCAAGTTTTTCTTATAAAGTTCAACATAGAAAAGGTTTAACTATAAATGAAAATATTTCAAAAATTCCTTTATTAAATATCGGATACGATTTCTTAAAAGTTTCTATGCAACTTTCAACTATAATTTTAGATCCTCATCCTCATGATGCTACAAGAATTCAGTCTCAGTTAAATAAATTAAAAAGAGATTTAAATAATCCTAATCTTGATTCTAAAGTTAAGAAAGAACTTCTTGATAATATTGTTGAGATGGAAAATTATATAGATAATATAGTATTAAATATTAATCATGAGGATAATAATGGTCGATGGATTACTTTGTTACAAAATTATATTATTATTAAAGTTTTTAAAGGTCGAATTGATCCTAGAGAATTATTTGAAGCTGTTTGGAATCATGAACTATAAAAATAAAGTGAGTATATGGCTAAAACCATATACTCACTAATAATAATCAAAAAAAAGATAACCGGTAAATTACCTGGTGTTTTACCGGTTATCCCCCTAGCAAACACACAAAAAAGGAAAAACTGATACCCAACAAAAAGAAAATCAACACGGAGGCTTTTATGAACAAGAAACTACAACCAATGCGTCCAAGCTCTTATCGATATTTTTAACCAGGATTAATATCTTTTACTTATTTGTTAATATATTAATAAAAAATAATTTACATTAAATGGAAAATAAAATATATATTATTATAGTATCATATGAGAACGATACTCATTAAAACGGAAAGGAAAAAGAAATGAAAAAGTATGAATTAACAAATGAAATTATTGAAGTCAATGGTCATATTCTTCATAGAATTATATCATTGAAAAATTTCTTTAATGTTAAAATTGGTGATCTTGGTGGATTTGTAGAAAGTGAAAATAATCTTTGTCAAATTGATAATTCATGGATTGATAGTGAAGCATGTGTGTATGAAAATGCTAGAGTGTTCGATAATGCATATGTTTTCGATAAAGCAAAGATTTATGGTAATGCACATATTTTTGGATCTTCTATAGTTTTTGGTTATGCTACTGTACATAATAATGCTAAAGTATATAATCATGCATCTGTAGCTGGACATTCAGTAATATTTGGTGATGCTACCATTCAAGGTAGTGCTAGGGTTTTTGGTGATGCTAAAGTATTTGGTTTTGTAAATGTAACAGAAATGGCATCCGTTTTTGGAAAATGTAGTGTATCTGGACATGCAAGAATTAGAGACATGGCTTCAGTATATGATCGTGCAATTGTTTCTGATGATGCAGAGATTATGCATAGTTCATCCGTGTATGGTAATGCTCAAGTGTATGGTAATGCTACTATTAAAGGATGTTCTGAAATTACTGGAAATGTTAAAGTCTATGACCATGCTAGTATTGAAGGATTTACTAAAATATGTAATAATATGCATTATTGTAATAATATGATTATTAGGGATGACAGAATAATTAATATGTGATTTAAATAAAAAAGAAACCTTAATTGGTTTCTTTTTTTTTGTATGTTCCCGAAAAAAAATAAGAGAGTATATGGATATTTCCATATACTCTCTTTAGTATTAAATTTTAATAAGTTTAACAGGAATACCAGTTTTCCCTGTACTAATCATTCTTTTACCTTTACTTAATCTAGGTAATTCTGCTAATTCCTCAGTATCAATAACTTCTACACTATTCTTACAATATAATTTAAATTTTTCATTACCTCTAATAGTCTGAATTGTAAAGATACTATCACCATCATTCAATGTAATAATTCGCATAGGATCATTTGCTCTCTTTTTATTGACAAATGTATCAATAGGAGATTTCTTAACAACACCATTATTAGTAATTACTAAGAGATATTTATCTTTAGGATTAATAATATCAAGACCAATGATTTCTTCACCATTATCTAAATTCATAGCTTTTACGCCAGAACTCATTCGTCCAGTTTCTCTAATTTCTTCAGAATTAAATCTAATTCCAAATCCATTATTGTTATATACTAAGATTTCAGATTCACCAAGCAATGTTTTTACACATACTAAACTATCATCATCTTTCACAATTAATCCTAATAATTCATTTCTCATATTAGTATACGCAGAGGCTAAAGTTTTCTTAATAAGACCATTCTTAGTAATCATTAAGAAATATACAGGATCTTTAATTTTTTCAATAATTTCATCTGTAGGTTTAACTTTTACAGTAACAATATTACCACTTAGATTGCTACAGTATTCTTTCAATGAGTGACCTTCACTATTAAGAACACAACCCTGTACGTTGTATACTGATAACTTATTAATTTTACCATTATCTTCAAATAATAATAAGTCATTAGTATTTCTACATTTAATTACTTCGATAGGAATATCTCCTTTTCCGATAAGTCCAATGTCCTTGACATTATCAGGAAGTTTCTTAATCATTCCATTCTTAGTAATTACAATTAAATGACCACTATCTTTAACTTTTACTTCATTATTTATAGTAATAATTTTACTGCGTCTTTCTTCACCAAATAATTTTATTCCTTCTTTTAATTCATCAATAATAATCTTATCGATTTTCTTAGCAGAACGAACAATCTTATTTAATTTTTCAACAGTCTTATCAATTTCTTCTTTTTCTTTAATATACTTTTTATATGCTTCTTTACTGAAAGCATTTAGTCTCATATCAGAAATTGTTTCAGCCTGTAAAGAAGTGATACCATATTCCTTCATCAGTCTAGAAATTATTTCTTTTCTATTTTCAGATTTCTTAATAATAGACATAGTCTTTTCAGCATTATCTTTATTAAGAATAAATAACATAATTTCCAGAATATGTTGTCTTTCTTTAGCAGTCATTAATTGAGTATTGAAGATACAACGCTTGGTCTCTCTTCTAAAATCGATCCAAGTCTGTAATACAGATTTAATATTATAATCATTATCTGCATAATCTTCAATTAATTTAAAATTAACATTAAAAGTTTTTTCCATATTTGTCTTGCTATAAATCATATTTACAACAGTATATGGATCAACTTCTTTCTTAAGAAAAATCTGATAATGCATATTATTAAATTCAGTCATATCTTTGAAATCTCTCATCATATTAGATTTGCCATTATTTAATAATTCAAAGATAGGTCTCTTTAATTTTTCCCAAGAAGTCATTAAAGGAGTAGATCTAATATTTAAGATATTATTATCTTCATCAATTTCAATAACACCTCTCATTTTAAATCTACCTTTACCAGTTTTACAAATCTCAGGGAATTGACCCTCATCAACGATATATGCACCAGAAGATGAATCTGGATATAGCATGACAACATCAATATCAGGATTTTCAATTAAATCAATCGTTGCTTCTAAAACTTCCTTTAGGTTATACGTACATATCGACGTTGATAAACCATCTTATATGTTTAAATAAGTTTGTAATTCTTATCCCTTTAAATTTTAAAGCTCTATATTACTATAGAGAACAGACTATATCATCAACCTATATACTGTTACCATATATAGGTTGCTCTCCATTTCCATCTTACAATTAAGATGTACTCTACTCAGTTACTCTCATAAGTATTTCTCTTATGATACCTTTTCGATAGTCGTTGAACCTTCCTTATATTTATTTACAATATTAGGGTGTCGATCCCCTTTTCTTAAATGAGTTATTAAAGCTGTTAATCTAGTGTTATCTTGATCAATATATTTATCTAAAATATAACACTTTATATAATCATTTTTGTATTTATATACATATATCATTTGACATAGTTCATCAATAAAATCATCACTATATAGTTTGTTACCTCCACCATTACTATGATAACCATTTTCAACAGCATCCATTTGGTTTAAGTAATTATTACTCCATTCTAGATTTTCATAATAATTTTCTAGTGAATCATTATTACGATGATGTACAAAATCAAATTCATCAGGGTTAGGATTGGGAACAAATTCCCAAGCAACTAATCTATGTATATTAACATCAACATATTTTCGCTTTTTATCAACTTTATCAGACTTTATTAATACTACTTGCAAATATGATCTAGTTTGACCATTATCTCTAACTTGAGTTTTTATTGCAGGTTTTAGTATTTTCTTTGTCTTTTTACTATAAACTCTACCATGATTACTAATTAAATATGTATTAGGTTTAACAGTAGGGTATGTGACATATTTCCATACTTCAGGTAATTTTATGAAAATATATAACATTTTTATATCATCTCCTTTCATTTAATATTTTTTCGACATTTATAATTTATAAAATATAAGGCTTGGCTGCTGATTATCCATATAGGATGTTCCAGCAATTAAGAGAGTTTTCTGTATATATTACATATACAGGGACTAGTTAATTTAATCCAATTCCAAATGTATTATTAATCATCACATTAGGATATTTAGCAGGTAAATATTCCGGCTCAACCATAGTTCCTAAATAATTTAATTTAGTATTGACAATTTTATCGTTATATTCTTCGAAGAAACATTTATACGCATAATGTGTAAGTTTAGCTTCAATATATCGACCATCGGCAGCAGGAGCACCTGCAGGATCACCAAAGTTACCATAACCATATATAGTACATTGAATATTATTCCAAGGTTGAGCTAATTTTACTAATGTATCTTCTACAGCAGAATCACCGTGAGGATGATAATTTAATACATTACCTACAATACTTTTAACTTTTGTGGTTTCTCCATCATATTTTAAACCCATCTTATACATGGTATAAAGAATTCTTCTTTCACCAGGTTTTAAACCATCTACGACAACTGGAATGTGTCGAACAAGATTTGTATTAGCACCAAAAATTTGCATATAAGATGAACATGCATCTGCAATATTAACAGTTTCTATATTAGAACTATAAGTTTCTACACTTACTTTATTATTTTTATTTTTTTCCTTCATATTTAATATTCACCTCATTAAATATATTACTTACATATAGTTTTGTTGAATTAGAAATATCTTTCTAATTGACTATATTAATAATATATATTTAAAAAGAATTATAAAAAAAGAAAGTGGTAAATAAATACCACTTTCTTTTTATAGATTAATTACTTATTTCTCATTTCACCATATACAGAAGACATTTGAACTTTTTCAGGAGGTGCTTCCTCACACATTCTAAGTCCAAAGATATCTTCTACCATGTACTTAGAAAGTCTTTCAGGGAATACAAAACCTGCACTAAGAGGATGTCCACCACCCTTAGGACTAAAGGTCTTTGCAATCTCAGCAAGATTAACATTAGCTTCTTCAATAGCTCTCAAAGAAACTACTGAAGTATCAGGGTTAATAATTGCAGCAAACTTAATATCTTTTACATTCTTAGCAATATAATTACCAAGCTCAGAGATATAATTTTCTGCAAATACATAAGCAATATTGTATGCACCAAGATTCAGAATTTTTACGTTACTCATCTTTTGATTAATGTAACGCTTTTTTCTATTCTCTTCAAGTTCAATAATTTCACATTCACCAGGACTAATATATTCATAACTAAATGCATCCAATCGATGAGTAATGATTTTACTAAACCTTTTAGTTCCGAAAATGCCGAAAATAGTATTTAAATTCTTAGCATAAATACCGTCTTCACCATTCTTGGTCCAATCCCAGGTATCCCAAAGACGTACATATTCAATATATCCATTAATTACTTTTTCTTTTTCGAAGTTTGTTTCATCGTCCCAGTTGAAATAATAATCCTTTAAATGCAACCAGAACAGTTCTGCACCACAAGTTTTACGATTACCGTAAGACTCACGTACAATCGCCCATTCATATTTACTATTTACGTAATTAGATCTATGATGGTCTAACATTCTAAATTTATACTTATTAACTTCATCAATAAGCTTACCGGTAGCTTCTTTGATTACCAAATCAGTAATAAATACTTTATTAAACTTCAAGTATTCATCACTTTTAATAAACTCATTGATCTGGGTATCAACATCTTTAGGAGTACAGTATGTAATATCTACATTATCCCCAAAGATTACAGTTGCGAGAATACCACAACTAATACCATCCAGATCACTGTCGGTAAATAACTTAATACGCTCATTATTGCTCATAGTTTTCATTGTCCTTTCATTTTATATTATTACTATAATTATAATATATAATTAAAATTATAGATAATACTTATTTTGTATTATTAATAAATTTCACATTCTCTTCAATCAATAATTTAATTTTACGATTTACAAAATATTTTAAATCATTAAAGTCTGTATGATTAGTAATTATATAGTCACCAGTGATAATATTAACAATAGGACTTTCATAATTTAAAATTAATTCATATAATCCTTCTTGATTAATCTCACCATTATAAATCATATTATATACTTTAGAATGAACTGCAATGGTTAATCCTGCTTCATAAATAGCATCTCCACGTAACATTCCCAGCATATCTATAAATTCCTGTTTATCTTCTTGTAAACGTTGCTTTGCTTTTAATTCTTTCATTATAATATAGCTCCTATATTATACTTCTACAATATACCAGTCTTCTGCAAGACAATCTCTAGTAGAGGGAGCCCACATGGCATGAGAACCATCCGTTGTACTGATCTGAAGATAAGGATCACATTTGAAAAGATCACCTTCATTTAAACCCCATGCTTCAGCAGTCTGTTTGTTGCAAGGGATTCCCTGAGGATATCCCTTTTGATAAACAACAAACATACCTTTTCCGTTCCAACCCTGTCTAGCAACTTTCTTACCAGACTTTACTGCTTTCAAAGCTTCACCAAAATCAAACATATTATTTCCTCCTATTAATTATCAAGATCTTCTCTATCAATCTTGAAGTGTTCCATTAATAATCTTCTTTCAGAAGAATCATCACCATGTAAAATATTAAATTTCTCTAAATCTCTTTCCATATCAGAAATAGATAATCTAATAAGAATTCTATTTCTAGGGTCAAGAGATTGATCTCTTAAATCTGCAGCAGGTAATTCACCGATTCCCTTATAACGAGTTTTAATAACAGGTTGATATTTCTGAGCCATCGATAAGAAATTACCAAGACTCATTATACCTTTATCAATAACTCCATCCTTAGTCTTTTCATAGACATCTAAATACATAGTTTTATTTTCAGTATGGATAAAATCTTCTAATTCTTTTACTCTCTTATCGAAAATTTTATCCATAATAAGAATTTGATATCTTCCTTCATAAATACCAGTTAATACATTGTCTTCATCAATACCTAATTCAGGGAAAATCTTTTTAAATTTTTTATAAAAATCTTTCTCTGTACGATGAATCAAAATATATTCTAATATATTAGGATTAATAACGATTCTATTAGATAAACGAATTAATTCTTCAAGATAATTCTTATTAATCATAAGAAGTTCTTGTAATTCTTTATCTGTATAAAATCTATTAGTTCCTGGCATTTTTACACTAAGATTATCTCTAACTTGTCTTTCAAAGATTTCTACAAATTCTTTTTTATTAAGAACAAATTCTTTATATTTACTCTTAATTTTATATAAAGGAGTTACAGCCTTATATAATCTACCGTCTTTAACAATCTCAGGAAGATGTGTCATAAAGAATGCTGATAATAATGATGTAATATTAAATCCGTCAGAGTCTGCGTCAGCCATAATTATGATCTTATCATATCTTAATTTAGACATATCGAATTTATGACCACAGTTACATCCAAGAATTTTAATAAGATTATTAAATTCAGCATTTAATAACACTTTGTCAATATTTAGCCCAAATGAATTAAGAGGAACACCTCTAATACTGAAAACTGCCTGAGTGTCTCTATCGAATCTAGCCGAATTCACAGAGCCACGAGCACTCTTACCCTCAATAATAAGGAGTTCTCGATATTCATTCTTACCTCTATTATTTGCAGGAATAAAATTTTCCATTAAGTGTTCTTCAAAGCTATTAGTTTCTCCTCTAATAACTGAATTTCTGACCTTAGTAGATTCTATTCTTGCTTTAGCATTTGTCTTAACCCTATCAATAAGCTTCTTTAACTCTTTAGGATTTTTACCGAAGTATTCATTAAGAGATTTATAAGTCATTTCTCTTAAAGGTTTAAAGAACTCATTACTACCAAGTTTTGATTTAGTCTGACCTGTAAACTGAGGATTCATATCTGTGCTTAAATTAACAGCTAAGAATAATCCTTGTGAAGCATCAGTAAATATAATATCTATTTTATTAGATTCTCTTTCAGATAAAGAATCTTTTGTTTTCTTAGTTAAAAACTGCAATATGGCAGTTTTGACAGCATCAACATGTGTACCCTGATCTACAGTATTAACGAAATTACAGAAAGATTCACTTTCAAATTCTACACTAGAAGAATTATAAGTAAACGCCACTTCAAGTCCAATAAATCTATCGATTACTCTATCATGAATAGTTTCTTTAACTTTCATGGTTTCAATAAAAGTTATTGGATCTAAAAGAGGTCGTGTACATAACTTCTTAACTAAGTCGTATAAACCATTCTTATTAGAATACTTTTTATTGACAAGTGATTCTTTTCCTTTTTTCTTAATACTAAGATTGATTTTAATATCAGATGGGATAAGGTATACAATCTTTTCAACCCAATTAATTAAATCATCAGAATTAATATCACAATCTTTACCCATATATAATCTGGAAGGTTGGATAATAAAAGTTGTACCATGTTTATCTTTATTTTTAATTTTAGTAGTAGATTGAGGTTCAATCAATTTACCTTCACTAAAACTTACTTTAGATTTTTCACCATATCTATAAGATATAATTTCAAATCTGTTAGACAAGGCATTGCAACAAGTTAGGCCTACGCCGTTCTCGCCTGCACTATTAGCACCAGAACCTTCACGAGTAAATTTAGATCCTGATTGTAATGTAGTACATACTAATATTAAATTTTTAAAATCAATACCTCTACCATTATCAGATACAGTTATTTCATTTTCACCCTCATCTAAAAATATATCTATATTATTAGCAGGTGAATTTTTATTAATACATTCATCAATAGCGTTATTGATTAATTCTTTACAAAGATGAAGAGCACCCATAGAACCCGTTTGTGCAATATACATATTCGGTTTCACTTGGACTTTCTCAATATCACTGACTATATGCTCTATTTTATCATCTATAAATTTTTTTGTTTCTTCAATCATAATTGATCACCCTTTCATAGTTATGTTTAGGGTTTAATTATTTTGTAATATACCCCAGTACTTATAGGGACATAGTAAATAATTTGTTAAAAAAATAGATACGGATAATACCTTATGTGATATTATCCGTATCTATAAATACTAATTAATTACCGGTAATTAATTAATTATTAATATTGATTAATACTTATTTCTCTTTCCGTTGGAAGGAATAAACTCAACACTATTAATACCGAAACTACCGAAATCATCGTTACGATTGTGCTTCTTCTTTTTCTTGTCATTCTTACCATACTTGTTGACAACACGTTCATACAGAGTAGGCATTTCATTCAGATTATACAGCAACTTACCAAGCTGAACCATGATAGACTTTTCCTTTTCAGGATTGTCAGACATTGCCTTAATCTGATTAACCATGTTACCAATAGTTTCGATAGCTCTTTCATAGTCCTTCTTAGAAACAACATCGAAACTAAATTCTTCACCACACTTCTTACAACGAACTCTATTATTAGAAATGAAGTCAACCTTCAGCTTACCATTAGAGTTAGTATGAGAGCAAGGAATCTTAACTTCGTTCCACTTACGCTCAAGCTTTTCTCTTTCAGCTCTAATATCCTGCAGAGTCAGAATATCATAATCACACTTATTCTTGTGTTCTTTATTCTTCTTCTTGTCCTTCTTTTCCTCGAATCCAAACTGATCCTTGTCAAACTTGCTCATAAAATTTTTGTCCTCCTAAAATAAAAGTTTAATATAAATTTATCAGCAAATAAATTTAATTATTTATCTGTTGATACTTAAATAATATATAATTATAATTTATTTTGATTTTTTAAGGTCTAATAGAAATACGGTCATATGCTTCAGTAGGAATACCACTATCTCTAACAATAATACATTGTACATTAGATACATTTCTAATTACATGGAAAGGATTACCTTTAGAATCAAATGCAATATCTTGAATAGATTCTAAGTCTTCAACATATACATTTGCTAAAGAGAATTCACCCTTACCAAAAGTGATAGCACCAGAATTATCGAATCCAATACCAAGAATATTTTCTTCACCATAATAATTAATTAATTTCTTAAATTCTGCACCAGTCATAATATAACACTCCTTTATAATTAATTCAATTACTAATTTGTTTTATAAAGAATTTAAATATAAAATACCATTATTAATAGCTTGTGAAAACATTTATATAAAAAACTTTATATAGAAGGGAGTAAAATCCATATGAGATATTTATATAAGGGTAAAACCAAAATTGGAAAAATTCATGTGAAAACTAAGGTTGATACCTCTTTTATTACTGCTGGTCCTGAGGATATCGTTGCTGGTAAAAAAACTATAAATGGCAATTATCAAGAAATTACTGGTACTATGGATGTTAATGAAGTATTAACTGAATTAACATCTGATGCTACTGCATCTGCTTCTGATATTACTGCTGGTAAGATTGGATATGCTAATGGAAAAAGACTAGTTGGTACTACACCGAGAAGTATTGCAGGAACTCTTATGACAAATAGTGTAATTGATACATATCCTGTTGCGGATAATGTAAATATTAACGCAGGTGATTTTGTATCAGTTGATAGTGTTTCAGATGGGTTTATACGTCATAACACAGGCAATAGTTCTATTAATTCATACAGTACTGGAGCTTCAAATTATTCAAATATTATTCGATTAAATGATTCTAAAGCATTATTAATATATAGTGATGGAGGAATCAATAATCGTGGTATTACTAAATTTATTACAGTTAACGGTGTTACAACTATATCTAGTCAGAATACAATTTTTAATGATTCAGAAACAACCAATATACATGCAGTACAATTAACAAATAATTACATTTTAGTAGCATATTTAGGTCATAATGGATTTCAGATAACTAATGAATGTAGATTAATTTATATTGATGATACTTTTACAAATATATCTATATCAAATCCTTTTGTATTTTATAATGATATAACTACAAAAATTAATGTTACTAAATTAACTAATAATAAATGTATCATCTCATATATATCATCTAAAAAAATATATTCATTAGTTGCAAATATAGATATATATAATAGATTAGTAACCTTCGGCAATACAATCTTAATTGAAACTTCGGGTTCTGCAATAGATATTAAATCTGTTAATATTTCAGATACAAAAGTTTTATTTGCATATATTGATAATTTAACTGGAAAAATTTGTGATTTATCAATAATCAATGATAATATTAATATAGGCACAAGTCAAGTATTTATTAATAATACTGATACTATAAATCTAATAAAAATGTCAAATACTAAATTTTTATTATTATTTACAAATAAATCTGATAATAATACATATGCACGTCTTATTTACTATAATAGAGAACGGGCAATATTATTGCCAAATGCTACTAAAATTTGTGATGGAACTATGAATTTAATAACTGGTATTAAAATATCTACAAATAGAGCATTTGTGATGGGTCTCAGTCCTACATCAACTGCAATAAATTATATGTATATTATTACTAATCCTATAAATACAATCAATACATCGATAATATGGTCGCATCCAGCTAGTGATCCTAATTATCTAAATGTAATACAGATATCTGATCATGTAGCACTTATTATATTTAATAATACAATAAGTATACCTCTACACGGATGTGCTCGGCTATTACAACTTGGTGGACAGATCACTTCTGCATTTGATGGATCGATAACTAAGAGTAAATATGTTGTAAATAAATCAACAGGGGTAGGATCAATTACTGGTATTGCAAATACATCTGGATCTTCTGGTGAAATAATTGAAGTTATTACCCCTTCAATATCATAATATAGGAAGGTGAAATTAAGATGCCTTTACATATAAATACTAAAGAATATATGACCAACGTTGTTATCGATAGAGGTTTATCTAATATCAATATTAAAAATATTGATATTAGACCTGGTAAAGTTTCAATAGACTCTGTTGGTAATAAATTAGAAGCAGCTTCATCTACGGAATTCTTATCAATTTTCACTAGTGATGGAAATATAACACCAAATGATGTTACATTAAATAAAATAGCATATAGTAATGGTAAAAAAATTATTGGTTCTGCTCAATCAACTATAAATGACTATACCAATTTAATTAATGGTACAATAGTAGAACGTGTAGTGTCACAAAATACTATAATATCAGTTGGTGAATTTGTATACGTATTACCTGATACCAATGTGACAACATATAGAATTAATACAGCTATAAGTGGTATTGCTCTTCAAGCTGGATCAGCTGGTGATGTTATTAAAATAGTTATACCTAATCAAAATTAAAAATAATAGAGATAACGGAATATTCCGTTATCTCTATTTTATAAAGCTATTATTAAAAATTTCTTTGCTCTTGTTATTGCAGTATATAATACCTTACATCTGAAATCAGCAGTACCATAAGGTTCATTATAAATAAATACTTTATCAAATTCACTACCTTGAACTTTATGAGTTGTTGCCGCATAACCATACTCAAATTTATCATAGAAACTTCTTTTACCAGTTCTATCTTCTGGTTTAGCTATTAAATTAGCATAATCTATTTTTACTTTTTTAAAATAATCATCTTTTATAAAATCTGGCTGAAAATCTATTGTTAAACTTCTACCATTATAAGTATCTAAATATACATCTTTAACAAAACCAGTCATACCATTTATTAAATAAATATCATTACTAATACATCTATTCCAATTATTTTGTGTACACATTAACTTTTCCCCTATTTTAGGAAATTCAGTATCAATCTTTAATATATCATGACGTATATGATTATTTAATTCTGCTCTAGTTTTATTTCTTCCACAAATAACAACATCAGATTTAATTAACATATTATCTGTAATCATAGATTTATCAATTACATAACAGTTATTTCCATATTTACCTATTTTAATAGGTTTACCATGCATAGCTCTTTGTGCTAAATAAATAATAGGAGAATCTAATGCTTGTCTCATTGGTTTAGTTAATGTAGCATCTGGTTTAACTAAGAAAAATCTTTCACCAAATACAGGATCCAACTGATTATTATCTCCTAATGCAATTATAGGGATATCAAATGATAATAAATCTAATGCTAATTTTTCAGGGACCATGCCTGCTTCATCAACTACTATTAATTTAATATCACCATATAATCTAGCTTTTTTCATAAATTCTGTAATCATAACAATTCTATTATTAACTAATATAGGATTACCATTTTCATCATATTTAGGAACTTCAACAGCATCATATATTGCACTATGAATTGTTTTAGCATTATTTCCTTTTTGAGATAAAACTAATGCGGCTTTACCAACATATGCCACAAATAAAACATCAGAATGATCTAATCCTAATTCATCTATGAGATAGTATACAATTGTAGACTTTCCCGAGCCGGCGCAACCAGAAATCTCGAATACTTGCTTATCTTGTTTTTTCCACCATTTTTTTGCTCGCCGTATAGCTTCTTCTTGTTCATTGGTAAATTCCATATATTTCACCTACTCTTATTAATATTACCCAAATGTTAATTGAGAAATTATAATAAATATTCAAAAAAACATTTGTGTAATAAAGTAAAAGGGAGTATGAATATTATGGCTGTAAATACTTCAGATATGGATATAAATTTAAATGAATACTGTGTATTACAAGGTACTCAATATTATAATAATAATTATTTAAATATAAAAATTCCTAAATTAATGACTGATGTAACTTCTCCTATGATAGAAACATTTAATAGAAATATTTTAGTTAATTCTCCTAATTGTAAACCTAGTATTGATAATAGTATACGGGTTAAGGATTATATTTCAGTAAAACGTTCATCTCAATGTAACTTATCAACTAATATAATTGATGAACACGGTAATATTCCTAATGGCTTAGGATTAATATGCTCATGTGTAAATAATAATTATAGGAATATGATCGTTATAGACTCAATTTAATATAGAAAGATTGGTGATATAATTTGAAAGCAGGTATAAATAATTATACAACTATGCAATCTTTATCTGAATATGAAGATCAATTAAATATTTCATATAATAAGTTATTCTTAAAATCTCTTGTTGATTCTGAAGATAATGTTTTAATCGTCAATAGTACATCATTGGCTAATAAATATTATGATTATATACAAAATGGTATTATTTCATTAGAATTAACAGATAAAGAATATATGAAATATAGATTTCAACCTAAGATGTTCTGTAATGATATTTATGGAACTACTGAATTATGGGGATTATTATTAAAGATTAATAATTTTAATAGTATTGCTGAATTTAATCGTAAAAAAATAAAAGTGTTTGGTAATAATATTTTTAACGTATTAAATGAAATATTAATTAATGAAAAAGAGAATATATTAAAAAATAATGAAAGTGTGGGAATCTAATGTCCTTATCTGTAACTAATAAATTATTAGCATCAGCAATAGAACACAATATTATGAAAGCTAATATGACTCAAGAACAAAAGATTGAGTATATAAAGAAAAAATATAATTTAACCCATGGTAAAGGTAAAAGAAAAAAGAATAAGAAATAAGAGAATATGTGGAATTCCACATATTCTCTTTTATTAATATATTTTTTCAAGGTTTTCTGGTTTAATAGCAGCAGTAATATATTTACCAACCCCTATAACAACTCTATCTCCTGTTATACTAATTACATCATATGTATCATAATGTAATGTAAATTTTTTACCATAATAATCAGTAGGATTTATAACCTTGACTTTATCACCAGCTTCAATTCTGGTAGATTTTATAGATGTATTTCCATGTACAATAAATGCATCAGTAAATCCAGCTTCATGTAATTTTTTCAATAAAGATTCTGCATTAATCTTTGATGAATAAGCACCAACTTGAACTTTATAGATACTATCACTAGTCACTGTATTACCACCTGTCATTTTATTTTTAACGTCATTTCTAAATGTATCCATAGTATATGGTAAACCTAATTGTTTCCATAGATGTTCTGGATCTCCGTGATTTGATGCTAGACCTTTTTTATATCCTTCACTATGAGAAAGAATTACATCTTTTCCTAAAGGATTTAATTTATAATCTTTACATAATTTAGCAAATAATTCAACAGCAGAATTATAAGTTCTGATAACCATTCGTTTAGCTTTATCTTTATCAGAACATGTAAACGATGAACCTTTAGTATATTTTATACAATTAGGTTCACATATTTCTACTCCTATATGTGTATTATTAGATGAACCACCTGAATGCCAACCTCTATGATTCCAAGGTAAGCATTGATACACATTTCCATTATTTGCGTCTATAAAGGCATGAACGCAAGCACTAGTATGGTTAGGGATGGTCCCAATTCTTAATAAATACCTCTGCAGAAGGTTGAGGACAACCAACTGAATGAAGCATTAATCCTTTAATACTAATTGTACGTTTTTCTTTATAACATGGATTTTTAGTTAAATAACTTTTAACTATTTGCATTACACATAACATCCTTTACTTTATTGATTAAATTATGTTTTGATTATCGTTTTGTTTATTTTAATAAAAAATATAGAGATATATGGATTTCCCATATATCTCTATAAAAATTATCTATTACCTAATCTAGAATTAATATGTCTAATCATATCTTCTTCTAACTTATATTTATTATTGTCAGTGAATAATAATTTCATAAATGAACTAACCATATATTCTTGAATCAGTGTTCTATAGTTATCTTTAATATACTGGGCAATTTCATCTGCAATAGGTTTAAAATATTTCTCAGTATCGATATTCTGCATTGCAGATTTTAATAATTCAGTAGGTTCATATTTATATGAATAACCGTCTATATCCCTTATTTGTGTTACTAAAATACAACTACTAGAGTCATAAATCGGATGTTGTTTATCCCTAATCAATGCAACTTCTACAGCTTTAAGAAGTATTTCTTGCATTTGTTCTTTAGGTAATTCATTGATATTATCTACACAAAGTTTCTTAAAATCTTCATCAGATACATCAATATTAATAGTTAAAGTTGCCATTTAATATTTCCCCTTATTTGTAATAATAGTTTGATTTGAGTATAATAATTCAGGTTTTAATGTATATTGTGTTGCATTTGTAGTATTACTGTATCCACCGAATTTATCATATTGATCTTTTATTTCAGGATGTATACATGCAGTATACATACAATATCCCATAGAATTTCTACAATTACAATGAACTACATTACATATCATAATCAATCATCCTTCAGTATAGGTTATTTTATCAGAAATTTTAGGTGAATTTGTGATAGTACTACCCATAACTGCATCATCAGTAACACTTCCAGATATACTTAAATCAATATTATTAATTTCAGTATGTGGAATAGTTGCAATTCTAGTAATATCATTAAGTGTTACACTGTCTGTTTTATTACTTTTATTCTGAGAATTAGTTAAAGCTTTATTTACAAGATAATCATGATATGCTTCTTGTACAACTTTATCAGGTTCTTTATGTTCTGTGTAATATTCTATAGTAAGAAGAGTTGATTCATTATATTTATTAAAACCATCCTTTTTAATTAAAATTTTATAATGATTATCAAGTAATACTTTTAAAGCATTAACTAATGAATCAAATCCTTTTACTGTAATAGAACCTGCTTTAATATCTTTTTCTTTATCAGCATATATTTCATTATTAATTGGTCTTATACGATTTTCATAATTTAATCGTTGTTCTTTAGTTATATTACATTCATCACCGAAATAATGATATTCACCAGTAATTTCACATTTACATTTTGCAGGATTAGATGTATACACCATACCATCACTAAATGAACAGTCAGTATGACAATATCGATTTCCAATAGTATTATAAACGCCCATAAATATTCTCCTTTAAGATTAAGTCTTAGTTCCTAAAGATTTACCAAACATAAATAAATCTTCATCAGTATTAATTGTTTCTCTTTCTACAGCATTTCTCTTACCTTTTTTAGCACCTAAATCAACAGCATCAAAATCAGCCACAAGACTATCTTCAGATAATGAATGATCTAAATAAATATCATCTAATAATTGCATTTTATTATTAGGATTAAATGGATGATTAAAATAAGTTAAATCACTCATATCTTTATATCTAATCTTAACACGTTTGAAGGTTAAATATTGCTGTCCAGTTTGTCTTTTCTTTTCTACATTAAGGATAATCAATACGTCTGCATTTTCTACGAGCTCCCAACTAGATCCTATATTAGCTCTACCAAGGAACTTTGCTAAATCTTCTTTATTTGCTTGTAATGCAGCATCAACAGTAGCTGCAGCTGCTCTATTTAACTGATGAGCTGTAACAACAGGAATATCATAATGAATAGCCAAAGATTTTAATTCATTAGAAATATTTTTAAGTTCTTCTTTCTCATCTCTACCTTTTTCAGTAGGACGAATTCTTTTAATATAATCTAATGAAAGCATAATAACTTCTTTACCATCATCAGATAAATCATCAATAATTGTATATAAATCTTCTGTATTAATTGCTCTATTAGGATAATATCTAATAACAACATCAATACCATTATCTGTACCAATAGTAAATTCTTTGGTTTCTTTAATCATCTTTATAACCTGTTTAGGTGTATAATTTCTAATATTTCCGTCTAAAGACATATTGAATAATCTTTCAACAGTCTCAATAACTTCATTCTCCATAGTGATTAATAATGCACATGGTTGTTTACCAGGTTTCTTAACCTGTATATCATTATTATACAATTTGGTGTCTCTGATAACTTTAAGAAGCATACCTGATTTCCAGCCACCGGCTAGACCTACAAAGATATAAAGTCTACTACTTAAGAATCCTGGAGAAAGAATTTCATTTAATTTCTGAATACCTGTTTTAATAACTCTAGAAGGATTCTGTAACTTAGTAACAATATCCATCATATTAGTTTCAAAGTTTTCATCAGATAATGAAAACTGTTCAACAGTATCCAAGCTTTTACTATTTCTAACTCTATTAATTAACTCTGTACAAATAGAAGTTAGTTTATTATTAATTTCATAGAAAGACTTATAATCACCACTATCTAATCTTTCAATTGTTTCATATATAGCATCTTTATAATAATAAAGATAATAATACTGTAATCTATCTTCAATACACTTATTAATATATTTAATCTCTTCATAATTAATTCGTGTATATAATTGAATATTATTTATAATATCCTGATTTTCTTTATCATAAGTATCAGACTTACAATAATTAATTATAACTTCATCTAATTCAAATCCTTTAACTAATTTAGCATCCAAAGCTTTATTAATAAATTCAATACGAGCTTCCATAGCATCATTATTTTCATAAATAGACTCATCAATGACATCAAATAAACGTTTCATGTTCATTAAGGATTTTCTTGTAATCTGAACAGATTTTTTAAATAAATAACCAATAAACATGTTTAACATGCTTAAATCAAATTTAATAGGAATTTTTTTAGTCTGATCAATATATTTTTCTTTTTGATTTGTTTTAAATAACATTATATAATGATCTCCCCTCTTATACTGAAAAATCAATGTCTGTATATGGAATTCCATATACAGACATTTTATCTATTTAAATAATTGTATAATCAATTATTATTTTCAATATTATAAGTATTATCTAAAACAAATAAATTATATTTATCTTTAAATAAATTATAAATATTTAAGGCATCACTCAAATTAAATATTTTTGTCATAGTATCCCTAGTTAGTTTACGACTAATAATCATTTGTTTAAATTCTTTAGGTTTTATATGGGAATTTTCATCAATAGTAATTAATGCGATTTTAATAGTACCATTTTGAAAAAATGGATAAATACATCCATATAAATCAGGAATAGGAATATTTCCTATAAATTTTTCCATATATACAGGAATTTCCATAGTAATAGAACTGAAAAATGCTTCATAATTTTTCACATCATATTTGATCATATTATTTCTCCTCTTAAAATAAAAATGGTATGAGGTCATATGACCTCATACCATTAAAATAAATATTTTAAATAGACGGGGTAGCGATAACAGGTAAATGATTCTTACCATCAATAATAATAGTAGGCTTATTAGTATCATTAAAGATCATTTCTTTACCACCATCATATAAATAACATAACTGACCAGCAGGTTTAGAAGTATTATTTACCTCAATAGTAATACCTGCAAAGGACTTAGTATCAGCACCGTAAGGTTGTACTATGAATAAACCTTGCCATTCAGGATCAGCATCAGTCTCAACATAAGTGTTATCGTTCATTTCAATAACAACATTATTAGGTTCATCCTTAAAACCGAAACGAACCATATTTTTAGATTCAACACAGTAGTTACCATTAATTTCAATAATTGCATTATCTTCAACTCTATACAGAGATAACTGATTATGAGTACAGCAACCCTTTTCAAAACGGTTATCATTGAAAGAGGAACCATTCTTTAAAGAACCAGCAATTTCAATAATATTATAACAATTTTGATTCTCTTTACCGAAAACGTTATTATCAATATGAACCTTTACAGGAGTACCCTCATTATTAATAATAATAGGACTAGTCTTAGATTCAAAATTATGATCGGTATAGACACAATTTTCCATGGTAAATTCAGATACATTATTAACATTAATTTTAGAATTACCAGTTAAGAATAAACCATCCAACACAACACAAACTTTTTCAGTTTCTACAGCTCTAGTAGCAGGCTGACCATTGATCTTGATATCACCCTTAATGATAGCACCATTTTCACTGATAATCTTAATAGATTTATTAATATTTAAATCAGCTTCATAAGTACCAGCCAGTAATTCAATAACAGCACCATCTTCTGCTTCATTAATAACATCAGCTAACTGAGTATAATGAGAATCAGCACCAATCTTGATAGCACCTTCATTAGCCTGAATTTCTGCAATATCGACAATAGAACCGATAGAAATCTGCTGTAATTCAGCATCAAATTCCTCAGACATGTCAACTACAATAGAAGTGATATTTAATAAATTAGAAATATAAGGCTCAGGTAAACACATATGTGCAGGGGTGCTATTTTTAGCATTTGCGTTAATAACTCGAATTGCACCATCTACAGTATTGGTATCAGTACCATTTCTGTATGTTAAACCCTTAACAATGTCACCTTCACGTAAGGTAACAATTCGACCATTAGCAAGTTTAAAAGAAACAGCAATTTTTGCTACAGTATTAGTTGCCATAATATATAAACTCCTTTCATTTATATTATAAAAATGTTTATAAACGATATTTACTTAAAATTAATCTTTTGATATAAATAATTTCTCATGTCATCAATACTTATATCTTTATTATATTTAAGTTTGATAAATCTTGTTAATTTTTCTTCCGGTGGAGTAGTTTTATCAAAAATAAAATCATATTTTGATAATAATAATTTGATTTTATCTTCCATTTCTTTTTTCTTTTTATTTTCTTTACTATTATTATTAATAACTACTTTTATATGTTTATATTTAGAGAATATGTCATTAATTAAATTAGTTAATAAAATTGGATTCTCATAAGTTTCAGGAATATTAAAAATAATTCGTATTCTATCAACATTTAAATTCTCAACCATTCTAATAATATAATCCATTTGTTGATTTTGATCATCTCTATAAAATGCACTATTATAATCAATAACCATGGTATTATATATAGGAGCGTTCTTATTTTCAATAAATTCAACTTCATATTTTGAAGTTTCTGGTGTATAGGCACATATCATAAATCCTTTAGGTTCTTCTTCACCATACACCCAACGACTATATGAACCAACATAATAAATTCTATCTTTAATACATTGAGATTTATGGATATGACCGAAAAATGCTGCAGATTTAGTAATATTTAAAATATCATCACTTTTAAATACTGGTGCTTTTTTCATAGTAACTTCAGATGCTTGAGTTTTACCAACAAAAGCAACTTCAGAAAACATTCCATGACCATAAATCATATCATATGTTTTATTAAAATATTCATTATAATAATCTTCTGTATCAATATATTCTTCAGGAATATATAACACTTTAAAATCCGGAAATAAATCTTCTTCTGTCACAGTTTCAATAATTTTAAAATCTATATTTAAATTAGAAAAGAATTTTAGTACATTTAATTGGTCATTGTCATGACTCAATGTACCTTTTAGAATTCTTAATTTACAATTTTTCTTCATACATATTTCCATAAGTTTCTTAAGAAACATGAACATATATTTTGTATGAGCTGAATTGAGATTTAATCTATTGTCAAATAAATCTCCAGCAATTACGATATAGTGTAATAACTTTAAGGATTTAATATATTTTAAGAATCCCTTATCTAATTCATCATATAACTTATCAGCAGGCATTGCACCAAAATGTACGTCTGCTAATATAGCTCCAACATATACTGATTTTTCCATTAAAAATCACGTCCTAGTTTAATTTATTGGTTCTTTCCAATTATCATCATTGTTTATTTCATAATACGAATGAAATATATCAACCAATTTAGATACGAAATCTATATAAGGTTGTAATTTATCTCTTTGAATATATTTCTCATCTTTATATTTAGGATTAACTAATAATATTCCAACTTGATCAACTTTATATCCTAACTCTTCCAATAGTATAGTATATAAAGCTAACTGAAAAAACATTGAGATGCGTATTTTCTTCGAAGTTTTGAAGTCTAGTATAGTATACTTATCATTAATTATTCCATAGAAATCTAAAGTTCCACCAAATTTATCTGAACTAATAGATTTTTCTAATAATATAGGAATTACTGTATTGGTTTTTAACCATATCTTAAATCTATTAATATAGGAACATAGAATATCTATGGGTACTCTACCATCATTAATATAAATAATATAATGATTTAATAAAATACTATTAATTAAATCATGTACTATAGTTCCTAATGTAGATGCTTCATTTAATACAGAATCTACATGGAGATGATTAAATCCTAAATAATTAGCCCATTTTACTAATTGAGGTTTATTCAAGATTTTTAATATTGTAGTAGCACTGGGGACTTCTTCTCCAAATTTATTAAAATACATTGTATGTTTATTATCTGTATTGAATTTAGATTTCAATGTATATTCACTCCTTATATTAAACTTATAATTATAATATATACTTAAAAAAATAATAAAAAAAATAAAGGGGTCAGTAATGACCCCTTTATTTAATTCATTTTCTTTTGGAAATTTCATTCATAAATTGTGCTTGTGCGGTGCAAATTTGCTGTAAAGGAATATTCATAGTGGTAGATAGTTTACAGCTATCCAATTTAGTAAAGAGCTTCTTATCGTTCAAAGATAAATTGATAAGTTTTTTAGCTGCAAATTTAGAGTATACTTTGGTGCCATATTTATTTGTACTAACAATTTTGAAAGGTTTAGATTCAGGTTCCTTATTTTCAATTTCATCTTTGTTAGAAGTTTCAGATTCATTTTTAAGTATACGTTTCCACCGATATGCTGTACTTACAGCAATATTAAATTTTTTGGCGATTTGTTGAATGTCGGAATCGATAATAAATTTCTTATCATCATCGCTTAAAGTATTAATATTTAAACGCGGCTTTTTATCAGAGGATACAGTAGTTATACTGTCTTCTTTCTTAGGAGTAGGTTTATTGATAGTTTCTGGAGGAGAAGTCTTTTCAGAAATAGAGATAATTTTATCTGTACTATATTTGAAATATTTAGCCTCCATTTCTAAGTTGTTTTCTAAACCTAAATAAATTTTAAGAGCAAGATCAATTTCGTCCATAACTCTTTCGGTTAAACATCCTAAGAAATTCGTTAATGATGATGCTGGTACTGGACGAATTTCATGTACAAGTGCAGTTGATAATTTATTCAATTCTAAATTAACACATACACCACTCTTTTGCGATTCAGATGCCGAGAATGGAATTACCGTAACAAATTTTCCTCGAACATTGACATTATTAATAACCAAAACTGGTCTATCTCCAATAGTTATTTGCATGTCTCTTTCATCATGAGTCCAGCTATCTTTCATTAACCACACTTGACCTTTTTTATAAGTTAAAAGATCTAATTTCTTACACATTTTTAAATTCCTTTCTGTAAAAATTCTAAGTTGTTTTTTTTTGATTTATATATTATTATATTTCTCCTTTCTTACATTAATAATATATATTTAAATCTTAGAACTTTACTATTCGGGAACATAGAAAATAAAAAGAATAAGGATGTCTAATCATCCTTATTCTTAGAATTAATACTGAGGAAGGTCATATACTTAATAAAATCTTTTTCTGATAAACTATTGATAATATTACAATGATCATCAAATTTGGTAGAATTTGATCTAGTTACTGCATTTAAATATTTTAAATAAATATCGATTGTATTATGACTCATGGGTAAATCATGTACAATCATATATACTATAGTTCTTTCTATATTTATCATTATATTATATGATACCTCCTTAATAAGTATTATATTAACGTTCACTTTTTTCTTAAAGTGAAAATAAATATAGTATATAACATTTTCATAATAATAAAAGAAAGGATGAAATTTTATGTCTAATAAAGAAGAATTCAATATTGTTACCGAGGTTGGTGTCTTTGGTGATTTAAACATCGATGACCCTACTGTTAAATCTGTAAAGAAAAAGAATAATACCAACTATACTGATGAAGAAATTGAAACTCTGATTAGAGAATCTATTAATAGTAATGCTAATATTACTATCTAAAAATCAAAAGATTATTTAAATATATATTATTTAAATAAGAAATAGTAATTAATTACTTACTATTTGAAAATATTTTTATTAATGAAGGAGAAATAATAATGATTAAAATTTGTACTCTTGGCTTAATAATATAGGCCCTATACATAGTGATATGTATAGCAAACTCTCTTAATTGCTGGAAACTCCTTAGAGCCTAAAGTACCAAAGTGTAAAAATCTTTAGGATTGGACAATCAGCAGCCAAGACTCTTATTGTAAGAGTAAGGTTCAACGATCATACCCTTAAGTAAAGGGATAATAGAGAGCATCTTTATTTTAAAGATGATGATATGATCTGTGCTCTATAGAAATATAGAGAACTTCGTCTGTATTAACTAGCTAATAGTTTTATCTTCTTTTTCAAATATATATTATTTATTTAATATTTATATAAAGAAAGGAGGATAAATCTTATGTATAGAACTTTTAAACGTCAACTAATTAATTTATCTGAAGAAGATAAACAGTATTTATTCGATAATATGTGGTATAGACATCAACTATACAACTTAGGTATTGAATGTATATTAGATTATCGTAAAGAGAATCCTAAATTACCTAGCAGTACATTATTATATCACATGATGAAAGAAAAAATATCTGATAAGTATAATAAAAATTATTATGCTGAAGGTATTGAGAGTGTTGTACGTGTTGATATATCTAGAGCAATTCGAAATACATATAATAATTATAAAAAATATGATGATATTTCTGAACAATTTAGATTTCATCGATTTAATAAATATTATAGAAGTTTCGGATTTAGTGCTAGATCATATATTTCTTATGGTAAAATGAGTTCTAGAGTTAAATCTATGACTAATAATTCTATCACTATTCGTTTTAGAAAAGGTATTATTAAAACTTTTTATCATAATGAATTATCATGGAATAATAAGAATCATCCTTATGAATTTGATATGTATGATGTAAAAGAGATCCATTTTCTATATGATCATGGTAAATTCTATATCATTCTCATGTGTGAGGTTAATTTTAAAAATCCTTATAGATATAGAGATGATAGAATGAATCTTGCAGGTATTGATTTAGGAGAAAGAAATCCAGCGATGATATATGACGGTAAAGAATATATCAAGGTTAAGTTTCCTGATAAGAAGATTAAAAATATTCAAAACAGAATTAATGTTATGAATATAGCCTTATCAGGAAAAGTATATGGATCTAATAACTATTATAAGCTTAAAAATAAAATAGATAAGCTTTATAGAAAACAGGTTAATATACGTAAAGACTGGAGACATCAGAATTCTTATAAGATAACTAATTTATTTAAGACTATAGTTGTAGATGAATTCCATAATTATATTATTACTAAAGATTCTAAAGAAAATATTAATAGTAAAGGAAAAAGAATTATTAATAGAGTAATGGAAGGTAGAGGTATATCTTATTTTATTGAAACATTAAAAGATATGTCAAATAAATATCGATGTGGATATTATTTAGCAGAACCTAATACCACTAGAACTTGCTCTAAATGCGGTTTTATTAATGATCCAATACCTTTAAGTCAAGAATATTTAGTATGCGATAATTGTGGAAAGAAAATTCATCGAGATAAGAATGCTGCAAAGAATTGTTATAATCAACATAAGAGATATTATCATATTAATGTGTATATCTAAAAGTTGAATATAATGTAGCGTATAGGTTGATGCGTAATAGCTAGTTAAAAGAAGTTGTATTAGAGTAACGATCTAATATAAACACAACAGTTGGTAATTGTGGTGGTCAGATCACTGATCTGGCAATGGAACAGTATCAGATTCCTGGTATTGCAATCAATAGCTCTCAGAAAGATTTAGATAATATTACAAATGTTACTAAGTTTGTTTTGGGTGATTCTCTTGGTAGTGGAAAGAATAGAGATGTAGCAAAAAACTTTATTAAGAAGCATGTATCTGTTATGCTTCAGCAAGATAAACTTAATAGTATGATTAGTGAAAATGATATTGTTTTCATTATTTCTTCTATTGGTGGTGGTACCGGTTCTGGTATGGCTCCGATTACTTGTGATATTCTTTCAAGAAAATATCCTGAAAAGAGATTTATTCTTATTGAAGTTTATCCTCCTATTGGTGAGTCTCTTGCTGCACAGCAGAATAGTCTTGACTATCTTAAGGAAGTAAATAATAATATGCCCAATGTATGTTACATTGCATATGATAATAATAAGTATACTGATCTTACAACTCCTGAAATGATGCAGAAAGTAAACAATGAAATTGTTGATATGCTTCCTGTATTTAGAGGAGACTATTTCTATTCCACTCCTTTCAATTCTATTGATGATAAGGATCTTCTGAGTATTGTTGGTACTCCTGGACGTATGGCTGTGTATATTCTTGATAATATTAAAGAAAAAGATTTCGATAATAAATCTATTGAAGATGCTATGATCGATATTATTAAGAATAAGTCTGCTAACGTCGAACTTGATCGTGATAAGATTGTTAAGAAAATTGGTATTGTAACGAATTTGAATACTAAACTTAATAAACTTATCGATCCCAATTATTCTAAGATTCAAGAATTAGTCGGTACTCCTATTGAATTATTTGAGCATGTATATATGACAAGTTCTGATAATGAAACTAATAGAATGATTCTTATTCTGGCTGGTTTATCTGTTCCTGATGACAGATTAACAAAGATGGTTCAGCGTATTGAATCTGGTTTGGAAGAACTTGCACATACTAAGGAATCTTCTGTATTGGGCAATACAGACACTGTCAGCATGGTTAAAGACCTGAGATCTAATAATATGCAGCAGAGCAGTGAATTTAGCCTCGAAGAACTTTTTGGTAAGTATGATAGCTAACAATACTTCATTAGCTGTTATATTATAAATTTATTTAAATATTATATTTGGAGGACAAAAAACAATGAAACACATTATTGAAAATTTGAAGCCTAAGAAGATGGAAGTCAGTGATCTGGCATATGCAATTGATGATAATCAGAAGGAAATGATTGATTTTTATGTAAAGCATGGCTTTAAGATGAAGAATGCTGAAACCATCAATGCACTGTATGAAAAGATGCTGAGCCCTAAGTTTGTTAAGGCACTGAAGAAGGTTGCTAAGAATGGTAAAGAAGAGCCTTGGACTGGTCTTGACTACGGCTTTATTATGATTATCAATGGCTTCATCGAGAAGAGCTATAAGAATGAAGCTATGACTGAAGAACTTCTGGGTGAATATACTAATATCATTAATAAGGTTCTAAAGTCTAAGATTAAGAAGATTTCTAAGGATATTGGTATTGATGAAGATATTGTAAAGGAACTGTTAGTTGTTGTTCCTGATAAGTCTTGCGTTAACAATGAGCGTGCAGTTGGTTTCTATACTGCAAAGATGCTGCGTAAGATTTATATTCTTGCCGGTGAAAAGGAGCTGAATCTGGATGACACCAAGAAGATTAGGGGTCTGTTCCAGAAGCTGTTTGGTAAGAAGCTGATTGATGTTGTTGCAGTTAATGTACTTCTTGAGAAGAAGGAGTATATGAAGAACTTTAATGAAAATCAGACTGCAGTTTGGAATATGCTTACCAATTTTGCTCTTGATGTAATTGAGAAGCAGGATAAGGAGCACATTGTCGAACTGGTTGAATATTACTGCAACCGTCGCAAGTCTGATTCTGAGCGTAATCGTGATAGTGCACGTCGTATTTCTCTGAATAATATTGATGCAGAGAAGTATCCTAAGACTGCTAAGCGTATTGCTAAGTTCACTAAGAATGGTAAAGAAAATTTGGTAAAGTTCCTGTAATAAAATATTTTAAAATGTTTTATTGATAAAGGGAGAGGAATAATTTCCTCTCCCTTTATTTTTTTTTTTCTAATAATTAATAATTAATTCATATACAATTATGTAATTCGTAGTATTTCAACAAGATACTACTAAATAATTTAATTTTTAAAATTAATTGGAGGAAATTTGAAATGTTAGCAATTTATAATGAAAGCAAAACTAATTGGATCCGTGCAACTATTAATAACAAGACCTCTAAGATTACTGCATCTCGCGTACTGGCTGATGGCAAGGTTCGTTATCTTGACGTTCTGATCAGTAACGATATCGATACATCCGAAGTTGTCAATGCTAAGGCTATGAATGAAGAAACTCCTTGCACTACTCTGTATGAGGGTAAGACTGCTGTTAAGTTTAAGAGCAAGGATCTTAAGCCTTTTATTACTAAGTCTGAAAAGTTTAATACTGACGTTTTATTTATCAATATTGGTCTGAAGGGTAAGATTATCAAGAATATGACCGGTAATCATTCCATTCTGGCATATCTGATCGCTCAGGGTGAGCTGTTCCTGATTGTTTCTTTATCTGATAAAGATGATGCTATGAAGTTTGATCTGGTATTACATGATCCTAACATTGTTGCTGATACTACTTATACTTTCGAGAAGAAGGGTGGTAAGTATTTTGTAACTTCCGATATGGTTCAGACTGATGCTGTTATTACTAAGCCTACATTTAAGGTCAATAGATTTAGACCTGCTCGTCCTACTAATGTTATCTTTGTTTGTGATTCTGATGAAGCTGTTATGAAAAAGCTTCTGAAGTATCCTGATTCTCATAATATCAAGGTATTCATTGATAATGATGTTGATGACATTATGGCATTTATTAATCCTCTGAAGGAGTCTGGTTATAAGGCTGCTACCTTATTTGTAAACCGTGATGAGTTTACTGGCTCTGATGATGAAGTTTATGGTAATGAATACGACATCCTTAAGAACAATTTCAAATTCTTGAACATTCTGTTAAATAACGGTAAGATTCTGCGTAAGTAATATTTTTTATATTAAGTACACAGCACAGCCGTTAGTCTTGAGAATGTGCTGTTTTATATACATTGTATCAGATATGAGTATAATTGCTCATATCTGATACTTTTTCACTTTTTATTAAGTTATTAACAAATAAATAAGCAATACTTTTTTAAAGTATATATTATTATCTGGAGGTCAATATAAATGATTGATTTATTTAAACTTAAGCATAAAGAAAATGATGCTACTAGAATTTACAAAATTTATAAGAATATTGATAAGGAGGAAAGAATCAATTATATTGTACATTCAGAGTATAAAAGAATGATTTTTCTAGCTGAAAAAGCTGCTTTAAATGGAGAAGTTTCATTTATATTTGATTTATCAATAGAAGACCTAGATATGAAAAATTTTAATGTTATAATGAATAAATTTATGACATTAATATCAGAAAATGGTTTTCGATATTCAAGAGAGATCGTAATAAAAGAAAATAGATTTACTATCTATTTTTCAGAATTAAGTGTATGAAGGAGAACTAATAATGGGAAACAGATTATTGGATAAACTTAGAGAAAAAGATAAGAAGGGTTTATTTACACCTTCTCAGGTTTCAGTAAATTATCCTACAGGATTTGCTCCTTTTGATTATTTAAATGGATATAAAGTAAGAGTTATGGACCTTGATGAAAAATTAGTTGGATCATATTCTGCTATTGGTTTGACTGGCGGAACGTTTGTAACTATTATCGGTAAATCAGGTGTTGCAAAAACAACCTGGACTATTCAAACAGCATTTAATATGGTTAAAAATTTCAATGAAGATGCTTTTATTATGTGTTATGATTTGGAACAAGCTCTAAATTATACACGAATTAAAAATATTACTGGAGCTACACAAGAAGAATTAGATAAGAAATTTATTCTTCGACAAGAAAAGAATTATATTGAAGATATATTTGATTCTATCATTAGTATTGCTAATGCTAAAGAAAATGATAAAGAATCTTTTATGTATGATACTGGTAATGTAGATGAATTTAATCGACCTATCAGAGCATATGTACCTACAGTTATTATTATTGACTCTATTCCTACTTTAGCTTCTAAGGAAACTGAAGGTGAAGAAGAAATGAAGGGTCAGACTGATGCAATGAAAGCTGCAAAGCAGTTAAAACAGTTTTATAGTAGATTAATGCCTATTATCAAAACTTATAATATTACTGTATTTGCAATCAATCATATTAACCAAAAGATTGAAATTAATCCCTTCGCTAAGACACAGAATCAAATAATGTACCTTGGACAAGATGAAAGCTTACCGGGAGGTGTTGCACCTATATATTATGCAAACACTCTCATTAAATTTGTATCTTCTTCTAAGTTTAAAGAAGAAGACGATGGATTCGATGGGTTCTTAGTCAAAGCAATGTTAGTTAAATCTAGAAGTAATAAAGCAAATCAATTCTGCAATTTAGTATATAATCAAACTCATGGATTTGATCCTATTTTGACTTTATTCCAGTTTGCAACCGATAATGGTATGGTTGATGGTCGTAATCCATATAAATATTTTAAAATTAATAAAGATGTTAAATTTGATTCTAGAAAATTTAGAGAAGAATTTAATACTAATGATAAAGTTAAAAATACTCTGATGGAAGCAGTTACTCCTGAATTAGAGAAACTTCTTTCATCTGTTGAAAAATAATTAAATTATATATTATATATGTGAAGGAGAAACAATTGTGGATATTAAGACCAAGTTCTATTATGAGATTTTAGTTATTCTTAATAAGAAACATGAAAGAATGCTTATCTGGATTAAAGATGAAAAAATCGAATATTCTAATAGAAAAGAACTTGAAAAATATGTTAAAGACAATTGTAAAGGTTTAAAGAAATTTACTAATATTGAAAAAGTTATTGTTATGGAAATCAGTGAAGAACAGTATAAAGAATTGGATAGATGGTATGTTAATCATTCTAAACCTAGAGATTTTACTGTGATCCATAACTAAAAAATGAAATATATACAGTATAGAGGAAATAAGAAACCTCTATACTGTATTTTATTAATAAAAGGAAGGAAAAGAAAACTAATGAGCACACTTAATCTTAAAGAAGCATTAGAGCAAAAAGAAAAAGAATATAGTTTCTGTGATGATTTGTTTGGTATGACATTACTTACAAATCCAGGATACATTAGTTCTAGTAGATCTCTAATGTTTACTAGTCATCTTAGACAGTTTGTTAATCTTGTCAATCCTGATATTCCTAAAGTATTTACTAACTATGAAAATAGCGTTGGTAAATTATCTACAGGATATTATGAAGCAAAGCATAATTATGAAGTATATGCAAAAATTCCTAGATTTACAACAGAAGGATTAGATAATCATCTTTATTTGATGTTTATTTATGATAAGAAACATGATAAATATGATGTAATTACAAAAAGTGTTGTAGAAAATCTAACAGAAAAGTTTGGATATGGATATAATACTGAAGTAATGGATAATAAAGATGTTGGTGATGAAATTGATAAAGGAGAAGTTCTTTATAGATCAACATCTTATGATGAAGATATGAACTATCGTTATGGTACAAATGTTAAAGTTATGTATGCATTAGATAATAACACGATTGAAGATGCTATCATTTGTTCCGAATCCTTTGCTAAAAGACTTGTTAGTAAAGAGATTGAAGAGGTTAAAGTTAGTCTTAATGACAATGACTTACTTTGTAATATCTATGGTGATAGTTCTAATTATAAAACTTTCCCTGATATTGGTGAATACACAAAAGATAAAATTCTTTGTGCAAAGCGTCGTATTCATAATAGTCAGGTTTTATATGATTTGAAGAAATCTAATCTTAGAAAGATTAATTTTATGAATGATAACTTATATTATATTGATGGTAAGATTGTTGATATAGTTATCTATTCAAATAAAACATTGGATGAAATTCCTGATAATACTTTTAATAATCAAATTAGAAAATATCTAATTATGCAAAATGAATTTTATCAAAAAGTATATGACACTTGTAAAGAGATTATTAAAAGTGGTAGTAAGTATAGTAATGATATTGCTTATTATTTTAAGAAAGCAAAAGATATATTAGATGAAAATACTAAATGGAGAGAAGAATCCTCTGTATTTAGTAATATTGTTATTGAATTTCTTGTTGAAAGAGATTCACCTCTTACTATTGGACAAAAGATTTCTGGACGACAGGGTAATAAGGGTGTCGTAAGTAAAATTTTACCAGATGATCAAATGCCATATCTTGAAAATGGGGAAAAGGTAGAAGTGATTTTAAATAGTTTGGGTGTAATCAACAGACTCAACCCTATGCAGATATACGAGCTTAGCATTAATTTTATCTGTAATCGAGTTGTAGATAAATTAAAAACTTATACTACACTAAAAGAAAAAGAAACATTATTCTTTGATATTATTAAACGATTCAATGAAGATGAAGAGAAAGTATTAAAGATTTATTATAAAAATTTAAAGACTAAAGAAAAGAAAGAATTCTTTGAAGATATCTTTAAGAATGGTATTTATATTCATATGCGTCCTTTCTGGGAAGAAAAAGAAGCATTATTTGATATCATTAGAGATATTTATAAAGATTATGATTTTATTAAACCTGTTGATGTTTATATTAATAAATGGGGTAGAAAGATTAAGATTATGAAACCTTTGATTGTTAGTGATCTTTATATGATTAAACTGAAGCAATCTTCTAAGAAAGGTTTCTCTGCAAGATCTACAGGTTCTCTTAATAGAAGAGGTATTCCTGATAAGAGTTATAAGAATAAAGTTCATCAAGATCTGTATTCTAGCACACCGATACGCATCGGCTTGATCGAGAACCGATGTAAAACTCTCTTAATTGCTGGAAAATCCTTATAGGACAATCAGCAGCCAAGACTTATTTTAGTAAGTAAGGTTCAACGACTATAAAAATTATAAATATAATTTTAATGGAGAGCTTCTTATAAAAAGAATGAAGATATAGTCTAATCTATATAGATAATATATAGTAGTTATTAAGTTAACAGTATAGAATTAATCATTCTATATGAATATATAATGGATCAAGAAAATATAAACTCACTTATCGGTGTTGACCCTGAAACTGTTGCCAAGTTACATCTATATTATAGATCTAGTGTAATTGGTAGAAGAGATATCGGTAAACAATTAGCTAGTACAATTAAAACTCTTAAAGATTTTAAGAAGAGTGGTAATTTTACTAATAGAAATGTAGAAATTCTTCAAGCATATTTTAAAGCTATGGGTATCAGAATTAAATTCTTGGGAGAATATGAGATTCCTATTTATACTGATACATTAGAATCTTTTGAAACTGATACTGCTTATTTTATTGGTACTAGATCTCAGTATGAAGATGAAGTATTAAAAGAAAAGATTCGTAAGAAATATAGTGAAGATGTATGTTTTGTTGGTACAAATGAAGAATTTGAAGAATTACTTGAAAAAGAATTCGAATATGAAAAACTTCATAGAGATTACTATTGTATTGATATTAACGTTGAAGAAGATAAATAATTAATAAATATAGAGATATATAGGATAATCCTATATATCTCTATTAATAGTTTATTCAGTTATTTTAAGTATATATTATTATAGTAATATAATAATGGGAGTGATAAATATATGGAAGAGTTAATTTGTTTATTAATGATTGTTGGAATGATTGGTTTAATTTTATTACAGGCTAAGCATGACCCGGAAATGAAATACAACGAAGATTGCAATAATAATTATGAGGCAGATTACATTAAGAGTTCTCTGGTAATTACATATGAAAGTGATATACCTGATAAAAGAGAACGTATTGTAGAACTCTTAATACTTTTGAATAGGATTGAAGAAACAGATTCATTTCTTGAGCGATATGATCATATTCGAGACTATATATTTAGCATGACCTGAAAATAAAAAAAATAATTTTTAATCAAAAAGGAGAATAACACAAATGGCTAAAAGAAACATCGTTAAAAAGAGTACAGTTGATCAGATTGAAAGACTGATCAAGGAACATGGAGTAGTCGGTATGATGGATACCGATGAGTACAACAATATGATTACCCGGAACTTTCTCAATAAACTTGAGAAAGACAATATGAGAACCATCATCGCAATGGTCAATGATGGTAAATCTTATGATGAGATCCGGTTTGTTGTTGAGGGTGGAGAACATTCTCAGAATAAATCTGATCCTGTAGAAGAAGCTACTAAGGATTTTATGATTTCTATGTCTGCAGTAGTTTTATCTGAACCTCCTGAAATTATTATCGGTGGAGTTGACGATGTTGAAGAAGAGCCTGAAGAAGTTGAACGTGTAGAAGCTGAAGTAGCTGAAGCAAACGACAACACTGTTCAGGGAGAAGAATCTACCAGCAATGTTATTCTCCTGAAGGATATCATTGATGAGAAGAGAACTGAATCTGAAGAAAAGGTTCAGAATGAAGAAGAGAAATCTCTTCCTAAATGGGATCCTCCTAAGTATACTAAGAGAAAGAAACAGTATCCTACTGTTGTACTTCCTGAAATTAGTAAATACGTTGAGGGGTTAAGAAAATTCCATTAATAATATAAAAATACACGGAATCATTTTCCGTGTATTTTTTTTTTTTGTAATATTTTTAACATTTAATTTGAATATATATTATTATAATATAATAATGAAAGGAATGATAATTTTATGATAGATAAATCTAATCTAATAAATTCATTAAATAGAATTTATCATGAAAGTAAAGAATCTTCTAATTTCGAAAAGCTGGTAGAAATATTAGAAGGAATTAAAATTAATAATCTAGTGAATTATTATATTCATTATGATAAAGAATATGATTCTGAAGATATTATAATTATTGAATTAATTATAAAGATTTTACAAAATATTTATAATAATTCTGAAGTTATACCACCAATTAGTGATGAAATGTATGATACATTATATGAGATCTTTATAGGAATCACTAATAGTGATATTGTTGGTGGTGATGTTGATAATAATAGAGAAAAAGATTTTCATAGATATCCTGATTTAAGAGGTACTCTTGATAAAGTTCATTTTATTACAAATGAAGAAAAAGGAAAAGATAAAAGAAAAAGTATTGAAAATTGGTTAGTGACTTGTGAAAATCGTTTGGGTAGAGAATTTACTAAAGATGAATTAAATGTAACATTATATCCTAAATTTGATGGCGTAAGTGCTATATTCGAATGTGATAGAGATGGTAATACTATTAAAGTATTAACAAGAGGTAATACTAAGAATAATGAAGCTGTTCCTATTACAAAATTATTTAAGTATATAAAATTTAAACCATTAGAAGAATGGAAAGGTTCTGAATTTGCTGTAAAAACTGAGATTATTATGACATATAAGAATTATGAAAAATTCTGTAAAAAATATGGTAATAAAAAATCTCCAAGGTCTGCTGTTAGTTCTATAGCTAATTCTATTGAAGTTGTACCAGATTATCTTCATTATGTTACAATAGTTCCTTTAAGAATGCAAAATTATGATACAAAAGAAGTTATTGTATATCCTGATACAACGTTTCCTGCTATTGAAGTATCTTTATCTAATAAGAATAATCTAAAAGATACTATTTCTTATTTTAAGATGTTTATGAAAGATGTAGCAGACGTTCCTATTGATGGTGTTGTATTAAGATTTAATGATAAAAATATTATTAATCTCTTAGGACGAGAGGATGCTATTAATAAATATGAAGTAGCATATAAATTTGCACCTGATGGTGTAAAAACTAAAATATTAGATATAGAATTTTCTATAGGAATATTAGGTAATATTACTCCAGTTGCAAAAATAAAACCTATTAAAATGGAAGGTAATACAATATCTAATGTATCACTAGGTTCTATTGATAGGTTTGAAAGTTTACATTTATCTAAGAATGATGAAGTATTAATTAAATATGATATCATTCCATATTTATATATAAATGATACATGTAAACGTTCTGATGAACCATTATTTAAAACAATTACACATTGTCCATATTGTGGTGAGAAATTAATTGTTGATCCAATATTAAGATGTGGTAATAATGATTGTCCGTCTAGAATGATGGGTAAAATTATAAATTACATTGATAAGATGGATATCAGAGAACTTGGTGAAGGAAAAGTTTCTACTTTATTTAAATTAGGATATTTAAAATCTATTGAAGACTTATATAGCTTAAAGAAACATAAATCTGATATTGCACAAATTGATGGATTTGGTTCTAAATCTGTTGAAAAGATGATATCAGCTATCGATGATAGAAGAACCGTTATGGATTATAACTTATTAGGTTCTTTAGGTATTCCAGATGCTGGTAGTAAAAAATTTAAAAAGATTTTAAGTATATATTATATAGATGAGCTAATAAAGATATGTGAGAAACATAATGTAATTAAGCTCATTGAAATTCCTGGTATACAGGAAAAAACAGCTAATAAAATCATTGTAGGAATTCTACAAAATTTAGACTTAATTAATTTCCTTAAAAAAGAATTATTAATTAAGCATGATAATGTAGAATATACAATGAAGGTTGTATTTACTAAGATCCGAGATAAAAAATTTGAAGAATATCTCGAAAGTAAAAATATTGAAGTATGTGATTCGTATAATAAGAAAGTAGATATTGTAATATGTGCTGATAAAAATACGAATTCAGATAAAATTAAGAAAGCTAAAAAAGATGGTAAATTAGTATTATCATTAGATGAGGCTTATAAGTATTTTAAATATAAATAACACCATATTAGGTGTTTCCTGATAAATATAAAAAAGTATTTATCAGTTAACATAAAAGTAAACCATATTTTAATTTATTGGAGGACAAAACATTATGGAAAAAGAATTTGCAAAGTTTGTTGAGCTGACTGGCTCTCGTAAAGAGGTTGCAGCAATTACTGAAATTGCTGAACGTGCACAGGAATCTCTTAAGACACAGCGTAATATCAATATTAGTATGGCTAGTGCTATCCCTAGCATTGTATATGAATTCCTGTTTAATGCTGCTCAGTATCTTGACAGAAATAAGAGCACTTCTGAGGATACTGTTGTCAATCTGATGAATCTGATTGAAATCGGCGTAACTTATAGAGAGAGTGACGATGGTGAAAAGGATGGTAACTTTGTTCCTTTCATTCAGCCCGGCACTATCTTTAAGACTGTTATTAAGTCTGATGAAATGACTGAAGAAGACGAATAATTAATATATAAGTACCACATGATAAAACATGTGGTACTTATTTTTTTAACAACTACGACAGACAACAATGGGGATGTTTTATAATGAAAAAGTTTATAAAAAACTATGTTAATAAAAATGAAGAACGATTTAATTACCCATTAATAAATAGAGAATATGATGATGATCTTGTAGATTATATAGTAGATTGCTGTAAATCATTGGAGGTTCTTGAATATATTAAATTTATTGGATATGAATACGTTACTAATGAATCTGAAATTAATACTAGTGAATATATTGATGCTAGATCAAGAACCAAACCTAAGAAAAATGATGCAACAAAATATATGTATATCCAAGACTCTAGATATGCAGAATTAAGATTAAAATTTAAATTGGAATGTGGTGGAGAATCTAAAGTAATTACAAAGAAATTACTGATTCCTATCCCAGATAATAATTTATATTATACAATCAAAGGTAATAAATATTTCTTATTATATCAGGTTGTTGATGCTGCATCATATACTACAAAATCTTCTATTGTGTTAAAGTCTATGATGCCAGTTAATCTTAAAATGAAACAGTATACTGCAAAATCTACTTATGGTGAATCTTTTACAGCACCTATTTATACAATTGCAGTATTTAGAAAAGATATGGATGTTCTCATTTTCTATCTAGCTAAAATGGGTATTCAACAAACATTAGAATACTATTCAGTAGATAAAATTATGAGATTTACAGAATCAGTTGAAAATCCTGAAGACTTTATTTATTTCTCTGTAAGTAGTAAATTATTCTTAGAAATAGATAAAGTATTCTTTAATAAATACACTTATGTAAAATCTGTAGCATTTATGTTATTAACCTTAATGACAAACAGAATGACTATGGAAAATTTATATAATAAAGATTTCTGGATTGAAGAAATCGGTGCATTAGGTACGGTTAATAAGAATAATCAATATGATAAAGGTCTTAATACAATGATATTCTTTGATCGTATTATAGATGATACTACAAAAAGAATATTAAAGTTACATCCTATTCATAAGAAAGATATCTATTCTATCTTAAGATGGTTGATTCAGAATTTCTCTGAACTTAGAAAGAAAGATAGTATGGATCTTTCTAATAAGAGATTAAGATGTAATGAATATATTGCTTCTCTATTAACTAAGACCTTTAGTGAAAAACTTAATAGAATTATTGCTATGGGTAATAAAGCTACATTGAGAAATGTAGAAGAAATATTTAAATTCCAAGGTGATCTAATATTATCTCAGTTACATCGTTCGGGACTTTTGCGCTATGATGATAACGTTAATGATCTCGATGTTTTCGGTAAACTGAAGGTCACATTTAAGGGACCGAACAGTCTCGGTAACTCAAATGATAATAGTATAAGTACGAGATTCCGCGGCTTGCACCCATCTTATCTTGGGAAGCTCGATATTAACGTTTGTGGAACTAGTGACCCTGGTACTAGTGCAATATTAACTCCATTTTGTAAAACTGACGGATTATATTTTGATGGTATCAATGAACCTGAAGAATTTAAATATAACTTTGATAAAGATGTAGATAACTACTTTACACATAAATTTAATGGATTGAATATTAGTCCTTCTTTTGATTCGGTTAAAGATTATTATGATGCTACATTAAATATGATGGAAATGAATAAAAATCTTACTGTTGAAAAGAAGAAAAAAGAAAATAAGATGTATAATATAATTATTAATGTTCCTGAAGAAGATTTAAAGTAATAAATTTAAAGTATAGTAGGGTGATTAATAAATCCCTTACTATACTTTATTTTTTATTTTATTTTATAAATATATATTATTTATATGAACGTTTACAATATAATATGTCTGTGAACGTTTATATAAATGATTTATAGAAGAGTAGGTGAATAATGAATTGGATATTAAGACTATGAAACATCCTGGTAAACTAACAAGAACAGTTTTACAATATCCAGGCATGATTTTAAGATTACATGTAGCATTAAATAGTGAAAAATATCATTTTCATAATAATTATAATTCTAATATATTAGATATAAATATAAATGGATTTCTTACATTAGAAGTCCCAAAAAATGAAGAAAATGCTAATAATAGATCTTTTATGATCGGTGTTGGAAATATTGGTACTGTTGTAAATGCTATGAAAAAAGTATTGAAAAGTATTTATGATGAACCAATGTTTGTAAATGAAGATAAAAAAGTAGTTCTTGATAAAGAACTTGCTATAAAACATAGACAATGTATAAATATACCTAGACTTAGTCAAGGGTTAATAATTATTCCTGCTGTTATTGAAGATGATAATGAAGTTACATATGAAGGTGTATTTATATATGTAAATAAGATGAGTAATTTAATTAAATTATCAATAGATGAGTATGAAAATTTAGTTCATGTATTAGATAGAAGTGATATTACTTTATTATCACAATCATTACTGAATTATTATATATCATTTATTTCAGGACACGGATTAACATCATCTTCACCTCACTATGATAACAATACATATACTACTAAAACTATTTCAAACTTTAGACCTAAAGACGACTATAATGTATTTAGTGAATTAAACCAAACAGGTTTTTAAATATATATTATAAATATATCACAATATGATGTATAAATTTATATGGAGGTGTCAGCTATGTCAAAATGTAAAATATATCTATCTCAACCAGTTGTAATCATTGACGATGACTATTACACAGTTGAGATCTATACAAAAAATACTAAACTTAAAAAAGACAAAGCATATATTAAGGGTGACTTTGTATATTTATATAAAGGAAAAATTAAAGATAGAACTGACATTAATGGTCCTGGTATTTATAAATTAAATAAAGAAATTATCTTTATTGAACCTGAAGGAAAAGATAAAAAGAAATTTGACATTGATAATGTCAATGAATTATCACCTTCAAGTATATTTGATAAAGTATCTGAAGATGTTACTAAATTTGTACAACCTTCAGATATTGAAATTATCAATAATAATTCTGAAATATTTACGCCTACTATAAGACCTGAAGATGATTTTCTTAAATATATAGTAAAGAAAGCTATATTAGATAAGAAGATTAATCTGAAGAATTATAAAGACCGATTTACCAATGAATACGCATTAAACAATATGAAATCGGGTTTAAGTAAATCTACAAAGATGACTGTTCCTAATTTCATTAAGTGGTGTGAGATTCTTGGATTAGATTGGGAAATGGTTATTAAAGATAATGGTGATGATACAATTAATCCATTATCTGAAAATATATATGTTTCTAATAAAACGTAATAATATGAGGTAATCAAAATGGCTATCAAAGTAAAAGTAAAAACAATGGTTCGTTTGAAGAATGGTAATAAGATTAGTAAACAGAGATATGATCAGTTAAAACATATATATGAAACGAATCCATTGACTAGATGGTTAGCGGTATGGTTCCTTAAGGTAGAATCTGACCCAGGAATGATGGAAAGATTTAAAAACTTTATTTCTAAAGATCCTGAGCCGTTTCTATATAAACATCCAGATTTAAACAACAAAGGAGAATAACAAATGAAGGTAATTGTAAAAAATATGAAGGCTATGCCTGAAACTCAGAAAGAAGAAATTACTAATGCATGTCCTGAGACAACTGAATCTTTCAATGATTCTGTAAAGAATATGGAAAATGCTATTGAATTGAATATTACTGAAAAAGACATCCACAATAGTCTTCAGTTTAATAAAGCTAGAGCCATCAGAGCTCTTATTATGAATATGATGGCTCTGAATCCTATTACTACTGAAAACGAAAATATCGTTGATAAAGAAACATTTGAAGCATATGTCAATATCGGTGATAAAATTGACAGATGTTTTGATAATCTCATGACAGAGTTTATTGAAAAGAATGAACCTGATGATTGTGATATGAATTGTGATCATAACTGTGAAGATTGTGCTGAACATGCTCTTTGCGGAGAATGTTCTTTGAAGTGTGATATTCACTGTGGTGAATGTGAACATTGTGAAGAATGTTCTAAAGATGCTTTCGATGATGAAAATGAATCTTTTGAACATGAACGTTGTCATGATTGCACCTGTGAAGGTGATTGTGATGAATGTGAGAATGATGTCATTGAAGATGAATGTGATGATTCCTGCAACTATTCTATCAATGCTAGATTTGGTAATCTTGCAGCAGATATGGGTACTCTTGTAGAGGTATTGAAAGAGGCATTTAGTGATGACAATATCACAGACGATGAAGTTATTGATATTAAAGAAATCCCTGGTAAAGAGTACAACATCATTAAATCCATCTTTGCTAAATATGATGTTATAAAGTCTCTGAGAGTTAAAGAATAAAAAATAATTTACAGTTAAACCATATAATAATACATACTTAATATAATGGTATAGGTGGGATACCTATACCATTATATTTTTTTCACGAAAGGATGGTTATTATATGATTTATAGTACTATGACTGTAGCCATTATACGGACATTACATGAGCTTGGTGTAATCATTGAAAATATTGATAACTCTAAATTATATCCAGTATTCTATATATCAGTACCAGAGTTTTCTGTTAAAAAGTCTGTAGACAATGAAGATATTGCTAATAAATATTTAGCAAGAAAGTTTAAAGAAACAATGATTGGCACTGGTGGTGAATGTGAAGTGAAAGTAAAAATTCGTAAAGGTGAAACTTGGACAGAAGAAATGGGTATAGATGCCGTGATTAAATTCGACCAAGCGTATCGTTATATACGAAATGAAGGGTGATAATAATTGAAAATTTTATATTTAAAATTAAAAAATTATGCATCCATATATACTGCAATGGGATTAAAAGAATTAGAAATTGATTTTACAAAATCAAAAAATAGTATAATTCTTTTTGTTGGTGATAACGGTAGTGGAAAGACTTCATTATTAAGCACATTACATCCGTTTGCATATTATGGTAGTATGGATCCAAGAAGTAATACTTCTATATTAAGAGAAGATAAAGATGGATATAAAGAAATCCATATTCAATATAATGAAGATATCTATAAAATCCAGCATCATTATAAGAATACTAAACGAGGAATTCTATTAAAAAGTTTTATTCAAAAGAATGATGAAGAATTAAATCCTAACGGTAATGTTACATCATTCAATGAAACTATAAAAAATGAATTATCTTTAGAATTAGATTTCTTAAGATTACTTAGATTAGGTAGTAATGTTACTAATTTAATTGATATGAGAGCTGCTGAAAGAAAATCATTTACATCATATTTATTAACAGATATTAGTATGTATAATGAATTATTTAAGAAAGTTAGTGAAGATAATCGTATCTTAAAGAATATGATTAGAACTGTATCAGATAAATTGGTAAAATTAAATGTATTAGATGAATCTGTATTAAAGTCTGATATAAGTGTTATTGAAAATAAGTTAAATGACTTAAATAATTCTAAAGATAAAGTTCAACATGATATTGGTATTGTTGAGGGTAAAATTACATCTATAGCCCCTGAAGGTATTGAATCTGTCATGAGTGAGATTAAGGAACTTAAAAAAGATCTTAATATTGAGAAGAATAAAATTATTACAGCTAAGAGTTATCTTTCTAAGTTATGTATTATTTTAGTATGTGACATCAATGAAGAAATTGAAATAGTGACGAAAGAAATTAATAAAGCAGAAAATGAAAAAGAATTAAATTCTAATATGATATTATTTTATAAAGAGCAATTAAATGGTCTTTATAATAAGAAATCTGATTTGGAAAACATTCTTAAAGTTACAGTATCTGATGTTACATTCAAAGAAATGACTGAATTATATGCTAATCTCTTAGCAAAACTAAATCAGTATGAAAAGAAATATAAAAACAATACTCCTATATATACAAAAGATAACATATTAACATTATTAGAAGTATTAAATCAGATTAATAATATTATTAATGAAACACATGGCTTTGATGGAAAAGCTATTACTAAAGTTATTGATTTATTGAGGAATTCTCAAAATGTTGATAGTTATGTCAATTCTAGAAGAAAAGAAATTGACAAGGATATTATGAAGATTAATGCTGAATTAAATAATTCTATTAATCTAAACAATCCTTCAATTTTATTTAGACCTAGTAATTGTCCTGAAGATAAATGTCCATATTTCTTCTTATATGAATTAATCTTTTCTAATAATAAAAAATCTGATAAGAGTATTATATCATTAAATAATGAAAAAGAATTATTAGATAATATGTCTTATGTTAAGACTAATATAGACTATATATTTATGATTCTAAATACCAATAAGTCTTTAATATCTAAAGGAAATATTCCTTATTTTAGAATTGATAATGTTTTTAATTCATTATTAACAGGAAAATCTCTTTATGATGAAGATGTAATTACTGATATGATTTCAGATGTTGAAGAATATGAGGAATACTTATCTTTAATTACTAAGGTAAAAGAATTAAAAACCGAACTCAATTTATTAAAATCTAATAGTTCTATTATAGAATCTACTAAAAAAGAATTAGATTCTATAGAAATTGAAATACAAAATATTATAGAAAAGATTAGTGATTTAGAATCTAAAAATAAATTTAATGAGCATTGGATTCAGGGGAGAATTAAATATAGAGATTCTTTATTCAAATTTTTAGAGCATGAAAATACTATTGATATTAGTAATAAAAATATTCAATCTATTGAAGAATTGATTGCTAATAAAGTATCCATATTCCAAAATGTATCTATATTGAATAATGAGTCTAAAGACTTGCATAAGAAACTTGATTTAATAAATTGGGAAATTGATAAATATAACAATGAGTTATTTAATCTTAAAGTTAAATTGAAAGATTTTATATCATTATCTGAAGAGCATAATATTTTAAATGAAAAGTTTGACGATGTTAATATTCTAAGAGAATCATTATCAGCAACTAAAGGTATTCCTTTATTATATATGCAATTATATCTAAAGAATACTAAGATGTTTGTCAATGATTTATTGCGAGTAGTATATTCTGATAACTTTGAAATTGATGATTTTGATATCAATGAAACAGAATTTAATATACCTTATATAAAGAATAATATTAGAATATCTGATGTAATGTATGCTTCTCAAGGTGAGAAATCATTCTTATCTCTTGCATTATCTTTTGCTTTAATCAATCAATCCATTAAAGATTATAATATCTTATTACTGGATGAGATTGATTCTACATTAGATACAAGAAATAGAGCAATGTTCTTAAATATACTTGAGAAACAAATGGAGAGTATAAATTCTGAACAGGTATTCCTTATCACTCATAATAATGTATTTGAAAATTTCCCCGTTGATTTAATTGTAACGACTAAGAATAAGGATATTAACTATTCAAATGCTAATATCATTTGGTCAGTGTAAGGAGTTGTAGAAAATTGGATATATCTCAAATATATGAAAATCTCTTCATTTTATTTTATTTAATTACTATTTGTATTATTACGATTATATTAGGTGATAGAATGAAGAAAATTTTATATAATATGGATAATAAATGGTTTTTATTCTATACCATTTCAGTATTATTCATAAGTATCCCTATTTCATTAATTGTGACAACAATAGTTGTCACATTCTTAATGTATATAATTTAAAAAGAGGAGAAATAAAACAATGAAAATGGATTTCACTGAAGAATTAAAGAAACTGGATAGTATGAAAAAGTACATTGAAAATAGTATTATGATTAATTTCTGTGTACATACTAAGAATAGAATACTAAGCATGATTACATATATTAAAAATTTATTATTAGTTAAGCAAGATATAGTTACTGATAATATGGGAGAAGTCTCTGATGGGTACCATACATTTAATGAATTATATCATCATAGAGCTGTTTTATTCTCTGTAATTTGTAATAATTATAAGAATCTTGCCTGGAAGAGTAAACAACATCATGATCCTAGTCAACCTATGTATGATGGTATGTTCATTGTAGGTATCAATACACCAAATGGTTCTGCAACTTATCATTATGATATAGAACCATATTGGAATATGTTTGATGTTCAGGAGTTAGATAGAGCACCTGAATGGGATGGACATACTCCTGCCGAAGCAATTGAAAGAATTTCTACATTACCCATTATTGATAATAATGGCTTAGATTTAAATGATCTTATTGGAGACTTTTTAGATATTTAATATATTTAACCATATTGAAATGAGGAATACACTTTTGATGAAACTTCACGATTATCACTATGTGAGTGATACTAAAAAGATAAGAATTCTATTATCAGCTATAGTTTATCTATTATTTGCAATAGTTATCGAATTAGCTATTCTTATTATCCTTAATATAGAACCGAAAGATAATATAATTGACATAGTTGAGGAAGTGCCAATAACTATAACTGAAAATACTGAACCTATATTATCATATACCGAAGAAGATCTTAAATGGTTGAGTGCTGTAATGTATTGTGAAGCGGGTTCTGAATGGATTACTGATGATGAACAGTTACTCTTTGGACAAGTAGTAATCAATAGAGTCAATTCTCCAGAATTTCCAAATACTGTTAAAGAAGTAGTAACTCAACCTAATCAATATCATCCGGAAAAGTTTGTTAATCAAACTCCTGATCAAAGAACGATTCACAATGCTAAACTATTATTAGAAGGTTATGGTCCTGATATGCCTCCTTCTGTTGTATTTCAGGATAATCGTGCTTTAGGTGCTGTATGGAAAAAGATTGAAATTGATAAATTAGGAACTACATATTTCTGTCATTCACCTAATCTTGATCTTTATTATTAAGATTAATAAATAGACCAATAGGGTAAATTCCCTATTGGTCTTTATTTTTTTATTCATCATCAGGAAGGAAGTATTCCATTACATTATAGATACGTCCTTTAGAATCAGTTGCATATGAGCCATCATCACTAAATCTCATCCTACCAGCATCTCTCTTAGTAGGTAGAGGATAATCAGGTACTTGTTGTTTATTTTTATCAATAGCAATAAAATCCCAATTACCAGTATCAATACATTTCTTAACTAAAATTTTTACACCCATATTTTCATATTCAATATATTTAGAACCTGCTAAACTTCTATGAGGATTACCGTTAGCTTCTAATCTATCCATTAAGATTTTATTATACATATCTTCTTCACTAACAGGTTTTTCACCTTGTTCAATAGCATCAATTATAGAACCGTATTCATCTTCATAATCATCATTATAAGATACGGGTTCATTTGTCATACTTTGAATAAAGTTGGTTCTACCATGATTGAGAATATTCTTAAAGTATGCAGATGCAAGATATTCAGGATTATTTTTGTTTTCAGTATCCTTAGTCTTTGCTTCGGATTTCATAGTAAGATCAGCGATAGTTTTCTTTGTACTATTAATTTCTTTTAGAATACTCAATTTACTATTTTTAGCATTTAATACTAATTGTGCTAATTCATTAGTATATTTAGAAACTCCTCTTACTTTGGAGCCTTTCATAGCATTCAGATCTTTTTCTAGTGTTTTACCAAATTTAGAAGTTTCGTCTAATAACGAATATAATAAAGTTAATTCTTCAGCAAATTCTTTTTTATAATTATTCTTATTTTTCTTTAAATCATTATAACCGCTCTTACCTTTCATAGTAAGATCGTCTTCAATATCATCTTCTTCACGTTCTTTTAAAATACTATCGATATCTAATAATGTGTCTTCATCAATACTATCATTAGACATAATACCAAGATCAGAATCTAAATCAGTAATACGATCACTAATTAAATTCTCTTTCTTCTTTTTTTTCTTATTTTTCTTAGGTTTAATATTGGATAAAATAACCATATCATCAGTATCATCATCAATGATATTATTTTTCTTAGGTTTATCATTAGATGAAATAGATTTAATTTCATCAACTAAAGAGGGTAAAGATTGTTGAGAATCTTCAGTATAAATTTCAATATTATAATATCCGTTGCTCATATTTTTATTATTCTCCTCCTTAATATAAAATATTAATTACATAAATGTCCTCATAATAAAAAAATAACTTTTTATTACAACATGTACAATATAATAATTATGGAGAGTTGTCCGAGTGGTTTAAGGAGCGAAACTTGAAATTTCGTGATGGGGAAACCCACCAAGGGTCCAAATCCCTTACTCTCCGCCATAAAAAGAGGGTAATATTTTTTACCCTCTTTTTCATATTGAGACGTCGTCAAGTGGTAAGACAACAGACTTTGACTCTGTCACTCGCAAGTTCGAATCTTGCCGTCTCAGCCATCTAAAAATAATGATAGATAGTGTTCTAAAAAGCACTATCTATCATTATTTTTATCAATAATAAAATTAAATATATATTATAATAGTGATATTAAAATTAAGGAGGACAATTTTTATGAATGAGCAAATCCCTGAAAATGTCCAAGGTATAATTAATTCATTTTATGATAAATTATACATTATGGAAAATGAAATGGAGGATGTAAAACATTACAGGAATATAATTGATGAGGTTTTTGATCATTTACGAGCAGGATTTGAGATTAAAAGTCTTAGAGAATGTCCAGTACATTTTAAATTTCATAAAGATGATACTTTTATTCATACTTTACAATTAAGACATTTTCTAACAAATCTAATTTTCTGGGAACCTCTTATTGAATTAGATTCAGTTAATTATCTGAATGAATCTTTCATTGTAGAATGTGGAAAGATTTCATCTGGATATATTAAAACTTATATTGATAATAAAATAATTATTCCATATAGAAATAAAATATCAAATAAGAAAATGAATAAATTGATTCATGATTTGATATTTAATTTAACAAAAATTTCTACTGAATTCAATATTATATTAGGATTGAGTATGAATGTCGAATCTTTCATTGATGTTGCAAATAAGAATGAAAGATTTAATGAAATTATTCGTACTAAACTTGATCCTAATATGCAGCCCAGTGAAATTGAATCTCATCTTCATGATTTAATGAAAGAAGAGATTCAAATATTAATGAAAGAAGATAATGTACTAAGACCTATGTTATTATCTGGTTCTGGTATTAAAGATAAACAGCTTTCTGAGTTTAGTATTAATATGGGTCTTAAACCTTCTCTTGAAGGTAGTACAATTCCTATTCCTATTAATTCCAACCTTCTTGTTGGCGGATTATCTACAGTTTCGGGATATTACATCGATGCCTTAGGCGGTCGGAAATCCCTTATCTTCAACAAGAATGTCATGGGTAAGTCGGGTTATTTCGCGCGTAAAAGTATGTTGTTAGTTTCTGATATGAAACTTAGACAAGATGAAAAAGTATGTAGAAGTGTACATCCTTTACAGTTAGAAGTTAAGACTAAAGAACATTTTAGAAGATTAATTGGTAGAAAATATAGATTGCCTAATCAAAGAAATTATTCAATTCTTACTAATGAAGATACCCATGTAATTGGTAAAAAGATTTTATTGAAATCTCCTATCACATGTGCATCTAATAAAGGTGTTTGTAAAGATTGTTATGGTCCATTATTGTTCCATACTAACCAAGGTGGTGTTGGTATTGGTTCGTTTGCGGGAGCTATTATTACAAACCCACTATCTCAGGCTGTTCTTTCTTCTAAACATCTTTTAACTACTACTTCTGAACCTATTGAATTTAATGAAGATTTTAATAAATTCTTCAATTTAAATGCTAATGAAGTAACTATTAAGATTAGTGACGATTATTATATTGATGATCACTCCCTTTTGTTAATTGATCAGAATATTATTACACTTGATGAATTAAATGAAGGTGAAATTAATAAGTTCTGTACAATTTATCATGTAAAGAATAATAGAACTAATGAGATTTATGAGATTAGAGAAACAACAGGTAAAGAGCTGTATCTGTCTCCTGAATTGATTGATATGATTGAGAAAAGAAAAAAGAATAAAGATGGTATCTATGAAATTAAATTTATAGATATTCCTGATGACCAAAGACTATTCTTAATCCAAATTGAAAATAGAGAATTAACGAGGCCTCTATATAAGATTATGGGATTACTCGATACTGTCGGAAAACGTGCAGAACTCGGGATTACTAATATACATGAACTAGCTCAGGTTTTCTTAGATCTATTGATCGAATCTAAGATTAATGTTATGAGTGTTCATGCTGAGGTTATGTTAGCTCCTCTGATTAGATCTATGGAAGATATTCTTGAAAGACCTGATTTTAAAAGATATGATGCAATTGATGATATTCAGATGTTGACAATTAGTTCTGCATTGGAAAAACATCCTTCTGTATTGATTGGTCTTTCTTCTCAGTTCTTAGGTAGACAGTTAGTATCTCCGTTGACATTTAGAAAAACTGGAGAAAGTTTCATTGATCCTTTCTATAAGGATACTTTATGATTAAAGATATAATAAGAGATGTAATATAATCATTACATCTCTTATTATCTAATCTTTAAGTATATATTATAGTAATATAATATATAAGGAGGAATTAAACCAATGAATGAAAAACAACCAAAGATTGAAGTGAGACATAGTGGTATATTAATTCATAATTATGAATTACATGATGCTCAAATATTGGAAGATTATTTAAGTGTATATGATCCGATTAAACATCGTAAATCTTATAAAGGTATGATGTGGGATGAAGAAAAAAAGATTCTTTATATTCCCAGAGGAGTTGATATTAATTTCCTTGAAAAGGTATTTAGAGAACCTGCAGAGATGAATTATGAATGTAATCCTGTAGAAAATATTAGTATTCATGCAAAAATTCCACCCAGAGATAATAATCAAAGAAATGCAATAGCATTTCTTATTGGTCAAGGAAAATATGAATATACTAAGAAATATTCTCAGATGTTATTACAGATGCCTCCCGGAAGTGGAAAGACTTTTGTAATGACAACAGCATTACAGTTCATTGGTATGAGAGCATTTATTATTGTACCTAATGAAAAAATAAAGAAACAAACTATTGTATCTTTATTGAAGTTTACTGATATTGGTAGTGAGCACATTATTGATGTAAGAGGAAAATCTGAAATCAATAAAATTATGAGAAAAGAATTACCTAAATGGAAAGTATATGTCGCATGTCATGGTACTTTGATTTCTCATGCTAAAAGAAATGGATGGGAATCAATTGAAGAATTATTCAGACATACTAAAGTGGGTGTAAAGATTTATGATGAAGCCCACTTATATTTTGAAAATATTCTCAAATTAGATTTCCATACTAATGTAAAGAAAACTATTTATGTTACTGCAACATTCCAGAGAAGTGATTATTCTGAGAATATTCTCTTTAATAAATGCTTTAAAAATGTTATATCATTCCATATAGATAGTAAAGAGTATGATAAACGTCATACTATGTATCTAGGTATTCAATACAATTCTCATCCATCTATAGATAAGCAGACTTATATGATGACTAGAATGGGTTTCAGCAAAATTAGGTATGCTAACTACCAAATTCAACAACAATCTTTCTTTGATGCTTTAGATTATACTATTAAATACTTTAAAGATTATGAAGGAAAGATTCTTATTCTTACCTCCACTATTGATGGTGTAGAAAAGATTAAGAAATTTATTGATGATAGTTATGATAATATTTCTGTATCTTCTTATCATTCTAAAGTAAGTGAAGAAGATAGAGATAAAGCATTTACTGCTGATATTATCTGTACAACTCCTCAATCTGCTGGTGTAGGTGTTGATATTCCTGGTCTTAGAGTATGTATTATGTGTGAATCTTATTCTTCTCAAGTACAAGCTGAGCAAGTATCGGGAAGACTTAGAGAATACGGTCAAGGTAAAGATACTTACTATGTAGAATTAGTTGACATTGGATTTCCTAGAGTATATAAAATGTGGAAAAGTAGACTTAGTGTGTTTAAGTTAAAATGTAAGAAAATGTTATCTATTGACTTATCTACCAATAAAGATATTAAATAGTATATTTAATATCTTTAAGTATATATTATTAATGTGTCATAAATGAATAGGAGGATAACACTGTGGCAGATACATCAAGTAAAAAGACTCGTCAAAATGTTAACACGTTTTCTGTTAACAGAAAAAACTTTATGGATATTGTTGTCAAGAATGAGAACTTATCCAAAAAAGATTTGAGAGTTTTTATACATCTCATGACTCATTTGGATGGTAATGAATACCGAAAGGTTTCATACAAAAACATTGCATTAGATTTAGGATATGATAAATCTGATGTAAAAGAAAGTATCAATAATTTATACACAGAAGGAATTGTTGATATTGGTGATAGTGGATCGGTGGAGAAAGGTCTTATTATCACTTTTTAAATAATCACTGTTAAACTCTTTGAAGAAAGGAGGAAACGGTGATTTAAAGAATTGGGTTCCTTGGGGAATTTAGATCACCGTTGCAAGATAACCCAATGAACAATGAAACAACTTATGATACTTGTGTAAATGATGGTTATACTATCGGTTACGCAGACTAACAACTAAGAATGAAAATCAAACTATTTTAAACACAACGAAGAGGAATTTGAATATGACACATAAAATGATAAAACTATATAAAAAGAGTAAACGTAATAAAATCAAATCATACTTTGATACTGTCAGAGACGATAGGTTTAAACCTATTAGTACATTATCAGAGAAAAAGTAATAAACTTGGGGTATACTGGAATTCCAGTATACCCCTAATATTTTTTTAGTTGTTAATCTTAATAGCATCAGCAGACTCAACACGAACAGCATTATTATTCTTATAATTGTTGTTCTTATTGTGCTTGTTATGCTTATTATTGTAGTTATTGTTTTTATAGTTATTATTCTGCTGATACTGAGGCTTAGTATCCTTAACGGTTTCTTTAACCTCTTCAGCAGGTTCAGCCTGAACTTCTTCCTTTACTTCAGGACCAACTACATCTTCAATAACTTCTTCTTTTTTTTCTTCAACTACAGGTTCAGTAACTTCAGATACTTCAACAGTTTCTTCTTTTACTTCTTCCTTAGTTTCAACAGGTTCTTCTTTAATATTATCTTTATTCATGATACTATTAAAGATTTCAGCCTGTTTAGCTTGCTTAGCTTCACGAGAAGCTTTGCTGTTATCATCAGCAAAATTATTCATAGTTAAACGGACTTCAGAACCATCATCACAAACCTCAACAACATGAACATTCTTAGAAATCAAAGTAAAAATGGTAGCAGTATCTTCCAGATAAGGAGTTAACACGGGACCATTAATAAATGACTTAGCTTGAATAGCACCATGGGTGAGGATTTTAATTTTTTTCTTAGCCATTATATTTTCACTCCATTAAGTTATAAATTAGTCAATATCTAAATCAATATCATCGAAGTCAAAATCATCAAAAGATTCACCGACATCTTCAATAGTATCTTGTTTTTCACCTTTAATATTAGTAGTATCAGGAGTGGACTTAGTAGGTGCTTTATCGGGAGCATCCTCAATCTCTTCTTGATCTTCGCCATCGATATTCTTATCACAAGGTTTAGACTTAGTAGGAGTCTTATCGGGAGCATCTTCAACTTCATCCTGCTTAGTAGCAAGGATATTTTCAAAATCTGCTTCCATTAAATCATCAAAATCAAAATCTTCTAATTCTTCCATCACTTTGTTGTCCTCCTTTTTTTCATCTTCATCTTCGTCACCAGAATCACCATCTTCATGACCTTTTTCAATAGCTTCGGTAGTTACACTCTCAGTTAACATAGTTTCGGGAATAAAACCTTCAACAAGATCTTCAATATCTTTTGCAGTAACTTCCTCAACATCAGGATCATCAGGTAAAGAATCAACTAACTTAGCAATCTCAGGATCATTCTCTGCACCAATAATTAATGCATCAGGATCATCTAAGAAAATATCTTTAATGTCATCAATATTCTCGGAAATATACTCAGAAGCAGCCTCCAGGCTAGTTCTGAATTCAACATCGTTTCTCATTTTAGCTTTAAGAGTAGTTAACATCTATAACACCCTCCTTTAATTATTTTAGGTTAATTATCAAAATGTTTTCATTAAATTTTTACATATTCACAAATTTATTATTATAATATTTCATTATGAATAATAATATAGGAATCATAATATAATCATACATACAATATTTCATCCTATATTCTTTAAGTCTATCAATATCAATTTGATATATAGAATCAATAGTATCATTAAAATATTTAACCATTAATTCTTCAATAATATTATCAAGTTCTTCAATATTATTATTTTTTATACCATCAATAATTTTATCTTTAATATACAATCCTATACCAACATGATCAGGTACAAATACTAAAGATCTAATATTTTTTAAATTATAGTATAAGAATATGGAATGTTGATAAGTTATAGGACAGAGTTCATATCTTATATAATCCAATTCCTTAATATCTCTATCAACCATTCTACCATAGAAAGACATTTCATATGTGGTAGGAAATTGTTCACCATAGTCTTCATTACTTATACTAATAGTTTCATATTTTTCTTTTCTATTTAATAAGTTATGTTCACTAATAAAATTAGATACAAATTTATCATAAATATGATCACTCATAGTATTGATTAAGAAACTATTATATCTCTTATTATAAAATAAGGATATATATTTACTAACAAATGTATCATAAATAGAATTTAACTCATTAATTAATTTATATTGATCTTCTTCAATTAAAAAGTTATCTTCTGTTCCAATGTTCTTAAATATACAAGTATATTTTTCTAATACTTGACTCTTTAAATTCTTTACTGCATCGGTACTAATTGTTTTTAAAGTAAATCCTATTTTATAATAATTATTAGATTTAATTGTATCATAATCAATTGAAGTTAGCATAAATACATAACTTTCATCTAAATATGATACAGTGAAGAAATCATTAGGTAAAGGTTTGATAGTATTAGGTAAAATTAATCCATCACTATCATAACTACCAGTCAATCCTTCTTCTTCATCATTTAAATCTAATTTTATTTGGTCAATTCCATAAATAGGAAAATCTTCTATCTTTTGAAATTTTAAAGGGGATTCATGTCCCAAAATTCTATCCACATTTAACAATCCAGTATCTGTAATACTATTTATATTATTAATGTGATAGTATGTAACAAACGTAGGTGTTTTTTCAGTGAAAACACTATATTGAGATTCTAATCGTTTTTCGTATTTGAATATATTATCATTAATGAAATTCTTCTCATTCATTATAAATCCCAAAACCTATCACCTCACTTTCTATTACAAAAATGTTGAAGGAACACAGAAAAAAATAAACAAGTATATAAAAGGAATGAAATAATTCCTTCAGTTACTTCGATACCTTCATTTTCGTGTTCATGATGTTTTCATTGTTCTCCTCTTTTATTAAACATGTAAAGAGATAATACGGTCTGCTCATCCGTATTATCTCTTTACATATTATTTTTTCATTTTTACTAAATCAATTTGATTTTTATGAACTCCATAATCTTTTTCTTTAGTATTATAATAAATATTAATACTATTTACAAATGGTGATAATTCTTTAATAGTTTTACTATACCAATAACTGTCTTTATCATTATCTGAATAAATATTAATATTAATATTATCTCCAACTAAACCTAAAGATATAAAGTATTTAATAACTGAAGTATATGCAGCTCCACATACGGCTGCATATACTTGATTTTTTAAATTCTGATTTTTTACATGATAATATATTCCTAATATATCAAATGTACCTTCAGCAAGATTAATGTAAATAGGTTCATTACTAAGTATATCAATCTGATTAGGTATTGTATAAAATTTTCGAGTATTATCTATACTAGGAACTACAGAATATTTATCATATCTTAATTTATTCGTATTAGTTATATCACGAAATATAACAAATTCATTCCTAACAGATAAGAATCCAACATAATCATCATTTAAAAGATTTGCTCTAGAAGCACTGGTAGTAATTTGGTCTATTTTATTAAAAGTTAATAACTGTTCTAAACTAAATACTACTTTTAATTTCTGTAATTCTTCAAATGTGAACGGAATTCCTAATCTATCTTCAATATATTTTTTCTTAATTTCATCACTTGTACCTATTCTTCCTATTGGTACTCGGTAATTAAATTTATTGTCTTTAATATTATAGATTTTATTAAATTTCTTATTAATATTCTTATTGAATGTAATAAGATTACTATTTAATTTTAAATCATTAATATCAAAGGTTCTTAATACTGATGGTGTTAATATACCATTTTCACCACAGTTGAAACAATTGTAAAGTATAGGTTTATCATTATTTAAATTAGTTTGTACATAGAATCTTGTTTTGCGCGGATCTTTTTTTGAATCTCCACAAAATTGACATCTGAGGGCTATTTGATTTGCATTTATTCTATGTGCATATGGTAATTGTAATAATTTATATTCTACACTTTGTTTGAAATCATATTCATCCATTATTATCACTACTTTTCACTCTTGATGAAAATAGACTAAATACCCATAACATCAATTTATTAAGATAACTAAATTTAATAGATTGAAACTTATTAACTGGAATAGCTTTCTCATTTAATGCATTATATCTAATTGTAACACATGACCTGAAATCATATTCAGGAAAACAATAATCGTCATTATTATAAGTTTCCAATTCCCATCCATTAGGTAATGGATATACCTTTAATAAAGATTCAAAGAATTCTTTCTTAATAGAATTATCAAATGTTATGTATGCAGGTTGATAATCACCATTCTTTTTAAGATGACCTTCACAACAATATAATGTTTTTAATCCATATTCATTCAATGTTTTAATGATATTTATTATACCAGCATCAATCTCAACTGCAGGTTCACCACAATCACATAAATATGAATAATGTACTGTATGACTTAATCTTTTATCTGTGTAGTATATGTTCTCTCTAACTGTAGACTTATAGATTTTATTACATTCTGTACAATAGAAATATACAATCATACAAATCCTCTTTCTTCAAAAATTTTTCGTATATTATCTATAACATCTGATAAATATTGATCTTGTACAAACATAAATCTTTTTGCATAAATATCACTGTTACATTGTTCTACAAAATCATAAAATGTTTTATCAATATTATTAATAAATGCTTCACTACTATTTCTTTGCTTATATCTTTGAATATATACATCTTTTAATCTAGGAGATGGATATATCAATGCATAAGTAATACCTTCTTTAGCTAATCCATTTCTAACATTCTCATGAGAAGATATTAATATGTAATCAACTTTTCCAATTAAACTTTTTATATGAGTAATATAATTATTAGGGAAATCAGGATTTCTAACACCAGGTTCTAACCAAGAAAAATTACTACTATCAGAATCTTGTACAATAATATCAGTTCCTTTATACATTTCTGTCAGATAACTTTTTCCAACACCAGGAAATCCAGAAATAATTATAGTATTTTTCATGTTTATTTTCTTCTCCTCTTAATATTATTAAGCTTATCTTTATGTTAATTACCCTTTTTAATTGTAAAATATACCCCTATATAGGATTATCCTATATAGGGGTATTCATTAAAATATTTTTGCGCAAAAATATTTCTTTATAACTGATTTAAGAAATTCAAAAATTCGTCACTAATAATATCTTGATTTACTTCAATAGTTTGACCTAATAGTTCTTTATTATCATAATCTACAAAAGTAAATGATGTATTTAATAATGTAGATAATAAATTAATAATAAGGTCCTCTTTACCTATATCATTCAATGAACTATACTTATCTTCAATAATATGTTGATAAATAGAACTTGATTGAATCTTTGTTAAGAATTTATCATTTCTTATAGTTCTTGCATTTAATTTACTTTCAATATTAGAAGAAATAATTTGAGGTAAATATACACAAGACTGGAATTGTAATCTCTTCTTTAACATAATCAATAGTTTTAAATACTGAGTTCTATTTAATAACATCAAATCTCGATATCCGTTGAAGTATTTTGCATAGTAATAAAATACTAACTGAGATTGGAATTTAGTGATATTAAGATTACGTTTATAATATTCAATCTCTTCATCAGTAATCTCAATATGCATTTTCTTTTTAATTCTTTTAATTGTTTTCTTAATGTTAATTTCTGATAAAATTACTGAACTCTCATCAATCTTAGATGCATTCATTTCAAGCTTATCAAGTCCTGATAGGCCAGATGCATCACGATGTGCTGATAATTCAATACGATTTAACTTGTACGGTTCAACTAAAAAGAAGCGTAATTGCTTGTCCAAAACGACATAATTGAAACTGACGATATTTTTATTGAATTCATACTTAAAGAATGTTTCAGATATGATTTTATCTTTTAATAATTCTGTCATATGAGTTAATGCGTTAGTGCCAAAAATCTCGCGCTGTTCCCAGATAAGAGAATTTCTAACGAAATTCACATTAACCTTAGAATATATAGATATCCATAATTTATTATAAATATCGACTTCTTTACCAAATATATCAAATAATCCTTCATAAAATCTGAAGATATATTTACGGTCTTTAATTAAACCATAAGAATTTAAATAATGGAACATTGGTGCAACCATCATTTTCATAGACATGCTAATAGCCATCATAACTTTAGCATGTTTCATTGTGAACTCTAATGTTTCATTATATTTCTTACTAGTATCATCAGATGTTAAATCTATATAATAATTATCTTCTACTAACTGATTAATTTTCTCTATCATTGTATCAGTAAGAAGAATATTATAAACCATTTTAATAAAAGTTCCTAATGGAATATTATTGTCTTTATTATCAACTAAGAACTTTAATTTTAAATATGCAAGTATTAATTCATTCTCTTTATCGTAATACTTAATAAAATAATTTATATAATGAGTGATATGTTCCAACTTTTTTACATATGACTCTTTTTTAATAATAAAATTATTCAAAGCATCATTATTTTGACGTTTAAAAATCTTATTAAATGGTACTACTACCAACTTCCCATCATATGTTATCTTCGTATCTTTCTTAGTGGGAACCCACTCATCAATACGGATAAATTCTTCAGTTTCCAACACGTGTCCTCCTCATTGTTATTAAGCTTCTATTATATAATATATACTTTATTTTTTTATTGTAGTTTTTACTTTAGATTTTCCTGTAATTTTTTTATGAGGAGTGATACGATGGTCACTTCTTGTTTTAGTTGCTTTAGGTTTTCCTACAACTTTATTTGTCTCTTTTTTAGGCTTATTATCAGTTTTCTTATTCTTTTCTTCTTTAAGTCTATTATTTTCTTTCTTAATCTCCAATTCAATTTTATCGGTAGATTTAATAGTTTTCTTGAATTGGTCAATCATTAATCTCTTAGAAATAGGAACTAAGGAAACCTTATTCATGAAAGATTTATTAGACTTAATATATTTACAAGCAAAATAAATAGATTTCTCAAAATTAATTACTTCACCAGGATTTTTAATAATAGGATTGTCAGATAAAACAATATCCTTATATTTATCCCTTAGGAAATCTATTATAAGTCCATAATCATTATACACATATGCATATGTATAAGTAAAACTAGGACAATTACTAAATACTTTAATCGTGTATCGATTAAGATTTAAATCATTGGTAACTTCTTTTTCGGTAGGTGTGAATTGAATAACAACATCATATTCATTATTTCTTTCAGATTCACTAGGAATTTTCACATGGATATAAAAATTAGTATTATCATGATAATGATAATGTTTAAAGTCCTTGTGTTTTTCCAAAAGTTTAGCATATCTTGTATCCAGATCAGATTTAATAAGATTTCTATTAGCAATCGCTGTAGAACCTTTACCCATAGGATTTTCAAGATACTCATCAAGAGTTTGAGGTATGAACATGGTTTTGTTATCCTCCTTTCTTTCATGGGTTTAATTAATCCAGGGGTAAATTATACCCCTGGATAATATATAAAATTAATGTTGTTCAGTCATAATAGAAATATACTGATTACTGGAATTCAGAAGAGAGATAATAGAAGCGGTAGCTTTCAGAATCTCAATATCAGTTTCACAAGAATTAATAATATCCTTAGAATATGTGTCATGAATTAGATCATAACAAATAGGTTCTTCACTATTCATACACTTATCAATAATAGCAGTGAAGAAATCATCAGTCATTTCTTTTTCAGTATACTTATTACGAAGAATAGTTTTAAATACATTTAGGAATGCTTTTTTAATAATAGCAAACATTTCATGTTCATATTCTTCCATACAAGTATTATTTTTCTTTTCTTCTTCTGTCATCTGATTAATGATATAAGGAATAATTAAAGATCCACCAATTGTATAACCATGAGTAAATGCAGATTCGCAAGCTTTAACTGCGTCCTCAACAAGGTCAAAATTAGCAGTCTTTTCTAATTCAGAATTACCACCAACATGGATGATACCCATATGTCCATTCAACTTAGTCATTCTCTGCTTCAATTCATTCAGCTTAATATCTACAATACCTCTCTTTTGATTTTCATCAAGAGCTTTATTGTATTTATTAGTAGCATCTGCAACTGCTTTATTATAAAGATTTTCATTTCTACTAGTAAAACCTCTAATAAAAGTAGTCTTTTCAGAAATTACCATTGAATCAACAAAACCAACATATTCCATTACAGTCTCAGGAGTAATTTCATCAATAAACTGTTCACTGATAACCTGGCAACCACACATGATTGCGAAGTCATTATACAGATCATGAGAAACATTATTAACTAAAGATGCTCTAGTATACACAATAGTAGAGATACCTCTGGTTTTATATTCAACAATAATATTCTTACGAATATTATCAAGTAGGAATTTATCGTAATGAGGTGCAATAACAACTAATCTCTTATTATTATGAGCAGCAGTCGTTGCAGCTTCACTAATAATAGGAAGTGCTCTTTCGATATCAATCTTATGGTCAAACATAATAACCATAGGATTATTAATCACACAAGTACCATCATCATTAGTAGTAAAAATATTATCAATATATGTAATATTACCTCTATAACCATCAATAATTTCATATGTAGTCTCATTAGTCTTAGACTTAACATACTCAATAGAAGGATTATTGGTAGTCATATAAATATCTCTAATGATTTTAGAAATCTGATCATCACCATTAGTAGAAATATATGCGAGCTTATAAATTTCTTCAAATGTTTCTTTATTGACTTGAATAGAAGAAGCATAAATTTTATCAACAAGATAATTTACACATTTATTCAAGGTTTCAATAAATTCTTTAGGACGCATTGTATTAATAATGCTTTCATGTGCTTTCATTTCTTTAAGAATAGAATTGGCAGCAACAATAGAAGTTGTAGAACCATCACCGACTCTAATAACAACCTGAGCACTAATTCTCAGAAGAAGCATCATGATATTATTACTAACAGTATCATTGAATCGGATATTCTTCAATACTGTCCATCCATCCTTAGTAATGTGGCATTCGCCATACTTTTCAATAATAGTTGTAGAACCATAAGGTCCTAAAGTCTTAGTTAATGCATTTGATACCTGAGAAAATACATTATCAATCTTTCTTTTAAATTCACTTTCTTCAATTACATTCCAGGCGAGATATTCTTTATAATAACGGCTCTCACCCGCACGACAAGAAATTTTCTTTTCATTCTGGTTTTCCATTATTTTTCCTCCTTTTAATAAATTGGAACTTATGTTAATGTTAATCACCTAATTATTTTCTAGTATATACTGAAGGTGTATAAGGATCAAACATTGCTAATTTAAATACCAATTTTTCAGATAGTTTATCAATATTATCCACTTTTAAAATAGGGATATTAGCTTCATTTAATTTATACTGCCAACCTGTATTAGCAACTAATATATTTGTATATCCCACAATACCCTTTTCAATTAATTTATTAATAATAGTAACATCATTTAATACAAAGGATGTAAATCTAATCTTAGAACTTAGTTCATCTAATACTCTATCTAATTCACCATATACGTATAAAATATTTTTAGTTCCAAAGGTATTATAAATATCTCTAGCGATATTTTCATCATAATATCTTGTATAAATATATATTGTATTAAGAAATTTTTGTCTTAATAATATATGAATAGAATTAGAAAAAGATAAAGATATGGATTTAGAAATAATATCAGGATAATTTAAATATAAATCAAGATATGTATATTCAAATTCAAATTCGTCAATAGCTAATGATTTTAAAATATTCTGATCATTAGCACTAAAAATAACACCCATTAATTCATTATCAGATAAATTCTCTATTTTACTATAATCAATAGAGAATTTATAATTTTTTCTATATTCTTCTGTGAGAAGTTTCTTTAATATAAGTAATTTTGGAGTTTTGATAATATCATCATACATTACAAATAAAACTTCCTGTTGGGAAGCAAATGCATTCATAGGCATAAAAAATAACCCCCAATACAAAAAAAATATAGTGACAATAGAAATTTTCTATTGTCACTATATAAATTAATTAACCATTCAATGCTTCATCTAAATCATCTGCACTAATATGTTCCATTGCTATATCAAAAGAACTATTATTAGAACGATTATTACTAAAAGTATTCTTAGTCGTAGTAGTAGCATTATTCCAAATGCTAGTTTTACCACTATATCCCTTAGGATTCAAATCAACTCCAACTTTATCAGCAATAGCATTTACAGTATTAACCATCCTGTCATTACTATAACGATTATTATACCTATTTACATGACTATTAAAATTAGAATTCTGAATAAAGGATTTCAACAATTCAATGAATAACATAAATTCAGCACTAATATTAGTTTCAACATTATAATCACCAGTATTAGGATCATAATCATCAACAGTCATAGACTTCTTAAATTCATAATAAATAGACTGTTCTGCTTTCTTAGTATCAGGATTCAAACCCTTATGAATTGCAATATAGGGACGAATGCTCTGAGTAATAGCTTTACCAGTACCAACAGTTACAAGACTATCACCTGCAACGCTAATACCAATATTCTTTTCTTCTTCATTTTCAATTGCAGGAAGAATATCCTTATTAATCTTATAAAGCAAAAGCATAACCTTCTCCATATTCAGAGAAGTTGCAACAAACTTATCATAATCATACAGTTGATCCTTACTCTGCTTATCAGGGGGGAGAGCAGGATTAATTCTCAAACTAAACATTTCATCCCAACCAGAAATCTGCAAAGTAGAAGGTTCAAAACCATCTCTATTCTTGAACTGATATACCTTAGTTGTAATACTCTTACGGTTATCATTTTCGTTGTTTTGTCTTGTTCCAAAATTATTTGCCATAAAAATTTGTCCTCCTAAAAATAATTGATTACATTTAAGTTCTTAATGATATTAAAAGTTATCTACATAAATATTTATTTACTAATAATCTATTTTTATGCTCATCATTATAATAAATGCTTAAAGAATTTTCACTTTCAGGATATAACTTAATAGGATATCCAATATCTTCAGCCATTTTAATAACTTTATTAAATTCATTAATAATCATAGATTTGTCTATAGGTATATACATATTATAGTTACCTTGCGGTCCACACCAATAATGTCCTTCATCACCTATTCCACCAGAACCAAAACTATAATAATCTTCACAATAACCACTTACATATTGTCGGTTACAAGTAAGTCTTTTTTCACATATTGTGCTGCAACATGCTGCAATATCATTCATTTTTATCTTCCTCTAAATTTACTAAAGTGTTAGTATTTCCATATACCCATTGATTATCTTTACTGATATATCCAATATATAAAGCACCATTATCTAATGCTTTCTTTATTTCTACATCCATAATAATTTTATTACTAATTTCTTTCATAGATTTATATATTCTAAAATTTATTATACATGCAGATATATTTATAATTGTAACAATTATTAAGAACAATCTCATCTTTTATTCCACCAATCAACAATCATTTCACTTATTGAATAAATACCTTGTATAATATATACTACAGATATAATAATTGCCAACACTATTAATGCTAAACAAATAAATTCTAACATAATTAATATCCTTCTTTTAAAATTATAGTAAGACTAGTCCATTATATTAGGACTAGTCTTATATTTATAACTTATTTAACTCATCTACAAAGTTAACAATATCAGTAGCTAATTGATCACATTTATTATTGATCAAATTATCACTATGACCTTTAACTTTAATGAATTCTACATTTTTATGGAATCTTACAAGTTTAAGTAATATAATCCATAAATCAATATTTGCAACAGGTTCTTTCTTAGAATTAATCCATTTATTCTTTTCCCATTTTTCATACCATTTCTGATTAAAACAGTTTATAATATATGCAGAATCAGAATAAACTTTAATATTAGAAGAACGTTCAATCATTCTAAGACCAGTAATTACTGCTTTAAGTTCCATTCTTTGGTTTGTTGTTGAAGGTTCATATCCAGTAATATAAATAGGTCTATTTTGTTTATTTATAATTACTGCAGCATAACCTCCTGGACCATCAGGATTTATCCGACATCCTCCATCAGTATAAACAATATAATCAGTCTCTGTGTTCATCAGTAGATCCGAAACCTCCAGTACGAGTTCCTTCAACTTTATTATTATAAACTACACCATATTGATGGAAAATACCCTGAATAAACTTATCTCCAGGCATAATAGTCAAGACATTGTCTCTAATATTACTACAATTAGTAATACTTACCATAATATGTCCTTCATTTTTAGGATTGTTATAATAATCACTATCAATGATACCAACAGTATTATCCAATTGAAGTCTATATTTAAAACCTAATCCACTTCTAGGATAAAGGTCAAGAGACCAACCAGGTTCAATAAATACTTTAATACCTGTAGGAATAATTACAGTCTGTTTCGGTGCAAGCTTAAACATACAGAAAGATTTAAAATCGTAACCTGCAGAACCTGCTGTTGCCTGTGCAGGAAGCTCGATTATTTCATAAGCTTTTCTAAGAGTTTCCTCAGATACAGTTTCTGTAATATTAGCTTCACAATCTTTTTTAAACTGTTCAAAGCTAACCTTCTCAAATTGTGCCATTTCTACCATTGTTAATATCCTCCACTAATTAAATTAAATCCACTTCCATAGTGATTAAGTATACCATACATTAAAAGAATAAATAGTATCATATAAAAACTTGCAGAAGTGAAATCTTTTTTACTATATAAATTTTTCAAATATGCTTTAAATGATAATATTGTACACCATAATACGATAGCATATCTTCCCCATTGTGGGAGATCCCAATAAAATTCTTTTATTGCTTCCAACATAATTTAACTCCTTATATATTAAGAATATTAGAAAAATATTCTTTCTTAGATGTTTTAATAGTATCTAATCCTAGAGATTCCAATACAGGATAGAATTTATTTAATACATTATAAGAAATTGTATCATAATCAATATAAGGAATTAACCACTCTGGAATCTTGTCAACATTTCTAGGAATTGCGATAACAGATAATCCTTTACTAGAAATTCTTTCATCAGGATTATTTAAAATCTTTTCATTTAAAATTGTATACATTTCCGGATTCTCTACTCTTAACTTATTAATACTTTTTTCTTCATTAAGAGTAACCTTAACAATATCCAATTTAGTAGGAAGTTCAATCTCTATATTAGGATAGAAAGTATTCCAAGCTATAACAGCTCTAACACCTTGCATCTTTAAAGGATCTGCATAAGCTTCTAATTCTTTAACAGATACAGGAATAAGATACTTCTTTTCACCATTTTTAAGTGTCTCAATGATTTCTGATTCAAATGCTTCAATATCATTAAGAATAGAAACGATATTGATATCTTTACTACTAATAATTCTCTTCTTAATAATATCAAGAAATTTAGCTTTAGTTTCTACAGTTGCCGTAGATTTCATGAAATCATGACCCTTTATATCCAGCTTCTCTGGCCAGATCTCATCACCCTCTCTAAGACGAATAGAACTAAAGTATCTTTTCTTCTTAGATGCCAATACAACACGGGACATTAAGAATTCATTCTTAATATTAATAAAGTGTCTAAAATCCTTAGGAATATTTGCATGTTTAGTATATCTTCCTAATACAGTTTGCATCATATTAGTAATAACAAATGCCATTGTATTAACTGCAATAAATCTAAGTTCTTCTCTATCACGACCATCATTTTTATAATCTGGATCAATGATATTATTAAACATAAATTCAACCCACGGATTTAAATTCAAGAAATTACTATCAGTATCAATTGTTAAAACAACTTTTCTTTTATCATTCTTTAATCTTTGAATACGATTAATAGGAGAATAATTATATAAAACAAATTCCTTATAATAAGTCCATAACTCTTCTAAATATTCTTTAGATGTTTCTGGAATTTTATTAGGATCTTTAAACTCCTTTGTATTTCTAACAATTAATACTAATAAAGAAATAATTTTATGATGCATAGAAAATTCATAAATATTATTCTTATAATAAATCTTATTTAATTGATCTTGTGTTAGTGTCATTAAATAAGAATATAATAATTCGGTATAAGATTCTTGATAATTATAGAAGGTGTCAACTAATCTATCATATACCTGATCAACTGTTACATTTATTAAAAATGTAGAATCTAATGTATATTTTTCATTAATAACATTTGTTAAAAATGTAAAACATTCATTAATATTATTGAATAATGTATTATTAGCTAGAAAAGATTCAAATGCTTGTTCTGTTGTACTAATTAATGACTGACCCGAACCGGTAACAGATGGTGCTGTATACATATTAAATAGAAATGATGCAGCATTACCAAATGTACCATAAATAGAGTTTGCTGAAATCTTTTCAGACAACTGTTTTCTATCAAATGTTTGATATTCGTAGGAAGTTTTATCCTTAATGAATTTAAGTTGTCCTTTAAACTTCTTACGAGAAGTTAAGAATTTTTGAATCATCATTGCAAGGGGATTCTTAACCTGATGTTGATTCTTAAATAAAACACCATGACCTGCACAAATTGGGTCAGTGTTATGAATCCAATTTATAGTATTCAACAGATTTGTATTAATCTGTTTATTAATATAGTTATTATCTAGAATAACTCTTGGATTCTTTATATTCTCATTGATAATATCATCTAAGAATTCATTAATTTCTTTTTTACTTATTTCTGGATATAATTGATGTAGTATTTTTCTATTGGTTTTTTTCCATTCCTTTAGAAAAATGTATTCGTCACTATTAATCAATTATGTTCACCAACCTTCATATACGTATTAACATTATAATAATATATACTTCAATTTATTTTTAGTATCTATTAATATGATTGTTTTCAGGCTTTTTAAGTTGTACTTAGTCGAGTTTGCTTAATATATTATTTTTAATATTAATCAAACATTTTTATAAAACTAATATTAAAGAAAGGACGTGTTCTTAATATGTTATTTAATAAAAATGGTAACTTAAATCAGGAAGAAGAAGTTCTGAGCACTGAAGCTGTTAATTATATTATGGAGGCTTTCGTTAAGGAAGAGTTCACTCCTGATGAAATGTCTATGTTCCTGGAGAATCAGACTGAAATTGATGACGCTATCAATAATAACATTCTGATGGAAAAGACTATTGTTCGTTTAGATAAGAAGGCTAAGCTGTCTAAGGCTAGAAAGATGGCTGTCTTTACCATTGCTAAGGAAAAGAACGATCCTAAATTCAAGAAGTTGCTGACTGTCTGGAAGATGGAACGTTTCTTGGAGGATTATCTGGACAAGAAGTATGGTAATGAAGCATCTCGTCGTGCTAAGAAAGTTGTTTCTAATTCCGCAAAGTCTTCCAGTGGCACTATGATTAAGAGAGCTGCTGAGCGTGCAAAGAACACTTTTGAAACTAAGTAATGATAATAAATCACTAGATGGAATTTAACCATCTAGTGATTTTTAATCGTCGTTTTAATTATATATTATATATTTATAAGCTAATTAACAGTCTTATAATTATATAAGGAGATGATGAAAAATGAAATTTTTAGGACCCGATGTAGATTCTTCAGATGTAATGTTGCTTGATATATTATATCATGCACCTAGAAAAGAATACGATAGGATTGATGCTATCGATATTATATATAAAACTTTATCAGATGGTGAAAAACATATAAAAACTATTAAGAATCCTACAATTGATATTTATTTCGCTAAAGAAGAATATCGAAATTATGATTATAATAAAAATTTCATGGAAATAGAAAATTGTGATGTTCATACTTGTGAATATAAAAAACTTCCTTGGTATATAGCTGAGCAAGCAGGTGAAAATTATGTAAATGAATTAAGACGTATGGTTGAAAATGGAAGATTTAGAGATATTCAAAAAATTCATACCTATCCATATGTTTTTGGTTCTGATATACCTATAGATGTATTCTATAGAACTCAGTGGTTATTAGAATATGATAATGAAAAAATGAAACCTCTTACTAAGATATTCCTTGATATTGAGGTTGATACTATTGATATAGTAGGTTTCGTCAGAGATGGTTCTTGTCCTATTAATGCAGTTACTATTGTAGATGATATAACTAATTCAGTATATACATTTTTATTAGATACTCACAATAATTCTCAAATTGATGAGTTTAAAAATGATATTGATAATTTTATTGATGAATTACATGAAATGTTTGATGAATCTTATGGAGTATTATCATACTATATTTATATGTATGATGATGAAAAAGATTTATTGAAAGATATGTTTAGATTAATTCATACTCTTAAACGAGATTTCTGTATGATATGGAACGGTATGGGTTTCGATATTCCATATATAATTGAACGGTTAAAAACTTTGAATATTGATCCTTATGATGTATTTTGTCATAAGGATTTTAAATATAAAATGTGTAAGCTTCATGAAGATAATAAAAATTTTCAGGTTGCTAATAAAGGAAGTTTCTTCAAAACATCTTCCTATACTAAATATATAGATCAGATGATTCTATATGCAGCAACTAGAAAAGGTCAAAGTGAATTAAGATCTAATTCTCTTAATAGTATTGCCCAAGCTGAATTGGGTGATGAAAAGTTAGATTATACAGATGAAGCAAATATTAAAACTTTACCATATGTTAATTATCGTAAGTTTGTTATATATAACATTAAAGACGTTCTTCTTCAATTAGGAATTGAAAGAAAAGCAAATGATATTGATAATTTGTACTTGCGTGGTTATGCAAATTGTACTGAGTATGATAAAGTTTTTAAACAGACAGTAACTTTGAAAGCTCGTGCTTATTACGAATATATTCTTCAAAATAATATTTTAGGTAATAATATTAATGTCTTTAGTATTGATACTGGTAGTGGTTTTACTGGTGCCTTAGTTGGAAATCCATTGTTAAATACAAATACGGGTATAATTCTATTTGGTAAACAGAGCATGTATGTATTCGATAATGTTATAGATATGGATTTCAGCTCAATGTACCCGCATATCATAATCTCCTTCAACATTGAACGTCATACTATGATTTGTAAAATTATTATTCCTGATGTTACTGAAGATAGATATGACCATATCTTTAATGATGAAGATATTATTGATGTAGAGTATAGTGAAGATGATTCTGAAGAAGAAAAAGAAATTGAACTTGGTTATGATTCTGGTAAAGACTTCCTTGATAATTATTTAACTAAAGATACATTATCTATGGGTACTAAATGGTTTAATTTACCTGATGTTAATGAAGTTCATAATCAGTTTAAAAAGAGATTTAATGTTAAGCCTAAGAAGAGAATTAACTTAACTAATATTATTTCTTATATTGCTGATGGTTTAAATATTAATATTACCAAGGATTAACCTCCTTGGTAATATTTTTTTAGTTTTTTTATTATTTATAAATATATATTATAGATATAGGTATAAATAATAAATTACTAAAAAGGAGATTTACATCATGCTATTACCTCACAATATACCTGTGTATAAAAAATTAAAAGAACACTTATCAAAAAATAAAGATGCAATTATCATTACTGCAACAGGTACTGGTAAAAGTTACCTTGTTGCAGAATATATTGAAGAGTATAATTTAAATGCTCTTGTTATTTGCCCAAGAAGATCGCTCTGTAAATATTGGTCAAAATTGTCTGAAAATGTATCACCTATAACATACCAATATTTCGAAAAACATATTGACGATCTTATCAATGTAAATGAAATTATAGGTTTCTTTGATATTTTCGTATTCGACGAAGCCCATCATGCCGGTGCTAAAAAATGGGGTAAAGCAATCGAAAAATTTAAAGAGGTTTGTAAAAAGCCTATTATCGGTCTTACTGCAGATCCTAAACGATATACTGATGGTGGTAGAGATGTATCTATTGAAATCTGGGATGGATCTATTGTAGAAGGGTACACTTTAAATGATTCAATTGGTAAAATTTTGCCTAATGTATCATACACATGTGCATTATATGATACAAATGGTTTAATGGAAAATATCCCTAGTGGAGTGTCTGATAAATTACTCAAACAGCTTGAATATTCTATTAAAAATACAAAGACTTGTGTTGAAATTTTACAGACAGAAATTAGTGAAAGTTTTCCTCATAAAGGAATTGTATTCGTTGATAGAATCCATACTATTAAAAATGGTATCGATATTATTAATAAAGCATTTCCTAATGAAAAAGTATGGGCAATTCATTCAAAACAATCTGAAAAAATGAATGATATGTATATTAATGAATTTAATAATTCTGAATCTGGATTTATTGTTGCAGTTGATATGCTGAATGAGGGTATTCATATTAGTACTGTTGATATTGTCATTATGTTAAGAAAAACTTCTTCTCCCACAATATTCTTCCAACAAATTGGTAGAGGAATGTCTGTAAATGGTAAATATCTTCATATCTTTGACTTTGTGTCTAATCATAATTCCTTAAAAATTACATCTAGTAAATCTTCGAAGCCAATTAAATTATTTGATACAGAGACGATATATAAACGATCGGAACAATCTATCATTCATGATTATAGTAAAGATATTGTTGATGTATTGAATGATATTAAAAAATCATTATTTAATTTTTGGACTGAAGAGGAAGATAAAATTATTCGTAAATATTATCCTATTGAAGGATCTAAAGTTGCAGAAAGATTACCCGGTAGAACTAAAGATACATGTATATATAGGGCAAAAACATTAAAAATCAATAGTGATAAATTTTGGACTAAAGAAGAGGATGAAATTCTTAAGAAGTATTATCCTATTGAAGGTATGGATGTTGTAAAAAGATTACCTGGCAGAACACGAAATGGATGTAAAGCTAGAGCAAGACTTTTTAATGTATTAGTGTTACATCATTGGACACCTGAAGAGGATGAAATTCTTAAGAAGTATTATCCTACTGAGGGTGGTGATGTATATAAAAGATTACCAGGTAGAACTTCTAGTGCATGTGTTAGTAGAGCATCTAATTTTATTATTCAAATGAGACCATACTGGACTGAAGAGGAAGATAAAATTATTCGTGAATATTATCCTACTGAAGGATCTAAAGTTGCAGAAAGATTACCCGGTAGAACTTCTAGTGCATGTAAAAATAGGGCAAAAATATTAAAGGTATTAACTAATGTAAATCATTGGACACCTGAAGAGGATGAAATTCTTAAGAAGTATTATCCCACTGAGGGAAGTAAGGTTGCAGAAAGATTACCTAATAAAACTCCTTCTGCATGTAAAGCTAGAGCAAATAAGCTCAAAATTAAACGCATTTAGGAATAGATGGTTGGGTGGGGTGATCTCCACCCAACCTATAATTAATATGTTATCTTATAAAAAAGGAGACTTACACCATGTTATTAGAACATAATAAACCTGTATATAAAAGGTTAAAAGAAACATTAACAAATATCAAAGATACTGTTATTGTCACTGCAACTGGAACAGGTAAAAGTTATTTAATGGACGAATATATCGATGAATTTGATATGAAGGCATTAATTATTTGTCCTACAATTGGTATGGGTGAAGATTGGTATAAATTATCTGATAGGGTAAGTTGTATTACATACCACCGATTTCATAAACATGTTGATGAGTATATTAAAAATGTTAATGAATATGATATTTATATTTTTGATGAGGCTCATCGTACAGGAGCTAAAGAATGGGGTAAATCTATAAATAAATTTAAAGATAAATGTAATAAACCTATTGTTGGTTTAACTGCAACTCCTATTCGGTATACTGATAATTGTAGAGATATTACTATTGAGATGTTCGACGGGTCGGTTGTACATGGTTACTCCATTAAAGAAGCTTTGGATGAAGGAATTCTTCCCAATATCAATTATATTTGTGCATTGTATGATACTACTGGAATTAAAGAAAAAATTCCTAAAGATGTATCAAAAGAATTAATTGGTAGACTTGATCTGTGTATTCAAAATACTAAAAGATGTGTTGAAATTCTTAGATCTGAACTATCTAGTGGTAAAAATAAAGGGATTGTTTTTGTTGATAAAATTGAAAGTATTAATGACGGTATCAATATCATTAAAAAAGCTTTCCCGAATGAAAAAGTATGGTCTATTCATTCTAAACAAAGTAATCAACTCAATTCTCAGTGTATTGATGAATTTAATAGATCCAGTCATGGATATATTGTATCTGTTAATATTCTCAATGAAGGTAAACATGTGGATGGAATAGATACTATTATCATGTTAAGAAAAACATCTTCTCCGACAATATTTATTCAGCAATTAGGTAGAGGGCTTTCTGTTAAAGGAAAGAATATAAATGTATTTGATTTTGTATCGAATCATTTATCTATTCGTGTTATGAATCAACGCCAAAATATAATCCGTACATTAGCATCCCCTTCAGCTAGAGTAAGTAAAAAATCTAGTCAGTTAATTATTACTGATTATACTGGTGAATTCTATGCAATTCTTGAGACAATCGAAAATTTAAATAGTAGAACATACTGGACACCTGAAGAGGATGAAATTCTTAAGAAATATTATTACGTTGAAGGTGAGGATGTTGTAAAAAGATTACCTGGTAGAAATATGAATTCATGTACACACAGAGCTCATAGACTCGGAATATTAAATTCTGCTAGATTCTGGACACCTGAAGAGGATGAAATTCTTAAGAAGTATTATCCCACTGAGGGAAGTAAGGTTGCAGAAAGATTACCTAATAAATCCAATACAGCATGTTATGCTCGTGCAAAAGTACTAAGTGTAAAATTCATTAATACGACTTGGACACCTGAAGAGGATGAAATTCTTAAGAAGTATTATCCCACTGAGGGAAGTAAGGTTGCAGAAAGATTATCTGGTAGAACTGTATCAGTATGTAGAAATAGGGCTAAAAGTATTGGTGTAACTAAACTTGGTTGGACACCTAAAGAGGATGAAATTCTTAAGAAGTATTATCCTATTGAAAGTTTAAGTAAGGTTGCAAAAAGATTGCCTAGTAAAACTAAAGATGCATGCTCACATAGAGCTGAGAAATTAAATTTAATTAAAGTAAATAATCTTAAAATTAAATGGTCTGAAGAAGAGGATGAAATTCTTAAGAAGTATTATCCTATTGAAGGTGAAGATGTTGCAGAAAGATTACCTGGTAGAACTAAAAGTGCTTGTAAATATAGAGCAAATGAGTTGAAATTGAAACATATTAATCTAAATGCATGGTCTGAAGAAGAGGATGAAATTCTTAAGAAGTATTATCCTATTGAAGGTGAAGATGTTGCAGAAAGATTACCTGGTAGAACTAAAAGTGCTTGCAAAAACAGATCTAATATATTAAATATCAATAAGCCTAGAAAGATATTATGGTCTGAAGAAGAGGATGAAATTCTTAAGAAGTATTATCCTATTGAAGGTGTACTTGGAGTTATAAAAAGATTGCCTAATAAATCTCGTAATGCATGTGAGTGTAGAATAGATGAATTATGTCTTATAAAATCTAAATCTATTTGGACTAAAGAGGAAGAAGATATTTTGAGAGAATATTATCCTATTGAAGGTGAAGATGTTGCAAAAAGATTACCTGGTAGAACTATGAGAGCATGTGTCATAAGAGCTAGAGCAATAGGTGTATTTATGTTATCCAAAGCTTGGACACCTGAAGAGGATGAAATTCTTAAGAAGTATTATCCTATTGAAGGATTTAAAGTTGTGAAGAGATTGCCTGGTAGAACTAAAAGTGCTTGTGTAAATAGAGCTAAACTCTTTAATTTACACAGTTCTAGAAATTGGACACCTGAAGAGGATGAAATTCTTAAGAAGTATTATCCTATTGAAGGTGAAGATGTTGCAGAAAGATTACCTGGTAGAACTAAAAGTGCTTGTGTGTCTAGGGCTAGGAAATTGGGATTATACTACAACTAACAAAAAAGAAAGACTCTTAATGAGTCTTTCTTTTTTTTGTATTAATTTTAAATATATATTATAACTATATGATAAAAACTTAAAAGGAGTAATTTATTATGATATACGAATTCAAAAAAGGTGAATTAAATAAATTAAATAATCTTAATCAAGATTTAAAAACTATATTTAATAATTATATTATTCTTGATAATGGATTTATTTATGGGGATTCTATTCTTCGTAAAGGAACCCATATGGTTCATACTCAATTTAAAATGTTCTTTGAATATCCAGATAGTTATGTTATTAGAATTAATAGTAAAGATTTATTTGAAACTATTAAGAATAATAAAAAGATTATAACTTGTATTAGAATAATCGATAATATTATATATCTTGGTGGAGAAGAATCTTTATTTAAAATTGGCGATATGATTAGTTTTAGATGGAGTCAATTATCAAATGAATTAATGGAATATATGTCATTAATAAACTTGATGGTAGAAGATAATAAATCTAATAGTACGTTTACTATTCTTTCTACGGAAGACACTATCGATTTAGTTAATAATGAATATAAAAATATTCGTAAAAATAAGTATAAAACAAGAATAACTAAAGAAGTTATTCCTGGATTAAAGAAATCTCATGAAGTAGTATTGGATTTCTTTGATCATACTAAGGATAAATCCTTATTCTATTTAGGAATTAAGGTAAGAAGAGCATATTGTACAAGTTATCATATCTATACTTGTTTACATATGTAAGAATAAAGAGTCATAGATTAATTTCTATGACTCTTTCTTTTTTTGTATATTAATAGTCCGAAAACAATTAATTAATGATTGTATATTGGAATGTATACAGACCTCATAGAAAGGTTGTGAAATAAATATTATGGCTGAAAATAAAAAAGAAAATAATAGAAGTAATGAAAAAGTTAAAAAAGAATTATTAGATTTAAATAATACATTTAATGATGCATTGATTGATATTGCAACTAGTATTACAGGTACTGGTCCAGCTAATAATACTGAATTAAAAGTTTTACAGCGTGAAGTTGATAAAATTATTAATGCTGAATTAACTAATACGAAAAGTATTACTTCAGATGATATGTCAACCTTCATGGTTAAATTATTTAATGATTTTGATAATAAAACTAAAACCAATGATAAATCATTAAATGATATATTTGAAAATGATGGAGCGGGATTGTTCCAATTCTTCCAACAGAGATATCAGAATAAAAATCTTTTATATGAAGATTTGGAAATGATTACTTCTCAATTGTTTGAACTTGAAGAAGCGGTTATGACCACTCGTGATGCTATTATTACATCTGATGATATTTCTACTACAGTTTCAAGAACACTTAATTTCAAAAATTCTATTGGTGATGAGAACATAAGTAATTATATTAAAACTGTAGAAGAATTGGAAAGAAAATTTAAATTATTAATTAAACTTAAGAATATGGTTGTTCCTAATACATTAAAATACGGTAATTATTATGTATATTGCTGTCCATATTCTAAATTATTCCAAGAGCAATATGATAAGAAAATTAAAGATCCTTTTAAAAAGACTGTTATTAGTGAAAGTATTGATGAATCTTTCTTGGAAAACTTAACAAAGGATTTATCTAATATTGATGCTAAAATTGGTATTGATATTAAGAAAAATAATGTTATTGAAATTGCTAAGGAATATACTGATAATATTGAAGTATATAATGATGTATGTTCTATTCCGTTATTAGAAGGTGTTGATATTTCTGAATTAGTAGATAATGAAAAATTTACTAAGAAGAAAAAAGATATTGTGAAAAAACAAGAATCTGAAAATGATAAACATCTTTCTGTTGATGGTACAGTTGATACATCCAAAAAAGGTGATAAGTTTGATAATATTACTGAATGTTATTTAAAATATATTGAACCTAAAAAGATGATCCCTGTAAAGATTCTTGACACTGTGATTGGATACTACTATATTCATGCAACTGATTTCCAAGTTAATAAATCTCCATTCTCTACAACTATTAAAGTTACTAATGCAACATCTGGACAAAATTATCAGAATACTGAAGATGTTGAAACTATGTTCTTAGGAAAGATTACAGATAAAATTGTTAAATCTTTTGATAAGAAATTCTTAGAGAATAATATTCAGTTTAAAGATATGATTTTTAATGCTTTATTATATAATAATTTATATAAAAAGCAAATTAAATTCCAGTTTATTCCTGCTGATTATGTGGTTGAATTTAAAGTTAATGAGGATGCTGATGGAAATGGTCAGTCTGTATTAACTAAAGCATTATTCTATGCTAAATTATATTTAGCATTGTTAATTTTCAAAATGGTATCTATTGTTAGTAAGTCTAATGACCAAAGAGTATATTATGTTAAAAACTCTGGTATGGATACTAATATTACAAATAAAATTCAAGAAGTTGCAAGATCTGTCAAAGGTAGACAGATTAACTTCATGGATTTATTAAACTACAATTCTATAATCTCGAAAATCGGCGCATACAAGGAAATCTTTATCCCCGTTGGACGAAGTGGTGAACGAGGAATAGAGTTTGATATTTTACAAGGTCAAGATGTACCATTAAATACTGATTTAATGGAAATGTTAAGAACTAACATGGTTAACGGCACTGGTGTCCCTTCAGTAATTATGAACTATATTAATGAAGCAGATTATGCCAGAACCTTAACTATGGCAAATTCTAAGTTCGTTGGTCGTGTTATTTCTTATCAGATGGATTTAAATGATCCTACTACTGAATTATATAAGAAGATTATTAAATTCTCTAACACGTCTATTCCCGAAGAATTAATTGAGAGTTTTGAATTTATCTTCAATCCTCCTAAGACCCTTAATACTACTAATATCTCTGATATTTTAAATAATACTGATCAGGTCGTATCTTATATTATTAAGATTATGACTGGTGAGAATGCCGATCAGACACAAGATTCTAACAGAATTAAAGATAAGGTATATAAGAATCTTGCTAAGAAGTATCTCCCGATGATTGATTGGGATGATGCTGATGAAGCAATTAAAAATGCTAAAGTTGAAATTGCAAAAGAAGATGCAGAAGCTAAAGCTAAACCTTCAGATAATAATCAAGAATATTAATAACTATAATCCCTATACAGTTAATTCTGTATAGGGATATTTAATATATTATTCAAATATATATTATTACTATGAATAATACATTTATTTAATAATAAATAAAGGAGATAATGAAAACATGTTAGATTATAATAGTGAAATTGTTGAGCAAGGGTTATTAACTTTAGTAAATAGTATCATTGATGGTTTTGATATTGGTCTTGAAGAGGATGAATATTATAAAGTAAGTTTTAATATTTGGGAAAACCATAAATTACAGAACTTTTTAGATACATTTAAGTTTGAAGTTATCGGTAATGCGCATAAATTCCCTAATATTTTACCACAAAAGAACGCATTTTATGATTCAGACATTTATTTATCTTATGAAAAAACTGATGTTATTGCTATATCTGAGAAATATAATGCTATTGCTATCTATTCAGTACAAAAATATTATGTAAAAATTTTAATGTTAATTGATAAAGAAAACTATAGTAAGTTTAATAAAAAAGTTGTACCATTATTAGAATCTAATAAATCTTCTGGAATTTTCAATAGTGTTAATTTTAAATGTAAGAAAAAAGAATATATTGAAGTTTCCAGTCCTATGAACGATGAAGATAAAATTGTTTCTATTCAGAAGAAAAAACTTCCTAAAGAAAACTTAGTATATGATACTGAAAGCGAGTTATTTAATGTTATGAATGACATTAAGTTATTCTTTAAAAAAGATACTAAGGAATTATATAAGAAAATGAATATCTTATATAAAAGAGGAGTTATCATTCATGGTGAACCTGGTAATGGTAAAACTGCTATGATTAGAGAAATTATTAGACAATTGTCTAATGTAACAACTATTATTATCAATCCTAATACTCCTAGAGTAACTTTTGTATTATCTGAATTAATTAATGCTTTAAAAGAAAAACCTACTATTATTGTTATTGAAGACATTGATAGTGTAATTTTAAATAATAACCGTTCGGAATTTCTCAATATCCTAGATGGTATTAATATGAAATCTGGAATTTATTTCATTGGTACTAGTAACTATCCAGAAAGAATCGATCCTGCTTTTGTTAATAGATCAGGTAGATTTGATAGAATGTATAAGATTCCTAATCCGAATGAAAATATTAGAAGAGCATTCTTTAGATCTTGTAAGATTGGTGATATTTTAACAGGATATAAAATTCATAAGGATAATAGTGATAATACTGAATTAAATATTGTAGATTTATTTGTTAAATATAGTGATGATTTATCAATGGCTAATTTAAAGGAATTAATGATATCTACACAATATATGTTAATTAGTGATAATACTAAATCTATTGAAGAAGCATTAGAAACTAATTATAATACATTGAAAAATGTTAAAAGTGAACATGATAGTTCTCATAATGAATATGAAGAAAATTATCATAGATATAGACCTAATAAGGTATTTAGATATTAAAAAATCCCCATACAGGATTTCCTGTATGGGGATATAATTATTTTTTTTGTATTATACACCAGCGGGAGGAGTTAAGCCCTTATTATGACCCTTATCCTTAGGCCAGTTATAAATCCAGTTCTTAGTCATATTATCAACCTGATTAGTAGTATACTGACTCTCGAAGTCAAGATAATCACGCATAACCTGGAACTTATCAATCAGAGCCTTAGCAATAGTATTAATCTGAGGAGACTGATACTTAACACAGCTAAACTCACACTGCATAGTAACAATAGGATGCTGACCAGAATCATAATTGAAGTGGTCCTGCTGTACAGATTTAGGCATCATATTGGATAATAATGCTGCATACTCAATACCATCGGAACGACCCGTAGGATCAGTAACAACATAAATTGCTTCAGCAACATGGTTCGCCTGAGAATATCTAACAGTATTATCAATATCCATGACACCATGGTAATGACCTAAGCCAGTATACGGATCAGAGATACCACTAATCCACATATCTAAATATTCTCTAACAGGAGAACCTGCAAATTCATACAGAGAAATAGTAACGTTCTGAGTGCTATCAGTAGCAGTAGTTGCAACATCGAAAGAACGACCTGCATAACCACCAGTAATCTGATCCATATTAAGCTCAGTGTTACCAATACCCTGAATACTAGTAAAGCCATACTCTAACAGATGACGGAAATTTTTCGTCTCACTAGGTAAAAGCTTTTCCATAAATACAGGCATTTTAATAAAGAAAATTCGAGCATAACCAGTCTTAAGAGGGTCATACTGTGCTAATGCCTGCTGAGTAGCATTTAAGCCACCTAAGAATAAAGAATAATTTGTAATATCATTCTTACTATACTTTTTAATACCAGACTGTAAAGTATTAATTACTTCTGCCATATTATACTAACTCCTTTCTTAAAGAATTAGGTACGTTTATTGATATCGATTTCAATAATACCACGCTTAGAAATACCTCTGAAGACAACAGCTAAATAACAATGTAAAATAGATCTCTGTGCTTCGAAGGCATTCATATCAAAGTAAACTTCATAGCTGCTGACCTTGCTACCTCTGAAATCAGCAAACATACGAGTTGCATCTTCAGTGAAACGTAAACGGTCTTCAGCTTCAGAGAAGTTAAAGAGATTTGCACTAACAAACTCTTCGAGCATTCTCTTCATCTCTAACATAACTGCAACATTATTTTCTTCGGAAAGATCAGATAATGCAAGCTGGGAAGTGCTCTGAGTACCACGCACAAAATTATCTTCAGCAATACACTCGAAGAAATTACAATGATTAGTATACAGAACTTCCTTAACAGCAAGATTATCAGCATCAATTGCAGGTTTCAGAGAATTACGAACATGATTGGTGATCTGAGTATAACGTTCACCAACAAAAGGAATATGATTACCAGCAGTACGATAGTGAGTAGGTAAGTTCTCAGCTAAGAAATAAGTCATAGTAACAGGAATTACACGACCAGTGAAAGGATCACGAATCTTATAATGCTGACATTCCTTACTAATAACACAATCTGCAATAGACTTAATAGTTTCTCTGGTAACCCAATTAGAAGCAGCAGAAACAGTAGTTAAAATACCAGCATCAATAACACAACGAGCATCATAACGATGTAATGCTAATTCAGCCAGCTTTAACTTAACTTCTTCAGAATAGTTAGCATCGAGAATCAATTCACAAGGAACACTTCTCTTACTACGAATACCAATATCGAAGTCACCATTAAATGCCTTAATATAGGCTTCATCAATAGACTGTTGACGAGTAGGACCAACATTGCCTTCAGAATCTACCACAGGAGTATAGTTAGAAGCAAAGGTAGAATCATCACCATTACCTAAAGCAACACCGATAGTAGAATCTAATGCAGCAAAATCAATTGCTTCAGAGTCAATAACATAACCGACCATGTCAGCACCAGTCTTAGTCTTACCTAAGAACATATCGCAGATAGAGAAATCTGCAACAGTCTGCTGCATTTCAGTAGTAACAAACTCTTTATAAGTTGCATACAGATTATCGAAACCTTCAGTGTTAGTAACGAAGTCAATCTTCTTACTACCATTGGTAGGATCAGCAATGACATCATCAAACAGTAAAGATCTCATATCAACAATAGCATCATAGTTAAAACCACCACGATGCTGTTCTTTCAGAACAATATTACCAGAGCTACTATCTAAAACTTCAAAGATATAGTTAGTAAATTCATTATCCTGATTCATTAAATTGTCAGAGACAATACGGATACGATATGCATTACCATACTGACCACGACCCTTAGAAATAACAGAGAACAGAGGGAAGACATTATATTGCTCACCACGAACAGTTACTTCCTCAGGAGGATAGCTTGCATGTTCCTGCATCTTTAACATCATAGTCTCTTTGTTAGTGATATTAGAAACAGGGGTAGCAACAAACTTAACCTTAAAGTTTCTAAGACCAGTTTCAGGATTCTCAGCAACCTGCGTATATGCAGAAATAATAACATTTGCATAAGTTGCAGTCTGAGGCATAACTCTCATACAATAGCACTTTGCATTACCAGAACTAAGAGCAGCATAAGGCATATAGCAGGGCTGACCATAGAGATTAAAGTTAGGAGTACCATACTCTTCCAGATAATCACTAATACTGGTAACGGCCTTGATTACACCATCTTCACCCTTAGCAGATGCAAATACAGTTAATAATCTGACACCATTTTCACTCTGAGTAGTCTCATTGGAAGTAAAAACGGAATTGTCATTAATATATGTTTTAACATGCGGAGTTAAATATTCAGGTACGATCTGACCAGATCTAGGCATAATTAATAACCTCCTTTTTATTATTTTATAATATTGTTTTAAAGCTAGATAACGATTATTTTACATTTTAATTACTTTTTCAATAGGTGATTCGACCTGTTTTTTATTGTATTTATTCATATTTAAGGAAGCAGTCATCATTGTATCAAAGTCTTCAAATGTAAGAGCTGCAAATGTCGAATTTCTAGAACAAATTTCTCTAATATTAGAAGCTCTATAATATGTCTTAGATGCTGTAGGATTAGCATTAATATATTTAGAAAACTTCTCATTAGGATTTGTTGGGTTACGATAAATTTCAGCCAATATTAACTCTAATATAGATGACGGGACTCCTAAATTAACACCATTTAAATCAAGGTTTTTCTCCCATATTGATAATAATTTATCATATGGAATATTTGTGAGTTTACCACCGAAAACTAATTTAACAAATAATTCAGCAGATGTAGAATCCTTTTGTACAACATTTGCCATGATCATATCATTATTATAATACTTAAGAACTCGATAAGAATCAGGTTCACTATTCTTATCGTTAAATAAATTAACTTTAGTTCTATACATATCATTGAAATGTAAAATAATAGTAGTCGGAAGATTCATCATAGACTTTACTAATATTTTATCATTTTTATCTTTAACAATACAATTCAAAAGACCAAATGTTTTAATAACAGTACCTTCAATTTCTGCCATACCTGTGGAAAAATAATTTTCGGGGATATAAATTTCCATATAATAACCAGTAAAGATAATACTTTCACCATTATCTTTTAAAAAGGTTTTTAACATATATTCTCCCCCTTAAAATTTAAAAAAATAATAAGGATAAGAAGGAAAATAACTCCTTCTTATCCTTTTGTTTTAGTCTTATCCTATAATTTTAATAACATCAATAATATTATTAATAAATCTATTTTTATCCTCTTCTTTATCAAATTTATTATAGAAGAGGTTCTTTAAGTTAATAGTAAATTGAGTGAGGAATAATCCATCTGCTTTGGTATATGACTTATTATGCCAAGAAGAAATATAATGAATTACTGCAAAGACAAAGATATTATCTCTTTCTTGATAATCTTTATCGAGGAATCTTTTTTCAAGGAAATTAAACTTAGTAAGATCGGTCTTAATATCAAGACTCTTAATAACCTTAAGATAACGTCTATATATATAAGTTGCCTTTTTATCATCCTTATGATCCCAAAGAATATTAGCACCCTTATAACTCTTACAATAATCTTTCAGATTATCAAGGTTTATACCATTATCGAAAGAAGTAATTAACTTAGTAAATAACTCTTTCTGTTCATCAGTCTCAGCCTTCTCTAATCTTTCAGTAAGATTAAATCTAATTAAATTAGATACATTACCAAAGGTATTAACCAACTTATCAAATTCTTCCTGAGATTCAGCAATTTCAGCATTCAGTTTAGCAATTTCCTCGTCAAACTTCTTGAAAGATTCAAGAGTTTGTTTTCTCATAATAAGGAATTCACGCTTAAACTGATTTAATTCTCTAATAGTCTTAAATGAAACAGCAAATTCAGTAACATTACCTTCTTCATCAGTCAATAATGTATCAATTTCTTCATCTGTCATATTGTCAATGTCTTCTTCAGATACATTTTCAATATTTTTATCAATGAAATCAAAATCACCAAGTTCATTAAATAATTCATTTTGTTTCTTATTTACAGATTCTACGATAGAATTAATATCATTAATTCTAGACTTTAAATTTAACAACTTAAATGCATCTACATTTTCATCATTAATGAAATCATTATCAGTAGTATCTTTAACTTCTACAACGTTTTCTTCATCCATCGCAGATAACTGCATAACTTCCGCAGTTTCTACAGTTTCATTATTACGTTCAGTATCCATATTTCATTATCCTCCAATAATATTATTTTTCAATTTTCTTCATAATCTTTAATCTAATATCAGTATGAAGCTCATCTAATATATAATCATGCGAATCAACACATAAATTAATATATGAAGGCACAAAATCACCAATTAATCTACTAGAAGAAATTAATCCTTTAATTACACAGGCATCATAATTTTCTTGATTTGCACTAAGATTAATAAAATCGATAGGATCAATATCCAAATCAATAATATATTTAATAATAGAAGATAGATTCGTGATGATACATAAATCCTCAGGATTTTTAATCTGTTTCTTATATGCTAAGGTAGAAACATCTTTCTTCTGATTAAGTGAATCACTAAAATGTTCACAAATAACTCTCTTATTATTGAAAATATATTTTGTAAAAAATCTAGTAATATTTTTATGATATCTAAGAATAAAATATTTATAAATAGATTCTCCGATATCTACAGCATTTGAATAAGAAGAAATACTTTCAATATCTAAACCTAATTCAAATTTATTATTAATATTATCCATAATAAAAGTAAAGAACTCAATAAGCTTTTCGTTTAATTCGGCAATAAGTTCTTCATTATCTTTAAACTCTTCTCTATATACTTCACATTTATCTAAAATCACATCAATATAATTCGTAGAAGAATTAACAGGATCATTAATTTGTTCAATAATACTTTCTTTAATTAAATCAAAAGGAAGTTCTGCTAATAATGATTCCATTTCAGTTGATGTGGCTAATTCATATTCGTCTTTATCATAAAAAAGTGACATATATTTTAAAACCGCCCTTTCCATGCTTATATTTTAATTACCAAAATGTTACATAATAAATTAAAATCTATATTAGTATATTATAATATTATAAGTATATATTATTAATATAGCAAATATATAAATATAATTTTTAATATAGGGGAGAAATTATTATGGAACAAACTGTAATGACTAAAAGAATGTACGCAAATTCCATTGTTGATGGTTTTTGTAAAATGATGAACTTAGACCGAGCTACAGTGACAACTGAAGATTGGGGATACTATATGAAATATAGCAGTAAGTTGTCAGTATGTTTGGAATATTTGAATCTCTTGTCTGATAGAGATTTGGCATATGCTAAATGTAGGGGAGGTATCTATGATATCGATCCTGAAACTTTTAAAGTCATCAGTGTTAGAGAATATATGGCAACTTTGCCTGATGATGAAATTCCTGAAAAGGAAACTCGCAGACTGTTTGCAATTGGAGCAACCCTGAATTCTATACTTAGAATTTTTAGGGAATATAGGATCAGTGGATATAAATTCAATATCAATATTAAAGTTAGTATTGACCATGTGAATAAAACTGTGTCCATTACTGATAGGGAGGAATGATATTAATGGGTATTGAAAGATTCCTGACTGAGAATTTATCTAATGCAGCATATGATAAATTTATTCAGTCAAAAAATAAAATTTTTGATTATACATGGTTTAATTCTGATTATAGTGTTAAACAAAAATCAGGCAAATGTATAGTAACATCTCGTCGATACAGTATTGTATATGACTGTGATATTATCAGTATTAAAGATATTGAAACTGAGGAAAGTATCACAGATGACATTTTCCATTTAAGTCTAAAAGAGACTGAATAAATAATAAAGTGGTTAATGGAATTTTTCCCATTAACCACTTTATTTTTTAACTATTCAAATCATCAAATAAATCTAAAGAAAAACCATAATCTTCATGACCAGTTTCATCCATACTTCTATATGTATTCATGAATCCTACACGATTATTAAATTCTTCAGATTCTCTTTGTGCTTTTTGCATTTCATTATATAATTTCATTGAATATGGATCTAATTTAGGTTCATACTTTTTTTTGTTTCCATCAGCATAACTAATCTCATTATGTAAATCTGCTCTGCTCAATAATCCACGTTTTTCTTGAATCATTGATCGCATATCAATTTCCATATTAAAATTATTATCATTCTGTGTATTAATTCCTAAAAATTCTCTATCATTATCAGATAAAGCATTAACAATTTCACCATAATCCATTCCTTTATTTCTTTCTTCCTCTTCAGGAAGAACACCTCTAGTAAATCCATAACGTGCTAAATTATTACCATAGTAATAAAGATATAAACACATTAAGAAGGACATAATAGAGTCATCATGTGCTCCTGAGATTGCCTGAATCTTCGAACGTATACGAACTAATTTCATTAAATCATCAATTACATTAGCACCAACGAATGATTCCTTATGCTCTTTTACATAATCATCAAGAAGTGAGAACATAACATCACGAGATTTACCTCCCGTCCAGATGCCATATAGTTTGCGTCTAGCAGCTTCTTGTCTAATAAAACCTTGACCATCTAATTTATCATCAACATTATTAATTAATTCTTTATTATTATCATAATATAGATTACCTCTAATTTCACTATCTCTTAAATGGTCAAGAACAGCTTCACCGTTAGCATTTCTTTCGATAGCAAGTATAGATCTAGGTAAATATTTCATTACTAAGATATATAAGAATTTAATTAAGTCTTTAACACCAATATGTGGAGATTTAAATTCTGCAACAGTTTTTAATGTATAAGGATCCCAAACAGTAACAGCAGAGTTATCCAATCCATAACCATTTGAAACATCAACACCAACAAAATATATTCTTTTTTTATCTAATGGTTCATATACATCTAATTTAAAAATTCTATTAATATAAATTTCTTCTTTAATAGTACCTTTTCTATCCTGAATAGCATCAAGATCTTCAGGATCATAAGGGGACTGAGAGCTACCGTGCATCAAATATATTCATATAGAAGTATTAATTCTATATAGTTCATTTAAGAACTTCTATATATTTCTATATAGTTTAGACTATATCTTCATCCTTTAATAAGGAGTTTCCTATTAATATTTATTTAAATACTATAGTCGTTGAACCTTCTAAAAAATAATTTTCCGTAAACTCACCAATTATAAATATATATTATTTATATGACATAGATATAGAAATATACTTTATGTCATTATACTTATTTGTGATCAAATATACAGATCACAAAATTAACTCTACCAAAGTTGTTGAAATCCTATCATCTAAGGAATAGACAAGCTAACCTTATTAAGGTAGTTAGTGCATCCCATTGAGGAGTAGATCTGAAATCCTGAGATCGAAACGGTAGAGCATCCTAACAGAAATCTGAAGGATGAAACTGCACAAATCCTACTAGTAATAGTAGTTCAGGGTGAGTCCTGGAATAAGGAATGGTGAACAGGCACCATTTCTTTTTTTTATTTTTTTAGCTTGGCTGCTGATTATCTATTCATATAGACTTTCCAGCAATTAAGGAAATTCATATATCATATTACTATGATATGACGCTTATTTATTTTACGTCTTAAGAATATCTCTCGTTGAATTTTTAATTTATCACCATTAAGATATGCACATACTTTATTAAACCATGCTTCATCTTTACCTAACTGCTGATACTGAAATTCAATATAAACAATTCGGTTAATAGAGTTGGTTTCAATATAATCATATACATCTTCAATAGGTTTATCATAAAATGTTTCAGAGAATTTACAAGTATTTTCAATAATCTCTAATGCATCCATACCTGCCTGGGAGTCGAGATCTCCAGGAGTACTTGTTAGTATCCGACAATGAATAGAATTGTTCCTTTTTGCATTTTCAGATGCCGTTGAATATGCAGGCTTTTTTATATTTCTATAAAAAATAGACTATATCTTCATCTTATATACTATCACCATATATAAAATGCTCTCCATTTCCATTCTTTTTCTTTTTTTATGAAAAGGAATGTACTCTACTCAGTTACTCTCATAAGTATTTCTCTTATGATACCTTTTCGATAGTCGTTGAACTGTATTTTAAAAATTATAATGAGCAGATATATTTTTTCTAAGTCTACGTTTTTTGACATGTCTCAAAAAATAATATAATTTTAAATTATCACCACATTTACTGTATCCAAGAACTTCCATAACATCTGGAACATCAAATCCGTCAGCAAATAATTTACAAACTTGATGTGTTAGCTCATCAGAATAAACACAAAAACCATTAGATTCACCATATAAATGATTTATATGTGGTTTCGCAGATCCATGTCTATACGAATGTTTATTATTTTCAGATTGTGTTGTCCATTCTAAATTTTTATAATAATTATGGTCACGAATTGTATCAAGATGATTTACAAAAATTTTATCGGTAGTTTCATCATACCCATCACAAAAATTAAAAGCAACTAAACGATGTAAATAAATATACATTGTTGTGCCATCTTCGGCTTTAAAAGTACCTCTAATATATCCATCTTGATCTCTGGAATTAATACGTTTAAGTTTACCAGTTTTTTTATTTCTGACATTTCCATAATTACTTATTTCATAATTATTTTTCAATCCTGGATATCGTGCATCGACAAACCTTTCAGGTTCATCATCAATAATTATATACATAACACATCATCCTATTCTACAATAATTTTAATAATAAATATCTGTTCATAATTGAATAATTTTTAAAATATTAGCTGCGGATTGTCCAATCTTATAACCTTTTTACTATACCTTTGGAATTACCCATCGCCACTAATATATCACTATATTAGTTTAGTAGTTATAAACTTAAGGAGTTTCCCGCAATTAAGAGAGTTATCACAATATAACAATTGTGAAGGCCCGTTTGACCCGATGCTGCCATAATAGTTTTAATATATGATATGAATTCGAATTCATCATAGTATTGAATAACTTGTGAAGAACCACGACCAATTCTTTCAGCAGATTCAATACCACGAGCTGAAGGTTTAGTAACAATACTATTACCATTAGAAGCGTTCTTTAATGTCTTAGTATTGTCAACACCTTTAATTTCTTTACCATCATCATCAAAAGCAATCTTGAATTGTAAGTATGCTGGCAATAATGCTCTTTGGTCTTTTACTTTAGTTAAGTTAGCAATTGCACGTTCTGCAGTAATATTTAAGAACATCATTTCTGCATTAGTAGAACCGAATAAGAATGCCCAGTTTATATTGGCAACAGTAGATTCTGTTTTACCAATCTGACGAGGAATAACTAAGTAATTATCAATACCATTAATAAAACACCAAGTAGCTGCTAAGTTTGCTCTATTTAAAAGATAAGGAACACCTTTAGGGTTGCCTTGGTCAGGAATTCTAGCAACTTCTCGTAAAAAGTACCAAGGATTGATAATACACTCATTAATAATACGAACGATTTGATCATCACTTAAAAATGGAGAATGTGGATCTACTCCTCTTAAAGAAGGATCATACAACTTTAAGAAGAACATGTTATTCTTAATTCCTAATTTCTTTAAGTCTACGGCAGTTTGTACAAATGAGATATTTGTAGTATTAACATCGTAGATAAAATTTCTTGACATTATTCTCCTCCTTTATAATATTTATCGATTACAAAAATGTTAAAATTATACTCTGTAACAAAATAATAATGAATAAAAATATATATTATCTATATAGATATACATAATAATTTTTGCTAATTATGGAGGATTACTATGTTATATAGGTATGAATTTGAATCTGGATGTGAATATCCACATACTGGAATTATACTTGGATTAGATGATATATTTGATAAATTTAATAATAATTTATTAAACACTATAGTATTTTTTGAAAATAATCTTAAAGCTCCTATTATATATACTGACATTAATGAAAGAGTTACATTTTATTTTACAGAAAAAGGTAATGAAAAATTTAATAACTGTATAAAAACAATTAAAGAAGAAGCTTTAAAACTTGGTATAAATATTATTAGATTAGAATTAGATAAAGATATAGTTAATAAAATCTATTATGAAGATGAATATCAAGTTGTTGTTAATGATAAATATATTAATAATAGTAAAGTGTTTAGAATATAAAATATTGAATGAGAGATAAGGATTAATTTCCTTATCTCTCATTTTTATTTATCCTTCATAACCCTTAGGGGCCCGAACCCAGACCGTTAGTTGTTTATCAATAATCTTAGTAGCTAATATATTTTTTCTAAGTTCTTCTAACTGTTCTTTCATATCAGTTAAAGTTCTCTTAGACTGCATAACCTTAGATCCTAGATCTTTATCAGCAGATTCAATATAATCTAAACCTCTATCGATTAATTCCATATAGGAATATAATTTATCTAATAAATAAATCTTGTCATCAACAGTTTCAATTCTTTCACATTCAACTGCTAAGATATCAATATCATTCTGATTAATTTTTTTCAGCTTACCATTCTTATCAAATAAATTACTAGCAGCTTCAGTCATTACTCTAGTAACAAATTGATCTAAAATCTGATCAGTTCTTAATTCATTATATTTATCTTCAGTTAATCCAGCATTCTCAGATAATAAAATTCTATATTTATCATTAGATTCACCGAAGAAACTATTATAAATATCCTGAATAACCTGTTTAGTTAATACACTAGGATTCTTTAACATTTCAACCTTTAATGCATTTCTTAAAGATTTCTTTCTAAACTCTAATTCAGTAATATTTAATACTGTCCAATTAACTACAATATTAATTTCATTTTCAAGTTCTTTATCAGTCTGATTAACTAAAGAATTACCTTGACTCTTAATTAATTTATTAATAAAAGAATCTAAGTCTCCACCATATCCATACTGAATAACAAATTTATCAGCAGTCTTTTCAGTTTCAATATTTGTGTACCTATAATTTTTAGTATGACAAGATTCAATAATTGCAATATTGAATAATTTACGAATCTTTTCAGTAGAAATTAATTGTCTTAACTGATAGTTTAATTTAACAATCTTGAACTTAATAACTTTATATAATCTCTGAGGAATAGTATTAGAATATACCACATGACCAATTTCATGTAATAATACTGCAGTAATTTCCTGAGGATTGGCATTAAGATTCATATCATATAATAAGATACTATCAATCTCAATATTCCAATCATTATTTTTTTGCCAGATTTTTAATACATCATCCATATTAGATTGATTATCAATAATAGATTCAATCATTAAATCCATTGTAGAAATAGAAGGAAATACATTCATACCGAAGAATGTATTTGAATTATTATTTACAATGGTTAATGTGCAATTAATATCAAATACACGTTTCAGTGCAAGACTGATTTTATTTAAATTATCATTGACAGCAACTTTATTCTTAATAGACATAAAGCACTTCTCAATATATAATAAATCATCATTTTTATTAATCATCTTTAATATTACTCCTTTCAATATACTAAATATTAATCCTTTTTCTATTATATTAAAGTTTAATATATTGTGGATAAAAATAAAAATGGACATAGGGTAAATTACCCTATGTCCAAATGTTTATGAGTTATTTATAAATATTTAATTAGTTAATGGTGTACTCTGCAGAGACAATGTTGGAAGCAATCATGCCAGCCTTAGCAGCAACAACCTTCAGAGTGCAAGAAGCAGCAACACTAATGGAAGCGTTCATCAGAGGAGAAGTACCAACGACAGGCTCAGTACCATCAACAGTGTAGTAGATGTTGACACCAGGAGTTGCACAATCAACAGTTACAGATTGAGCACCAGTGTATGCACCGGAAGCCAGGTTAATAACAGGAGTAGCAACCATTGCAGTTGCAGGAGAAGAAGGATTCTTCAGTGCAAACTGATTTTCAGAAATATGGAACTCACCCTGAACAGGCAGAACTTCAGTCGTAATGAAACGAGAAGTACCCATAACGTTGGGAGTCAGAGGAGTCAGAGCATTACGGTAAGCATTCTCAATGTTCAGGCTATACTTATAATGCTTGAAGGTGATGATTTCCTTAGTCAGAGGATATGCGACAACACGCAGACCACGAGACTTAGGACACTTCATGGAGCTAACAACATGGATACGGTTCTTGTTAGCGGTCATAACACCAAAGCGGTAATCCAGCTGAATACCACCAATCTTAGTATCCTCATCAATGACCCAACGGACATTATCCTGGATCAGAGTGACATTGTTGGGATGGCCGTAAACAACGAACATCAGATCCTGATTACGCAGCTTAACCTTCAGCTCATCAATGAAACGGTTCAGGTCAAACTTCATTTCAGAATCAATCCACTGAGAACGAGTAACGAACTTATTTGCAGGAGGCTCACAAGAGAAGTAACCCTCAGCAACAAAGCCATCAGTGTAACCGAAAGGCAGATCAACACGAGTCTTCCAAGTATCATAGCTATCATTCAGGAAGCCCAGAATCTCGCTATCTTCATACTGAGACAGAACAGTAGACATATCGGCAATGATTTCAGTGGTAATATCGAAATCAAACAGAGCCTTGTAGTCCTTGATCTTTTCCAGAGTCAGACCAGTGTTAATACGGACACCATCAGGAATCTTCCATTCCATCAGTTCACGCTCACGATCCAGCTCAATAGTCTCATTGTTATTTTCATTGGACAGATGACCACCGAACTCAACCTGAACAGCGATACCAGCAGTAGAACCAACAGAAACAGTACCATTGTAGAAGTCAACCTGACCAATGACCAGATCCTTAACAGTGGTAGTACCATTAGAAGCCTTAACCTCAGCAGTGAAGGAAGAGTTAGCAGCCAGGTTAGGAGTAATATTGACAGGAACGCGAACAACGGAACCCTCAACATTCATGTGAACAGCCTTAATGCAGAAGTCCAGAGCCAGAGAATCACGTCTAGCAATAGAACCACCGGAAGCATTCAGAATGTTCTCCTCATTCAGAGGCAGAGTGTAAACCTGACCAGTAACCTGCTTACCACGACCCTTAGCCATGATAGTCTTATAAGACTCATCATAGAAGATGTCAGGAATGTAATGCTTGTTACCCTCAGCGTCCTTCAGGAAACGACGCTCGTAAGCAGCCTTGATGATGGGCTTAGTGGGAACCTCGGTCATGACAATATCCTTAGAATGACCTTCAATGTAGGACTTCTTCAGGATAGGCAGAGTGATACCGACGATAGGTGCCAGTGCAGCAACACCAGACTCCTGCAGCATCTCCAGAGAAGAGTTCTCAAACAGCTGCTCCAGCTTTTCAGGCATGGTAGCATAATACTCATCACTAATCTGAGCTTCAGCAACATCCTGTAACAGCTCATTCTTATAAGCTTCCTTCAGAGTGTCAACACGTAAAATCTTAGAAATATCAGAAATTGCATCCAGCTGATAAGAGGACTGGAAACCCTCAAACAAATGCTTGATGCCCTCCTTGAAATCACGGTTCTTATCCTGGGAGAAAGAACCAATTACTTTACTAGTATTTTCAGATAAATATTCATACATATCAAAGGCACGTCCTTTCATTTTATTATTTTATATATTTGTACGGTGTTAATAAAAAATATTTCATGATTTTTACCAATAGAATATGTATAAAATATACAAATACTATCAGTAATAAGATTTGTATATTTTAAATTAATGTTTATGTTAAAAGATTTATAGTAAAATAAAATAGTAGTTTATATACGATAAACAACTCATTCAATTATTATTATGTACATAATTTAGTTATTGGATTACATTAATTTTTCGTAACATCTCTATATTAATTTTATATGACTGAATCATATAATTATAAACATAAAGATTTTTCACATACGTATCACTATTATAACTATTAGTGATATATTTATAGATATAATCACAAAGTGATGTTAAATTTTGTTTAACTTGAATAATTACTTTATTAGCTAAAGCTTGGGCATGTGTAATAGAATCAATCTTGTTACAGATGCCATTAAGATCATAATATAAATTGATAAGTGAATTTAATAATTCAGCTTTTTGTTTATTTTCTAAAATATCTTCTGGTGATTGAGCAGGTTGTTCTTCTTGAACTTCTCCTTCGGGAGCATTTTCATCATACCCTTCATCACCAGTTTCACCATCAATTTCTTCAGTATAATCAGTAGATTCTCCTGGATCTCCAGTATCTTCTGGATTATCTTCATTTTCTTCAGAATCAGGATCTACATCTATATCGTCAGTATAATCAGTAGATTCATCATCGGAATCATCATCAATATATTGCTCAAAATCTTCATCAGAATCTTCAGGTTCTACTTCTTCAACTTCAGCAGTATAATCAGTAGATTCATCATCATTTGTAGCATCGATTTCAGTAGGTTCTTCTACAGTTTCATCATCAATTTCTTCAGTATAATCAGTAGTATCAGTATTAGATACTTTTAATACTTTAGGTTTAGATGGGTTTTTAGCTTCTTTTAAAATATCAAATATATCCATAACTATCCCACCTTTTTAATTAAGATTATATTCAATTCTTTCAATATCTTTAATTAATTTATTACGAATACGCATTAATTCATATTTAGCTTTCTTATCATTCTCACTCTTAGCATCTTCAATCTTTTCATTAACAATTTCTAACTCATTCTTTAAATCAGTTAAAATCTGTCTACGATGTTTAGCATCGACTTTTTTATCAATAGCAACACCAACTAAAATACCAATAGCAATAACAATAAGACTACCTAATTTAGCAGGAGATGCTATTACACCAATAGCACCTTTAGCTAAAACTTTACCGGCACCAACACCAAGTCCAATAGAACCTAAACCTATGATACCTTTTTTAATAAAACCAATCAGCTTTAATCTAAACTGACCAGTGATAATTCTCTCAGTTCTTTCTTTTTTATCCATTTCTTTAATCTTATTAATAGTATTATTAAACATATTAATCAATGGATCTAAAGATTTTTTTACAGGTAACATAGCTCGTTTATTATTAGACTGAGAGTCTTTCATCTTATTGACACCTTTTTGAATGACTTTACCAGAAGCATGACCAGCTTTAATAGCACCTCTTTGAAATCTGCTAACAGCTTCATAAGTTCTACATAATCTAGCAAAGTTTTCTAATTCAGCATCATTAAGTTCTTCACCAGGATCAAAAATAATATCTGCTAAAGAATCTTCCATTTCAGCAATAATATCTTCCATTACACCCTCATCATATAAAATGATATCAGGTTGCATTTCAGTAATATTTTCACTGAGTTTTTTAGTATTCTTTTCAGAAATAACTCTCTTAGCCTCAATTAATTTTCTAACATATGTAGAATATAATTGATACTGAGCAGGTTCATTATTTTTTAACTCCATATACATAACTGCAATCTGTTTATCAAAAATCTTAATATAAGATTTAATAACAGTATCTGATAACTTAGCTTCAGATAATTTATTAGCAATTACTGTAGGCATAGAGGTTAATAAATCTAATACATCACCAGTTACTCTAATATCCATATTTCTAATTAAGTCAGTATTCTTAACTAATAACATAGGATAACTAGAGAAATATTCTGAAGTTTTAGAAACTTTAATCTTTCTAATAATTTGCTCATATTCAGAGATAGTTTCGGGAGAAGTATTAATATTATAAATCAATACTTCCAAATCATCTTCTAAATATGATTCAAATATACAAGATTTTTTAATTCTATCAATAGCTAAATTCATCAATACTTCTTCTTTAATTAATTCCATATCATTATTATTCTCAATATTAGAATCAATAATAGATATAGTATTCTCTAATCGAGAAGAGTAATCAATATTATTAGAATTTTCTAATAAAGAAGAAATATGAGATTTATATTTATTTAATATATCATCAGATAAATCAGCAACCTCTAAGACATGATCAACATAAGAAAATGTAATATCTGAATTAATATCACATAAAGAGCTTAAATTTTCAATGATAGTTTCCTTAGGATATGATCTATATGATGACATAAAATTAATAATATTAGTAGGAGTTTGATTAGATTTTAATAAATTAAAAGATTCAGTAATATGATCAGGTTTAGGAGTTTTATTTTCTAAAATCTTCTTAATATCAATATTTAAATACATATTTATTATTCACTCCTTTCTATCAGATTCAATAAATATCTTACAATAATGTTTTTATAAATAAAAGGATATACTGAATATCAGTATATCCTTTATAATATATTAATTTAATTAATTATATTTTAGATTTACAATCAGCAATTTCTTTATCTAAAAATTGTATAGCACCTTGAACCCATTCTTTCCACCATTTACGATAATATGCACGATTACCAGTTTTTTCATCTTTATATTTTTTCATTAAAGATACACCAGTTGTGGAAAGAATACCTAAAAATTTATCCCAACCATTATCATCGGGAATCTTATCTGCAGCTGCATTAATTTTAGGAATAAGTTTTTTACATTCATTAAATTCTTTAATTGCTAATTTATAATCTTTATCTTTTTTTGCTTTTTTACCTGCAGCTAAATGTGAATCATATTCTTTAGCTAATTCAGTACTACCAAATTTAATAGCTTCGGAGTATGAACCTTCATCTAAAATATCAGCAGTCATAATATCGACAAATTGAGTATCTTCCATTAAAGAATAAATTAAGTTATCCATATTATAATCCTCTCATATACGTATTTATATCATGCTTAATTTTTTCTTCCAGAGGAACAACAAACGTATCAGTTCCTTCTTTAATAATAACATGACGCATATCTTTACTTAATTTCATATCACCTAATGCAACTTCACATAAGTTAGAAATTAATTTAACATTAGAAGATTCCATAGAAATAAAATCTTTAATAGCTGCTTCATGTACAGGTACAACACTGGATTCATTTACAACATTACCACCAGCAGTAACCTTTTTAACAATCTTTTCAATAGGAGCAGATTGATCAGCATATGCTGCTTTATGAGAAGGTAAAACAACCCAGTCATAACAAACAGCATGACACTTAGACTGAACAATTGCAGTACCATCAGGTTTCTTAACTAGAGGAGCTAATGCACGAAGACTAAATGCAGGATTCATACCTTGAAGAATAGCTTTCGTCATCTGTCTACCCATATCAGTATCTAAGGTCTCAATAACACCAGTACACTTATAATTATTAACATTATGAGAAACGATTCTATGAGAAATTAATTTAGGATCAATAGTTAAGATTCTCTTAATATCATCAGACATAGGATGACCCGCTTCACCAAACCAAGAACCATTTCTCTGTAATTCCATAATATGCTCAGCATTTAATGAAGGAATCATAGCAGAACCCATATAAATTCTACCATTACGATTCTTTACATTAAAATCCTGTAAAGTAGCATTGAATCTTACATAAAAGAGATTATTCTTATCAAAGAACTGTACATTACTAGCCTGTACAGGTTCAAAAGATTCTTCCATAATAAGATAAGCAACAACTTCATCTTTCTGTAATCTCATTTTCTATATCATTCCTTTCATAATAGTATTATATATCGAATAATATTATTATAATGTACGAATAATTTAATTTATAAAAATCGTATAGTTAGTGATAATAAGTATATATTATTAATATAATAAAGAGAAGGAATAACTCTTAAAACCAATCAAGAATTAAAATGAAAAGAGGAAAAAATAATGGCACCTACTAATTACGAAATGATCTTCTGGGCAATGAGTGTAATCGGTACTATTTGTACCACACTGGTCACGATTAGAAATTACAATATTAATGAGCGCATTCGCGTGTTTGGACATGACTAATATATGAAAGGGAAAATCATCATGAGTAAGAAATACACCTTAATCGAAGCTATTGGATCTTGCTACAATTATATTCTGAAACATACAGATTTTGAACCTAGTGATGATCTGTATCAAGATATTGCTGCTGATTATATTGAAAGATATAATCGTGGTACATCACATCAGCAGATTTTAAGCAATTTGGTATATGTATATAAAAGACGTTATATACGTTTATCAAAAGAAAATTTACCAGATGCTTATATTGATCCTATTATATGTGATGAAAATGATCTTATGTTTGAAACTATTGGTAAAGATAATATTAAGATGGTTTTAGATGCTATTCCCGAACGTTGTAAAATGGTGATATATTTAAGATATTATGATAATCTTACATATGATACAATCGGTAAAATTATTGGGGTAACGAGTGGACGCGTTCAACAAATAGAACGGTCTGCAATTAGAAAATTAAGACATCATGATTGTCGTAAATATATTAGGGAATTTTATCGTTAATAAAGGGGGTACATTTCTGTACCCCCTTTTATTTTTTTATTTTATATAACAAAATCCTGTTAATTCTGCTGAATGTACTTCTACTTCACCACAAATTTCACATTCACCACTAATATCCGAATCACCACACACTATAACATCATCTTGTATTTTAGCATTTTCATACACCCTAGATTCATCAAATATCCAACAATTTCCTTCATGAGAAAGATTATCTTCAGATTCAATATATCCACCTTCATCTCCAGCTTCTACATATTTAAAATTAATTAATGATTCTATTCTATGAAGAATATGTCCATTAATTTCAATAGTTTCATCTGTCATTATATATTTTCTCATAAAATATATCTTCCTTTACTTATATCAGTTATATAAGTGTTAAAGATACAAAACTAACAAATTTATAATATATCCTTAATAGGAGGTTTTATATGATGAATGAATTATTAACTACTTTAATGGAAGATTCTCAGTTTGTTGATATTATGACTGCTGATATTCTTGATGAAGGTTTATTTGATAAATTTAAAAAGAAAAAAGAAGAACCTAAATCTAAAAATATTGATAAATCTAAAGTATTATCTGATACAATCAATATCTTTAAAAATGAATTAAAAGCAATAAAAAATAAATATCCTATAAAGAATTCAATATTTATGACTTCTAATGATGAATATTATAAAGATGATAAAAAGAATTTTATTGATGGTGAAAATGATTCATTAGGTATTGCTCAATATGATCTACATAAATTTAGCGATAAACCCAGAGATACTGATGAAAATAAAAAATTCTGGAAATATGCTAATGAGTTAACTAATAGTGTAAATGAAGAAATTTCTAAATATGGTGCTAAAGTTGTAGCAGATGGAGATTGGGATACTGGTTCATTTTATTTAGAAATTAAATAAAAAAATAAGAGATAATAGGGATTTTCCCTATTATCTCTTATATTAAAACTTTATTTCTTTTCTTTTATTTACAGTAGCAGTAATTTCTTGTAACATAATTGGGTATTCGATAAAATATTTATCATTAATCTTTCTTAATGCTACATTATCAAATTTATCTTTAATCTGACTAGTAATAACATATATATCTTTTTTATTCAATTGTGTGTACTGAAAATTAATATCGATACATTTATAATTATTTAATACATCATTCTTCATATCTTTCTTTAATATATTCAATAATAAATAAATATTATCGATATTATTACTAACTAATTTTTCATCAATAGCTTTCTGAATAATCTTATATATACTTTTCATTCCTAAACCTTTTATATTATAAATATTTCTATATTTACTACCTATCACAGCTAATATAAAAGGAATAAAACCTGATGAAAATTTGTATGATCCTTTACAATTGTAAAGATTCTTCAAATAATTAATAGTATTATTACTAGTACAGATAAATGAATTATCTCCTTTAGGAATAATAATATTACAATCATAATTTACATATTGTAAGTCATATAAATCTGCAGTAACAATAAAACTCTTAATATTATCAGAATCTTCATTAATTATGTGGGGAATCAATGAATTCTCAATTTCTTCACTTTTAATAAAATAAACTCCCTGTATATATTCGATAATTAATTGAATAAATGGAATTGTATCAATAATCATTTTATATAAAGGGATATTGCCACCACTCTCACTAAATTTAAAACGACTATACATTCTATAATCTTTATTATATAAATTATTCTTATATTTTTTAGTAGTTAATGATGGCACATATAAGAATACCTTAGATTCTATTTTATGTTTTGTGAAGAACATTCTGTAATGTGCCGCTAAATTAATAATATTAGCAATAAACTGCAATTTAGCATTTTTATTAACAGATATTTCTTCATTAATTTGTACACTACACATTTTTAATATAATGGTTTCTAAATTAATATAAATATGAACTATATCATCAGATCCTATATTTATATTATTATTTTCTCTAAGTAGTTCTAATAATTTAGAATACTTAACTTTATACATATTAAATAGTATATCCATATAAATCACCTAGCATTAATGATGATATTATACATTCCATTCTCATCAACTTCATCCAATAGTTTACTATCAATTTCATCAGTTACTGTAAAGAAATTTCTTTTTCTTTGTACAGCTTTTTCCAATTCTTCTAAAGTACCAAAATCATTTTCTAATAAGATATTAGTTAATCTATCAGCTTCCTCACTAGTTAAAGAGATACCTTTACCAATCTGCTTTTTACCAAAATTATAGTTTCTAATATCTATAGTAGTTTTATCTCCTTTTTTCTTTTCAGAAAGCCAATTAAAATAGGCTATTATTTTAGCCCAATCATTAGTTTCACTTTCTTTAATAACTCCAATAATATCACCAAGTTCATAAAAAGGTTCATTATTATCTTTTTCTTTTTTAGCCATTATATTTAACCCTCTTTCCATGCATAATGACGTCTAATCATTTTACATTTACAATGTGGACAAATTTCTGGTGTTTCGTAAATATATTTCAAATCATTATCTATTATAACTGGTGCTTCACCACCACAATTTGAACATGTTGCAGGATATCCAAGCATCCAGTATCCATAGTTATCGTCCATAATTTAATTCTCCTATTATCCAATAATTAATTCCTCTTCAGGAATTATATGATTGATTTTAATATTAGGAAATCTTTTATTAAGATATTCTTCAAAATCATATTTATCTAACCAATTAAAGATATATTCTTCCTCAGTATATGATTCACCATAAGCATCCTCAATTTCTTCCATAATATCTAAAAGATTCTTTCCAGTTTTAAAGAAAGACAATATTTCTTTATCTGATATCTTATCTAAAAATGCACGCTCTTTATTTTCAAATTCTTCCCATCTTCGTTGATATACATAAGTACCATTACTCATATTATTCTCCTATATAATAAAAAAAGAAGGGATACCAGAAATTAATCTGGTATCCCTTTTCTATTATTTAATTAATAATTCTTTCTCTCAATAGAATCAATCTGATGGCTACGCTTATCAGTATTATTACTAGTGTAACCAACGGACTTCATATTCTTAATAACAGAGATGATAGAATCTCTACCATCAGGATAAGCCATTGCATCAGTAATAGCAATATGATGATAGTTAGGGTTAGCTGCAAACATCATACCGATAACACGGAAGATATCCAGTCGAACAAAATATTCACGATCAATCTTGCCAGACTGAATGTCACCCTTACCACACAGAGGAATCAGAACTTCTCTGAATTCTTCAGTAATTCTCAGATTACCCTTAGTATCAACTTTGTTACGCAGCATTGCAGGAACGTTCTGAATCTCAGAAGAAATGAATCTAGAGTTCTGATCCATGAACAGATACATTACAACTTCAGGACGATTTCTACCTTCAGAACGAACACGAATTCTTGCATCAGAAACACCTGTAATATTCTTTCTATTCAGATATTCCATAACGAACTCTTCAATGGTAGAACCCTTAACGGAATAAATAACACCAGTGGGCTCAACCTCGACAATCTTGTCGAGAACACTATACTTCTTGTTTTCATTGCTCATGATTTAATAACCTCCAAAATTATTGTTAATTGATTTTTTCATGATAAGTTTTTTAATAACTATTATATCATGATTACTTAAATAATATATATTTAAATAATCTTTTGATTTTTCATTGCTAACTAATATTAACAATTACAAAGTTGTTTACATTAAAATACTTTTTAATAAATTCCTAATACCCAATATAGTCTCTTTAGGAATATTAACTACATATTTATCAAACTCAGAATCTTTATAATATCTTTCAAAATTAAAAGAAGGATCTTCTTTCTGAATATATGCTAAATATGTTTTAAAATCATTAATAGCAAATGCTCGTGCTTTAACGATATCTTTATCTCTAGTCTTATATTTAGGATTTCTCTCAATTATAGATATGAGTAAAAACATAAAAGCAACATTTTGTTTCATTGCTTCATAATTTTTATTTTTATAATTCTCTACTAAGATTCTATGAACTTCTGCATATTCGTCCATATAAGATTTCTTAGGATTAATAGAAATCTTAATATCACCATTTTCATTAATAGATAATCCTTCAGTGATTCGTTCTAAATGATAGTCTATATTATTACCTACATTAGGGAATGTTATATTAATAATTTTAATCTTAGGCTTAGAAGTATCACTAACTGCTCTAAGATAATCTATACATTTATCATCAAGTAATATTAATACATAATGTAATTTTTCAACATTTGTAGATTTACAAATAAAATATAGTTCATTATCTTTAATACCATACCAATAAATTACACCTCTATCAAATTTACTAGAAATGATACTATCAATGTATTTAGTATGTAATAATCTTACTTCATCCTCTTGTGAAATAACATGAGTTTTATATACGCCGACAATATTAACAAGTCTATTATCTTTAGTCAAAATATTCGATATAGTATCAATTCTATCAATAATATCTTTATTATCGATATGATATAATGAATGTAATTTTTGTATAGGAGACATAGGTTTTAGTGTATTATTAGCAGTAAGAATAAATAAATCATTTTCAAGTTCTTTTTTCTGTTGGATTAATAAATCTCTTATCATTTCAAACTGCATAATTTTATCATCAAATGGAAGATTATCTATATACCAATCCCTAAATTCAATTCTAATAGTTTTCAAATCCCGAACTATCTCAGGAGCAAACATATTTAAATCTAAATTTAAATATTCAATACCTTCTCCTATGCGGGTAATCAGAGTATGATATATCTCACTATTAATTCTATATACATAATACCAGTTATGATCATATTTAGTTTTTAGCACTTTACCTAAAAAATCTAAATAAAGTTTTTGTTCTTTACCGATTTCTATAGTTGCAGTATTAAAATTAATTTTTGTCATAATAGTTCGTCTAAAATCATTTAATAAAGGATAGTACCAATTAGTTATATAAAATTTAGAATTCTCATATTTATGATAATTAAAAAACTCTCTATATGCGATTTCAAATATATCATTAATATCATGAATAAATGATAGTAAATCTCTACTGGTATCTGTAGTAGTATTAATGATTTTATAAATATTTTTCTCAGCATTAATAATGAAATTTTCATCTGTATAAAAATCGAAACTATCCATAAGTGTACAAATATATCGATCAAACTTAGGATTCATATTGGTTCCTTTTATATATGAAAATGACGTAGCCTCATTTACTGGATTAAATGATTCTAATAAATATTTTTTATCAATATATTTATAAAAAGGATTCTTTTCTCCCACTTTTACTTTCATATCAAATTTCTTTAATTTTAAATTAATATTTTTAGCTAACTCTCTTCGTTGTTCCGGTTTACAATATTTAAAAAACCTAATAGCAGATTGAACATGAGATTCATCATTTATAGGATACTTTCTTTCTTTAGGAAGACCAAAATCTGAATCAGACAGTTCTTTTCTATGTTCCGTGGATAACTTTGCTTCTAATATATTCATAAAGGAATCTCCTTTCGTATATATTTTTTAGTATTAATAATTTGTTAATTTAATATAAAAATTCAATGTATAAATAAAATATATATTATTACTATATAACTCAATATAAATGGAGGAAACTATGAAAACATTTAAACTTATACCTTATATGTATGATGATAAGACTAAAATCTTTAAAAAGAAAACAGTAACCATTGAATCTGGTGTTACAGTCTTAGTTGGATGTAATGGATTCGGAAAAACTTCATTTTTGAAATGTATTAAGAAATGTCTAAATGATGAAGATCTTAAATATATCTGGTATGATAATCTACATGATGGAGGTCATAATTCTATTTCTAAAGCCCTATTTAATCAAGATTTTACTTTTGGAGCAACAGCATTCTGTTCTTCTGAAGGAGAGCAAATTGCTATGAATCTCCAGAAACTTTCACAAAATATTGGTTGGTATATTAATAATACACCTGACCAGAATGAATTATTTATTTTATTAGATGCTATTGATTCTGGATTTTCTGTAGATAACGTACAGGATGTTAAGAAATATCTTTTTGCTCCACTTGCACAATTGTGTGCTAAAAATGGAAAAACTGTTTATATCATTGTATCTGCAAATGAATATGAAATGGTTCGTGGTGAAAGATGTTTTGATATTTATACTGGTAAATATAGAGAATTTAAAACTTATAATGCCTATAAGAATTATATTCTAAGAACTAGGGATATTAAAGATAAAAGATATGGGATTACTGAAGAATCGTAAAATCAATTAATATGAATATATATTATTACAATAGAATCAAACAAGAAAGGAATCAACATTATGAAATCTACACAAAACAAAAATAATACTAAGAAAGGACATAAATATTCTATAATGGTACGCTTAAAGCGTAAATTGAAGAAGATGATTAAAAAGGTAACGTCTTCTAAAAATGAATACACTGGCAAATTTGATAGCGGAAAGAAATCCTTATTTGGTGGAAAAGTTAACAGATGTTGGGATGTGCGTCTTTGGGCACCTTTTATCATTATTCTTATGGTTATCATTAGCAATAATGATAAGGAAGTAGATCCTATTCCTATCGAGGATCCTGCTATTCAGGTTGCATCTGAAACTATTATGGAAACTGAACCCGAACCCACCATTGATCTGCGTACCAGTGAAATTACCGCTCTTGCAAGACTAGCAGATACGGTTGCTCATGGTAAGAGTGATGAAGTAAAATCTATCATCATGTGGATTGCCATTAACAGAGTTGAAGATAAAGCTAATGGTTATGGTATGGATCTTCAGGGTGAGATTGCAAGACCGAAACAGTGGCAGTGTTATGACCCTGATGGTGCATATCTTCAGGCTACATATGATTTGGCTGAATCTGTACATGATACTTGGATGACTGGCGGTCCTCGTCCTATTTATAATGATATGCTTTGGTTCGTATTTAATTCTGATGGTTCTATTACTGTCAGAAATCGTTTCGGTAATGAAAAGAATCGTTCTGAAGCAACTTTTGGTCAATAAGATATACCGGTATGAGATAATTTCTCATACCGGTTTTATTTTTTTTATTCAAAGAAATAATCTTCTTTTTTTATATTAATATATGATTCATTTGCAACTGTTAACGTAGGGTATCTATAAGAAGTATCTTTACCTTTTTTATTTACATGAATTATAGAATTAATTTTATCAATAATTTTAATTGTATTATTTCCTATGATCCTATAAATATTTTTAACTTCATTATGGATTTCCTGTGTAACATTTTGTGTATTACGTTTAAAAGGCACTAAGAATTTTCTTACAATTATTTCATATAAATCAAATCTTACATTCGGATCTGTATCGGGAAATAACTGAATAAACTCGTCATATAAATATTTCCAATCAATCAATGTAGTATAATTAACCAATTCAGATTCTTTAAATTCTTTCTTTTTCTTTTTAATAATATCTTTAAGAGAAGCTTCTTTTAATATATCAATATAATTAAAATAAAAAGATTCTGATACAATAGTAGTTTGTTGATTTTTAATAAATTCTTTACGAGCTTCTTCAGTCTTTCTAATTAAAACTGATTCTTTAAATTTAGGAATAGTAAAATCACCTAAATTAATCACATTAGGATTATTAATAGATTTAAGATCACCAGGAGCTAACATAATATCATTAAATCCTTTAATATTACCAGCTTTACACATATAAGATACAAATTCTGAACAGAACCATCTTTTTTTCTTATCTTCAGTATGTCTTTTAGTTTCTTTAAAATTAAGATAATACTGAACTAAACCTATATCATTATATTTAAACTTAGTATGGTTTTCACAGAAATAATCTATCTTAGATTGAATAGTATCTCTTTCTTCTTTAGTAACGAAAGTAACTAAAATAGTAAAATATCTATTCTTTTTATACATAGGTGACCATATGGATTCTCTAACAAAACCTGCACCAAACATATGGTCTTGGGAATAAGGAATATCAGAGAATGAGTACATATTATTCATAGTAGAATCTAATGCAATAGTAGCATGGGAATATTCAGAACCGGTAGCGGTTCTAATAAGCTTTCCAAAATCAGTATCATTTGAAAATAAAATAATATATACGGGATATAAATCATTCATATAATAAAAACACCCTCTCTATAAACTATTATTAAAATGTTAACTGTTTATTAATAATCGTATTAATACAAAAAATAAATATATATTATTACAATAGAATATAAGAAGGAAAACTTTATAACCAAGAAAGGAATTAATTTTTATGAAGTTTTATAAATTTAGATATGACAAAGATAATTATCTTTTGATAAAACTTAGATATAGCGCTCAGTCACTTTACGAGAATCGTGGTAGCCTAAGTTTTGAAATGATGCCTGTAACAGAATTCGATAATATGTATAGGTCAGTTAAATCTTTGTATAAAAATATTTCATTAAGACTAGTAAATAAACATATGGGATTTTATATTGATTTGTATTATGACAATTATGAACATAAAAAGTATTTCGAAGCAAAACGTATTTATGAATATCTCAATACTGAATATGATGAGGAAAAAATTAATTCTTTTGTTTTACAAGAAAAAGAATTAAAGAAAAAAGAACGTGAGAAAAAAATATGTGTTATGGAAGAGGAGAAATATAAAAAGAAACAAGAACGAGAAGAAAAAAGATTAAGAAAAATTGAGGAGGAACAGAAAAGAAAACAGAGACAGGCAGAA